TTATGTTAAAACAAGTTAAATTATTAGGATTAGTTACAGTTATGAGTTTAGGATTAAATTTAGTAGGTTGTGAAGATGTTGATGATGTAGAAATACAAGATACAAACTCACAAGTACAAGAACAAATCGATGAATTAACTGAAGAACAAAAATTAGATTTAATAAAAAATGTAGCTAAAAATCAAGCAATAGATATAATGGAAGAAAAAGGAATAGATTGTTTAGGATTAGAAAATGCATTTGATATAATGTTAGCAGCAATGAATGATAAAAATACAACTGAAGCAATGGGATTAGATATAGAGACTATAAAATTAGTAACTGCAGAAGGTATACTAGAAGTAGCCAATTATAATGATGGTACAATGGCAGAAGATATAGTTCGTATGTGTGATTATATAGTAGCAAATAATGTAGAACCTGAAAATGAAGATGAATATTACATGATAATGAATGGTGAAACTTGGGAAGATGTAATAGCATATAGAGAAGAAGTACAAGCTATTGAAAGGGCTTCAATAGAACAATATGAAAAAGAATTAAGATTAAAATTATTTGGAATAGCTGCAACAGATATATCAGCATTATATTATGATAATGGAACAAATGTTAAAGTTGAATATAAACATATAGCTACAGGAAGAAAATTAGGATATATAGTAATAATAAAAGAAACTATGGAATATGTAGATTATATAGAATATTAAAAGTTCTAGGAGGCATCTTTAAAAGCCTCCTTCCAATGAGGATTTCTATGATCCTTATAAAAATAAAAAATATATTAAAAATCTTTGGAGGTATTGTTATGTTAAAACAAGTTAAATTATTAGGATTAGTTACAGTTATGAGTTTAGGATTAAATATGGTAGGTTGTACAGATACTGAAGATACAAATACATCAGAACCAGTAAAACAAGAACAACATTTAGAAGAAAATAAAATAGATAATAAAGAAGAAGAAAAGAAACAAGAAGAAGTAAAAGAAGAAAAGAGAGAAGAAGCAATGGCACAATGTTATGATTGTGGACAATATAAACCAATTAAAGGTATGTCATTCAATGGTAGAAGTTATCATTGTGGTTGTGCAAATAAATGTTGTTTATATTGTAATCAAGAAATACCGTATGGTAAAGAAATATGTGTAGATGATCTATATTTCTGTAATGCTTGTTATAGCGAGTATATGAATGATATAGAATCTTCAAATCAAGTTCAATGTGATAACTGTGGTGAATCAGTTCATATAGATAATACTGTAGAAGTAGATGGATATGTATTCTGCTCTTATTGTTATAATAACGGAGCAGCAACTTGGACTTGTGAAAACTGTGGTAGTGTGGTACCACTAGGTACAATGTGTGAATGTGAATATAATAATTAGTAATAAAGAGTTCTAAGGAAGCATCTCTATAAAAGCTTCCTTCCATTAGGAATTTTATATGTTCCTTAAAATAAAAATATAAAATATTTGGAGGTATTGTTATGTTAAAACAAATAAAAGCTTTAGGATTAGTATTAGTTATAGGTGGTATGTTAGTAGGATGTGAAGAAACAAAAGAAATAGAAAATATAGATTTACAAGGTGCAGTTGACAGTGTAGAAGAATTTGTAGACAATATAAATGATGAAGAAGAATATAATAAATTAGACCCAGAAGAACAAGCACGTGTTAGAGAAAGTGAATTAATAGCTCTTATGTATGAAGCTATGAATGTTAAAGGTGAAGGAGGAAGATTTGAAGAAATATATAGAAACGAATATGAAAATGAAATGGATATAGAACAATTTGCTCAAGCAGTAGCAGCTAAAAAATGTGAAGAAGTAGAACAACTTATAGAAGAAAGGGATATGCAATATTTAAATTTCCAACATGATGAAATAGCATATATGGGTGCAGAAATAGTTTATAAGCAAGTTATAGCAGAGCTTAACAATTATAAAGAGCAATTAGAAGAAGAAGCTTGGGAAGACTACTTACCTAAAAATGAAGAAGTATATATAAATAAAGTATTAGCTAATATATTAGATGAAAATGTACATGAAGGATATATAGATATAGAAAATGGTATATTCTTATGTAGAGATGAATTCTATGAATGTATAATATATGCTGATGAAACTTGTGCAGAAATAATAGGCGTTGCTAGAATAGACGTATATGGTAACTTCATGAATATAGTAGATAGAGCAGAAGCAGAATGTATAAATTAATAAAATAAAAAATATAAAATATTTGGAGGTATTGTTATGTTAAAACAAATAAAAGTATTAGGAATAGCTTTAGTATTAGGATTAGGTTTAAATATGGTAGGTTGTGATGATAATATAGAAGATACAAATACAGATGATACTCAACTTACACAAGAACAATATGAAGAAGCATTAAAAAATATGAGTGATGAAGAAAAAGAAGAAGCATTAGTGAATGTTGGTTATAAAGGAATTAAAGAATTTTATGGTAATATAGAAAAATTGACAATACAAGAAGCATATGATGAATTAGATAAATGGGAAAATTGTGGAATAGATTACTATGGATTAGATAAACATCAAGGTAGATTAGCAATAGCAAAAGGTATAATAAAAGCAGTAGAAATAGATAGTTATGGTATAACAACTGCAGAAGACTTAGTTGGGTTATATGAAAATATGTTAGAAGAAGGTTATACTAATACTACAGAATATTTAACTAGAAATGATGAAATAATAGAACCACAAGAAGCAATGACTTATGAAGAATTTGCACAATGTGTTAATATTGCAGGTATAGAAATATTTGGTAATAATGCAAGTCAATTCCAAGCAAAAATAATAGATTTTGAATATGACAAAGACGATGAAATAAAAGTTATATTTGAATACATGGCAACAGGAAGAAATGTTTGTTATATAATGATGAACAAATATACTGGTGAATATACAGTACATGATGCAAACGCATTACAACAAATATTAGAAAGTTTAAGATAAGGAGTCTATCCTTATCTTTTTGATTAAATTTATGGAGGTTATTATATGTGGTGGAAAAATACAGGAGATTATAATAGTGCATTAAAACAAATACAAGAGTTTGATGAAAAAGAATTAGATAATATTATTGTAAATCTAATTGATAAATATTATTTTGCAGATGATATTAAATATGGTCATTTAGAATATCTTATAGACAAATTAATTATATTAAATACAAAATTTAGATATCAAAAAACTTCTGAAGATATATTATTGGGAATTGATGCAATAAGTTGGTTAAACGGTAATGATTTTTGGTACTTTATGTAGAAGATTTTGTAGATTTTATAAATATGATAAAATAATTGGAGGTAATAATATGAAAAAGAATTTAGAAAAATGGAAAGAATTAAATAAAAAGGCGGATGATTTATATAAAGAAATGTATAAATATCCAGAAGGTACAAAACGTGATATTATAAGAAAAAGAATACAAGAATTGTATATAGAGGCAGAAAAATATATGTATAGTTATCCAAATAAAAATGGAACTACTGAAAGTGATTTAGATTAGATAATTATTTAGGAAAAAGATAAGGATACAATCCTTATCTTTTTTATTATTTTTTATATACTAATTAACAAATTAGTAGATAAAAAAAGAAAATGCTTTACAAATGATATATAAATAAATTATATAATTGGAGGTAATATTCATGTTATTAGAAGATGTATTTATATTTACTATAGCAGGAGGAGTAGTTTTATTTTTTACATGGGGGATAATTCATACAAGACGTAGTGAAAAGAAAGAATGGAATAATGGTGTTTGTCCTTATTGTGGAAAACCATGGAAAATGTTTGATACTGATAGTTCAGGTGCTAGAGGTTATAAATGTGAAAATATGCATTATTGCTGGATAACATATAAGGTAGATAAATAATAAAATATAAGGAGTGATTATATATGTTAAATTTTGTATTAGGATTAGTATGGGCAAAACGTATGGAAAAGGAAAAATGGAACAATGGTAGATGTCCTATATGTGGAAAACCATGGATACGTTTTGACACAGATAGTCAAGGAGGTAGAATGTATAAATGTGAAAATGACCATCGTTGTACTATAACATATAATGTAGATAAATAATAAAATTATAGGGAGGAATAGAGATGGCAGCAGTTATTATATCAACAATAGCAGTTATAGGAGCAGTTGGAGCAGTAATAGTTAAATTTGACAAAGAAGGACCAGAAACGATAAAGGAATTTAAAAAGAAAGATGATGATAAATAGGATAAGGATTAAATTCCTTATCCTTATTTTCTATGTTCCGAAAAGTGCAAAACGTAATATTTCGATACTATATTATATGTATGAAATATAAGAATAATATATTTCAATAAAATTAAAATTGGAGGTAACGTTATGCAATTAGAAATCTTACAAAACGCAATGAAATACTACGAAGGTATGGACGATGGACATGGACCAAGACATATTCAACAAGTACTAGAAAACATGACAAAACTAATAAACATTGTAGAAAAGAGAGAAAATATTAAGCTAGACAAAAACCTAATGTACACAGCAGTACTTTACCACGACACAGGAAACAAAATAAACAGAAAAGAACACCATTTAATCTCAGGACAAATAGTAAGAAACGAGCAATATCTAAGAAAATATTTCACAGAAGAAGAAATAGAAACAATCGCAAGAATGTGTGAAGAACATAGAAGTAGTAGGAAAGAAGCATGTAGTGGGATAAGGGAAGCAATGTTAAACGACGCAGATAGTATAAATACATTCGAAGACATGGTAGAAAGATCATACAAATATCATATGAAACATGATGAAGACAAATCATATGAAGTAACACTTAGAAGAGTACATGAACATCTAAAAGAAAAATTCGGAAGAGGAGGGTACAGTAGTTACAGAACACAATATACAAATGAAATCATAAACATAGAAGAAAGATATGAAATACTAGAAAACGAAGACAAGTTCAGAGAAGTCTTCAATAAAATAGTATTAAAAAATAAAGAGTGATAAAACACTCTTTATTTTTTACTGTAAAAAGATTAACTTTCAATTATATATTATATACTTGAAATAGTATAATATAGTTGATGTATATAAAGCATACTAGCATATATAAAAGTATAATTATTAAAATAAAAATAATTATATGATATACTGGTGTACTAATATTTTATATTACTATAAACAACTATATGTATTGAATAATAATTTTTAGGAGGTTGAATATGACTAAACAAATTAAAAAATTTATTGAAGAAGAAATGTTTGTAGCAGAAAACGAATTAGATAAAATTCGTTTTTCACCATTAATGTATATATCTAGAATAGGATCTTTAGGAGCAATTCATTTAGCAAAAGAGTGTATTAATAATAGTATAGATGAATGTTTAAATCCAAATTCACCTGGTGAAAATATATATCTTTATTTAAATGAAGATACTAATACTTTTATTACTGAAGATGATGGTAGAGGACTTCCATTTGATAGAATGTTAGATGCATGTACTAAAATACAATCAAGTACAAAATTTAATCGTACATCAAATCAAAAATCTGCAGGACAAAATGGATTAGGTATAAAAGCAACGAATGCGTTATCTGAATACTTTAAACTAGAAGTATATAAATTAGGAGAACATGCAGTAGTAGAATTTAAAGACGGTGTTCAAATTCAAGATGGTACTGTTAAAAAATGTAAAGATAAAGAAAGACATGGGACTATAGTAACATTTAAACCAAGTGAAAAATACATGGGTAAATGTCAAATGAGACCAGATGATATATTATTTTGGTTAAATAATATAAAACACTTTTTAGATAAGAATATTACAATTGAATTAGAAGTAGAGAAAAAAGGAAAAATTAAAAAATATGTATTTAATAGAAGTAAAAACGGTATAGCAGATTTAGTTTCAGAATTATCACCTAAAAATCATACTCAAATATTTAACGGAATAGGATCAACAAAAGTTGATGAAGATGTTAGAATAGTTAAAGCAGGTGGTAAAGTTGAAAACAGAATCATACAAAGAGATATTGATTTAGAATTTGCATTTACATTAAATGTGGATTTGTTAGAAATGCAAACTAGATCATTTTGTAACTTTGTTCATACTATAGATGAAGGTGACCATACAAATGCAGTTAATACTGCAATATGTGAATATTTAAGTAAGAAAACTACAGATATATTAACTGAAAAAGAAAAAGATAAGTTTAGTATACTATTTAATGATATTAGAAATTCATTAGTATTATGTCTTTCAGTAAGCACATCAATGGATCCTGGATTTACAGGGCAAACTAAGGAAAAAATAGAAAATCCTAAATTTATAAAACCAATTAAAGAAATAGTTAAAAATTCATTGGATAAATATTTTAATAATAATCCAAAAGAACTTAAATCTTTTACTAATGTAATAAAAGCAAACGCAAAAGCAAGATATGAATCTACAAAAGCAAAACAAGCAGTAATTAAAAGAGAAGTAACTGCAATATCAGAACACTTAATACCAAATTATTTCCCAGCAAATAAAAAAGGTAAAAAAGACTATCGTGAACTATTTATATTCGAAGGGTTATCAGTTAAAAGTAATGGTACTAAAGCGAGAGATGCAGATTATCAAGCAATGTATACTATGAGAGGTGTACCTGGAGAAGTATATACGATGGGAAGTAATGAAGTGTATAATAGCAACGAAACATTTAAGAATTTAACTAGAGCAGTAAATGCAGGTATAGGGGAATCTTTTGATGTTAGTAAATGTAGATTTAATAAAATAATAATAACTAGCGATGGGGATGAATGTTAATTACGTCCCACCTATTAGTAATAGTAGGTTAAAAACCTCTTTAATTGTCTAGAAAGCCTAAGTCCTATATGGATATGGTAACCAGCAGCCAAGGCTTCTAACTTTAGAAGTAAGGTTCAACGACTATCGAAAACGGTTCTATTCGAGAAATACGGTAGAACGAAGTGAGTAGAGTACAACCAAGCGGTTGGAAATGGGAGGGTTCCTATATATGGTAACAGTGTATAGGAATATGATATAGTCTGCTCTATATGGAAACATATAGAAGGTACAGAGTAGCGATCTGTATCGTAACATAAAGGATAGATGGATTCTTTATATTCTCATTATTAGGAGGATTCTTCTTAAAACATATGACTGATTTAATATATGATGGAAGATTATATTTATCAGTTCCACCATTATATAAAATAAAAGATAAGAAAACTCCATTTATAAATAATAAAGAACAATATCAATCAGTATACTTTAGAAATATAATAGATAAATACGATTTACAAGAAGAAAAAGGAAAAATATTAAATAAAAAAGAAATGACAGAATTCTTAAAATTGAATAAATATTATTTAGATGAATTAAGAAGATGTAGCGAGCATTATAGTGCAAATCCTACATTGATAGAATATGTAATTAAATATAAAGATGACAAAAACTTCAAGAGAAATATGTCTAAGAAATTCCCTGAAATTAAAATTGAATTAGATAAAGACAATAATACAGATATGATAATTGAAGGAGTTTATGAGGGAGCATACCAAATATTTACAGTAGATAGATTATTTAATAAAAAGGTAGAAACCTTAAAAGAACTAATGGATAAAAATAATTGTCAGTATTATAAAGTAACTGAGAAATATAAAGATAATGTAGAATATAGAGGAATAATTAGTATAGGCGAATTTTTACAATTAACAGAAAAATTAATGCCGGGTATAGAATTAAGATATAAAGGATTGGGAGAACTTTCTGAAGATGATTTATGGAATACTGTAATGAATCCAGAAAAAAGAACATTAATACAATTAACAGTAAGTGATATAGAAGAAGCATGTAAAGTATATGATACGCTTCATGGAAAAGGAAAAACTAATTCAGAAAATAGAAGAGATATGACTGAAGCATTTGAAATAAATAGAGATATGCTTGATAATTGATGATGATTATATAATATTGAGGGAATAATTCATATTCCCTCTTTTAATATGGAGGTTGATTTATGAGAAAAGATGAATTTAACTATAAAGAAAATGTAATACCTATGGAATTAAAAGATAAAGCAAAAGAAGCAATCAGTATATATGCACCAAATAAAAATGTTTATAGACATATTCCATTTATGAATGATGGGTTGTTACCATCTGAACGTAGAGCATTATATGCAATGTGGAAAGATGTAAAAGCATATCCATGGACTAACTATAAAAAGTTAGGTTTAGTTTTAGGGGCAACTATGGTATACCATCCTCATGGTGAGACCAATATTTATAATACAGTGGTTAAATTAGCACAATCTTGGAAAAATGCCTGTGAGTTTGTAGATGGATCAGGTTCTTATGGTAACGAAATGGGTGACCAAGCCAGTGCATTCCGTTATCTAGAAGCACGTTTAAGTCAATTTGCATATAAATGTTATTTTGAAGATTTTAGTGAAGATTTAGTAGATATGAGAGCAGGGTATATAGAAGGTGTATTCGAACCAGAATATTTACCAGCAAGATATCCGGTAGCATTAACTAAATCATGTAAAGCAATAGGTTATGGAATGTATAGTCAATATCCAAACTATAATTTTAAAGAAATAGTAGAATTCACATTAAAACTAATGGACGATCCAAATTATGATAAAGTAATATATCCTGATATTCCAAATAAATGTGAAATAATAGATGATGGACAATTTGATGAAATAAGAAGAACTGGTAAAGGTCAATTTAGAATGAAATCAAAAGTAAATATAGACTATGAGTGTAACAAAATAGAAATATTATCAGTTCCTCAAGGTACTGATTTATCATCTATAAGTAATAAAATAGTTGAAATGGGTAAATCAGGAGAATTGATAGGATTTATAGATATTCATAACTTAAATGATAAAAGAAATAAAAATGGTAAAAAGAGAAGTAAAGAGAAAGATGCAAAATTAAGTATTGAAGTTCTATTTAAACCTGGAACTGATTTACAAAAGAATCTTGAATTAATGTATAAGAAAACTACAATGTTAATGACTGCAAGTTATGATTTAACATTAGTAGACGATTATAAATTAAGACATTATACAGTAAGAACATTATTATTAGATTGGATAAGTTTTAGAAGAGATATTAAAAGAAGACAGATAAATAAACAAATAACAAAGAAAATGGAAAGAAAACATATATTAGAAACATTGTTATTTATAACTAATAATAAAAATGGTCAAACTACAATTAAATTAGCAACACAATCTGAAAATGCAGTAGAGTTTCAAGGTAAATTAGTAAGTACTTTTGGTATAAGTACATTACAAGCAAAAGCAATATCTAAAATGAGTGTAACTGCATTTAATAAAGACTCTCATAGAAAATATCAAGAAGAATTTGATAAAATAGAAATAGAAATAAAGAAACTTTTAATTATAACTAAATCATCAAAATTAATAGATAATATAATTAAAGATGAATTAAAAGAGGGTATACATTTATTCTCTAGACCAAGATCTAGTGAAATAGTAGAATTTGGTGAGAATAAATTTATACCAGATACAAATCATAAAATAGTTATTACTAAAGATAACATGATTAAGAAATTAGATAATGATACAACTGGTGTTGGGTATTTAAATGATGGTGATAAAGGTAAAGATTTATTTACAATTAATAACAGAGACTCAATATTAGTATTCGATAAAAGAGGTAATATGAGTGAAATAAATGTTAATGATATATCATCTACACCAGTAGATAGTGGTGGAGTAGATTTAGAAAATATGATAACAGTCGCAGGAGATATAGTAACATCATTTCCTAAACCACCAGAAAAAATAGATGATAAAGAAACGTATCTAGTATTAACTACTAAGAAAGGTTTAAGCAAGAAATTAAGTTATAGAAATATTAATAAAATTAGAGGTACTGTAATAGCAATAAAATTAGCAGAAGATGACGAATTGGTTTCTGTCGATGTACTATATGGTCAAAAAGATATGATTGTATATACAAGAGAAGGTGGAGGAGTAAGAATAAGTACAGATGATATAAGAGAATGTGGTAGAGCAGCATATGGATTATCTGTAATAGATTTAGCAGGTGATGATGAAGTAATAGGAACTACAATAATAAATAAAAACCATAAATATATGTTAGTAGTTACTAGTAAAGGTAAAATGAAAAAATGCACATTAAGTACTTTCAAAACAATGAAAAGAAAAAGTGCAACGTTACAAATATCAAGATTAGATAAAAATGAAGTTATAGTTTCAGTTAAGTCCGTGAAACCAACTAATAAGGTTATGGTATATACGGAAAATATGGAACAAGAAATTAAAGTAAAAGATGTTCCAGAATTAACAAGACAACATCCATGTAAGAAAATAATGACTTTGAAAAATAAAGATAAAGTAATAGATGTAGTTGTAGAATAGATACCAATAGGTATCTATTCTTTTTTTATAAAACAAATTGATAATTAAGAGAATAATTTTTGAAAGGAGAAAATAAAATGAAATATAGAGAATATATTGATGCAAGAATGGAAGGTATGTATACTATTATAGAATCTAGTGACAGTGTAGTATTAGAAGCATTTAAAAAAGAAAAAGCTGAAAAAGAACGTAATATGGCTAAAAAAGGATTTTTTAGATATATGGATTATATGTACGGATCTAAATTTAATAAAAAAGAAATACTTGACGCAAAAACACCAGAAGAGAAAAAAGCTATAGCAGAAAAATATGCAAAAGACTTTGCTGATTATAAGAAAAAACATAAAATAGAGTTAGCTTTAACTGCTGGTTCAGCAGGTACTCTAGCTTTAACAGTTTTAAAACCATTCAATCCTCATGTAGTAATGCTTGGATATGTAATGTACGGTTTATCATTCTTAAACGGACTTGCAAATATGGTAACAAAACATAAAAAGAATAAAGAAGCTAAATAATATATAGATACTAGGTTATTACCTAGTATCTATATTTTTTATATAATAAAACAATTTTCTAAGGACTAAAATAAATATAATAACAAGGAGTTGATATTATTATATGGCAAAATCAACAGTTATTTACGATAGATTTTATAATAGAATAGGATTATCACTTAAACAACCTAAAAACTTACATGCTTTAAAGCTTGTATTTGGAGAAATAATAAGTAGAAATAATGAAGCATTATCTTCTATAATACCAGATAAAACAGTTTTTATTCCTAATAAATTAGAAGAAAAGTATTTTAATACAATAGGAATAAATCGTGACGAAATACAACAAGCTATAGCTGATGCACCAGATATAAGTGATGATTGGAATACTATTAAAAATCCTATGTATGTATCTTTACTTTTATTAGTTATTTATTTTAATAATAATAAAAATAAAGAAATGGTTAATCAAACTATGTTTATATGTTCATTGTACATGTATAGAAATGTTAGAACTAAATATTTTAGAGGTGCTAGTGAAGCAACTATAAATGTAATGAAATATACAATATCTAGATTAACGTATAAAAACGATATTAAAAAGTACGGTTCTATAATTAAATTAATTACTAAAAAAACTGAAATATTTTTAAATAACTGGTTAGTTGATCGTAAGAGCGATTTAGCAGGATCTGTTACAGATGATATAATATGTAAGATGGTTAATGATAACCATAGAAGATACTCTACAGTTTTAAATAATTTCTATGCTGAATTTAAAAAAGATAGTTTAAGTGGGAATTATTTAAATGTAGATCAAGATATTGATGACGGAGAAACGTTCATACAATCAGATAATGTTTCATTTATGGTTGAAAAAAATACTCAAAAAATAATAAGTAAATTTATATTAAGTGCATACCCTAATCCTGTAATCTTAAAACAAACTTGTGTTATAGAATCAGGATGTTCTATAAATACACTTAGAAACATAACTAATTATCTTTACGATAATCATGATAAAGAAGCAGAAAAAATGATTAGACTTATATTACAGATATTTTTATTCGAGTCTAAAAAAACAGTAGACGATGTAAAAAGTCTTGACTTTTTAACATATATGAGAGATTTTTATAAAAAACAAACTACAAGTAATCCTAATTTAAATGATCTTAAAAAAACGATTGAAGATGTTATGGAAGGTTCAGGAACAAATGCAAAAATTAAAAGGGCTGCAACTAGAAATGATTGTAAAAAAGCATTACTTCTTTATATGCTAATATTTATACAAAGAAGTTTAGTTTAAGGAGGTATATAAATGATAGATAAAAAGAAAAGAAAAGAAATGGAAGATTTAATATATGGATTCTTTGATCTGTTTGATCCAAGTGGAAGAAATACTGATTATTACAAAAATAAATTTAAAAATATGTCAGATGCAGATTTTGATTATTACTTTAAACAACTATTTGCACAAGATGACCCCTATTTAACAGCTACTATGGTAGATTATGAAAATCCTGTAGAATTACCTAATATAGAAAAAGCTGCAGACTTTTTAGATGTCCCTTTATTTGAAAAAGTTGTACTACCATATGCAAGTGAAGATCCAAATAATCCTATAATAACTAAACATGAGTGTTTAGTTGGATATCTTAATATAAAACGTTTACAACAAATAAACTTTAAAAAATTAGGTTTATCTACAGATGCTGGAGAAAGAAATATGATTACAGGTCAAGTTACTGGTCATGATAAAAACTCTAGAAACTCAGATGCTGAAACTACTTCTTTATTAACAGTCGGTGCTACTGAATCGTTAAAAGAATTTATGTCAGCTAGAGCGGATGATATGGTTATGAAAAAAGAAATGAACCAAAGAATTTTAAGAGATGGTTATGTTTCAATGAGTGATTTAACTGATAAATTAGTTAATAAAACAACACTAAATTCAGCAGCAGTATTCTTTTATGGAGCTGGAATAATGAATGATTTAATACTTGATGATAAATATACTTTACCAAAAACAATGAAAGAAGATGAATAACAATAAAATAGAATGATGGATTTTCATCATTCTATTTTATCTATTTAACTAAAAGTGTAAATCGTAAATATTTCAACACTATATTATATAAGTGAATTAATATATAAGGAGGTAATTAAATGAACTCTTCCAAAGTTATATATATTCATGAATATAAAAAGAATAGGAAATTGAAGTATAAAATTAAAAAACTTATAAGAAAATTAAATAAAAATGAGGTGAATAATTTATGGAATACTTTATTTCAGAATTAATTAAATTATTAGAAGAATATTTAAGAAATAATAAAGAAGATGAGAAAGATAATGATTAAAATTAATTAATAATAAAACAAAATATATATAAAAAAATAATAATATTAGGAGGTAATTTGTATATGATGAATTTAACAATTAATGGATTTGTAAATGAAATGAGTTATGATTTAAGTTTAGAAGAATTAGAAACTATTATATTTGATTATCAAGAATTATTAATAGAGTATTTTGTTAATAATAGATATAATAATAAACTTAAAAAAGAATTTAGAGAAGTTTGTGATGTAGTAAGTTGTGATAAATATTTTAAAACTTTAGCATCATTAATAAATCAAGGTGATGATAGAATTAAACCTGATATGGCATATGTATTAACAGCATCAACTAGTTTCCCTCAAGTTGATGAAGAAACAAAAGGAGAAGCATTAACTTTAGCATATAAATTAAGAGAAGACGAATTAGGTATGGTAATTGAAGATATGCCAACTAATATTTGTATATTAATAGCATCAACTATGATGTTCAGAGAGTATGAATCAACTCCATTTATAAGAACAAAAGCAGTTGAAAATATAATTAAAGATTTGCCTGAAATATTATATAATGCATATCACGAAAAATATGAAGCAAAATCAATACCTACTTCAGTGATATTAACAATATTAACTAAAGCAATACCAGATTTAAAACCTGAAGAAGTTGTAATAGCATTTTGCAAAACAGATTTTCCTAAATTAAGTGAGGAAATTAGTAAGTTTGCATTAAGATTAAGAGCATTCTTATATGACTTATGTGGAAGACTTAATGTAGAACAATTAAAAGAAGCATTATTTAAAGCATGTAAATCAATAAGTAATTTTAATAGTAGAACTAAACTACATGAAACTTTTACAACTAAGTATTTAGACTTTAGATTACTATCAGCAATAAATGAAGTTGGGTTAAAAGAAAGATCAAAAGTTCCAAATAATATGAAGAAAGCATATAAAACAATAAAAGATTTTAAAAATGAATATACAAGATTTGAAGATTTATTTTAGGAGGAAGGAATGACTAAATTAACAAAATATTTATTAGCAACCAAATCAGTAACATGTGACGGAACAAGAAAAGAATCTTTAAGAGAAAAAATAGAGAAAATTATTAAAAGAATATTAAAACAGTAACAACATTATAAATAAATTAAAGGAGATGTGTAATGTATTGAGCAAGAATAAAGACGTTATTAAAATGACAGGTATAGTAATAAAATGTTTACCTGGTGGAAAATTTATAGTAAAAGCAGATGATATTGAACTTGATACAATGTGTACTATATCAGGTAAATTAAGACAGAATAAAATAAAAATATATGAAAATGATAAAGTAGACTTTGAAGTATCTGTATACGATTTTACTCAAGGTAGAATTGTATGGAGATATTAATATAATAAGGTGTGTAATTATACACACCTTTTATTTTTTTATTAAATGGAGGTATTGGATGAAATGTGTGAAGTTAATAACGCCTATGTTTCATATTTTACTACAGATTCAGAGGCAGACGTTTTAGTTTATATGTATAGTAAATTATATAAACTATCTTTAGATTACGATAATCTTACAGTTTTATTTATAAACCTTACAGGAAATATGGATACTATAACAATATATGATTTAAATCATAATATAAATTACGGTTCTTATTCTGAATATAGTGATTATAGTTTAAATGAACTAGAAGATCAAATTCATATGGTTTATAATGAATTTTATAAGAAAAATGAGTTATATGAACCGATAGTTATTATGATCCATGATGCAACTAAGATGCCAGATTGTGCAGATGAATATGAATTATTAGAATATCTTAATGACAAATTATCATTATTAAAAGTACTTAGAATGTATATATTTTGTACAGTAAAACATTAATAGAATTTAATTATCAGAATAACAAATAGATAGAAAATTTAATAATTATAAGGAGGTATATATATGGCAAATCCGCTTTTAGAAGCTTTAAGAGATAATGATAAAGAAGGGTTATTTGATGCATCACCAGCAATGGTATGTTATCCAACAGGAATACCTACATTAGATTATCAATTAGGATATACATTAGTTTCAAAAGATAATTATGGTGCAATAACAGATACGCATGATTGTTTAGGATTAGTTGGTGGTAGTTTTATAACAATTATAGGTAAAGCAGGTACAGCTAAAACAGCAATGGCATGTAAAATGGCTGCTGAAATAGTTAGACCTTTTAAATCAAGTTTTGCTATACATTATGACTTAGAGCAAGCTTTAAACCCAACAAGAATTATGAATGTAACAGGTTTATCAAATGAAGAATATATGGACCATTATGTATTAAAATCATCACGTTCATATATAGAAGATATATTTGATACTGTTATGGATATAGCTAATGAAAAACAGAAAAACAGAAAAATGTATCAATACACAACTGATTTTAAAGATGAATTTGGTCAACCAATAACATTATATGAGCCAACTGTATTTATTATTGACTCAATACCAGTATTGGCAACTAGACCAGATCAGAAAAAAGTTAAAGCAAAAAAAGGTTCTGGTCAAGAAGATTATTATATAGAAGATCAAGAAATAGAAGGTCAAACATATGCAATGAGGGTTGCAAGAGCATTAAAGCAATTCTTTAGTAGATTGATACCAATAATAAAAGAGTTTAATATAACTATAATAAGCATAAACCATATTAATCAAAAGATAGAAATAAATCCGTTTGCTAAAACACAATCACAAGTGTTATATTTAAAAGCAGATGAGTCTTTGCCAGGTGGTAATGCACCCATTAACGCAAATAGTGGCATATAATAGTAATATTATATGAAAACCTCTTTAATTGCTGGGAAACCTAAGTCCTTATGGATATGGTAATCAGCAGCCAAGGCTTCTAACTTTAGAAGTAAGGTTCAACGACTATCGAAAACGACTCTATTCGAGAAATACGGTAGAGTAAAGTGAGTAGAGTACACTCAAGCGAGTGGAAATGGGAGGGGTCCTATATTTGATAATAGAGTATAGGATCATGATATAGTCTGCTCTATATGGAAACATATAGAAGGTACAGAGTAGCGATCTGTATCGTAACAAATAGGATATTTTGCGAATACTTTAATTAAACACGTTGCAGTTGGTTCTAGTAAAGCAAATATGGAAGAAGATGGATATTCTGGATTTAGAATAAATGCAGAAATAATAAAATCTAGAACAAATATTTCTGGTGCAAAAGTTCCAATGGTTTATGATCAAGATCATGGATTTAGTAAAGAAAGAACGCTATTAGAATTTGCTAGAGATTTAGGCTTAATTAACGGAGCCAGAATTGCAGCAAGATATTTAGGTGATGACGATAGTGTTAAATTTAATGAAAAAGATATAGTTAATGAATACAGAAATAGAGAAGAAGTTAGAGCCGCATTTGATAAATGGGTTTATCCAGAATTAGAAAAATTATTATCAAGAGTAGGAATGAAAAATAATATTGGAAACGATAATCAAGGAATTGATAACGATGCATTATTAAAAATAATGACTGATGTAGAATAAAAATAAAAGATTAGATGATTAATTTCATCTAATCTTTTTTAAATGTAAAACGTGAATGTTTCAGAACTATATTATATAAATGAACATATGACAAAATTTAATTGAAAATATAACAAATAATTATAGAATTATTATTAGTGTTAAATTTATAATAAAATATAATAAGATATAAAGAAAAGTTAGTGCACAAGTGTATCCCAAAAGGATATATATGGTCGTGACTGTCATAAGGTGCTAATATCGCTAGCATATTATTCTAGAATGTTAAGCCCGAGTTCGGCGACCACTGATTTTTATATCTATAAAGAAGTATGTATACAAGTGTATCCCAAAAGGATATATATGGTCGTGGCTGTCATAAGGTGCCGATATCACTAGAATAATATTCTAGAATGTCCGCCCGAGTTCGGCGACCACTGATTTTATAAAGAAGTATGTATACAAGTGTATCCCAAAAGGATATATATGGTCGTGGCTGTCATAAGGTGCCGATATCACTAGAATAATATTCTAGAATGTCCGCCCGAGTTCGGCGACCACTGATTTATGTTTATAATCATATTATAAATTTAATACTGATAATAATTCTATATTAATAAAAAATAGGAGGTAATTAATATTATGGAAAGATATAGTGAAGTAGAATATTTCGAATGTAGTGTTTTAGGAGGAGGTATACATGCATGTACCACATTTAACGATGTATTATTTAATTTAAAAGACTTATTTGATTTATTAAATTTAAAAGATAAATCTATAAGAAAAAGATGGGAAAGAAAAATAGATAGTCGTGATAAAGAATTTGTTAATTTTAAACGAGAAGATCGTGTTATCAGTGAAGCCTTTATATCATATCATGTGGTATCATATATATTAACTTTATACGGAAAAGAAATTCTTGATGAAATAACTAGAAAATACGAAGTAGATTATTTAATTTGTGGTATACTAGATAAGTATGACAGTAAAGATATAAATAATACAGAAAAAAATACTTTAGCAACTAAATTTGCAATAGAATCATTAAAAATAGATAGTGAAATATCTAAAAATGTAAATACTACATTATTATCTATAATTGAACGTAGTAATGATATACGTAAATCAGAATATCATATATCAAATTTTAGGCTTGATGAAATAATGGATTTTGAACAATTGAAAAAATATACTGAAGATATGGATAAAGAATTAGATAAAATAATAAAAATATTATCTGAACATGAATATGAAAAACCAGATAACATATACACTAATACTTCAGATTATTCGTTATTAATAGACGACTTTGAAGAAGATGATATAGAAGATTAATATGATCCGAAAAAATAGGTAAAAAATATTTTACCTATTTTTTTAAATGTAAAAAGGTAAAATTTCAATTATATATTATATATACGAAATTAAATATAATTATATAATTTTGGAGGAGAATATGATAAAAACAGAAAATGGTATTAATAATGATTATGTTCAATTATATGGTATAAATACACCAGGATCAAAATTAATTAAATACAATGACATTATAGTTGGGATGATTGATTATAATGTAACTGATGATTATGTTAAAATACATTATATAACAGTAGACGATAAATATAAAAGACGAGGTATAGCATCAAGAGTTATTAATATGATTAAAGAAAAGAATCAAAATAAATATATGTATGGTAATGCATTGCCAGGTGCATTAGAGTTTTGGAAAAGTGTAGGTGCAGAATTTGATGAGAATCCGAATGGAGATTGTTTAACACCGTTTCATATCGATTGTTAGGAGGGGATTGTTATGGAATTTATACCAATAAGTACAATTGATGATAGATATCACATTTATTTAAATAATGAAGTAGTTGGCGTATTAGAATATAAAAAATACGATGATGAATTAGAGATAAAATATATAAAAATTCATAAGGAATACAGACGTATGGGTATAGCAACAAGGGTAGTTAATGTATTAAAGAACGCATGTCAATTTATATCTGGTGATGCATTACCAGAAGCAGTTGAATTTTGGAAATCAATGAATGCAAAATTTTACGAACCGTTTGATAATGATGATGTAATATTAACACCTTTTATAATAGAATATAAGGAGGCTTAATATGTTGGATGTGAATCAATCAATTTGTCTTTGTTGTGATGAGTGCGAAAACCAATTAGAAGAAATTGAAGAACTTATTGTTGATGAGGATAATAGATGTAGATTCATAACATATTATAAATGCGAAAATTGTGGAAAAATTTATAAATATTAGGAGGTAATATATATGGCAAGAGAAAAGAAAAATGATCAAGTAAAAGTTAATTTTAATAGTAATAATGCGTTCTTAAAAGAACAACTACAAGAATTAGAAGAAAAATATTATGGTAAAAATGATATATTCGGTATGACAGGTTTAACAAGAATAGGATATATATCAGGGAATAGGGGTATAATGACAACAGGTCATTTAAAACAAGCAATGACTCCAATTAATCCTGAATTCCCAAAAGTATTTACAGAAAATGAAAATATGGTAGGTAAAAATTCAACAGGTATTAAAAAAGCAAGAAGAAATTGGAGAGTAATTGATAAAGTATATAAATTTGAAGAAGGTAATCATTTATATACTTTAATAGTTAAAGATGAAGAAACTGGATATTATGATGTAATTCAAAAACAACTAGTAGAAGATTTAACTGAAAAATTTGGGTTTAGATATAATACAGAAGATTTAGATAAGATTCAAGTTGGAGATTTAATACCAAAAGATTCAGTGTTATACAAATCAACTTCATATGATGAATTTAATAATTATAGATTTGGTGTTAATGCAACATTCTGTTATACATCTGATGTAAGAACTACAGAAGATGCGATTTTAGTAAGTGAATCATTTGCAGATAAATTTAGATGTGTTGAAGTTGAAACTATAAAAGTATCAGTAAACGATAATGACATTTTATTAAATTTATATGGTGATGAAAATAATTATAAATGTTTTCCAGATATAGGAGAATATATAAACGATGCAATAATATGTGCAACTCGTAGAATTCGTAATGAACAAATATTTTATGATTTTAAAGAAACTAATTTAAGAAAAATAAACTTTAGTGATGATGTGTTATGTATAGAACATGGTTATGGAGGTAAAATAATAGATATAAAAGTATATTCAAATAAATCCTTAGAAGAAATGGAATTAAATGAATATCATGCCCAAGTAAATAAATATTTTGTTAATGAACAAAGATATTATACAGAATTAATAAAGGCAACTGAAGATATAGTATTAGAAAATAAAGAACATAGTAGAAATTTTAACTATGTTTATAAGAAAAGTAAAGACATAACTGATGACAATGTTAAATGGTGTGAGCAACAAGGTAAGAAACCATATAATAATATGATAATAGAGTTTACAGTTGAAAGAGAAGTTCCATTGAAAAAAGGTAGTAAAATAACAGGGTTGTTTGGTAACAAAGGTGTTATATCTGAGATAGTTCCTGATGATAAAATGCCTGTTTTATCAAATGGTAAAGTTGTAGATGTTTTATTTAACTGCCTTGGAGTTATAAACAGACTTAACTCTTTCCAATTATTTGAACAATCAATAAATTTTATAATGAATAGAACTATTGATAGAATTAAAACTTTAGAAACTAATGATCAAAGAGCAGCATTAGTATTTACAATGATAAAACACTTTAATACAAGACAAGCAACTGAAATGGGTGGAATGTATAGTAAATTATCAGTTGAAGGTAAAGAAGCATTCATACAAGATATTTATGATAAAGGTATATATGTACACATACCACCATTCTGGCATGAAAGACCATTGTTCGATGTAATAAATGAAATTTATGACACTTATGAATGGTTAACTCCATATAAGGCATATATTAAAAAGAACGGTAGATATAGACCAATAATGAATGATTTAATAGTTGGAGAAATGTATATAATAAGATTAAAACAAACTGCGTCAAAAGGTTTAAGTACAAGATCTGTCGGTGGTGTTAACTTAATAGGCGTTCCTGTAAAAGATGCACAAGCAAAAGAAAATAAAATATTATATAGTAAAACTCCTTGTAGATTAGGTATTGATGAGGTCCTTAACTTATTAATAGGAATGGATCCATATGATTTAGCAAAAATGAATATGAGTTATAGAAGTTCAATTGAAGGTACACATGATTTACCAGTTCAATTATTAAAACAAGGTATGATTGAATCTTTAAGAGATGATGATAAAGTAATAAATAGAAATGTTGAAGTATTTAATGCATATCTTAAAACAATGGGATATAAATTACAAGAAGCAGAAAATATTCAAGAACTTATATTTGATAGCATAGATAATGATTTACATGAAAGAGAATTACCAACTGGTGAAAAAGTATTAGTAACTGACGAAACTTATATAAATCTATTATTAGAATATAAGGTCGATAAATATTTTGAAGAAGAAATATTTATCGGACCAATAGAAGAATATGAAGAATTGAGAAAAGAATTAAAAGAAAAATATAGAAAAGAATATGAAGAAGCAATATTAAATAAATAATATAATGAGTATATGGAATTTTCCATATACTCATATCATCTTTAAAAGGAGAATGAAGTATGTTTAAATATAAATTAATAATAGAAATAATGCAAATTTTGTCAGATTATGATTTAGAAGATATTAAAGAAAAAATAATAGATGATTATTACCCTCAGTCGGTAGAAATAGCAGAGTATATAATTAAAAATAAGCAGAATATAACAACAGAAGAATTAAGCATTTATATTAAAGATATATTCGATAAATATTTTGAAAAAGATCATGGAATGTCAATTTGTAATGCAGTTGCAAAACTTATTCAATTAAAAATAAAATATATGTAAAAAGGTAATATTTTAATACTATATTATATATGTGAGAAATAAAAAATAAATAATATTATTGGAGGTAATTTGTATGATAAATAAAATGAGTTTAAGAATAAATGAAGTTATAGAATATGATGTTGATGATAATATAGAAAAAGAATTAAATAACTTTTATAATAAAATAAGAGGAATCAGATTTGAAGAAATAAATAAATTTGAAAACTGGTTAAATGTATATAAAATATTAAACTATGATATTTTTAAAAATTTAGTGATACGAAATATATACAAGTTTAATGAAAAATCAGCAGTAATTGAATTAAAGTTTAATGGTAAAATAGAATATGACTTATTAAGTTTCAATGATGATGATTTAACTGTAACTGTTATAAATGTTAAAGATGATGCAGTTAAAAGAAATGTTATAAGAAGATTCCTATTACCTCAAGATGCAGAAGAAGCATTAATATATGCAACAAGTCCTATATCATATAAAGACGTAGAAGCAGTAGGTGTAACATTAAATGAAATAAAAACTAATAGTAAAAGTTATATAATAGTAGATAATTTAGCAAAAGAATTAGGATTAAAAAGAAAATATAAAAAATCAGAAAATAAAATAAATGAAAATAAAAAGGATGAGAAAAATGATAAAGTTAATAAAAATGAATTAATAGCGTTGTTTGAAAAAATGAAAGATGATACTGAAGAAGATAATTGTGATGGAGAAGAAATAATAAGATTAATAAGAAATGATGAAATAGAAAAAGCAATAAAATTAATGAAAGAAAAATTGTTTAAAAATATTAAAAATAAAGAAGTTAAAAAGTTATTAATAAATAGATTCATACAAGCAGCATTAATAAAATTATAGTATATGAAGGGTGTACAAAATATGTACACCCCTATTATTTTTAATATTTTTTGATACAAATAATTATAACTATAAAATAGGAGGGTAAATGTATGTCTAAGAAAATAACAATTTATCATCAATTAGATGCAATTTATAAAGGATTAATTAATATGGATGAAGATTCTATTAATGAAGTAGTTGAAATGTTGAAAGGAATTAATTTCGAAGCAATTGTTAAATTCTTTAATGAAACAGATTCAAAAGAATTAGACGATATGGACTTATTTACATGTAAAAAATTAATCGAAATACTTCAATTTATTTATAATAATACGGATATAGTTCCACCAGTATCTGATGAGACATATGATCAACTATACCAGATTATGAAAGATGCTGGTTTAGGAGAAGTTGTAGGATCAGTAAATAGTCAAGGTAAACCAGTAAGAGAACATAGATACCCAGATTTAAGAGGAACTCTTCATAAAGTACATTTTACATTTAATGTAGATAAAGAAGGGGATAAAAGAAAATCTATAGAGGATTGGATAACAACTATAGAAAATATCCTAGGACGTAAAATAAATAACACTAAAGAATTTGAAATAAGAATGCAAGCAAAATGGGATGGATGTTCGTCAGTATTTGAATGTGATAAAGATGGTAATGTTGAGCATGTATTAATGAGAGGAGATACTGAAAAGAATCAAGCAGTTGATGTAATAGATTTATTTAGAGACCAAATAAATTTTAAAGAATTTGCAAATGGAATCGATGATTTTGCAATTCAAACAGAAGTGTTAATGAACTGGGAGGATTATAAAAGAATATGTAAAGAGTATAAAGAATTTAAATCTCCAAGATCTGCAACTTCATCAATATTAAATGAAAAAGTTTTACAACCACATTTAGTTCAATATCTTACAGTAGAACCTCTAAGAATACAATACATGGGAAAACAGCCAGAAATAATACCTAACTCCGAATTTGATATGATAAGTAATTTATACGACTTAAGAGATATCCAGGAATGTATTAAAGTTATAAACGAACATGCAAAAGCAGAAGGTAAATCAACAGATGGTGTTGTATTACATTTAATGAATAAAAATCTACAACGTAAATTAGGTAGAGATGGATCAATAAATAGATATGAAGTAGCATATAAATTTCCAGCAGAAGCAAAGAAATCTAAATTATTAACAATAGAATTCTCAACAGGATTAGGAGGTAATATTACTCCAGTAGCAAAAATAGAACCTGTTGTAATGTTAGGTAAGACTATAAGATCAGTATCATTAGGTTCAATTGATAGATTTAGATCAATGGGTCATTTAACTAGTGGTAGTGAGGTAATAATAAGATATGAAATAATTCCATATCTTGAAATAGATGATAGTTGTAAAATTAATATTAAAGGGGAAAGATTTTATATACCAACACATTGTAAGTATTGTGGTTGTAAATTAGAAGAAGATCCGTTATTAAAATGTATAAATGAAGAATGTTCTTCAAGAATAATAGGTAAAGTAGTTAACTATATAAATAAAATGAGAATCGAAAATGTTAATATAGAGACAGTATCAACATTATTTGACCAAGGTATAATAACAGGAATAGAATCATTATATTCATTAGAAGATCATAAATCAAAAATAACATCATTACCAGGTTTTGGTATTAAATCATATGAAAAAATAATAGAAGGTGTCAATAAAAAGAAAGTTGTTTACGATTATGAGTTGTTAGGGTCATTAGGTATACCTTCAATAGGTGTTAGAATGTTCCAAAAGATACTTTCAGTAATGGATATAGAAACATTAATAAGATTATCTACAGATAATATGTTAGCAATAAATCTAATGGGATTGCCAGGATTTGGTGAGAAAACTGCAACTAGAGTGCAAAAAGGTATTATAAGTAATCTTAAAACAATTGGATTCTTATTGGATACTTTAACATTAAAAGAAAAGGTAGAACCTGGAAAATTAAAAGGTAAAGTTTGTTTCTCACAAATAAGAGATCCTAAATTTGAATCAATGTTAATAAATAAAGGTTATGATGTATCAGATTCATTAACTAAAGCAACTAATTATTTAATAGTACCAAGTTTAGATGTAATATCAAATAAAATAGAAAAGGCTAAAAAGTATGGAATAACTATACTTACATTAGATCAAGCCGTTAAAACTTTATAATTATAAACAATAAATTAAAGTTGAAATTAGAAAAAATAATAATAGCCCCAATAGGTTTAATTATTGGGGCTCTTAGTATCATGAGAATTACTTAATCGTAACCCGAACGACGTAAGCTGTTAATTCCAGCGATGCGGATTAGTAAGCATCGATTATGCATGTGAAAAGAGGTCAATAGATTAATGAGGGGCTATTATTTTATTTTTCGTCTTAATAAACTATTTATTTCTTTTTTTTATTAATAATGGAATATTTCCGTGAGAGAATTATATACTAATTAAGAAGAAATTTAAATGATGTTATTTATAGTATTAAATAAAAAATAAAGTAAATTTAGTACGTTCTTATCAGTACGCCTTTTTTTTGGTTGGAAAGTAATTTCTGGAACGATTTATGATATTTTAATTTAATTTTATATAATAATTGATTTGTAATTATTTTTTAATTATTAACTTAATTCTATATTATAAATATTTCTTATTATAATAAAGAGATTTATATGTAATAAAATGTTTTAGATTAACATTTTAATTAAGATTAATTATATGAAAAAACCTAAAAAATATAACGAGAACTGGTAATATAAATCGATTATATCATGCGGATGCGAAATAGTATGCTTACAATGGTAACTCATACTAGGTATAATTATATATTCAAAAAGTTTATATGTTGTTATTTAATTCTTCAAATCACTTACCAGCTAAGGCTGAGATAGAAAGTTAGATCCTAATGATGCGTACACATACATGACTTGTGATTTAAGGTTAATAATACATATAGATTGATGCTTGAAATATGCCAATATCTTCATGTGTTAGGAGAGAGTAGATGGTTGTCATATGAACGGATAGAATATATTTAGGATTATATTACCCTTCTATTTACATATATAAAGTCTATTAGAGATATTCTCTAATAGACTTTTTTACATACTAAAATTTTATTAGGCTAATAACAATTTAGTAGATTAATAAAAATATGAAGAGGTAGATGTATATGGGTAAAAAATTATTTAAAATACCAAGATATGTACCAGAAGGTATAAGAAATTATAATGGACATATATACGACCCAATTTCACTAAATAAAATTTTAGATGAAAAAATAAAAACAAGACAATTGTTTGTATTTAATTATATATCACAAGAAGAAAGGACTAATTCAGAAAACGGTTTCTTTTATAATGATATACATGATATAATAGGAACTGTAAAATGTTATGATGAAGAAAACATATATGTAGTACTTTCTAATTATATTGAATTTAAAAATCCTGTAGCATTAATTTCTGTTATAGGAGATAAACCGAAAGGAGATCCAAATGAATATTATATTATAAAAGATGTAATTAGAGTGGAAGTAGTAGAAGAAGATGAATTGGATAGTCCAAGAATAAAAAAATAGGAGGTAATCCCTTATGAGTGAAAAAATAGTTAAAAATGTTTTAGTTATAGGTAAAGTTGAACTTAAAGGTAATCAATGGAACATTCTTAAAAAAATTATGGGTGTACCAGAAGAAGAATATGAAAATTGTATAATAAATTTAACTAATAAACAGTTATCATTTATAGTTCCAGATAACGTTGAAAAATATGATATGGTTTGTACGTCACAAAATGGACCATTATTATTAAGAAATATGAAAAAAAGATGTAAAAATGTTCCGTTAGTAAAACCATATAAAGATAAACAAAAAAGATTTGTTGGATTTATGTTAATAAATGAAATTGTAGTTAAATATGACTATGAATTATTTACTTAAAATACAAGACAAGTATAGCTATCTATACTTGTCTTTCAATATTTATTCAAGTGTAAAAAGGTAATTTTTCAATTATATATTATAATAATGAAACAAGAAAAAAATATTATTATTATTGGAGGTAATTATATGAGTAAAATGTTTAAACCAGTTGAGTTTTTAGGAAGTGAAAAGGAAATAAGTAAAATAGTTAAATCAACAATATCAACATTAGAAAGAGAATTTCGTTTAAGAATTAATCAAGAAGTTATTATACCAGCAATGGTGGATTGTTTTATAGATGCAGCAGTATATGAAAGTTTACAAATGTTAGGTACAGATAAAGTTAAATGTGAATTAAACTTATTTGATTTAATAAGAATTGTACATGAAATAATTCCAGGTGAAGAAAATGGAAAACCTGAATTAATGACAATCATGACTTTAGGTAGAATGGGTATGAGAAAATTAGAATTAGAATTACCTGAGGAAGAAGAAGTAAATAAAATAGTGGATACTGATATAAAATTATTAGAAGCAATATCTATAAGAGCAACAGAATATTTAGAAGATAGACATTATTTAGCGATAAGAGATTATCAACTTATGTTTAAAGTTGCAGAAGTGTTCTTTGATGAAATGATTTCGTTTATAAAAGTAAATAGTATAACTGATGATACGTTAGTGGTATTTGATCAGTTTTCAGTTGTATTAGATGAAACGGGAAAATTTGAATCAATAGAAATATCAGAATATTTACAGAAAACAATTGATTCAATATATGAAAGCGTAATATTAGAAGCAGAAAGATTAAAACAAGAAGATGATGAATTTGCAGAAAGTAGAACTAAATAAGAGTGTAATTATTTACACTCTTATTTAATTTAATGTTAGGAGGTAAGATATAATATGGAAGAATTAAAAGAAATATTTAGAGCAAAAATATACAAAGAATGTGGTATATTAGTAAATGATTTATCAGATGTTGAAAAAGAAATTCAGTTATTTGTATATGAAAAAGTATTTCCGTTTATAAAAGATTCAGAAGAATTTATAGGATTAACATTTGATGGTATTCAAATAATATTTGATGAAGAAAGAGATCGTTGGAGACGTTGTATGGATGATGATTTATATGATCCAAAAATTAAAGATGTTAATATTGATGAAATAAATAATTTATTTAAAGGTAAAGAAGAATTTTTAAAAGATTTAAAAGAAAAACATAATATAGAAAATTTTCCTAAAAAATTATATGGAAAAGCATTTATGTGTTTAGCAATGACTGTAACTGATATGGTAAATAAAGATGAAATGTATGAATATATTAATGTGTTAGACTTATTTGTATTATCGAATAATGGTCATAATAATATAATATATGAAATGCAATAAACTTTATAAAAAAATTGGAGGGTAATATATGAGTGAAAATATAAATTATATCACTACATGTGCGTGTGTAGATGCTATGGATAGGATAGCATCTAAAGTATTCATACGATTAAGTTATGAATGTGGGATATGTTTACTCAAAAGAGAACTAATTCCAGCATTAGCATCAGTATGTTTGAAAAGTTTAATAAGTAATATAGAGACTATAAGAGAAGATAATGATATGTCAGCATATATTAACTTATTTGATATAGTAACATTTGGATTGGTTGAATTAAATTTCGATGAAACTGAAAAAGCAACTAATATATTACCAGATTTTAGAATTGGACCTAGAGGATGTAAAGCATGTGGTATGGATTATGATAAATATATGTCAAGACAAGTTCCAATAGAAAAATATAACGGTAGAATAGTAAACATTAAAAGTGAAGATTATAGTAATAACTTTTGGATGGATTTAGTTCAACAAATGGTAGATGCAATATACGGAAATGTAAATTATTTATTAGATGATAAAAGAGTGATAACAGTATTCTTAGAAATATTCTTAGAAGAAGTATTCTATGATTTAGGTATGCATAAAAATAAAAATTATATTTACAAACTATTTGATATACTGTATTTCAATTATATAGAAAACGAAGATATATGGGGCACTGATGTAATGCCTGAATATAAATTAATGGTTAAGAATGACACTTATAGTGAATCAATTATTGAAGAATCAATTAAAGAGTTAGAACCTAAAAAAGAAGAACATAAACCATTATATTATGATTAAATATAGGAGGTAATTAATAATAACATGGGAGAAAAATTTATAAAAATAGATAGTCGTATTGGAGAACGGAATATTAATAGATATGGAACTGAAATGGTTATAATTATATATAATCATGCAAGAGATATATATGTTCAATTTCAAGATGAGCATAAATTCATAAAACATACGAGTTATTATCAATTTAAAAAAGGAGGAGTTTCTAATCCATATGATAAAACAGTGTATGGTATTGGTTATTTTGGTGTTGGTAATTATAACGGATCAGACTACCCTAAAATTTATGATACCTGGCATAATATGATGCAACGTTGTTATAGTGAGGAATATAACAAGAAATTTCCGACTTATAAAAATTGTAGTGTTGACTCTTTATTTCATAATTTTCAAAATTTTGCCGTTTGGTATGAAGATAATTATTATGAAATTGAGGGTCAAATAATGTGTTTAGATAAAGATATTTTAGTTAAAGGAAATAAAGTATATTCACCAGAAACATGTGTATTTGTACCCATGTCAATAAACAGTTTATTTTTAAAAAATGATTCTTCTAGAGGAGATTCACCTATAGGTGTATATTATAGTACATTAAATCAAAAATATTGTGCTTCATGCAATATAGGTGATCAAGGTAAAAGTGTTTATTTAGGTTATTATGATGATTATATGGAAGCGTTTTACGCTTATAAAAAATTTAAAGAAGACCATATTAAAAAAATAGCAAATAAATTTAAAAACCAAATTCCAAAAAAGTTATATATTGCAATGTTGAATTATAGTATAGAAATAGATGATTAAATATAGGAGGTTGATATCATGTATGCATTCTTAAGCGACTATTGCAGAACGTTCGATTCGGAATTAAATATGCCTTTAATAAATAGAGAATTAGATAAAGAATTATATCTTTATGTATATGAAACTATAAAATCACTAGAGGTATTTGAGTGTATAAAAATATTAGGTTATACTTATAAAGATAAATATAGTGAAATTAATATGCAAGAATATCAAAGAACAAGAATGGTTGGAGGTAAAAAGGTTTTAGAAGAACCAGTTAAAGTCATGCCTATACCAGAAAGTTTTGTTGGAGAATTATCAATTCATTATGAACTGAGTATAGATGTAAAACAAGATGATGGTTCAACTAAAATAATGAGTAAAAGATATACTAAAAAGATATTAATACCATTAAAGGATGAAGATGGGTATTATATGTTAAAAGGAAAAAGATATATACTAATGTATCAATTAGTTGATTCGACAACATATAGTACAACTAATAGTGTTGTATTAAAATCAATAATGCCTATTCCATTAAAAAGAAAAGTAAAACATATCCATGATGTAGATAGAAATCAATATATAGTACCAATATATTCAACAACTATATTTAAAAATGAAATAAATATGATGTTGTTATTCTTTGCAAAAATGGGATTCTTAGAATCCCTAAAATATCTTAGTGTAGATAAAGCAATATTTGTGTGTGATAATATGTCAGATGATTTAGATAAGTATAATTATTTTAGAATAAATAATGGATTATATATAAAAGTAAATAGATTTATATTTAATGAATCTAATGAAGTAAAATCTATTGTAGGTATGATGTTAGATTGTATGAATAATAGAACTGTAATAAGTAATGTAACTGATATAAATTTCTGGTTAGAAAAATTAGGAAATCAACAAAATATTCAACAACCAGCATTTAAAAGAGCGAAAGCAAAAAATCTATTACTATCTGCAGATAGAATGATGGATATGACTACAAGAAGAGTTTTAAATATAGCACCAGATCATAAAGATAGTATGTATAGTGCGTTAAGATGGATGTTTATGAATTATAACGAACTTAAAAGTAAAAGAATAATGGACATAACTAATAAAAGATTAAGAGATAATGAATATATAGCATCATTAATGACAAACGAATTAAGCAAATCATTATATAGAATAATGAATAAAGTTCGTAAACCTCAATCAAGAAACTTAAATACTTTAGAAGAACTGTTTTCATTTAGAGGAGATATATTAATAAATAATTTATATAATTCCGGATTATTTAAATATGACGATGTTGTTAATGATATGGATTTCTGGAATAAACTAAAATATACGATTAATCTTTAGTCGCATATAGAAGTAATTCTATATGAAAAAACCTCTTTAATTGTCTGGGAAGCCTAAGTCTTATATGGATATGGTAACCAGCAGCGAAGCCCTTATACAATTTACCTATAATTAAAAGTGGTGATATAATGGAAATATCTTATAAGGATATGTTAATAGTAAATGAAGTTTTAAAAGAATATAATCAATGGTATGAATTTATAAACGAAGAATTTAGATATGTAACATATCCAAAAGTAAAAGAATATAAATATGTAATAAGTAATTATTCAGCTATAATCAATCTTGAAAAACGTATAATAATGAGACAATCAGAGTCTAATGGATATTTAGGGTTAACATTATCTAAACAAGAAGGAGGTATATTCAGAGTATCAGTCCATAGATTAGTGGCTTGGGAATTTTCAAGTGGTTATGATGAATGTTGTAATAAAACATACGTAAACCATATAGATTCCTGTAGAATAAATAATCATGCTGATAATTTAGAATGGTGTACAGCTCAAGAAAATAGTATTCATGGGTTTAATAATGATGTGACGTATTCAGCTAAAAGAGATTTATCTCGTTCAGAAGTTGAAAAAATATGTCAATTATTTCAAGATGGTTATAGTATGATAGAAGTTTATAGAAAGATTACAGGTTGTAAGAAGAAAAGTGATAATATAAAAATGTATAAAGTTATTAATAGGATTCATACAAGAACTTATTATCGTAACGTTAGTAAAAATTATAATTGGTAAATTGTATAGGGAAAACGTTCAACGACTATCGAAAACGACTCTATTCGAGAAATACGGTAGAGTGAAGTGAGTAGAGTACAACCAAGCGGTTGGAAATGGGAGGGGTCCTATATTTGGTAACAGAGTATAGGATCATGATATAGTCTGCTCTATATGGAAACATATAGAAGGTACAGAGTAGCGATCTGTATCGTAACACAAGGTAAAGGTCCGAATAGTCAAGGAGGATCATCAGGTAAAACAATTGCAACATGTCAAAGAGGTATAGACCCATCCTTCGTAGGTAGAATAGATCTTAATGTAGTGGGTAACTCAGACCCTAAAATAGTTTGGGGCATATATTAGTAATAATATATGAAAAACCTCTCTAATTGTCTGGAAAACCTAAGTCCTATATGGATATGGTAACCAGCAGCGAAGTCTTGAATATAATAAAATTACCAGTCTTATTTATCAATTTATATTCAAGATGTGTTCAACGACTATCGAAAACGGTTCTATTCGAGAAATACGGTAGAACGAAGTGAGTAGAGTACAACCAAGCGGTTGGAAATGGGAGGGTTCCTATATATGGTAACAGTGTATAGGAATATGATATAGTCTGCTCTATATGGAAACATATAGAAGGTACAGAATAGCGATCTGTATCGTAACATAAAGGGGTGCAACTGGTATATTAGTACCATTTATTAAAACTTATGGATTAAACATATCTGATAAGAAAGAACCTGAAACAAAACAATTTGAATTACTACAAATAATAGAAGAGGCAGCAAGGAATGAACATGAATATATAGAGAACTTTGGAATAGAAACTTATGACGATTATTCAGAAATGATTGATAAAATTTATAATACTACTGCAGGTTGTAATATAACAACTAAGAAAGAATAATTGTTAGGAGTTGATTAAATGAAAGGTAAAATATTACGACAATGTAAAAAAGTTATATTGGAAAATAATAAAACAGAAAGAGATATTAAGTTATCTCTTTCTGATAAATGTCATATGAAAACATTGAGTAAGAAAATTAAAGAAGAAGGTAATATTGATGGAATATCATTTGAAGAATTTGTATTATTGTGCAAATATTATAAAATTAAAGCAACCATAAGAATTGAAAATGGATACGTTACTAGATTTTATGATTTATTGCAATTTGATATGTATTCATTAAGTCATATACTGAATAAATGTTTATCTGACGTTATAATGAATGATGATGAAAGTAAGTTTCCACAAATAAGTATCGTAATGTTTTACAGTCATTATATTCAAGATAGTAAAGTAATATTATTTGAACAATTTATGATTTTATGTAAGAAATTAAACATAAAAGTAAATATAGAATAGTTAAAAAATAATTTATACTATAACAACAATGTAACACAAAATTAAAAATAATTATAAATTTATATAAAAAAATCAGGAGGTATGTTTATGAATAATAACCATTTAATGTTTAAAATATATGAGTGTAAAAATAAATTACTAGTTATGGTAGAATGTATTGAAGGAATTGGAGCAGAATTAACATTTACAACTAATTATGAAAAATTTATGAAAAAACATCCAGTAACATCAGATAATTTATGTAAATTATTAAATAGTTTGGATGAAGTATTTAAACATGGAGATGTTGAAGGGGATATAGAATTAGTAAGAATGACTATGAGTATGATAGAAGGAATTCCATTTGGATTCCCAATAGAATATATAGAAGATACAGTATCACCTAAATTAAATAAACATAATACAACTGATTATCCTATGCAACCAATGCCAGATATATTTAATGGTTTAACACCTATGGGTATACCTGGTATGATGCAACCAATGTCAATGGATAATTTTATGTTAGGTAGTAAAAAACCACCTAAAAAAGATGAACCTAAAAAGAATAAAAGAACTAACTTAACATTTAATGATGTTGTAGGTATGCATGAAGTAAAAGAAAAATTACAAGATGTTATAAGTCAATTTAAAAATGCAGAAAAATATAAAGCATGGAATATAAAACCTATAAAAGGTATAGTATTATATGGACCTAGTGGTACTGGTAAGAGTTATATATCAGAAGCATTTGCAAATGAAATAGATGCAGAATTCTTCCCACTATCATCTGCAGATATAATAAGTAAATACCTAGGAGAATCAGGTAAATCAATAAGAGCAAAATTTGAAGAAGCAAGAAAACATCCATTATCAATAATATATATAGATGAAGTTGATGCAATAGCAGCAAAAAGAGATGGTTCAGAAAATAACAAAGAAAGAAATGCAACATTAAATGAACTATTAGTTCAAATGGCATCACCAGAAAATGATAATGTAATAATGATATTTGCAACAAATATGTTAGACTTGTTAGACCCTGCATTCCTAAGAAGTGGTCGTTGTGACTTCAAAATAGAAGTTCCATTACCAGACTTTGATTGTAGAAAAGGTATATTAGAATTAAACTCTGTAGGAAGACCATTAGCAGATGATGTTGACTTTGATAAGTTAGCAAGAAATATGAGTGGTATGAACTGTGCAGATATGGCACATGTTGCAAATGAAGCAGCACGTATGGCAATAAGAGCGGATAAAGATATAATAGAACAAACGGATTTTGAAAAAGCATTTGAAGAAATGGTTTGTGGTGCAAAATCAAAAACTAAGAGAATAAATGAAAAAGAAAAAGAAATAGTTGCAATACATGAAACAGGACATTTATTTGCAAATGAAATATACAAAGTAAATAAAACTAAGAAAATAAGTATATTACCAAGAGGTACTACATTAGGATTTGTTATGCATGCAAATGAAGAAGAAGATGATAAGTTCCTAAGTAGTAAAGAAGAATTATTAAATAGAATAAAAGTATGTTTAGCAGGTAGAGCAGCAGAAAAAGTATTCTTTGGAGATGTTACAACAGGAGCATCTAATGACTTAGAAAAAGCAAATGGAATAGTAGAATCAATGATATGCAATTACGGATTAGTTGATGAATTAGGATTATCTACATTTGACCCTCGTAATCCAGTTGTATTAAACTTCATACAACAATACAAAAATCAAATATTAAATGAATGTTACAATGAAGTAATAAAAATGGTTCAAGATAACAAAGAAAGAATGAGAGAATTTGCAGATATATTAAAAGTAGAAGAAGAAATGACTGGAGAAGAAATAGATAAAATACTTTACAAAGGTGTAGAAGCAACTGAGTAGTTTATATACGAGTCTATGATTAATTTCATAGACTCGTATTAATTTTAATAAAATGTATAACATATTATTAAATGGAGTATTCGCATTGTATTTATGATATACAATGGAGTGGAAATGGAGTATTCGCATTGTAATTATGATATACAATGGAATATTTCATACTTCCTATCCAAGTAAAAAATAGGCTTAGGAGTATTCGCACTGTGTTATTATATGCAGTGGAATATTAAGGAGACATTCGCACTGTGTTATTATATGCAGTGGAGTGGAAATGGAGTATTCGCACTGTGTTATTATATGCAGTGGAATATTAAGGAGACATTCGCACTGTGTTATTATATGCAGTGGAGTGGAAATGGAGTATTCGCACTGTGTTATTATATGCAGTGGAACCTACCATACTTCCTATCCATACTTCCTATCATAAGTACAGTGGGCTGCATTAGTAGGGAAACTGAATATGTATGCGAGGGCTATGCCTGAACCTAAGTTCTCTATTTGAGAATATGGTTATGGACTAGGTTTACATCCTAGGTAAATAAGTATCCACTTTAAATAAAAAATATTTATATATCCTATACATCAATTGATGTATAGGATATTACTTTTAAATTTTTATAGGGAGGTAACTGATATGAGTAATAAAAATTTCAATAATAAAAATACAGGTGTTAATATAGGAAACGGTAACACGATAAGAGATATAACAAATAAACAAAATAAAAATAATAATATAGAAAAACCTAATATAATTAATAATATATATCCTATACATCAAAGTTTAACAGAACAACAAAAAGAAAGAGATAAAAGACAAAGACCTTATTTAGCAGATAAATAAGGTCAGTTAGTAAAAGGATATGGTTATATAGTTAGAAAATATGATTGTGAAAAATATACTATTATAAATTTAACTGATTTAAATGGAGTTTATATAGCAGATCATGTTCAATTAAACATAAAAGAAAATATTTATAATTATATGTATAAATCAAATTTTATTAAATTTGAAGGTATATCACATAATTATACAAGATCTAATAATACACATGATTTTAATATAAATATAACAAAACCTGTAGATTTTCTATATGATAACATATCTAATTGTAATTACAATGATAGATTCTTTGATATAGATCTTGATTTTAATAAATTCTTAAACTACTTTTATAAAGCAGAATATAATGACTTATTAAGATTACTAAATAAATTAACTGAAAGATTAAATAAAATAACTATAGAATTTGGTAAAAACTTTGTATATAATTTCATTATAAATAATTTTATGTTATATAATGCAACATATGATTTATATAATGAAGAGTTACAAAATAATAAATTTACTTATGAAAGTTTAATTTCATTAATATTAATAATGTCTTCAACAATATTTAAAATCGAAACATCTCATACCATTGAATTAAAATCTATATTATCTTATATAGCATGTGCTTGTAATGTTGAACAAGGAATATACACATATAATAAAGCAACAGATGAATTCATTAGATTTTGTCAAGGTATAGATATAAAACCAAATAGTAAAAGAATGAAAAAAGCATGGAGTAAAATAATACTTCGTAAATATAATTTTGGAGAAAATCCAAATCCATTAAACTATACTAAAAATGAAATATCTGAAATGGCATATTTATTATTAAATGATTATATATAAGGAGGAAATTTTTATGAAATGTATTTTATTAAGTTCACATAATTATAATAATGAATTAGCATTTAATTATGCTGCAAACTATATCAAACCCGATATGAAAGTAGTTTGTATTCCATTTGCAAGTGATATACACTGGCAAATAAATGGAGATTTTACTGAATATAAAGAAAAACATTTTGATGTATTTTCTAAATTTGGTATACCTGAAGAAAATATAAAAGTCGTTAGAATATCAGAAAGTCGTTCTAAAATAATAAGTATGATAGATGAAGCAGATATTGTATTCTTTTCAGGAGGATATATGGAAAATGCAATGTTTGTTATAAAATCATTAAGATTGAAATCATATTTTAATAAGATTAAAGAAGATAAATTATTTATAGGAGAAAGTGCAGGAACATTAATATTACAAGATAAATATACTGAGATACCATATATAGAAGATGCGTATAAAAGATATAAAGTTAGAAGTGGTTTAGGATTTATAACTGGACTAAATATAATAGTACATTATGATCCAGATAACATTAATCATAGAAAAAATAAATATGTTGTAAAACTAATGGATAAATCAAGAAAAGTACTAGCATTAAAAGAAGAATCAATGATAATTATAGATGGTAATAATTCAGAATATTTCTGGTTAGGTTAATGTAAAAGAGTAATATTATAATTATATATTATACATCTGAAAGGGGATTGACAGTATGATAGATATGAGAAAATTTCAATGGATGAGTTATAAGTTAGCAAAAAGAATGGAATTTTGGTTTAAAAATAAATTTGTAAAATAGTAATAATCATTAATATAAGAGGAGGATATTTATATGAATTATTGTTATGGTAACTGTGTAATATGTATTGAAGGTGATGAAAATATATATTCAGTAGTTCCTTATTATAAAGGAATTGAACTAGAAAAGAATGTTGGATATTTAAAAGATGGATATGTATATATTTATCGAGGAGATATATCTAGACAAAAGAAATTTAAAAATGGTGTATTTACTGATAAAAAAGGAAATGTCAGATTTGCAATGTCAGAATTAGATAAACCAAAATATGCATTTGAAAATATTAAAGATGATTCAATTCAATCAATAATCAAACAAGCGAAAAAAGTAGATCCTTCATTAAAAAGAAAAATAATGAGAGAGATAACACAATCGTCAGATATATATTTACCTGAATTTGATAAAAACGACGACTTCTTAAAATATTTAGTAAAAATGATATTGCATGAAAAGAAAATAGATATTAAACAATTTAAACATAAATTCACAAAAAGTCATGGTATAACTAATATAAAAGCAGCATTAGAAACTAAATCTACAGCAGATGGTAAAAAAGGAACATTAACTGTAAATAATTTATTAAGATGGATGGAACTCTTAGATATGGATATAGAAGTAATATTTAAAGATTCTGAAGATTCAGATTTACCATGTGGAAAAGAATTTAAATATAGTAGTAAAGATGGAACTTATAATGTAGAATGGGCAGAAGGTTATGAAGACTTAAGACGTGAATTAGAAAGTGGAGTAGAATATAATAATAACGAAGAGGATGATGAAGATGATGAATGATTTTGTATTTGATGCAATAAAGAAATCTATAACTGAAGATTTAAAAATTGCATACGAAGTTTTTAAAGAAGAAAATAAAAATCAAGAACTTAGTGGAGTTACTTTACATTTAAACTCCACTAAAGGTTTTGGTGAGTATCTTAAAAATAATCCAGATAAGATAAAAGACTTATTAGAACCTTTATATCAAGAATTAGATTTCTGTATAAAATTAATATTTAGTAAAGATGGAGATGAAGAATTTTATCCATTATTCGATTAAATTTAATTAAATAAAATACAATATTTTAGAGTATATAAAATAGGAGGGTGTACATGAGTTTTAAAATTAAATGTGACAAATGTGGTAATGAAAGAGACTTAGAAGAAATATTTGAGTTATATCCAGATGAAAAAGAAGTTATAGATATAACTACTAATATTTATGAAGAAATAATATTATACTGCCCTAAATGTAAAAATACTGCAAAAGGTATATATGAGTAAATAAAAAAATATTTGTAGAATATCAAATTAGGAGGATATGTTATGAAATATTATTTATGGGACAAAAAATCTGAATTATTAGGTATATCAGCCAGTGTAATGTTAGATGCAAGACCTGATTTTAAATACGATGATGTATTAGTAATAAGTAATGAAAAAGCGACTGTAATAATAATTGAAACTAAATCTTATTTTAAAGAGGCATATCTCATAGATTCCGATGATCCACATGAAGTTGCTCGACAAGTAATTGAAAAAATGGATGAAGAAGAATCTACGTTAGATAAAAAAATAGAAGAAAATTTATCTGATGAAGATAAAGAAGATACATCGTTTATAGACATAATTGAAGATGTGATGAGTAAAATAAAAAATGATTATCCAGATGAAGTATATTTTGTAGAAGATGTTACTGATAAATTTATGGATGATGATTATGAAGATCCTTATGTTAAGAATATAGACTTAACTGATGTAAATGAAGACGTGGAAGTTAAAAAATTGACTGTAGTATTTAGTCATGCCTTTATAACTGAAATTAAAGATTTAGAAAATTTAAAATTTATGGATAAATACAATTCAACAAAACAATTATTAATTGATAAACGTGAAAAAGCAATGCATGAAGATGATGAAATATCAATTGAATTAATAAATAAAGAATTAGCTTCTTTATATAAAGAAGTAGATGATACTTGTGATGTTACATTTAAAGTAGATGCAACGTCACTACAACACTATGATACAAATATGATAATTCATTGTGAAAATGGTCAGACTATAATAATAAATAATGACGTAGTTGAAAGCGTAAGAGAAAGTGCAATAGAATACGAAAAAACTAGAGATGGAGGAAATGGTAGATATAAAGTTCATTATAAAACAGTAAATATAGAATTAAGTGAATGTTATAATGAAGTAGTTGAAAGAGGAGACTCTGTATTTATAGTAGAAATATAATAATAAATTCCAACCAAATTTGGTTGGAATTTAATCTTTTTATATTTTTGGAGGTGTGTTATGAAGATTACTTATTTAAAACTTAAAAACTTTGTCAATATTAAAGCTGGTATGAAGAAGACTGAAGTTGAAATAGATTTTACTAAAAGTAAAAATAAAATAGTATTATTATGTGGACCTAATGGATCAGGTAAAACTAGTTTATTATCTGAAATGCATCCATTTGCAAATAGTGGAAATATGGATGTAAGAGGTGATACTAATTTAATTATAGATGGTAAAGATGGTTATAAAGAAATTCATATACAAGATAAAGAAGATTTATATATAATAAAGCATTATTATATGTTTTCTAAAAAGAATAAATCAGTTAAATCATTTATTACTAAAAATGGTGTTGAATTAAATGAAAATGGTAATGTAAGATCTTTTAAAGAAGTTGTAAGTGAGCAATTAGGAATAGATCAAGAACTATTAAAACTTATGAGACTAGGAAGTAACGTTACAAGTCTTATTAATATGAAATCTACTAATAGAAAAAATTTTGCAACTAAATTATTTTCAGATATAGAAGTATATAATGGATTTTATAAAAAGGTATCTGAGGAATATAGAAATCTAAGAGCAGTATTAAAAAGCACTGCAGATAAGATTAGTAAATTTAATGTTCAAGATGAATCTGAATTTGAAAAGCAAATAGAACTTACTTCTAGTGAAATAGAATTATATAATTCAGAGAAAGATAAATTACAGAAAGAAATAATAACTTTTGAAAATAAATTATTAGATATAAATATAGATGACGAGGAGTTAGTCAGTAAATCTTACTATCAATTAGATTCAGATTTAAATTCTGCTAATGGGCTTTTAGAGCTTGTTAGAGATATAAATTTATCAAAAGATGAATATAACTTACAATATGAAAAAGATAAACAAACATTGGAATTAAAACTATTAGAGTGTAAATCTAATATAGATAAAGCTATATCTGAAAGAGATATATATTATAATCAAAAACAAGAATTAGAAGAACAACTTAAAAGAGCAGCATCATCTGAAAGAATTAAGAATTTAAAAGATATGATAAATAAATATAAAAAAGATATAAGTATATTAGAAGTTGAATTAGAAAAAAGAACTAAATATGATAAAACTACTTTATTAATATTAAAAGATCATTGTCAAAAAACTATAGACTATATAAAAGATTTAAACATATACAGTGATTATGATATAAAAAGAATTATGGAAAGTATTATAGATAATACTAATATCATGAAAAATATAGAAACTATAAATCTTAAATATAAAACTGAATATGATAAATTAAATGCTGAAATAATTAATATTGAAAGCATGAATATAAATTGTAATATAAATATAGATGAAAATGCTTGTATTAAAGATTGTCCTTATAGAGAATTTTATTTACAAACTGTAGGGAAGAAAAATAATTTAAATAAATTAATAGAAGAAAGAAATAATATTAATAAAGAAATTACTAAATGTGAAGAATTATTTAACCTTTATAATAGTTTATTATTTATAAAAAATCATATTCTATCGTATGAAGAAGAAAATAGAATACCTATAGAATATGACTATACAGTATGTTTTAGTAACTATATAACTGGAAAACCTGTAATTAATATGAATATAGTAAATTTAGCAATAGATGATTCTGAAAAATTTGATCAATTAAATATTTATAAAAAAGATTTAGAATCTTTTGAGCAAGAATATTCATTCATAAAAGCATCTGGGTTAGATGTAATAGAAATAGAAAATAAAATACTTGATATCAATGATATAATAAATAATAAAACAGAAATAATAAATGTAAATACTGAAAATAAAATAGAATTAGAAAATTCTATTAACGAATTAAAAACAGAATCAGAAAGAATAGTTAAAGCCTTAGAAGTAAAAGATTCGATGAATGATATGTTAGAAAGACATGAAGAACTTAGATTAAGACTTATTGAAATTGAAAATCTTAAGTTACAAAAGAATGATTATATTAATAAAATAAACCATGGTAAAATAGAATTAAAGAAAATAATTGATTTTATAAATAATTTAGTAACTAAAAAGAATCAATTAGCTTTTAATATGGAAACTTATACAAATTTAGTAACTGAATACAATGCCTTAAAATTATTATTTGAAGATGCTGATGAAATAAAAGAAGCGTTGAATTCTTCTAAAGGCATTCCATTAATATTCTTACAAGTATATCTTAAAAATTGTCCAATAATGATGAATAGTTTGTTAGATACTATATATAACGGGGAATTACAAATAGAAGGATTTATAATAGATGAAAATGAATTTAGAATACCATTTATAAAATCAGGTATAAGAGTTCCAGATATAGTAATGGCAAGTCAGGGAGAATCTAGTTTTATTTCAATAGTATTAAGTTTATCATTGATTATTCAATCAATGACTAAATACGATATAATAGGATTAGATGAGTTAGATGGACCGTTAGATACAAAGAATAGAGAAGAATTTATACGAATTTTATATACATTCATCGAACAAGTTAATTGTGAACAAGTCTTCCTGATATCACACAATAACATGTTTGATAATGAACCTATAGATTTAATATTAACAGGAGATATGAATGTTGATAATTATAAATTTGCAAATCTAATCTTTAGACCATAAAGTCTAAAGATTAGATTTATGTAAAACATATGATTTCGATACCATATTATATATATGTCATGTATAGATAATAAAATTTTATTTATGTATTAATATATAATTAATAATATAAACCCAGTAATTCGATATATTTATTAAAAAATAAGGGAGGTAAATATTATGAGTATTGATAATAGTTCCATAGAAAAAATGTTGGATATAATAACATATGACATTAATGAGGGAAGACCTAACGATATATGCCATGAATTATATAACAAATATAAAGAAAAATTTTCTGGTACATTATATCATGGTTTTTCTGATTTTAAGCATCATGATATTAATGATTTAAATAGTATATTATCTGGTTATGTTGGATTCGTTTCATGTTCAGATAAATTTGTAGTGGCTTTTGATTTTGCACAATCTAGGACAGAGAAAGATACCGAAAATGGAGTTATATTTAAAATTAATTTAGAAAATGTCGAAGTTTTAAAAGTATCTGAATTTATAGTAGAATGTTTTCATCAAAACCCTAAAATGGAAATATGTAAATATATGTATATGAACTTCGCAGGCGAACACGAATATTTAATATTAGCCGAAGATATGGTATCAAATATATCTTCAATAGAAATTATAAATAATAAATCGGAATTAAAAGAGTATCAAAAATATTTTACATCATAGATGAAAATTAATTTATGTTATAACAACTTGTTAAAGAAAGGCATATGATATCGGGTATGATAGTAGGATTGATTCTCCATCATGATATATTGACTACTCTTTACTTAGAGATATAGATACCGTCATTAGACCTGTATCTATATCTCCATTTTAATTATTTAAATTTTAGGAGGTAAAGATTATGAAACTATTCTTATTATTAATATGCCTAGTATATGGATATTTAATAGCAACATTATTTGGTGATGAAAATTTTAATCAAGTGTATTTATGGTCATCATTTATATTATTTGTAATTAATAACATCACTTTAAATGGAGCATTAAATTATATAATAAAGGACGATCATAATAATGAAAAATAATAAAATAAGTTGTAAGAACTTTAAGTTCTTACAACTTATTATTTTTTTACATTCCATATTTTTCAATACATTTATAACTTCTACCATATCCATCAGTCATAAAACGTCTGTCAGAAGAAAATTTAACTTTTCCTAATTCTTTACGTGTTGGTACAGGATAATCTACAATTCTTTGACCATCTTTATCCATAGCAACCATTTCCCAAGTATTATCTAAATTATTAAATAATACACATAATTCTGGTTTTAAATTTTCATACATGATATATTTATCAGCTTCAATACTTCTTTTAGTATTATTATCTTCATTATTAAGTCTTTCATTAATTCTACTATGAATTTCTTCCTGTACTTCTGGTAAAGCATTAGCATATTCTATATCATTATCGTTTGAATATTCAGGTTCAGTAAATTGTGAATCTGGATCATTATTCAATGCTGATATAAAGTTATTTCTACCAACATTCATAATATCTTTAAAGAAATTATTTGCTTGACCTTCTATTGTACTATTATCACTACTTCCTTTTTTTCCATCTGCTTTTATTTTTAATTCTTGTATAGTCTTTTTAAGATTAGTTATTTCTTTTATTATTTGAAGCTTATTGGTATTAGAAGTAAGTATTGAGGCTATTAAATCATTTAAATATTTAGATGTTCCTTTGGCTTTACTTCCATCAATATTATCATATTTTTTAATTAACTTTTTATTGAATTTATTAGAATCGTCTAATAAATCATAAAGCATAGTTAATTCTTCTTTAAATTCTTTTTTGAATTCATTTTCTTCATCTTTACTACAATTATTGTAAGTTCTTTTACCTTTTTTGATTATTTTTTCTGATACATCTTCTTCATAATAATAATTATCCCAATTATCTATAGCTTGATAAAAATCTGTATCTTCATCAATATTTGGAATAATTTCCATAGGGTCTTGTTCATCTAACTCTTGCATCATTTGTTCATAATCAGCTATAAAGTCATAATCCTCATTATAAGAATTACCAAAATTACTTTTATCAACTAATTCTTTATCAGTATTTAAGTCATTATACATATCCATATTTACAACCTCCTTAATTTAATCAATAAAATACATTTTCATCATAATAATTTAAAAGTCCATTATGATAAAATAAAACAGTATCCAAATCAATTGGATAAAAACAATGACAGTCTAATCCAACATTAACACCATATGGTTTTATCATACATAATTTATGAACATGACCAAATAAGTTAATATGGTTCTTATCTATTGGGATATCTTTTATTCTTATTGGTTCATGTGTCATGTTAATATGATATTGATCTATATTTATATCATGCATATGCTCATAAACTTCATCAAAATAATCTTTATGTTTTTCAAATTCTTCTTTAAAACCTGATCTCTCATAATTACCTTTTATTAATATAATTTTACCATTTAAAAATTCCCTCGTTCTATAATCACCAAAATCTCCTAAATGGTATACTATATCATTTTTATTTACTACCGAATTCCAATTATCAACTAATACCCTATTCATTTCTTTTATGTCTTTAAAAGGTCTTTTGCTCATTTCTAAGGTTCTCTGTTGATTAAAATGTGAATCAGAACAAAACCATATTTTACTCATAAAGATATACCTCCAATAATTAAACTAATTTATATTATTGTAGAAGAACTAGAAAATTGAATATTACTTACCCGTAAGTAAGTAATATTCAATATTTGATGCAAGGAGTGAGACTGTTCAATGTAATTGAACGTATCTATCTTTCCTTATATAACAACTTATTATTATATTTAACTCATCCTTTATGGATTCGTATCTGCTTCGATTATTAAGCTTTCGCTTAATAAGTTGTTGGTACGTATAAAATTTTATGGTTGAAATTTTATAAAAAATATAAAATACAAACAATATTTAATATAATTTAAATTAATAATTCCCTATTAAATATTAAATCTTTATACATATAATTAATAGTTAGATTAACATATCCATATAAATATAGAATTAATACATTATGAGAATATGAATTTCCTTAATGTATTAATTCTAATTTTATTATTAACAACTTAATATTATGAAAAATAATTTTAATAATAAGGGAGGAAAATATATGGAATTTTTAAAATTAAAAGAATCTAAAAAAGATGATATAATGTTAATAAATGTAATATATAATCAACCAAGTCCACAAACTAATTGGACTGATACTATAGATGTAATATATAAAGATTTAACAACAGGTGAAAAATATTTAGAAACTATAGTAAATCCAACAATGGATGTTTATTTTACTAAACCAGAATTTCAAAATTATGATTATCCAAAATATACGATGCCAATAGAGCAATTAGAAATTAAAACTATATCTTGTAAAAATGCACCTGGAGATATAGCAAAAATAGCAGGTGGAAAATTCAAGCAATATTACGATGCTTGTAAAGAATGTAAAAATAAAAAAGCAATGAAAAATTTGCATAAATATAAATATGTAATGGCATCAGATTATGATCCTGAATCATATTATAGAATTCAGTTTTCATGTCATTATTTAAATGATAAGAAGAAACCAATAGATAAATTATATTCAGATATAGAGGTTGATGGTATAAATCATCCAGGTATGGTAACTGGAGGAGTAGCACCTATAAATGCAATAACTTTAATAGATGAAAAAACTAGAACTTCTTATACATTTGCATTAAGAAATGAAAAGAATCCACAAATAGAAGAATTAGAAAATAACTTAAATGATTTTGTAAAAGAATGTCATGATATGTTTGATGAATCTTATGGAGAATTTAAATATAAAATATTTTTTTATAATGAAGAAGATGAATTAAAAATGTTAAAAGATTATTTTAATTTAATTCATACCTTAAAGAGGGATTTTATTCTTTTTTGGAATATGAACTTCGATGCGAATTATCTAATGGATAGAATAAGAGAATTAGGGGAAAATCCAGCAGATATAATGTGTCATCCAGATTTTCCTATAAAAAGATGTTATTATTATGAAGATAGAAAAAATTTTGCAGTAAAACTTAAAAAAGATACTTTTACGATTAGTGATTATACAGTTTGGATTGATGATATGCTTGTATATGCTGGTATACGTAAAGGTCAATCTGAATTGGGCTCTGTTAGACTTAATGTTATAGGTCAAAAAGAATTAGAAGATGAAAAATTAGATTATAGTGAAGAAGCAAATATCAAAACATTACCTTATGTAAATTATAAAAAATTCTTATTATATAATATAAAAGACGTTCTTTTACAATATGGTATAGAACAAAAAACGAATGATGTAGATAACTTATATACAAGATCTATAATGAATAGTGTAGCTTATAAAAAAGTTTTTAGTCAAACAGCTTTATTAAGAAATCGTTGTTATGTTGATTATTTAAAACAAGGATATGTAATAGGTAATAATATTAATATAGATTACGAAAGAGATTTTAATGACGATGAAGAAGAAGAAAAAGAAAAATTTGCTGGAGCTCTTGTTGGAGACCCCTTGTTAAATAGTGATAAAAATGGTATGGTTGTTAATGGAGTTAAGAATAAATATGTTAGAAAGTATGTAATAGACTTTGACTATTCTTCACTTTATCCAAGCATTAAAATATCACACAATATAGCTCCACATACATTAGTTGGTAAAATACAATTAAAAGAAAAAATTTATGACAGATATACTGCATTTGAAATGAACAATGAAAAAGGAGATATGTATGATTCAGGTAAAGATTTTGTAGAAAACATGTTATGTCAGAATCCTGTTATGACTGGAGTAAGATGGTTTAATTTACCTAATACTATGGAAATATTAGAAAAAGTTGCAATTTATTTTGGTAAAGATACTAGTAAAATAATACCTGAAAAAAATGTATATAAAAGAGAGGGATAATTGTATATGGAGATCATGTTTGAAGATTACGATAAAAAATTTAAATCGTCAACATTAAAAGAATTAGAAAATAATATAAAAATTCTAAAAAATATATTTGAAACTGTTCTTATTAATAATGAAGGAATAGCATATTCTTTAGATAGTAAGATAGAAAATGGGAGAGTGTATTGTTTGTGCTCTCTTAATTCATTATTATTAATACCTAAAGATACATTATTAGAATTAAATATTAATAATATTAGCGAATGTTTAAAAAATGGAAAATCTAAAATATTAGGATTTTATACAAATTCTAATAATCAGCTTATAATGAAAACAACTGAAACTGATTATTTAATAGGAGAATATCAAGAAAATAAAAAATTAAATATAGATTATATAGAAGATATAATTAATAATATAAATTATAAATGTAATTTAAATGAATTATTAGAAAGATTTAATAATAAAGAATTTATAAATATAAAAAAAGATAAGTATGATTTAATATTGACACATAAATTATTTCCTATGGTTAATAAATCTACAAATTTTGATTTTGGTGCAAAAGATAATGGTAATGGAACATTCTATGGAGTGTTTAAAAATAAAATAGAAGAAAGAAATAAAAAAGACGAATTGATATTTGAGATTACACTAACTTATATTTATAGATTTATGGATTTAAATTAATTAATATACCTTAACCCTAATTGGTTAAGGTATATATTTTTACCCATGAAAACAATCTTGTAATATGGAGGAAATCTAATTATAGAAAGAGGAGTTGATAAACAATATGGCTGATAATAAAAATAAATCGAGAGAAAAAGAAGACAAAATCAGTTCAAATAAAGATATTATAAAAATGAATGATTTGTTTCAAGATATATATAAAAAAATATCAACTAGTACGTATGAAATTGAAAGAGAAAAAAATAAAGATCAGATAGATAGCATTTCAGATAGAATAAGAAAAGTAATAAATGATGATTTAGATGAAATGAAAACTTACGGAGGAGAAAATGATCTTACACGTTTCTTATTAAATACAATACAGAAAACTAATAGACAAATTACTGGTGCAAGCAACACTAGTAGTGATTCAGAATTATTAGAAAAAATATTTTTATCTAAAGATGGTTCGATATTTAATACGTTTGAAGAACGATTTAAAAATAAAGCATTATTATTTAGTGATTTAGAGATGATAAGTGAACAACTAGTCGAATTAAATGAAGCTATTAATACTACAAGAGATGATATAGTTGCAGCTGACGATGTTGGATCAGAAATATCAAGATCTCTTTCATTTTCAGTAGAAGGAAATGAATCTGAAAAATATGATGATATGGTAGAAGATGTTAAATTCTTAGAGAAAAAATATGGATTAAATTATATAATAAGAGAACATATAATACCTAAAACACTTAAATATGGAGAATATTATGTATATGTAATTCCAGAAAAAGATATATATGAATCAGCACAGAGAAAGAAACAATTTTTAACAACTGGGACTTCAATGCCAACAAAAGAAGCTTATTCTTTATTAGAAAGTTTAATAGTTGATAAAAATGATCCTGTATATAAAGATACTAAGCCAGAAGATGTAATGGAATATTTAACTGAAAATATAAAAGTTAATAATGGAGATATGCCGTTACCATTATTAGAAAGTAATAGTATGGTTGATGGTATGAAAGATTTAGCTCAATTTAATAATTTAAATAGTATATTGAAAAAGAAAAAATGGGATAAAAATGATAAATCTAAAAAAGAAGATCCGTATAATTCTTTAGGATTTAGTGACGGTGTAAAAAGTTTTAGATTGGATGATTGGAATGGAGTTAAAGGTTGTTATATAAAACTATTAGATCCTAAAAAAGTTATACCTGTAAAATTATTAGATTATACTATAGGGTATTATTATATTCATGATACTGAATTGGAAGAAGGAGGATCATCTTCACATCAATGTAAACATGGACATAGATTTAATAGTTTAATGGATCTTACTACTAATAAAGCTAAAAACCAACAAAATATAGTATCTAGTATAGCAAATGCTATAGTACAATCATTTGATAAAAAATATCTTAATGATAATAATGAATTTAAAGAACTTATAGTTAATTCATTATTGTATAATGATATGTATAGAAGAAAATTACATTATCAATTTATACCTGCAGATAATATTTGTAGATTTTCTATAAATGAAGATGAACATGGTAATGGACAATCAATGTTATCTAAATCATTATTTTATGCAAAATTATACTTATCTTTATTAGTATTTGATATGATGACATATTTAACTAAGTCACAAGATACTATAGTAACATATGTTAAAACATCTGGTATTGATAAAAACGTTATAAATAAGACAATGGATGTTGCTAGACAATGGAAATCTAAACAGATTGGTATAGGAGATTTAATGGATTATTCTTCTATATATAGTAAAATTGGTACTGGTAGAGATTTATTTATACCTGAGGGTGAATCTGGTGAAAGAGGATTATCTTGGGATGTGATACAAGGTCAGGACGTTAATATGCAAACTGAATTAATGGAAATGCTTAAACAAGCATTTATAAATGGTACTGGTGTACCTTCTGTTATAATGAATTATATTAATGAAGCTGACTTTGCTAAGACACTGGTTATGGCTAACGCTAAACAAGTAAGAAGAGTTATGATGTATCAAGACAGTTTTAATGAGGATCTTACAGAATTATATCAAAAAATACTTTATTATTGCACTGATTTTGAATTAGAAGATATAGCTAATTTTACTTATACGCTTATGAGACCAAAAACACTTCCTAATAATAATTTAGTTGATTTATTAGGTTATGGAGAGCAAATATTAGATTTTATAGAAAAATCTGAATTCGGTCAATATGCAGAAGAAACACCAGAACTAAATAATTTAAAAGACAGTTTTAGACAAATAATGTCAAGAAAAGTACTTCCAATGTTACCATGGGAAGTAGTAGACGATATATTAAAAGAAATAAAATTATCTAATGTTGAGAATCAATTAAGTAAAACATCTGATAATAATGATACACCAGATAGTGAATATTAAAAATATAGAATACATCATTTATGATGTATTCTATATTTTTTATTTTATTGCATTGTCCAGTCTTTGATGTTTGATGCAGCAAATTCATTTGGATCAAGATATAATCCTGTTTTAGTATCAAACTTAGCAGTATCAGATTGGAAATCAAGATAGTTATAAAGTACTCTATATTTATTAAGTAATAATTGAGCAACAGCATTTATATCTGGAGATGTATACATTGTACATGTAAATGCTAAATCTAATTCAACATGTGCTGAAGTACCAGGTTCTTGGTTGAATTGATTTCTAGCAACTCCTTTAGGGAACATGTTACATAACATACAAGCAAATTCTATATTAAATCCAGTTGCATCAGTCATAACATAAAATGCTTCCATTGTATGATTAGCTTGAGAAACTTCAACTTTAGCTGGTTGCATAATACCGTTTTTTTCATAAGGTATAGCTAATCCATGATAGTGAGTAAATCCACTATTAGGGTCAGAAACACCTGATAACCACATTTCTACATATTCTCTCATTGGAGAACCTGCAAATTCAAGTATTTTTATAGTTATTTCATTAGTGTCATCTTTTAATATAGTTGGTATTTCAAATTGACGTCCAGCATATCCACCTGTTATTTGATCGAATTCCATTGTTAAATCTTGAATACCATCTATATTCATAAATCCATATTCTATTACATGTTTGAAGTTTTTAGTAGCTTCAGGCATAAGTTCTTTCATAAAATATGGCATTTTTGTTAAGAATATTCTACCTTTACCAGTTTTTAAAACATTATATTGTTCTAGTGCAGCACGTTTAACGTTTAATCCACCAAGGAATAATGAATAACCAGTCATATCAGTAGTATTATTTTTAATATTACTTTGAAGAGTTCTAACTCCTTTGTCTCTAGCCATTACAAATCACCTATCCTTTCTTATACCCTTCTATTAACATTTATTTCAACTATTGAAGATTTAGCAAGAGTTTTGAAGATTACTTCTATATAGCAATGTATTATAGATTTAGCTTCTTCTTCAGCAGACATATCATATAATACTTCTACACTTCTTACCATATCTTTAATGTATTTAATTCTTTCATTTAATACTTCAGTAAATAATTGTCTTTCATAAGGTTCAGCAAAATTGTATCTTCTTGATATAGTTTCTCTTTCTGCAATATCTTTTATTTCAAGAGTTATTAACATATTATTTTCTTCACTTAAATCTGATAAATCATCTTGAGCAGTTTGTTGAGTTGCTCTAGCAAATATATTTTCAGCAACTGCTTCATAATAGTTAAGTCTTAAGTCATAAAGTTTCTCTTTTACATCTTCATCAGATTCATCTAATAATGGTACTAATGAACCTTTTATAGCTCCTTTTAAAGTAGCATAAGTTTCTCCAGTATATGGAACTTCTACACCATAAGATTCTATGTGTTTAGCTAAATTACAAGCTAAATCATAAGTCATAGTAACAGGAACTCTTTTTCCAGTAAATGGATCTCTTATTTCATAATGTTGATAAGATTTAGAAACTATTCTGTAGTTTAAGTCAGTAGTTTCTTCACCAAATATATAAGCTTCTTCATTAGTAGATATCAATCCAGCATCAAGATGAATTAGAGCATCATAACGTTTTAATCCTAATTGAACTATTTGTCTTTTAACAGCTATAGGATAATTAGCATCTAATATAAATTTAACTGGTACTCTTCTAGAAGATAATATAGCTTTATCTAATTGACCAGAAAATGCTTTTAAGTATAATTTTTCAGATATTTCTTCGAAATCAGCATCTTCAGCTTCTAAAGCACCGTCATTACCACCTGCTAGTGGTACACCATCTAGTCTATCAAGAGCAATTACATCGTCACCTTCTCTTATAAGTTTAACGTGTTCTTGAGTTGTTTGATCGTTATTCATACCAAATATAGGATCGAATAATTTATAAGATTGAATTGGTGCTTCAGCAGGATCTTCGAATAATGTTAAATATTCTTTATACATTATTTCAAATGCATCTTCATAAACATACATTCCAGCCACTTCTGAATAATCAGTATCTCCATCTAAAACGTCAGTTAATATTAATGAACGAGAATTTACTGCTTGATCATATAAGCAACCTTCAAAGTGTTCTTTAACTGTATTTCCTTCGTCTACATCTAATATTTCTAATCTATAAGTTTTATATGTTAAACTAGTTCTTCTACTAAATACATTAGTTAATCTTATTCTATAAGAGTTACCATATCTACCTCTACCTAAAGATCTTATACCAAATAGAGGTATAGTTTTAAATCCAGCGTCATCAGCTTCATCTGATCTTTCTGCATCTACTAATCCTTGGAATTGAGTAGAGTTTTTTAAATTACCAACATTTTTACCTACTAATTTAACTTCTAATGCAGAGTTATCATCTGCAACTTTATATTTAGCTAAAACCATTAAGTTGGAATAACAAGCATCTTCAGGCATAACTCTCATACAATATGCATGTGAATATAAATCAACTATAGAAGCATATGCATTTAATATTGGTTGACCGTATTTTTCAACATCAGGTTTACCGTATTCAGCAACAAAGTCTGCTTTACTAGTTTTCTTTATTAATTTATTATCTCTACCTTTACCACCCATAAAAACACACATATAATTAACTCTTTCAGGTGTTGATATAACAGGACTTGGTATTTTAGAGTTATCATTTATAATAGTGACATTAAAAGGGTGATCGTAGTCTACAATATTTCTTCCATTTACAACCATTAGTTTTTCCTCCTTTAAAATAATTTTAAATATTTGATTTTAATTAATTGTTCAAGATAGGTATTATACAAACACCGTTTGTATCTCATTATAATATTGTCCTGCATATTTATACAGGTTTTTAGTATTTAATAACATCTTCAAAAGGTGTTTTTGTTTCTGATCTATTATATTTTCTATTATTGATTGCTGATGTAAGCATTTCATCAAAGTTTTCAAATGACATACCAGCAAATGAACTGTTGTTTTTACATATAGTCCTAACATTAGCTAAAACATAATCAAGTTGTTTTTTATTAGAATCAAAATTTTTAGCTAAATGTTGACCGTATTTTAAAGCAGTGTCTCCTTTATATCTATAAACTTCACTAAGTATCATCTCTAGTATAATTGCAGGTGCTGGTAATTTAACTTTATTTTGCTCAAATACTTTTAGGAATATTTCTAGTGTTTTGTCATAAGGAATATTTTTAGGTATTTGACCTCCTAACACCATATTAAGAAAGTTTTCTGGAGCAGCACTATCACATCTTATAGCTTCATGAAATAGCTTATCACCTTTTAAAAATTTTAGTACTATATAATCAGCTTCAGTATCATTACCGATAGTCATTTTTCTATTTTCTTTATCATTTGGATGGAAACTTAGTATACTAGGAATCTTTAATATTTCTAATTCATTTGGTTTATCCATAGCAGAAAATGTTCTTAAATACATTAAACCAAAAGCATCATAAGTTTCACCGTTATCAGTAGCTAGTCCTTTTTCTGTATATTGCTTAGGAACATAAAACTCTGCATATGGGCAATTTAATACTATAAATCCATCCTTTTTTATAACGTTTGCTTTTAGCAAAACTAACAACCTCCTTTTTTGTATATCTTATTAGGTAATTGTTTTTTATATTGAAATTAACAGTAAAAGAATGGATGATAGGAATTTATATCCTATCATCCATTTTATTAAAAGTATTCATAAATACAATTAACCAAGGAATTTCTAATATAACTAATAGTGTAGCTAATATATAATGTGTTGAAAAAATTATTAAAAGACCACATCCTATTAAAGGAAGCAGTCCAATAACATAAACTAATATAGTTTTAAAAAGCGTGTAAGCATATTTACATAAATTAACAATACTACTCAAGAATATTTTTATTAAGGTTTTAAGTTTAATATCTATCATTATTTTTTACCTCTTATCTTAAAATATCTAAAAACTCTTTTATATTAGTTAGTAAAGTTTCTTTATATTTTTCAGGTAATTTATTTAAATGTAGCATAAATAAATTAGTTGTTAATTGAGATACAAAGAATGCCGTATCGCTAGAATAGTATCCGTTTTTCATACATTTACTTATATATTTAATGCACGCAATTATAAATAGATTATTCATTTCATGATATTCTTCTGGTAAGAATCTAACTTCTAAATCTGAAACTTGAATTAAATCATATTGAGATCCAAGTTTTTGTTGTACTTTTAAATATTGTTGATAAATATCTAATGATCTAGAAGATTTAGCATCTTCTTTTAAATTTGTAGAACCTATAGTTAAATAAAGCTTCTTAAGTCTATCTAAAGTAAACGTTTCTTTAAATGTATTTTTAGATTGTAAGATAGATTCATATTTTTCTTTATCATTTAAATCAAGTGCTTGATTCAATCCATCTTCTATAGCTTTTTCAATAACTTCTATAGAAGAAACATTTTCGTCTAAACCAAATGATTTTCTTATTAGTTGATTTGTTTCTTTAGTTAATCCATCTAATTCTTTAACTTTTCCTTCCATTTCTAACGTAAACTCATAAGTTTGAACTAAGAATCTAATTACAGATCTCACATAATCTACTAACTCTTCTTTAGATTCAAATTCAGGTTGTTCTACATAATATTTACCTTCTTCATAATTGTTAAATTTAAGTATTTCTTCATCTGTCATATTATCAACTTTTTCAACTGATAATGAACCTACAACTTTTTGAAATTCTTTTTCACTATCTTGTAAATATTGTTGCTGGTAACTTTTCATAGTTTCTAATTTTTCCATAGATTCGTTTAATTTAGTATTATTCATATAATTACCTCCTTATTCTTCTCCTTCTATTTCTCCATTATTTAAATCTTCTATTGAAATATTTTCTTTTATATTTATAATTATTTCCGATGCTAATTCATCTATTACATCATTATGTGAATATTTTATTTCATTTAATAAATTAGGTACAAAATTATTTGTTATTTTAAATGAATAAACCGCTTCTTTTATATATTCACCATTATATTCTCCTGGTTCTATTGCTAATTCCATAAAATCCTCAGGATCATGATAAGCATCTAATATATAGTTTAAAACGGATATTATGTTAGATAAAATAAGAACTAAATCTCTGTTCTTAGTAAAGCGTTTCATATTTGTAGTTGTAACATCTTTTCTTTTATATTCATCACTAAACATATCTGCTATTGTACTTTGATTTATATTTATATAATTTATAAAGAAATTAGTTAAATTTTCCTTAAGGTTGAATACAAAAAATTCATAGCAACATTGTGCTAAATTATGAATTTCACTACCGTCTATATTTTCTAAATCTATTCCGAGATTAAACCTATTATTTAATTCTATTATAAGAAATGTACTAAAATCATCTTTTATTTCCATTAATTCGTATTTATATTCATCTATGTGACCAAATTCATTCATTGCTTCTTCTAATGTTTCATATACTTGATCGCATTGATTACTCATAAAATTTAAAGGATCGTCTATTTGTGTCTTGATATTTTCCTTTATGATGTCTATAGGTAAATCTCCAAGTATTCTTTCAATATCAAATACGTTTATCATATCATTATCTCTTATCATACTCCAACTATCTCCTTTTTATGAATTTTCTATCTAAATAACTGTTAGATTGAAAATAAAAAATAATAGATATAGCAATTAAGCTATATCTATTACCAATCATTTAGATCGTCAAATCCATCTATTATCCAAGGATCAGAATCAGTTTCTCTTTTATCGTAATCATAATTAAATTCTTCTCTATCAATATCTTCAACTCTAACTAATCCATTCATTGCTTTATCGATCATTTCAGATTGTCTATTATATTTAGCAGATTCTTTCCTCATTCTTTCTTCATAGGTACTCGTTGATTGTGACGCCATTAGTTGTGCTTGGAAGAACAGTCTATCATCTTCTGACAAGTTATTCATAGCATATTGATAAGCATCTTCTTCTTGTGCACCTCTATCATCACCTTCAGTACCAGGTTCTTTCATACCTTTTACAATTCCCCATCTATTAAGATTTTTTCCATAAGTATAAACATAAAGTGCTATTAAATATGACATGATACTATCATCATGTTCTCCAACAGCTGCTTGTACTTTACCGTTTTTTCTAACTAATTTTAATATATCATCTATTACAAAATGAGATGTCAATCTATCTTTATATTCTTGCACTGTTAAGAATAACAAGTCTATCATTAATGATCTAGATTTAGTCCCAGTAAATACTCCATAACTTCTTCTTCTTTCAACTTCTCTTTCTATATGACCTTTACTTATTTTAGCATTATTATCATCAACCAATTCTTTTGACATGCTATGATATAAGTTTCTATTAATTACAGTTTCTCTTAAATCTTGTATTACAGAATCTCCTCCATGGTTCTTTTCTATACAAAGAACACAGTTAGGAATATATTTTTTAACTAATTGGTATAAAAATCTTTTTAAATCAGGATAACCCATAATAGGACTTCTAAATTCGGCATCTATTTGTAATGTATAAGGATTGACTATTGATATTGCAGTACTATCGTTATTAACCCCTGTTGCAACGTCGACTCCTACTATATAAGGAACTTTAGGATTTAATTTTTTATAAACGTTTAATTGATATAATTCCATTATATAATGCTCTTCTAATACATTAGGTTTTATTTCTTGTATAGCCATTAAGTCTTCTTCACTAAATGGTGAATCTTTACTACCTCTAATTCTTTGAAGTAATAATTCCCTTTTTATTGCAGTAGGATCACCGTTTACAAGTGAACATAGTTTTCTAAACCAGTTTTCATCTAATCCTAATTGAGTATAAGAATATTCTATATAACAAATACCATTTTCTGAATTTGCTGCTATTATTTCTTTACTTTTATCTGGACCTAAATCATAGAATGTTTCAGTCCATCTACAAGTTTTGTCTAATATTCTTTGAGCTGCTTGACCAGCTGCTGAATCTAAGTCTCCTGGAGTACTACTAAATATACGACAATATGCAGCACCGTTTCTTTCAGCATTGGCAGCAGCAGTCGAGAACGCTGGCAAATTTGTTACGAATAGATTCGTTAGATCTATCCTTCTATATGTTACCATATAGTTCAGACTATATCATTACTTTATATTCTGTTACCAAATATAAAATACCTCCCGCTTCCACTCACTTGAGTGTACTCTACTCACTTCACTCTACCGTATTTCTCGAATAGAGTTGTTTTCGATAGTCGTTGAACGTTATTTAAAAAATCTATTGATCATTGCATAAACTCTTTTAGTATATATTGTAACTGATGATGATCAATAGATAATTTTAAATCTTCGCTGCTGATTGTCTCATCATATAAGATTTTCCAGCAATTCAAGAGGTTTTATTCGGGCACAACGTTTACCCGAAGCTTTAACTATTTCATCAACATAATCAACGAATTCTGTTTCATCAATATATGTTATAGGTAATGTATTACCACGACCTAATTTTATAGCAGATTCTTTACTACTAGCTTTAGGTTTAGTAACTATTGTATTTTTAGTTAATGGATTATAAATTTTTCTTATATTATCTATTTCATTATCTCTTGTTCCTAAAATGGCATCTATAACACAATCTTGTCTTAGTCTTAGATATGGAGGTAACAATTCTCTTTGAGCTTTAAGTCTTTCTAAGTTTTCAGATGCTAGTTCTTGTGAAGTAGCAAAGAAAGCAAACGAAGAGTTTGTTGTACCGAATAAATAAGCCCAAGTTAAGTTTGCAATTATAGATTGCGTTTTACCAACCTGTCTTGGTATTGTTAAATAATGATCTATATTATTAATAAAACACCAAGTTGCAGCTAAATTCGCTCTATTTAATTTATAAGGGATACCTTTACTATTACCTTGGTCAGGTATTCTACAAACTTCTCTTAAATAATACCAAGGATTACGTATACATTCTGCCATTATTCTTTGAATAAATTCTTCAGACATTGCTGCAATAGGTCCATGTGGATCTATTCCTTGTAATCCTGTATCATATAATCTTAAAAAGAACACATTATTTTTAATTCCTAATTGTTTTAAATCTTGAGCTACTTGTAGAAAAGAAAGGTTCTTTGTTTCCCAATCATAAAATATGTTACCAACTTCATTAACAAGCATTCTATCACCTCAAAAAATTGAGACTGTAGATTTATTATAACCTACAGTCTCAATTAATATATTTTATTACCCTTCATAATCTGCAGGATATTTTATAAATAAACCGTATTTTTGTTTAGATATTTTCTTATTATTAGTCATATTAATAATTTCATGAATTGATTGAATATAATTATTTATAGTTACTTCTGATTGCATTACTCTTTTAGGTTCTACTTCTAGCATATATTTAGCATATTCTGCAACATCTAATAAATCATATAATCTTTCTAATAAGAAAATCTTATCATCTACAGTGTTTACTCTTTCAAGTTCTGCTCTATAAATATCTAAATCTCTAGTAACTAGTCTTCTTACTCTACCAGCATTATCAATAGCACCAGATGGAGCTTTCATTTTTTTATTTTTTAAATTAGACATAATAAAAGCTTCATTTACCAATACTGCTTTTTGCATCATAACTTCATCGTCTCTATTAAATATAGAGTTTGATATTCTAGAAATATTATCTGCAAGGAATCTAGATGGTGTTGTAAATTTTAACATTTTCAAAGATCTTTTTAATTTATCTTTTCTATATTCTAATTCTTTTATATTAACGATTAACCAGTCTATAGTAACTTCTACATCTTTATCAAGTTCTTTATTAGATTTTTTAACTTGATCTCCTTTCCCATTAGCTATTAATTTTCCTAATACTGAATAAAGCTCTTCTCCATATCCTTCTTTTACAGCTAATTCATCAGCTTCTTTTTCTTTAAGTAATTGAACATTAAACTGATGTGAGAATATTTGTAAAGCAACTAAAGAAAATAATGACGGTATCATAGGAATAGAAGGTATCAATCTTCTAGTTTTAGTATCACATTTTAACATTAAATATTCTTTAGCTCTAGTCAATCTATTTACTAAACTATTTGATGCAACTATATGACCTAATTCATGTAATAATATTGCTGTTATTTCACCAGCTGATGCATTTATATTATGATCATATAATAACGTTGAATCTATTTCTACAACTTTAATAGATTTAGTCATAAATTCTCTATGAATTTTTTCTACATCAGAGAATTTTGTACCTGTTTTACTTAAAGGTTGTATTAACATATTTGTTAAAGTATCTATTTCATCAGGTGATGGATAAATACACATACCAAAGAAAGTCTTTTTGTTATCTATAATAGATATATCTAATTGAATATCAAATTCTCTTTTAACAGCACTTTCTATTAATCTGATATTTTTATTGATATCTTTTTCATGTTGGATATTTCTAATACAAGACTCAACAAATATAAGTGATTCTCTTTTATCCATATATTATTATCTCCTTTCTTGCAATTTTTTGAACTAAAAAATTCTAATACAATCTCAATTATAAGATTGTATTAGAATTTAATTTATCTTAATAAACCTTATTTGTTAAGGTTCTATTCTCCATCAGCCATTCTACTTTCTATACCGAAATCGTTGTTTATTAATTTTAATTGAGCTTGAACTGGTAACATTTCAGTAGATAAGTATCTATGAGTACCCATGATGTTAGGTACTTTATCTACTTGATGATGTCTATAAGTATTTTCTATATTAAAGCTGTATTTATAATGTTTGAAAGTTATATGGTTAGCTGTAGTAGGATAAGCAACTATTCTTATACCTAAATCTTCAGCACATTTCATTGAAGATATGAAATGAATTCTATTTCCTGTTTCAGTCATAACACCGAATTTATAGTCTAATTGAACTCCACCTACTCTAGTATTTTCATCAACTATCCATTTAACTGCACTGTTAAATAATTCTATATTATTTGGATGACCATAAGCAACGAACATTATTTCAGGAGTTTTTAATATATCTTTTAATGAAGATACTAATTTATTAAATCTGAATTTTAGTTCTTTTTCTATATAGTCAGATTGAGTTAACATACCACTTGTTACATTACAATCGAATGTAGCACATTGTACGAATCCTTTAGTATATCCAAATGGAAGATCAGTTTTATCTTTCCATCTATCTAAACTTCCTTCTAAGAAATCAAGAGCATTAGAATCTTCAAATTGAGTTAATGTAGTAGCCATATCATTAACTACATCAGGAGTTATATCTATGTTAGCCATAGCTTTCCAGTCTCTTATTTTTTCTATAGTAAGAGCAGTATTGATTCTTTCTCCTTCTGGTATTTCCCAAGTTTGAGGAATTCTTTCTCTATCTAGATCTAAACCACGATCATTGAATTGGTTAGAAACGTGTCCACCGAATTTAAGTGATACTAATGATCCATCTAAAGAGTTACAGCATACTGTACCATTGTAGAAGTCTACTCTACCTACTAATATACATCTGTCATCTCCAGATTTAACTTCTTTATAGAATACACCATCTCTTTCAACATCTGGTTTTATATTTAATCCTGAAACAGTAACTTCACCAGCAGCACCGTTGAATACTATTTCTTGTATACATAAGTCATAAGCAAAGCTATCTTGACCTTTTCTTACATTACCAACACCCATAGATGCTGTTAATAAATCATAGTCTTCTAATGGAGCTTGAACAGCTTCTTCATATACTTTTATACCTTTAGCTAATTCAGAAGCTTCTTTGAATGATTTATCATAGAATATTTCTGGGATGTAATGTTTTTTACCGTTAACATCTTTTAAGAATTTTCTTTCGAAAGCAACTTTTACAACTGGAGCATCTGGTACTTCTGTCATCATTACATCTTTAGCTATACATTCAAGCATGTTTTTCTTAATTATAGGTAAAGTATAACCAACAACTGGAGATAACATTGATACACCATAAGCTTCGTTAACTATTTCATATTTTGAGTTTTCTACTATTTGTTCTATTTTTGCAGGTAATAAATCTAAATATTTATCCCCTTGTGAATTATCAAATAAATCCCCTAAAAGCATTTCTTTATATTGTTCGAATATAACATCGTCTTTATATATTCTTAATGCGTCTTCTATTGGGTCTATTCCCATAGAACCTTTAAATGTTTCATTTATTGATACTAATTGATTATTGAAATCTTCATTTCTTGATTCCACAAATGATCCAACAACTCTTGTTGGTTTAACATCGTTATATCTAGGCATTTTACAAATACACTCCTTTGCAATTATTTTTTAATTAATATTTAAATAGTTGTTTCAAAAAATATGGTAATTACTGTAATTATTTTAACAATTCCTTCCCACATATCTACCACTTATCAATTTGTTTTCCTTATGAAAGTCAAGATTGTTTTTTTTGTTACTAGTCGATTTTACTTTATTACCTCCATTTTTCTTAGCTTTTTCTTTTAGAGTTTTTAGAAAGATTATTAACTTCTTCAAGCATTTGAACGTTTATGTTTAATGCCTGTATTATAAGATTAAATTGATATAGATTTGCAACATATGAATTCTTTGCAAACTTATCTGTTATATAATCATAAGTTACATCATATAACTTATCAAGATTTTGTTTAATCTTTATAATAGCAGGATTCATACGAAGAGATAATTTATCATTACTTCTAAAAACAGCTAAAATTTCTTCTATTCTATTGAATAGTTCAATGAAATCTTGTATGAGATATTTGTTTTGTTGACTAGACATGTCATCAACAACCTCTTCTTCGCCATTATCAATTTGTTCATCTTCTGGAGTTTCGTCATCTAAGTTTTCATCACCTAAAGGTTCTTCTTCATCTAAATTTAGTTCATCTTCCCCTTCTTCTGAATTTTCATTATAATCTTCAGGACCTAAATCTTCTTCATCTTCAGGAGAACCTTCTTCTATATTAAGATCTTCATCAGCCGTGTAATCAGAAGCAGTTAATTCTTCATCATCAGCTACTTCTTCAGTAGGTGCTTCTATTATTATGTCTTCCCAATTAAAATCATCGAATTTCATTATTACCACCTCCTAATAATAACGTAATCCATGTTTTATTCTCATTATCTCTTTTTCAAGATTTGCTTGTATTCTCATTAATTGATATTTTTGTTGTTTAGCATTATCACCTTTAGCGTCTTCTATTTTTTCTTTAGTAATTTTTAATTCAGTTTCAAGTTCAAGTAGTATTCTTTTCTTTTCTCTTGATTCAGTTCTTTTACTTAAAGCTCTTGCTCCTAATAACCCTATTATTGTCGTAACAGTCCCTAATACAGGTCCTTGAATTGCTTTAAGTGCTGTAGATGTAGCAGCCATTATAATTAATGATTTTAAGCATTTTCCTAATTTAACAGTATTTTTACCAGTTATTATTTTTTCTCGTTTTTGATCTTTTGTAAAATTCATAATATCATCAAGTTTTTTATTTATAGCAGAAGAAGCTCTGTCATCAATTACTTTAGCTCCTCTTTTTAATTGACCTATTTTAGAATCTGATGCAGCCATACCACTAGATTTAGCAGAAGCGTTTCCTATAGCTCTAGTAACTTTATCAGTACCTTTAGTAATTATTCTTGAAGATGCTTCCATTGTAGATTCATATTCACATAAAGCTTCAGTAACTTTATATAATTTAATCATATCGTTTACATTAATATCATTATCAGATTCATCTAAGAATATAGATTCTACTAGTGTGTTAAAAGTCTCAATTGCTTTAACATAAAGATCTTCTTCTTTAGGTTCTCTATTTGCTAACCTACTATCTATAAAATATTCTAATAAATTATTCATGTGGTATAATTCATGAATTGTATATTCTATCACGTTATCAGGTTGGTCTTTTAATAATACTTCCAAATTACTAAAATCTTCTGATAATTCTATTTCAGTGCTTTCTATAGCAACATCTGATTTATATTTATACAATAAAATTTGTACACATTCTTGTAAATATTTAAGCCTATCGACATTATTAGAATTTTTTCTCATATAATCTTTAATTGATTCTAATATTGATAAAACCTTTTTTGAATTTTCATCTGTTATAGTGAAATCCATAGGTTGAAAATCTTTATTTAAATAAGATTCTTTAATATAATTAATTGATTCAGTTAATTCAAAATCATCTAATATAAAATTAATAGTAGATTCATTTAATGAAGAACTATTTTTTATATTATCTATCATATATAATTTATCTTCAAATGATGATTCTATAACTTTATCTTCATAATCAGGATCTAGTCTTTTATCTAATATATGAACTAAGCGATCTTCAGGTATATTTGAGCTTCTTAATTTAGATAATAAAATCTCAGCAGTATATTTTTCCATAGCTCTAGTTGTATTATACTTATTAGTAACATAAAGATCTTCAAGCCATCCTTCAGCTAAAGAAGCTTCTTCTATAACATCAGATAAAAGAACTGAAACTTCATTAAAAAGAAATTCAAAGTTCGATTCTTCACAATAAAAATCTTTCATTATAATTCTCCTTTCTTCAGTATTTATAAGTTAATTAAAAAATTGTTTTAGACGATAAAAAAAGATAGTATAGAGTAGAAACTCTATACTATCTTTTATTCTTCATCCTATTCTTTTACTTCATTTTTCTTTTCTCTTGCTTCTTCAACCAATTCTTTTAAATCTGTTATGTTTACAGTTAAATATATTAAATAAGGATCTTTTATACCTACATCTTCTTGAACTAATTTAAAATTATAAGTTACTGTATTACCAAATCCTTTTAATAATTTATTTAACATATTTTCTAATTTAACAGTGTATTCATTTTCTATTTCTTTAAGTCTATATAACTTAAATCTATCATCATAAAATGTATTTAAATATATTCTATGTGTCATTATATATTCATAACTGGCAGCATCATAATCTCTATCTAATGCTTCAAATACATCTGTTAAGAATCCACCATTTATTAATGAATCTTTTAATTTTTTATATAATATTTTATCTTCATCTTCTATAACTTTTGGTCTTTTATCATCTACTAATCTTGTAAATATTGACATATTGATAACCTCCATAAATTTGATTTAATATAATGTTAAGTTATATATTAAATTATATAAAATAAATATTCGATAAATCAAGATGGTACGTTTGTTCCCATTTTTCTATTAGAGATCGTCTATCGTCTTCAGCTCCACTAAATCTATCTATATTAAGACTTAACTGTCCATATGCAGTAGATAAATTATCATAGTGAATTAAAGTATTATATAAATGAACTTTAACATCTAAAGTTGCTAATTTTAAAAATGATGTATAGCAAGTTGATGGAATAGTAGATAAATTCTCTGCATGAGATAATGCAACAGTAAGTCTAAAAGCATTACCCATAGAATAACCTGTAAATATTTCTATCATATTAGGTGATATAAAATTAAAAGTTGCACCTTTTGCTGAAGCAGAAATCATATTAGCTTGTGCTTGTGCTAACATTAATTCTTGATATCCATATATACAAGGAGTGTTACCATATGAGAATAATGACGTGTTAGTATCTGCTAAATGCCTCTTTTCATTATATATAGGCTCCATATCTATTATCATCATTATTTCAGCATCTCCAAAAACATCTGGTAAAAGATAAACTGAACTTTCAGCTCTACGTTCAACGAGTTCAAGGTCATTAGTATCTATTTGTAGAGGAACTTTATAAGGAGCCATTTCATTAAATACAGGTAGTGTTCTTATAACGATAATTTCTCTTATAAGTTCATCTAAGTTTTCAAATGGAGTAGCCATAGCAGTTAACCCAAGATCTAATTTTATAGAACTAATTATTTTACTTATGTTAATCATAATCATTCTCCTTTCTTAAATTTATTATTAAATTGTATTTATTTGTAATTGATGTACAAATTATTAACGTTTAAAAAAAACTTAAATAAAGGAGTTGAAATAAATTGTATATTAGAGATAACAATCAAATTACTGAAGGAACAGGTATTGATGCGGATTTAATCATAACTTTATTTAAAGCTACTAGAGAAATGAATAGTCTTTATAGATCTTATAAAACTAGCACTCGTACAGAGAGTGGTGGTGGTCAAGACGAAGTTATGGATCCATCTTTTATGGAAAAAGTAGGTGGTAGTTTAAAGGGTAGAATACAAATAGACGATGAATATATTATTATCAAAGGTATCAATTTTTTCAAATTTATAGGAAGAATAAAAGAATATTATTCAGAAAATAATTTTAGTAAAATATTTATGAAGGTTTATACATCAAAATCAGAAAAACTATGGAAAAAAGGAAAAATCAGAAGAAAAGATATGCAAATCAGCCAACTTAAATTCCCAGTATTTTTCTCATTAGAAATTGCTATGATATTAGAAGATTTAGGCGCTCACTATAAAGTTCCATATTATATGAAAATGGCTAAACTTATAAGAAATAAAACTTGGGTGAATAAACTTCATAAACCAGTTGAAGATATTAATATAGATCTAAGAGCTTTAGATAATATAAAATATACTCTTAAACCATATCAAAGAGAATTTATAGAAATGTACCCTACACTAAAAAATAGATTTAATTTAAATGGATACATTTTATCATTTGACCAAGGTTTAGGAAAAACTCTTACTGCAATATCTCTAGCAGAATGTCTTCATAAAAAACAAGTTGTTATAGTATGTCCTAATTCTCTTAAAGAAAACTGGGCTTATGAAATAAAAGAATACTTCTATAAATATTCCGATGAACAACTTTGGCGAGATGAAGTATATGTACACGGATCTAAAAAATATTCATTAACACAAAAAACTAAATATGTTATAGTAAATTTAGAAGCGATACCAGCTATTTATAATATAGTAAAACCTAATGAAGATTCAATATTAATAGTTGATGAAATGCATAACGTTAGAAATATGAAAGGTAAAAGAACTTTAGAGTTACTTGATCTTAAGAAAAAAATAAAAAATCCTGATATATTATTAATGTCAGGTACTCCAATAAAAGCATTACCAAATGAAATAGTACCAGCATTAATGATGATTGACCCTTTGTTTACAGATGAAGTTGCTGACTTATACAATAAATGTTTTAATGTTGATGGTACATGTACTAAAGATATAGTAAATACTAGATTTGGTATAGTAATGCATAGAAAAACAAAGAAAGAAGTTCTTCAATTACCTGAGAAAAGAATACATGTTTTAAGTTTTAGATTATCTAATAGTGATAAGTATTTATCTGAAGTTGTTAAAGAAGACGTTAAAACAGCCTTTAGAGAATTATATGATAAAGAACTTAGAAATAGTAAAGAATTAAAAGAAAATTATATTAAACTATTAAATAAATTTCATAAAGCTCCTAGGGATGAATATAAATTATACATGAAATATGTAAATAATCCTGTTGACGATGAGTATAGTGAAGTAGATTTAGAAAGAATAAAAAAATTTACAGATACTTATGTAAAATCTAATATATATTATCCACCTGATTTAAAAGCTTTTAAAGAAGCCGAAACTGCTTATATTAGAATGGAACAAAGAGCAATGGGTAGAGCAATAGGTCAAATACTTCATCCAAGAAGATCTGAAATGTTCGTTCAATTATATGAACAAAATAAAGAAGAAATAGTAGATATGATTAAAAATGCTACTAAGAAAACTGTTATATTTTCAACTTTATTAGAAATTGTAAATTATATAAGTAAAGACTTAGAAAAACAAGGAATAAAAAATGTTAAAATAGTTGGTGGGTCTGGAGATAGAATGGATTTAATACAAAAATTTAAAAACGACGAAGATATTGAAGTATTAATAGCAACATCTCAGACATTAAGTACTGGTGTTACATTAACAGAAGCAAATCAAATGTTTTTCTTTGGAACTCCTTGGAGAAGTGCAGATTATAATCAATGTTGTGATAGAATTTATAGAATAGGACAAAATACTGATGTTGATATATATAATGTATTATTAGATACTGGATCTGATTTAAACTTATCTACTAGAATGAATGAAATATTAAACTGGTCTGATGAAATGTTCAATAATATGGTTGAAGGAGAAAATAGCAATGAAAGATTATAATTGAATCTACAACTAATTAAATAAAATTAAGGAGGTAATAATATGTATATAGTTAAACCTTATATAGAAGATGAAGATCGTGTTTATTATGGAGTTTATATAAAAACGGATTGTCTATATTACAATATAGATAAAAAGTATGAAGATAATTTAGTAGTATTATGTTATTCACTTAAAAGTGCTAATAAAATAGCAGATATATTAAATAACGATCATGAATTTGAAGAAGCTATAGAGAGATACAATTAATTAAGTAGAACTATTAGTTCTACTTAATTTTTTACTCAAAACAACTTAATAAGATAATTATTACAAGAAAGGAGATATGATTAATGTTATATAAAGATGAAGTTGTTGCACATGTTATTATGGAACAAACAGCAGAGCCATGTGCAGTAAATGTTAGAGATTATTCTCGTAATGGACTTTTATATGTAATATTTGAAACTGTTTTCCAATCATTTGGTGTTAAAAATCGTAATAAAAGAATGTATGATGGAGATGCAGTAATGGCTTCTTGGAATGCACCACATATACAAGAACTTATAAGAAAGAAATCATTTGTTAGTGAATACGGACATCCATTAGATCAATCAATGGCAAGAATAACTCAAATAGATCCTGCAAGAATTTGTGGTAGAATAAATTCGTATTATAGAAGTGGTAATTTACTTAAAGGGGAGTTCGAAACATTTGACGATGGTGCTTGTGGTACAATGCTAACTAGAAGAATATTACAAGGGGTTGAACCTGCATTTAGTGTTAGAATGTTAGCTAAATTAACTAGAGCTAAAGACGGTACTATGCTAATGAATCAACCAGGACATCTAGTAACAGCAGACTGCGTTATATTACCATCACATATGGAAGCATATAGAGATGAAAGTAAAGCAATAAATGTGGTAAGTAAAGCAATAACAGAAAGTGCTGGTCAAGATATAACTAAAGAACAATATGAAGATATGGTATTTGCTATAAATGAAGCGATGTTTACAGACTTTGTTAAAGAAGAAAGTAAAAACTTTAAATTAGTAAAAAATGTTGAAGAAGTTATAGGAGATAGTATTCAATTAACAAGTGATTTAAATAATATAATATTAAAAGAGGGTGCTGATACTTATTATATAAAAGTAGAAGATAAAATAAAACATGATATAAGAAACTTTATGAGTAAATTTTAAGAATAATATAGAAGTATAGAGAATTCAAATTCTCTATACTTCTATATTATTTGAGTTATATACCTAAAGTAATTAGTCCTTCTAATCTTGTTGCTTCTGAAGTATCAACCCTTTCATTTTGTAATATTGTGTTTAATTCAGTTTTTAATTCTTTTACTTTATTATTTAATAATTGTATATACGAAATAACCGTAGATAAATCTGAACCTTCAGATATTTTATCACCATAATTTATAGCCATAGTTTATATCATCTCCTTCATCATTTATTTTCTTATTAAGTTGTCTTATATCCTAAATTAAACAACTAATTAATAAATTAAAAGGAGGTAAATGATTAATGAGAGATACTAATATTAGATTATATAGTACAATCTATAAAAACAATTTAAACTATCAAGAAGCATTAGAACAATGTAAAAGAGGAGCATATATTACTAGACCTGACTGGAATGGATTTCATTATATAGAAAATGGAGTTTATAAAATAATGTTAAAAGAAGGATTAATATTAGAAGATCCTAAAGAAGTATTTGATAGAGATAAAAATGATTGGTGTATAGTAGAAATAACAATGGAAGCAATAAAAATAATGCTAGGGGAATAATATAGAAGTATAGAGATTGATTTCTCTATACTTCTATAATATTTGAGTTGTATACATAATATTCCAATTATTTAGTTAATTTTATATAATGAATTTTCCTCATTGACTTGCATAATTTGCACTTTTTGCTATCTCTAAATATTGTAATCCGTTGAGAGATGATGTATCACATCTAACAATTTCAGCATCACTTAAATCTATTGGACTGGGAATCCATTTTCCCAATTTTCAGGTACTGTTGTCATACTAAATCTTTGCCAATCATTTGTAATTTCTACCATTTTTGGTTGAGCTATACCCTGATTATGTTGCCATGATGAATCAAATGTTAGTCCTTCTGCTAGCCACCAGTCTCCACCACAGTTGGCACAATAATGTGTACTATCTCTATCATCTACACCGTTTTCATCCCATTTAACTTTTCGTAAGTCTATACAAGTATAAACATATTCGTATTTAAGACTAAAGTTTTTGATTTCTGAAAACGGATGATACATACAATTTTCTCCATTAATTTTATTAGCTTCTCTAAGTATAATGGTCTTAGAATTTTCGGACTGTTTAATACTATCTGCAAAATATCTATTACTGTCACCACTAAATGATTCGGCATAGAAATTACCATTAGGAATAGCCACATTTTGTACTTCTTCCCATTGTCCATTATACCAACCATATACTTTAATATTTCTCATTTCAACACCTGTATTTTGAGTAAATGTAGTACCATCTACCCTATAAACATTCGACCAAGCACCTAATGCTTGGAATTGTACTGCACCAGGACATGCTGATTGACCACAGCTATGTTCTGCAGCAGTAGGTCTTTCTTGGTTTTCCCATCTTGATTGATATTTCCATGTATCAGTAACACCACTAGGAATAGCTTCATGTGCTTGAGGCATTGGATACATCTTATCTAAAATATATTCATCTGTACATGTATATTTATAATAGTCAAATTTAACACCATTTATAGTTAATAACTCTAGTAATCTAGCTATATCTTCTTCTCCAGTAATATTATATCCTCCATTTTTCATTAGATTAGCTAATGTACTTCTAGTATTTTCTGCTTTAGTATTCTTATTATTAAACTCATTATCTGTTTTAGTTATTAAATTAGACAGATTATCTTCAGATGTTACATTAACACCTTCATCTTGAAGTATAGATGCAAGAGAGTCTCTAAGTGCAGTATCTTCTTCTCCTACTCCAAATGCATGATAAGTATAGTCAACATTATCTGTAGTAACTGTACTATATAAATAAAATCCATTGTCTGTTAAGTTAGGTGTATAAATAGTTTCACCATAAGCAGTACCAACATTATCTACACCTAATGGATGGTTCATAAAGTTTTGACTGATTGAATTAATATCAGTTAACGTTTGATGTATATAATAATTTAAATCAAATCCATAAGCAATTCCATACATAGCATACTGCTTATTTGATGAAATTTTATCAGTTATTATTATAAGTACAATTGAAGGCTTAAATGAAAGGTTGTTGACTTCAAGTGTACAACCATAAGTAAAACTATTAGTAAGTGTAGATGTAGCTGACCCAACTCCTGTTGAAAAAGATACCTTATCTCCACCTATAATATTACCAGTAGCATATTGTATTCCCTTACCTTCACTATTTGCTAATAAAGATAACTTTTCTATTAATTGTTTAAACTTATCAGCTGATTCAACAGTTATACCATTATTCATTAAAGCATTTTTAAAACTAGCATTTAATCCATTTATCCCATTACTCATAGCACTAAAAGTATCACTACTATTTAAAGGTTCGCCAATAGCAGTTGCTATGAGTTCTTTACCGTTATTGGCATTTTGAAAAAGTTCATTCACTGCAGCTACTAAACTATCTTTAGCATTAGTTTGTAAAGTTGGTAAATCTCCTATTTTTGCTTCTACTTCACTAAAATCAACATTTTCTATTTGTGTTGTTAAGTTATCTATTAAATTTGTATGAGAATTAGCTATTTCAGTTAATGAATTGATACTATTTGTATTATTATCTATTTCTCCTGCTAATTTACTTGTTAAATGTTCTTTACTTATAGAACCTATATTAGGTTCATCTCCACCAGCTCCACTACCTATAACTTCCCATCTACCTGGGTCACCTGCTTGCGTACAAACCCATCCGAAAACTCCATTTGCTTGTGAATCAGATATAACTATATCCCCTATTTTATAAGAACCGGAAGCTGGTATACCTGAACCAACAGTCATTTTATTATTAGTAAAAAATGTATTATCTCTATTAGTCACTATAGTAAAACCATTTGCCATAATTTATTTCAACTCCTTTTATATTCGTATTTTTATTAGCATAATTACAAATTTGTTCCTTTGACAAAAATAAAGGATGAAGAAACTAGGAATAAAACCTAGTTTCTTCATCTATAAATTTTAATTATTCTCCAACTATTTCTTTTCTTTCTTCTTCAGTTATCCATCCTGCTTTAACAGCATCTGCTACCATATCAGCATTCCAGAAACCTTTATTGTACCATCTTTTTATTAAGTTAAATTTTAACGAATGTTTTTCAGCCATAATTTATCATCCCTTCCTTATTTTTTTAATTATATATTAAAATCCGATTATTATTCAGCTTTTGCAGCTTCTGCTTGAGCAGCTTGTAACATCATAACTTCATAAGATAAAGCAGCAATTTCTTCTTGTAATTGTTCGTTTGTTATTTGTTCTTGTTCAGCAGCAGCTTTTTCTTCTTCTTTTTTAGTCATATAAACATCTGCTATTTCTTGAAGTTCCATTCCTGGTTCCATTCCATAGTTAGAAGCTATAGTAGCACCTATTTGTATTTCAGTTACTTTACCATAGTCATCTACTACTAAGAATATATCTCCTAAAGCATTTACTAAATCTTGTCTATTTGCTAAAACTGTTTCTGCAGGTACATTATTTATTGCAGTTTTTCCATCCCATATTTCAACTCTAGCCATATTTATCATTCCTTCCTTATTTTCAATATTTTTTATATTATTCATTATTATAATGTTTATAAGATTAATTATTATAGCTCAGTATTAGTCTTATACTTCTTTTTTATAAATGATCTATCATGTTATTATATAAATTTATTAATAATTCTATGTTATCTCCTAATTTATTATTTATTTCATTAATTGCATTTACTAAATTGTCTTTAATATTAGTATTCAAATTACTTATTGTACCTATATTAGTTTTATTAGTATTAGCAGTATCGTTTGCGGTATTACCGATATTCATAGCTGTTGAAGCATTAGTATTTGCTTCATTAATTGCATTTACTAAATTGTCTTTAATATTAGTATTCAAATTACTTATTGTACCTATATTAGTTTTATTAGTATTAGCCATATTAGTTAAATTACTAATATTAGTTTTATTATTATCTACAGCTGTATTTAAGTCTGATCTTAATTTACTAATGTCGTTTTTATTAGTATTAGCAGTATTAGTAACTGTTGTAACGTTATTATTAGTTGTATCTAAATCTGTTTTTAAATTACTAATATTAGTTTTATTAGTATTAGCGATATTAGTAACTGATGTAACGTTATTATTAGTTGTATCTAAATCTGTTTTTAAAGCAAATTGTGTTGTATCTGCGGCAGCAGTACCTATAACTTCCCATTTTCCAGGTGTACCTTCTTCTGTACAAACCCATCCAAATATACCATCTAATTGAGTGCTACTAACTATAAAGTCTCCGACTTTGTAACTACCTGATGTTGGTATTCTGTCGGCATAACCCATTTTATTATTAATAAAAAAAGCCGCTTCTTCACTACTTACATAAATACGCATAGCCATTGCATTCTCAACTCCTTTTTAATTAGTTATTTCATTAGTTACAGTATTGTTTTCTAGGCATAATAATCAGAAAAACAATGATATAAAGTATTTTTAAATTTTAAAAGAAGGAGTGTAATATATGGATTATAAAAAATATATTGAAGATAGAATTAATGGTATGTATAATATTCTAGAAAGTAGTAATTTATATTCTGACTTTATTGGACTTAATGAGGGGTTAATTGCTAGAATAAAAGAAATAAGAGCTGATAAAAAAGCTAAAAAAGCAGCAGAAGCTGAAAGAGAAGCTGAACAGAGAAGAATCGCAAATGAACTTAAAAAAGAAAGAAGTAAAGCTAATGCAATGCGAAATTGTGTTAAAGTAACAAACCAATCTGTACCGAATGATGACTTTAATAAATTAATTGATGATGTAAAGAAAGTTTTAAATGAAGAAATTCCTGATGTTAGATTTGAAAACTCAAATGCTAGACATAACAGAACACCATTAGAAGAAGGATATGTCCTTCATAAAGAGTCTATAGTATTATTTAAAATGTCTGATGCCAATTTAAAGAAGTTTATAAATAATACTAAAAATAAGGAAATAAAAAGACTTAGAGGGATAAAAAATACTGCAGCTGTAACTAAATCTGCTAATAGTATCAAAAAGGCTCTTAGTGGTGAAGTTGGAGTTGATACTGTTGATATTGTAGCAAGTCAAGTTGAAAGTGCTAGCAAAGATAAACTTAGAAAATTAATGGATGAAGATTTTCAAACTAGAATAGTAAAAAAACTAGAAGGAATGGGTTGTAGATATAAAAGAAATATGTTAGTATTTGAAAAAGATGGTCTTGATTACATGTCTATTAGGGTTGAAGACTTTTATTTTGAATATACTATAACAGTTACTATTAAATATATATTAAAATAAATAATAAGATATAGATAACTATTAAGTTATCTATATCTATGTTTTTATTTTAATCTTGGATGTTCCATATTACCGTTTTCATCTATTCGATATTCCCATGCATTAAATGTTCTTCCACATGTATTACATTTATAATATAAAAAGTTTTCTGATGATATTTTTGTTATATCAGATTCATTTACTGAATAGCATTTATAAATAAACCCTCCACAATCAGGACATTGATTAATTGTTAAATTAAAGAAATCATTGACTAAAGGTTCCTTTTCTTCTGTTTTATGTCCTACAGTAAATTTATTAAATAACATATCTTGTATTTTTTTAATCATTTCTTCTGGTATAGTAGCACCTGCAGTACATCTACGACCTCCACCATTAAACCATCTTTTAGCTATAATAGCACAGTCAAATTCTCTATCATCAGCACTTCTAATACTTAATTTACCACTTCCTATATTAATTAAGATTATACCATCTATTTCAGGATGTAACTTAATTAATCTATTTCCTATTTCAGATTGATAAGAATCGCAAAATACAAATCCTACATTATGATTATCAATCTTTTTAGTTATTAAAGTTTTATCTTTAGATTTTAATACAGAATCTATTTTTCTTTGCTCATATTTAAGTAATTTATTTGCAAAACTACTAAATAATTCAGTATTGTTATTTAAAATTTTTTGTACAAATTCATTCATAAAATCATAAAATCCTACTATTCCAAAATAATCGTTTAGTTTCTTAGCATCTTGGTCATCCAAGAAATTGTTCCAGTCCCATGTATCATATCTTCTTACTTTTTCTACAAATTGTATTAAAGCTTCATTTGGTTTAAATTTACAAGTTTCTAATAAGAATTTATAAAATAATGATGTACCACTATCATTTCCTGGTGCTCTTTCTACGCCAGGATCTACTGTTGCCCAATCATAATTATTTAAATATTCCAGATTAGCATGATGATCTAATAAATGAACTTTATCTTTGTAATTCTTTTCTATAATTTCTGCAGTTTCTTTAGTAACCGAAATATCTGTTATAAATACATGTGAATAATTCCCATATCTTAAAGCATTTAAAACTTCATTATTTACATTATGATAACCACAGAATTTAGTATCTACTTCATGTTTATTAAAAACGACTTTACCAACTACTGCAGCTCCAATACCATCTAAATCAGTATGTGTAATAATCATAAATCTCTTCATGCCCAAAACCCCTTTCACCTTTTTATTTATTTTTATTTAACTTTAATGAAAGTCTTTTATCGTATTTTTCTGTATATAAAACAGATGAATGTACTTTCCACCAGTCTTCAAAGGTTTCAAATAAATGCATTGAACCATCATTAATTTTAACTGGAGGTTTCATATATGGTAAGTATACCCCAAAATAAATATCTAATTTTTGATCACGAGGTATTTTAAGTGTCATGTTCTTATAAGCTTTAAATCTCCCAACTTCTAATAAATCTTTTATAAGACTATTGTAAACTCCTACATACAAATTTCTCAACCTCCTTATTCTTATATATAGATAATTGTTAAAAAAGAAATAAAAATATAGAGAAATTAATCTCTATATTTTTATATAATTTTTATTTAAATAATTCATTTATTTTTTAAATAATAATGATTTATACAGTTCATCGATTTTTTGTTTTAAATTCTTTATTTCTTTTACTTTACCATTAAGTTGTTTCTTTAACACATTAATTTTTTCTTTAGTATGTTTTTCTTCATTTTCTTTTTTAACTTTCTCATATTCACCTAATGTTATAGGACAACCAATTTTTTCATCTTTCATAATAAAACCTCCTTATTTTTTCTAATTAATTGTTATACTATAATTAAATTATTATTTCTTATTTATACCTTTAATTATATTTTTCATTACATGTTTATTAACAGGTTTTTTTACTCCTTTCTTTATATATGGAACTAATTTAACTGTAATATCATCATTCGACTTATCTTCTACTACTTTAGTATTTCGAATTTGTTTAATTATTTTCTTTAAATCTTCAGCATATTTTTTATTAGTAGCCCATGTACCACTCAATCCTTCTACCGTTTTACAACATCCATAAAGATAAGTAAAATGTCTTGGATCTTGTGTAGTACCATTAGCTTTACATTTTTCATTAAGATGACTTGCACAATTTGGACTATATTTAGGAAATTTAGGAGCACCTGCATAAAGAGCTAAATGATCTGCATGTGCTTGTATTCCTTCTTCCCAAGATTTAAATTTCATATGTGCTTTAGCACTCTTATCTCCTCCACCTTTAGTAACTTTAAGTCCACAAGTATTATGATAAGAAGCATTTAAAACTCCACCAAAATTAAAATAACCTGTTTCTAAGCAAACTTGTGCGAGCATTACTTCAATTAATATTCCATTATTATTTGCTGCTTTCCATATTATTGGAAGATTTTGTAACAATAAAGGATTAGCAGTTCTAACTGACTTAACCCAAGTTTCACATTGTTTATATGTTATAATTGATTTTCCTAATATATTCATTTTTACATCTCCTTTATCATTTTTAATATATGGTTGTTATAATCAAAATAAAAAATAAAGCAATCTTTTGAACATAAATAATGGATATTACACTAATGTGTAATATCCGTATATATTAACCTCTTGCTATATTTTCTATCTCGTCTAATCTTCTTTCTAAAGCAGCCATTTGATTTACTAAATCAACAATTTGATCTTTAGCATCACAAGTAGCTTCATATTGAGCTTTTAATTCAGCTTCTAATCTAGCAATTTCCATATCTTTTGCATCTACGTCTTTAAGAACTAACATAAATTGATCTGCTAATCCATTCATTGTAGCTATTAATTCATCAACATTTCTTCTTTCAACTTCTACTACTTCCTCTTCTACAACTTCTTCTTTCCCAAACCATTTTTTTAAAAAACACATAACTTTATTGCCTCCTTATGAATTTTAAATTTATATTATATTTCTTTTTCTAGCTTCTCTAATATATGCTTCCTTGAAGTATTCTTTACATTCTAATTCTTCTTTTTTACTTAACTTCATTCCTTTACCATAAAGCTTCATAAAACCTAAATATTTTTCTTCAAGGATTTTTAATAAAACTCTTAAAGTTATTTCTATAGTTATCTCTAATATATTTCTTACAACATACTCATCTATCATTATTTTTTTCTCTTTATCCATTATAATCTACTCCCTTATCTGTCTAATATTATTATGTCTATATTTCTTATTCCCCAATCCATAGCTTCTTTATAAGTAGGAAGCCATATATCTATCTTATTACCTTTTATTGCCGATCCAGTATCTTCAGCAATAAAAACTTTATCAAAATATGGAATATAAACTTTAGTTCCTAAAGGTATAACTTTAGGATCAGTTGCTATTACTCCATATCTCGCTTGTGTTCCTATATAAGTTAATTGTTTACCAGTATAACTAGTAGCTTTAACTTTCATATTTTTTCCTTGTTTATTATTTCTCATATTCATCACCCCAATTATTTTTTGTGTCTATAAAGTTGTTACTTCGCTTATAATTTTTTATTTATAATAATAAAAAGACTATAGAGAATATTCTCTATAGTCTTTAATTAATCTTTTAATATTCCGTTTATAACTTCTAATTTTTTCTCTATTTCTTCTTTTTCTACTAAAACTTTTTGCAAGTTATCTCTTACTTCACATAAATCTTCATATCTTTCTTGTGCTTCAGTTTCAAGTCTTTTTACTGTAGAATCTAATTTTTTTATGGTACTTTCATAATTTTGTATTATATTTCGACAATCATTAATTTGAATATTAAGATTTTCTATTTCTTCATCTTTATTTTTGATTACATCGTTATAATTTTCAATATCTTTTGAAAGAGATTCTATTATTAATGATTGTTCGTTAGTGTATTCTTCTAAATCTTCAACAATTTTGTCTCTTTTCATAACTTCATCTAATAAAGTTCCCAATTGACATGACATTATTTGTACATTATCAATTAGTTCCTCAACACTTTTTCTTTCAATTCTTGGAAGTTCTTTAACTTCATTTTCATCTAAATTATCTTCTTCTTTTTTATTTTTTGTATTAGTAATTTTTATACTAAGTGGCATTCTCATTCACCCCCTTTAAGTATTGTTTTTTAGAATTTAGTCATCTAAAATTTCAAATTTATTAAAATCTATACAATATCTATTACAAGTAGGTTTTAATATTTCATTTAATTTATAACCACTTTCTAATAATTCTTTAATTGTCATATTATTGATAATATTAACATGAGGTTTTGTTATTTTTAATCCTAGTTTATTTTCTAATTCTATCCGTGTGGTTCTTGCTAAAATTATATTATTATAATTACGTAAATAATACTCTTGTGCGGTTCCACCGTATTCATACGAATTAGCTGTCCATTCACATATTAATTCAATAATAGCAATATTTGACATCATTCTAGGTTTTGGTAATATACAAAATTCTATATTATTTTTATTATCTTTATATTTTTTCCAATTAAATATCCAATGTTGCCAATTATATTTATTCTTTTCATAGTGATGTAACATTGCTTTTTCATATAATAATTTATTTTTTAATTTAAATGAATATCCGTAATCATAATAATCTGAAGTTGGTTCATAATAAAAACCAAATGTTCCATATATCCAAGTCATACAAGGTTTAAATTCAGCTTTAAGAAATTTACTTAAATCATGTTTTATTTTAATCGTATTTAATTCTTTTTTTAACCTATCTTTTTCTTTTATATTATTATATTTAGTTTTTTCTATTTCTGTCCATTCATAAAACCAATAATCACATGCTTTTCTAATATTCTTTCTATGTTTTCGTATCGATTTAAAATAGTCACGTCGTATACTCAATTAGATTACCTCCATTGCTTATTTAACTAGACTAAATGTAATTTCTCTAGCTTCTACATTTACAGATTCTAATTTTACTTTTAATTCATCACCTACTTTAAATAATTTATTTGTGTTTTGTCCTGATATATTAAATTCATTTTCATTAAATACATAATAATCATCAACTAAATTTGATATTGGGATTAATCCCTCTACAGTATCTGGTAATTCTACATATATACCAAAACTAGTTACAGAAGAAATTAATCCTTCAAATTCTTCTCCTATTTTATCTTCCATGTATAAACACTTATAATATTTATGAATATCTCTTTCAGCAACTTCTGCTTTTCTTTCCATTTCAGAAGATTGTTCAGATGCTTTAAGAACTATATCTTTAAGTTTATCTTGTCTTTTACTAGTCATTTCATTATTAATAAATTCTTTAATTATTCTATGAATTTGTAAGTCTGGATATCTTCTTATTGGTGATGTAAAATGACAATAATAACTAGCAGCTAAACCAAAATGTCCTGTACAGTCAGGAGAATATTTAGCTTGTTTTAAAGAACGAAGTATTATTGTACTTATCGCTTTTTCTTCTTTTTTTCCTTGAATTGCTTTTATTATAGATTGTAAAGCTTTAGGATGTACTTCTTCAGTATCTCCTTTTACAAATAAATTATATTGATTTACAAATTTGTTTAAAGCTTCCATTTTAGTAGAACTTGGAGTCTCATGAATTCTATAGACAAATGGAAGTCCTAGCCAATAAAAATGTTCTGCAATAGTTTCATTTGCTACTAACATAAATTCTTCTATTATTCTATTAGCTATTCTTCTTTCATATGGTTCAATATGTTTTACATTTCCAGTTTCATCAAGTTGTATATAAGCTTCAGGAAAATCAAAATCTAAAGCTCCTCTTCTTTCTCTTTTTTTCATTAATATTTTAGCAAGATTTTCTGCATTAATTAAGCTTTCTAATAGTTCTTCACTCTCATGAAATTCACTTTCGTTGTCTTTATTTTCAAGTACATTAGATACCTCTGTATAATTTAATCTAAACTTAGAATCAATTAATGATTCAACTATCTCATAATTAACAACTTTACCTCTTTTATCAATTTCCATAAATATAGATAAAGTCAATTTATCAGTTTTTGGATGTAAACTACAAACTCCATTTGATAATTGTTTTGGTAACATTGGAATAACTTTATCAACTAGATAAACTGATGTTGCTCTTTTTAATGCTTCCTTATCTAAATTACTTTTTTCTCTTACATAGTGTGTAACATCTGCTATATGAACACCTAATTGATAGTTCCCATTATCTAACAATTCAACAGAAACTGCATCATCTAAGTCTTTAGCATCTATACCATCTATTGTATATATTAATTTATCTCTTAAATCTCTTCTTTTTTCAATTTCTTCGTTTGGAATTGGAATTGCTACATAATTTGCTTCATCTAACACTTTACCAGGAAATTCTAATGGTAATCCATGTTCTCTAATAATAGATTCAATTTCAATTCCTCTTTCATCTTTATTTCCAAGTACTTCAGTTATTATCCCTTCTGGTTTTCGATTATCTTTAACCCATTTAGTTATTTGAACTACTACTCTATCATTTTCTTTAGCTCCATTAAAATACTTTTCTGAAATATAAATATCTGTAGTTATTTCTTTTTCTATTGGGGATACAAATCCAAAATGATTATTAGGCTTAAATGTACCTACTATTTGAGTTACTTCTCTTTTAATTACTTTAATTATTTTACCTTCAGCTCTTTTATCTCCTGAAGCAGGTTTAGTTATTTCAGCCATAACTCTATCATTATGCATTGCACCATTAACATCTTTACTTTGTATATATAAATCTTGAACTCCTTCTCTATCTGATTGAACAAATCCAAATCCTTTTCTATGAGAAATAAATTTGCCTATAAATAAACCTGCTCTATCAGGTGATATTATCCTACCTTTTTTAGTTTCTATAACATACATATCGTCAATAAGTTCTCTCATAAATTCTTGGATTTTAACTGTAGTTTCCAACCCCAATTCAATAGCAATTTCTGTTAAAGTCATCGGTCTATAATCTTCACTATTTACTAACTTAACAATACTTTTTTGTAATTCTTCCATAACATTACCTCCTATATATTATTTATAAATATGTATTCAAAAAAATAAAAAATAATATACAAGGGAGAACTCCCTTGTATATTATTCAAGATTATTTTCATTTAACCATTCGCAAACTGCTTTTGTACATTCTTGACCATATTCACATGATAAATGAAAATGCCAAATTTCAACACCATTTAATATTCTATTAAATGTAACTTTTGTTAAATTGTCCGCTTTTTTCATTTCTAATATATTTGTATTATTATTTTCTAAAAACACTTTATCAACATCAAATCCTTTATTTACTAAATCTTTTTGTAAATCATCGACATTAATTTTATCTACATTTTCAACAAATATAAATCCCATAGGTGGATAATTTGTACTTCCTTCTCCTTTTGACCATGCTTCTAATTCATCCACTTCTAAACCCATTTGTTCTAATATAGATCTATTCATTTTTTATTACCTCCTAAATTTTAATTATATAGTTGTAAGATTGACAAATAAAAAATTACTAGAAAAATAGGTTACCCTATTCTTCGATATAATATTTTCTTGTTCTATCACACAATATTTCTCTTTTAAAACATTCATCATTATTTATTGCGTTCCTCATTCTTTCTAATGTCTGTTTATTGTATAAATCATATATATCTGTTGAAACATGAACTATTTTATTTTTATCATAATTACTAAAATCTAAATCAAATAAAAAATAATCGAAATTATAACTTGATAATATAATATCATTAGCTACCATTCTTGCTAAAGAACCTTTTCTACCAACGCAAGATTTAAATATGAATTGTGTCTTCCAATTATATTTTCGTTTATATTTTAATAATTTGAATATTTCATTAACTAATTTCTTATCCATCATTTCAAAGTCATCTATAAATATAAAATCCTTAATATTATTATCATTATATTTATATAAAGGCATTCTCTTACTAGATAATGTAGGTTTAATAGTCTTATATAATTTTTCAGCAACATACCAATCCATTGTACCACTAGGTGTTATAACTGAACACTTAAGATTAGAATTCTGTTCATATTTTCCACGTAAATATGATAGTATACTAGTAGTTCCTAATGACTGTCTTGGTGATGATATATAAACATCAAATCCTTGCTCTAGTAAATAAATTGCTTCTAAATTTAATAGATTTATATGAAAGTCAACATTTTTGTTTTCTATAGTTTCTATTACAAGTTGTTCTCTTAAAAAATCATAAATATTACTAGGATCATCGACTAACATAAACTCATTATTTTTTATACCTTTTTCTTTTAATAAATTAGATACTTCTATAAAACTTTTATTTGTTGTTAGCATTTTCTAACACACTCCTTTTTCAAATATTTATTAAATTTTATTTATAATTGTTTAATTTAATCCTGGTATTTTATCTGCTGGAAAACTATCTTCAAATATTGTTGAACTTGCATTATCTGCTTGTTGTATTATTAATATTAATTTATTTTTTCCTATTGCGTTTCCCATAGCTCTATTTTCTTGTTGTGATTGATTAAATGAACCCATATGCCAACAAATTGCTTGTTCTTCTATTTCTTTTAATTTTATATATCTAGCAGCTATTAAAGCTGATTGTGGTCCATGTTGACATTGTGGTAAATTATTGTTTCCCCATGTTTTATATTTTATCCATTTATTATTAACTTCATCTTTCTTCCATTTTTCTTCTATTTTATAATTATCTATTTTGCATAAATCGTGACATAAGCCTGATATTATTATCGATTCTTCAGGAATGTTTGTCTTATATATTTTATTTAACCCTATTGCTATTTTAGTTAAATTAAGACTATGCCAAGCTAAACCACCTGGATAATTTGCATGATAGTACTGACTCGCAGGGCATGTAAAAAATGAAGATGACAATAAATAATTCTTCAAGTCTTCTATCCCTTCTCTTTTAACTTTATCTAAAAATAATAAAAATTCTTCTGTTGTGTTTTCTATAAATTGAGGTGTTCCTATCATAATTAATCACTCCCCTAATATTTTAATCTAAATATTTGTTAAAGATAAAATAAAAAATAATAAGGAAGAAATTAATCTTCCTTATTCTCAAACCTATTCTCATATGATTTCAAACATTCTGTAAGTTCTTCGATACTACTTTCTTCTATAAATTCAATTAAACCTTCGAACTGGTTATGTTTATTAAACTTAACTTCACAATTATCATGAATAAAATCTCCATCCAATGTATAAACATGATATTTTTCTACCATTTCATTTATCTCTTTACCACAATAACCACATTTCATAATATCAAACCTCCATTAATTTTATTACATTTGCTTCAATCATTTTTTGTAATATTTCAGACGCTTTCTTTCTCATCAATTGAGCATATTCGGACTCATCCCAATTTGCTGGAGATGGTTGACCGAATACATTATCTAATATCCCATATTCAAGTCCACCATCTTTTTCATATGCATAAAATTCTTCATATATACCTATCATTTTAAACACTGGTTTAAATTCTTTAATAACCTCAAATTCTTTACCAAACATGTTTATCGTCTCCTTCAATTATTATATATTATTCTGATGTAGAATCTGGACCCAATATTAAACTTTTTGCTAAGTCTAATATATCTTCTATCGTATATCTCACAACATCATCATCTTTAAATCGTTCCTTTATTATTCTAGTAAGTTCCACGTCCTCAATATAATGTGATAAACAATAATCATGCACAAAATCACCATCATATGTTAATATTTCATGTCTCTCTTCGATTTCTCTACCACAATAAGCACATTTCATATTATCTACCTCCTATTTTTTAATTCTTATTTACTTTTTACTACTTTATTATGGAAAACTTACTCCAACAATCCTTTTAATAATCTACCTCGCTCACACTATAACATTTTTCTTTAAATACTTTTAATCTTTTTCTATACATATCTTTTACTTTAGGAAAACCTATATCTATAAGTTCTATATGATACGTATATTCATCAGGTATTTCTCTAAGTCTACCACATACCTGATTTGCTGTTATTGTTGCATTATAAGGTTCAAGCATTATATTATATCTTAAACCGGGAACATCAAATCCAGTACCACAACTTTGTGGAGTAGAACTTATAATATCATATTCTTTTATATGTTCCTTTTCATTTTTTGGTATTTTTGAATGATAAATACCAATTTTTTTATCAGGATACCACACTTCTATCATATCTTTAAGTTTATCTGCACTTTCTATTTTAGATGATAATACTAATGCTTTACCTTCTATTTTTCCAAAGGTATCCATTACATATCTTATTACATCAAATATGATTCCTTTTTCCATTTGATAATCCATATATGCATGTCTATTGAATCCCATTTTATTTTTAATAGACATTTGGTCTTCTAATGTAGGCTTTGAATTAAATTTAACTGCAATATATTTAATATGCTTTCTTTTTTCTCCTCTAGTTTCATATCCATATTTTGCTATATTTTTAAAACATAAATGGAATACTTTATCTTCACTTCTATCAGTTCTTTCAAATGTCGCTGTTAAATAAAATGTCTTATATACATTAGTATTTAAATCAACGTTTAATATAGATTTAAAATGTAAATGAGCTTCATCAAATACTTTAATTCCTACTTTAATATACTCAAAAAGTCTATTTAATTTGTCCCATCCATGCTTTTTAGCATATGATTGAATAGTACCATGATTTACTAGATACATGTCATATTTAGTATCTTCTTCATTAAATAAATCTTCCATCATCTTTGTACCATTCAAGTCACAAATTCTTCGTGGGTCTATGTTTGTAAATTTAATTAAAGACTTGTGCCATTGTTCTTTAATTGTATCTGTATGTGTTATTACAATAGCTTTCATTTTATGAAGACATAATGAAGCTATAACACAATATGTTTTACCATCACCAGTATCTAAATTTAATGATAGTTGTGAATATTCTTTCGTATAATTAAATTTACCTTCACCAGTTAAAAACGCTAATGATTTAATTTGAATATCATTTCTAGGTTCATATTTTAACTTAAGATTAGCTTTATCATATTTATTATAATTTTTATCAGTATGAACTGGACACTTTAATTTATTTACTAAAAAGTTTACGTCTATACCTCTAGGTACAGACAATATTTTTTCTTCTTCATTATATTGTAATCCTCTTGGTTCTAACCTAAAGTATATCGGATTCCAAATACATAAACTACTTTCTAATTCTTCACAATCTCCAATTTCGTATCCATGTATATCAATTCGTGTATTATATAAAACTATTTTCTTCTCCATAATCCCTACCTCCTAATTGCTATATTAAAGATATAAACATGTAAAAATATAAATCACCATACATGTCTTTATCAAATCTATAACGAAATTTGGTTTCTATTGTTTCCCCTTGTTTTACAGCCCATGTTTCAATAGCATCACATAGTTGTGATTCTGTAAATGAAGTTTTTTTATCCAAATATTTTTTCATAGTTGATTTAATACTTCTAACATCTAATACAATCATAGCCTCATTTATATTTTGTATCTTTGCTGAGTTAATAATTTTTGTTATTCTTTTATATTCTTTTCTTTTTTCAAATGATTTTTCTAATAATGACATCACTTCATCATTAGATAACATTCTTATATCATTTCTATTTATTATATCTGAAATTCTAAACATAAATTTACCTCCTCATTTTTATATAATATTTATATGTTGAATAAAAAATAAAATATGAATACCAAAAGGTATTCATATTTTTTATATATAATAACTTTCTCTTATACATCTTTCCATTCTTTCTTGATAACAAAATGCTTCCCATGTTAAATCTATTGCTTTAAATTTAGTTTTACTAAATTTTTCATATCTAACAACATTATTAGATAAATATTCCATATGTCTTATATAATTTTTATTTATATAATTTGCAACCATTTTACTTGTTAGTTTACCTTTAATTGCTAATCTCATAAATTTACTTCTTATTTCATATTCTCTTATTGTATCAACATCATCCATATATTCTCCTACATTTTCTTTTATATTATCCATCATTCTTACAAGTGCATAATACTTATCAGTATCATTATCTTTATTCATAATTTCTAATGATTTTAAATCACAATATGCTTCTATAAATGGATATCTTTCTTGAAATTCATGATCATCAAATTCTGGTAAATCAAAGAAGTCTAGATGTGCTATTTCATGTCCTACAACATGTTTATAAAATATTTCATCTTCAGTCATTTCTTCTGATATAAACATCGCAAATCTTGTTTCAAAACAATCAGGAACATCAGGTACATCAAACAATTGTGTTAAAAATGCCATATCTGCATTTGAATGTTGTATTTTATATATTAACACATTTTTTCCTAATACATCTGAATACATTTCTTCATATAATTCAAAACTCATTATATTAAAATCGTCTATAACTTCCCAAAAATTATATATGAATGAATTTGGAAATTTTGCTGATTCCATAACTTGATTTAACTCTTCATCATCACATAAATCTCTTAAATAATTTATATTTTCCTCATATATATTAATCATAATATACAACACTCTCCCCTTTTAAATAATTATAGAGAGTAACGAATTATCGTTACTCTCCTTTTAGAAATCTTAATGCATGTGTTACATATTCTATTCTATGTTGTTTATTATTTTCAGGTATTTCATCATATGATTTGTATATTATGAATTCTTTTCCATTATAATATATTTGCAAGTATTTTCTATTGCGTTCATTATAAATATAAATAGTATCTTTTATAACTTCTTCCTTATCAATAATTAATAATGAATCATGTTCTACTATAGACAGATTATTTATTACTAATAATTTCATAATATTTATTTCTTCCATTTATTTAACCTCCTTATTTTTAAGTATATTAATTTTTTTATATTATCCCATTTGCTGTCTACTAATATTTTTACACTAAAATCATTTGGAAATTCTATATTATCTATATAATCAAAATCAAAGTTATCATCAAATTCATATACTTTATTATATACATAAATATTCTTATCATCTGCTTTATATCTTATAGAATAGAAATTTAATTCTATTCTATGATTTGTATATGGTTTTTCTAATATTCTATTTATTACAACTAGTAATTTTGTTTTTTCATAATTTGTAACATGAACTAAATTATTTGAAATTTCAGTTGCTATCTGATTAATTGATTTCATATTCAGTCTCCTTAAAAATTATTTTAATGAATCTATAAAAACGTCTAAAATACCGTTTAATGTACCTAAATATTCAAAAGTACTGTTTCCTAAATAATGTACAACAAACAGTATTTCTCTAAATTCTGTAATTATCATGTTGTACTCATTTTTATAGATAAAACTATACACTGGTTGTATTTCATTGTAAATATTCAATTCACCTAAATCTAACTCTGTAAGTGGTCTAGTAATTAAATTTTCAAATAATTTTATATTTTCACGTCTTTTTAATTCTTCAAATCTTTCTTTTTTATATTTATTTAAATCAACAACTTTATCTCTATTATTCATAAAAACAACCTCCCAATTTTTATAATAATAATATGTATACACTGATTTTTAGATCAGTGTATACATATATAATCAATTTATTTTTTAAGTGTTCTCATAAATAAAGTATCTAATGGTGAATGTTTATGTTTTCTATAAGTTGTATGAGTATATAATTGTGATTTTAAATAATCGTATGCTAAACTATTAGTTATCGAAGGATTCTCTGCTAATGATGCATGTAATCCTAATACTACATAATCTACGAATAATTTACTAAAATCAGGTCTTTCTAAATAATCATCAACTGATCTTACAAATGATCTTAATATAGTTGCTGCATGAATTGACATTACATTTATTTTTGATTCTATTAATAATTCAATAAATCTTTGTTCCATCATGTCTAATGTTGGATTCATACCTTTAAAATAAGAACCACCTAATAATTTATCCATTTCTTTTAGTGGTTTTGTTAATTCGTTATTTTCTATATTTATTGTGAATAATGTTTCTTCTGATAATTTACTGAATGGAACTATTATTTCATTGTCATTATTTGATTCAGTTGTCTTAATTATTTTATCTAAATCTGGATGTATAAATAATTCTTTACCATCATTTTCAACTATTTCATAAACTTCATCATGGTTTTTAATATTTCTTACTTTTACATATTGTACGAATTTATTAAAATCTGCATCATCTAATAATTCATCTATTTGAATTATATTATCAAAACATATTTCATATTGACTTAAATCATTATCTACTTCATTATCATTTAACATTTTTACTTGATTTGCTTCAAGTTTAAAGTATCTATCAAATTCAGGATTAAATTCTATCAATGAACTATCTGTTGTATTTAAGTGTTTAGTTGATAATATATTTTGACTAAGTGGTCTTGAAATTATTGTTGATGCAAATATACCTACATCCATTCCTTTATTAACTGTTGACAATGCTCCATAACAAGTTTTACATACCCCATCTTTACATGCACACATACCTGGATCTCTAAATAATAAAGTTTTTCCTATTAAATGATTATCAGTTTTCTTTAACATTTTAAATTCTCTTTTTCCTGGTAATCTATAATATCTACCAGAACACATTTCTAAGAACTTCTTATCATTTATTCTAAGTTCTACTGTATGTGCAGTATGACAATCATCTACTTCTGATATATAAGTTCCAACACATGCTAATTTTAATAATAATGCCATATGTCCTGAACTACCCATTTTCTCTTTATTTGCTATTAACGATTTTCTTGATGCTCCTGCATCTATAAAATAATTAGTTATATTTCCGAAACCTCCAACTATGAAGTTACTATTTATTGGTATAGGTATTGTATTACCTAATAAGTCTGATTTCAATCCTCCACTTATTGAGAACTCTCTTAACTGTTGATCTTTAATTCCTGTACCTGATAATAACATTGGTTGGAAACAGTTTTCTGTTGATTTTAATATTTCTATTTCTTCTCTCATTAAATCGTCTAAATAGTTTTCTATATCTTTAGGTTGCATATCTTCTGGTATTTTAGTTCTAATTAATTCATTAAATCTTGGATTTTCTTTTGCAACTTTAATAAAACTATTTTCCAGATTTAATGTTATACCCATAATATCATTAAAATCTTTTGGTATTTTATTTAATCTATAAATTATATCATGAAGTACTATATTTAATTCCATAAATCTACCTTCACTATCAGTAAATTGATCTTTAAATGGAATTATAATTTTTTCATCAATATATTTCTTAATAGTTTTATTTGATATATTATATGCATCAAATGCATAACTATCATCTAATTTAACATCAACTTCTAATTCTACAAATGCTCTTAAAAATATCATGTTTATTAATAAATGTCTAATTTCTACTTCATGATAAAGTCCACTACTTTTATCAAAGGTTACTTTAACTTTAAATTTTCTTATTTTTTCTATTTCAAATCCTTCTCCTAGTATATAGTAAATATGTCCATACATTCTTTTAAATTCTTCTGAATCTGCTATTATTTCATTTAAATCAAATATTTTATTTCCTCCATAAGTTTCTTCTAGTTCATTATAAAGTTCTGATTCAAACTCTAAATAATCATTATGATCAAAACTAAAATCTTTAATTTCATTTTTCATATTTATTACCTCCCATATTAAGTTTTAATTAAAATATATTGGAAATGGTTTTAAACCATTTCCAATATTTATTTCACTACTATAATATATAATTGAAAAATAACCTTTTTACAGTTTAAAACACTCAAATTAAATTGAGCGTATCTTCCTTTCCTTATTCTAACAACTTATTATTTTAACTCGCTTTTATTAGCTCGTATCTGCTTCGATTATTAAACTATCGTTTAATAAGTTGTTGGTACGTATAAAATTTTATAGCTGAAATTTTATAGAATTTTTTACATTACCAACAATAATTAATATAGTTTATGTATTATGTTTAATAAAGAAAAAATGTATATAATAGGGTCATGACCCTATTATATACATTAATTACTATTTAACTCTTTTACTTTTAACTCCATCTATAAGTAAATTAGCTTTATCTACTGCTTTACCAACAATTTTGGATTTAGTAGATTTAGCCTTTTTCATTGATTCTTTTGCTAATTGTTTAGCTTGAGCTGAGTATCTTTTTTCTAATTTATCTTCTATAAATCTTTCTAATTTCCATAAAGTCATTAATTTTTTAAAGTCTCTATCTTTTTTCTCTTTAGCTACTTGGAATACAGCCATTTTATACGCTCTACTTTTTTTAGCTTCTTTATCTAATCTAACTATAGATCTTTCTACTAATATATCTTCATTAACTGCTTTACCTAAATCATAAGTATTTTCAGTTACTGATTCTATTTCCTCGTTAGAAAAAGCGTCTAATATAGCACATTCAATTATTAATGATGAAACTTCTGTTTCATTATCATATTCATTTATTTCTAGTCCTTTATCGTCAAATATCATTTATAATTTACCTTCCTTTCATTATTTAATTTGAAATTAGTTATTAATTTGTTCAAAGTTATAAAAGTAATTTACAAAATTTTATCCATTATTTAACAATGTTGTAAAATAAAAATCATTTTAACTTTAGTCAAATTATAAAGTTATATTTAATATAACAAAAGTGTAAATAAAAAACTAAGGGGGTAGTATAATATGAAAGAAAATAAAAGTTATTTAGTTAGTGGAATAAGAAATGATAGTAATCTAACTAATACAGAAATAATTGGAATACAATCTGCTCCTATGGTAACTGACAGTTCAGAATTTAAGAATAGAGTAATAAATCTATTTGGTGAATTTAACAGAGAAACTATAAATGAAATAATGAAAAAGCTTTTAAAATGGGAAGAAGAAGATGCCGAAATACTTTATAATCATTCTCAACAAATAAGACAATTAGAAGATCCAACTAGATTATTAAAACCTATAATAATAAATATAAATAGTCCTGGTGGTAGTGTTGATGAATTATTAGCTTTAGTTGATATGCTTGAATCAATGCCAGCACCTGTTATAACTAGAGGATATGGACAAATATGTTCATGTGGATTTGTATTATTCTGTATGGGTGATGAAAGATATATAGGTAACAACGCATCATTAATGTACCATGAATTAGCTTACGGAATATGGGGAAAAGATAGTGAAGTAGAATCATATCACAAATTTACTAAAAAAATACAAAAAAGATTAGATAAAATAGTAACTAATAAAACTGGCTTAACACTTAAATTATTAAATGAATGGAAAAATTCAGTACATGATAAGTGGATGGATAGTAAAGAAGCAGTTAAATTAGGTATAGCAACAGATTATCTATATTAAGATTTGAGAGCTTATTATAAGCTCTCAAATATTTTTATTAAAAAGAATAGGAGGGACTTATATGATTAAAGTATTTTTAGGAGGAACTACTAAAGGATATGATTGGAGAGAAGTTTTAGAAGAAAGATTTGCATATGTTAGATTTCTAGAACTCTATAACCCTATCGTAAAAGAATAGAATGAAGATGCAAGAAAAAAAGAAAACTTTTATAAAGAAATAGCAGATATAGATTTATATGTAATTACACCATTTATGGAAGGCTGTTATTCTATAGCAGAAGCTGTAGATAGTTCAAATAAACATCCTGAAAGAACTGTATTTGCATATATAACAGAAGCTAAGCATGGTAATGAAATTAGAAGATTTACTAAAGGAATGCTTAAGTCATTAAACGCAGTATCTGAAATAATCACAAATAATGGAGGAATATGTCTTACTTCATTAGATGAAGTAATTGACTATATAAGAAATTACATTAATAACTAAAGGAGATTTAATACATGATAAATTTAATAAAAATAATATATGCTATACAAACTGAAGAATTAACTATGATAGACAAAAAGGATAAATTTAAAGAAGGTGAAAATATAAAATATTACCCTGTATCAATAATAGAAGAAAGAAATTCTAATTTCTATGATCCAAAAGGTATAATATTATATTTTCAATACAACAATTATTCAAATAGATTTGATGAAGCAGAAAATTATTTCTATTCATTAAATATAGACTTTAATAATTTAAATTATTTAGAATTACAAAACTATAGATTAGAAATATATAAAGAATAAAATGAAAGGTGTGATGTCATGAAATTAACTTTAATAGATTCTAATAAAAATACACTTGCAGAATTTAAAGTTGAATTAGATAGACACATGTTTATAGTAGCACCTAAAATATTAGATGATGAATTTTCGTATTTACAATGTAAACTTATGAAAATAAGAGCTAAATATATGACTCGATATTTATATTATATTGAGTATGATAAAACAGAATATGAAGCTAAAGTTATCGAACAAGATATAATAGATGAAATTAAAGATTTATTAGAAGAAGAGATAAATTATAAATTTATAATGGAAAATAAAAAATACTTTATCATTGAAGATGAATAAGAGAGTATATTAAATTTAATATACTCTCTTAATTTCTAATTAAATACTGTAAAACGTAGGATTTCGATACCATATAATAACCATGAAATATAAGAATAATATATTTCAATAAAATTAAAATTTTAAAGGGGATGTTAGGATATGAGAATGTATTTAGTAGATTATAAAGGAAATGAAATGTTAAATGTTAAAGTAGATGTAAATGAATATTTATTTATAGTTGCACCAGAAATAACTAATGAAAAATTTAATTATATGATACCTAAACTAATGAAAGTTAGAGGAGGATATATGAAAGAGTTCATAATAAAACACGGTTTGGATAAAACATATAATGGAAAAATAATGGAAGCAATGAGAGATGAATTAGAAAAAGAAATAAAAAATATATACAAAAATGAAGGGGTAATGTATTATATAAAATAGTGTAAAACATGGGATTATAATACCATATAATAACCATGAATACAGATAAAAATATATTGAAAAGTGAGGTAATTTATGATAGAAAATAATGAAATTAATTCAGAGGCATATACAACAATATTAGAAAAATATAATAAAAACCCTAATGAATTAAATGAACTATTATGTTTGTATATGAGATCTGTAATAAATGGATTTGATACACATATGATAATGTATTTAGATGAAATAGAAAATATGTTAGGTATTAATAAACATGAGGAAATATTAAAAGTTATAATGATAAATTAAAAAAAAATATTATAGGAGGTGAATAGATGATACTTGAGATAAAAATAAATCTCAAGTATCATCTTCTTTATGTTTATAAACGTTAATAATAGTAATGTCCGCCCAAAATTATTAGATCAAGTGAATGATACAGCTATAATACTTTATGGTCATTATGGTAAAAGATATGATGAAAGAGTTAAAAGATTACAAGAAGTATTTGATATAAACAATTTGAGATATAGAAAAGTATTATTAAAAACTATGGATGCTATAAAAGATAATTATGATAAAGTTATAACTAAAGATGGAAATCCTGTAAGAACATTAGTTAGAGATAATGTAAGAGTTAAAGTCTTAAGTCAAATATTTGATATAGAAGTAAACGTATTAGTAAAAAGTACAATAGTTGACTGGCATGATGAATATCCATTGAAAGTTGTTGAAGGATATGAAGACTTATTAGAAAAAGGAATAATAAAATTAGGTGAACCTGTTATATGTATAGAAACAATAATATCTACTGTGAAATGTGTAGATGACGATGAAGAATATGGATTAATTGATATGGAGAATATGGAAGTAATAGGCAGTTTAAATTTAAGTAGATTTACTTGTTATAAAGTAGATATGGAAGACTTTGATTATATAACTGAATATTTAATGGATAAAAGAAACGGAAGAACAGATAATGCAGCAGATGCATATGAATTATTAAAAATAAGATTTGCATAAAAGAGTTCTAAGGAAGCATCTCTAAAAGCTTCCTTCCATTAGTAGTTATTTATATGATCCGAAAAGTGTAAAACATATGATTTCGATACCATATAATAACTATGAATACAAATAAAAATATATTAAAATTTGGAGGTTAATTATTATATAGCCTGATCAACTATATGATAATTGACAACATATATTAAATTAAAAATAAGGAGTGTAATGTTATGTTAAATATATTTAAAAGATTTAGAAAAGAAGATAATGAAGTAGTTGTAGCAGAAGTAGTTAGTGTTATAGATAAAGACGGTAATGAAATAGTTATAGATAATAATGAAGAAGTTATAGCTGAAGAAGTAGAAGAAAATGAAGAAACTATAGAAGAAGTAGTAATAGATAATGATGAAGCAGAAGAAAATAGAGACGAAACAGCAATGGATAACGATGAAGATTATAATAATTGTAATTTCGATGAAGCTTTTGAAGGATTTGAATATCATGAAACTACTAAAATGAGATATTGTTTCCTATTCATTAAAGCTGTATGTAATAGTATAATATTTGCTGTTATGTATATATTAGTACACTTATTAATTGTAATAGCAGATATTCATTTAGCAATACTAAAATATTTAGCTCATAAACTTGTAAAATTATTAAGAAAAATATATTGTTAATAAAAAATAATGGAGGTAATTATTATGTTAGGTATGGCAATAGAATTAGCAAGTTTTGTTACAGTTCAAGTTATAAAGCATATGAGTGATGATGATAAAGAAAAACTTAAAAATACAATAAATAATATAAGTAAAAATAGAACTGATTATATAAAATATAAAACTTTTAAAATAAGTGATGAATATAAAACATATAAAAGAATATTAATTCAAACAGGAATCCAAGAAAAAATGAATAACAATCCACTTTATGAAATTACAGACGATGAACTAAAAATGATAAGTGATGAATTTAAGAAAAGAACTGGTAAAAATTTAGAAGATGTAATAAATAAATCAGTATAAAATAATAAATATTTGGGGGAATAATCATGAAAGATAATAATGGAATGATAATGTTAAGTAAAGAAGAAGAGATATTTGAACAATTAAGAAAATTAATGGAAGACCTTAAAAATAGTGGTTGTTCGGATGAAGAAATAAATGAAAAGATAAAAGAAGAAATGAATGAAAAGCTAAAAGGATTTAGTATATTATCAAAATTAAATATATATATAAACTTATACTTAAAGAAGGTAAAAAATTTATTACAGTATGTATAGATGAAAGTTTAGATATATTTGAAAAGGTTATAGATGGTTTCGAAAGATTTGATATTTTAAAAGATAGGATTCATAATATATTAGAAGAAAAACGTAAAGATAGAGATATAGATATGAAAATATTTAACAAGATAAAAAATAAAAATAATAACTGTGAATACAAATAAAAATATATTAAAATTTGGAGGGTATTTATATGTTAAATATATTTAAAAGATTTAGAAAAGAAGAAGTTGAAGAAGTAGTTGTAGTAACTGATGTTACAGTTATAGATAAAGACGGTAATGAAATAGTTATAGATAATGAAGAAGAAGCTATAGAAGAAGTAGAAGAAAATGAAGAAGAAGCTATAGAAGAAGTAGAAGAAAATGAAGAAGAAGCTATAGATAATAATGAAGAAGAAACATTTGAAGAAGAAGTAGCTATGGATAATGATGAAGAAGTAGAAGAAAAAACAACTATATTTGATAAAATAAGAAATAAAATAAATGAAAAAATAGAAGCAAGAAAAATAATAAATCATTATAAAAGAGAAACAAGAGAACATGATAAGAAACAAAGAAAAGAGAGAATGAAAGAAAGAATAGAATTAATATTAACATTTGTAAGTGGAGTTTTAGAATATGTGATAAACCATATAGTTTATTATGTAATGAAAATAATATTGGTAATTATAAAAATATTTGTAGCAATATATATATATATATGTAAAATTAAATTAAAATAATTATTTGGAGGTTATTATAAAAAACGACAAGAAGAAATATCTCATGAAAATGAAGTTATTGCAAAAATATTTGAACATTACGGTAAAAAATAATATATTAAAATAAGATGCCTTATATTGCATAGAATATATTAAACTATGTCATTGATTGGTATAGGACCTGATCAACCCTATACTAAATAAATGATTATAATCTTATTATATTAATGAGTTCTAAAGGAGCATCTCATTTTAAACAAAAGCTTCATTCAATTTGATCATATAATTATTAATTACAATAACGATCGATTCTGCTAACCGTTAAAACACAGGGTCGGTAGATTAAAGAGTTAATATATTTATATGATCCTTAAAAAAATATTATTAAATGGAGGTATTATTATGTATATAGGAATAACATTAGGATTAGGAAGTATAGTAATTAAAAAGGTTTCACAAAAATATGTAAATTCACAATTAAATAAAGAAAAATCAACATTTAAATTAGATGTTGATAAATTACAAAAATATTTAGAAAACCCAGATAATAAATTAGTTAATGAAATTAAAGAAGTATATAACGAATATGGTACAGACATAAATAAATTATGGTTAGATGCAAATACAGGTTTTACTTGTAGAAAGAAATTATTACAACAAAATATTTTAAAACTATTACTAAAAGAAGAAATAATAGATATTGAATTAATAGAAAAATAATTATAAGGGGTGGTAATATATGGGAATATTACTAGGTACATTTGCAGCATTTACTATTATAGGTATAGTTGTAACTATTGGTGTAACTAGTTTTATAATGTCAAAAGTAATGTCTATATTTAAAGGAAGAAATAATAGATATAGAGGAAAATGTATAAATAATTATATACACAAAAGAAGATTCTAATATAAGATTATCTAAAGACAAGCATATGGGAGATCATAAAATAATATAAAATAAAAAGGTGGTCATAATATGTTTGCATTATTTAATATAAAAACTAGAAAATTTTATAGAAGAGAAAATGGATATAGAAATTGTGAAGAAGTTAATACATTTGTAGAAGCATCGACATTTAAAACTAAAAAAGATGCAGAATATGCAAATTGTTTAGTAAAAACTGATTATGTTGTAATAGATATAGATAACGCAAAAGAAATGGATAAATTATATTAATAATTAAAAGTGTAAAAAGGTGTTATTTTAATACTATATTATATATACGAGATATATAAAATAAATATATCTCGTATAAAATTATTATAAAGGGGAATGATATTATGTTTGATAATTATACTTTAAATTATAAAATGTGTAAAGAATACAATGAATTAATATGTTTACAATGTAATAATAAAACAATAAAAGTTGAAGATATGACAGAAAGTACTAAAGAATTACTAACTGCATTAACATATATAAACGATGGAGACAGAATACAATTTAAAACATTTGAAAATATAGCAACAATGTTAGGATATGATATAATGTTAGAAGGTATAAAAGATTTAGAAAAACAAGGCGTTAAAATAATACCTGATTATTATTACAGAAGATTAGTAATTAACAAAAACAAAAATAAATATAAAGGATTAATGAGATAATAATATAAAATATAAAAGGGGTTGATATTATGTTAGATAACAATATTATGAAAGCAGTAGAATTAGAAATAAATATAAAAGATTTAGATAAAGAAATAGATAAAACAATAACAGAAGTTGATATACAAACAATATTTGTAGATGCAAAATATTCAGGTGATAAATTAAGAGATATGGATTTAATGACTACTATAGTTGAGGAAATGGTAAAATTAACAAAATTAATTAATAGATTAAAAGATATTGAACTAGAAGCAATAAAAATAAACGATAATACAATATATTTTAAATGTGAAGAAAGAATAGTAAAATTAATAAATATAATGGAAGCATTAAGAAGTAAATATTTAATATAATTAATAAATTCTAAGAGAGTTCTAAGGAAGCATCTCTATAAAAGCTTCCTTCCAATGAGGATTTATATGATCCTCATAAAAATAAAAAAATAAATCATCTTTGGAGGTCATAGTATGTCAATAATAAGAACTAAAAAATTCGATGGAAATAAAGTTGGAGAATTAATAGTAATAACAAAACCAGACCATTATGATGAAACACTTAATATATGCAAACCAAATGATATAGGATATATAATAGAAATAGATCCAGAAGATTATCAAAGATACAAAGTTGAATTTACAAATGGAGAAGTTAAATGGATAAGTAAACAAACTGAATTTGTAAAAGCAGTAAATATATTACAAGAGGTGTTTAAAAATGATGAAAGGGTTATTGAATAAATTAAAATATATTTTAATAGAATTAATAAATCAAGAAGATGAAGATGAGATAATATATTTATATGATGAATTAATATATAAAGATAATGATTAATAAAATACTAGAAAAAGCAATAAAAAATAATTATAAGAGGGAGATTGATATTATGTTAAAAAATACAATGAATAAAATATGGAATTCTAAAGCAATGGATATGTTTGCAGATGTAACATGTGGTGTATTAGAAACTTTAGGTGAAGTAATATCAGATACATTTGGAAATGAAAAAGAAGGTTATGATTTAAATAGCGGTGTAAGTTATGTACCAGAAAGTAATCATGAAACATATGATTACTGGATGGCATTGACTTATGATGAACAAAAACAATATTTTGAAAACAATCAATATTTAAAAATATACACTAATGACTTTTATGAAAAAGATAGACATTTAACAGCACAACATATGCAACATATAGCAAATAAATTAGGTAGAGAATTTACTAATAAATATGATAGATATTAAAAAATAAAGGAGTGATTATATGAAAAGAAAAGCAAGTTCAGAAAATATAGAATGTTTAGTAGCAGTAGTTGGAGTTATAGTATTCGTTGTAGCAGTAATAGTAATTGCATTAATATAAGGGGGTAATTATATGAATAAATATGAAAAATTATTAGTTGATTGGTTAGTTAAAATAATAGGTGGATTTGGAGTATTCACTATTGTAGTAATATTATTAATAAAATGCTTAGGATAATTCCTAAGCATTTTAATTTTTATTTATAATAAATTAAGGAGGGGTTTATATGTTCCATAATAAGGATTATGAAGAATTTAAAAATGAATTAAGAAAGATAATAACACCTGATACTGTATTCGTATGTGTTGGTACTAATAAAGTAATATTCGATACATTTGGTCCATTATGTGGATCTAAGTTACAACAAAAAAGAATACCTTATTTTGGTGATTGTAAATATAATGTAAATGCAATTAATATGTATGATAGATTGGAAGAAATATATAAAATAAATAATATAGATAATAAAAATATAATTGCAATAGATGCATCTATAACTGCAGATATTAATAAACTAAATAAATTAGAAATTAAAAGAAATAGAGGAGTAAAACCAGGGGCAGGAATGGGTAAAGTGTTTCCAACTATAGGAGTTAATTCAGTTTTAATGTATACGTTATTAAGAGAAGACCTATATGAAGTATTGTACGGATATAAAAATAGTTTTAATGGAAAAAGAAAAGATAAAGCAGATATAAAAATAATAAAAGAGCGAGTAAAAGTATTAACTACGTTAATATCAGAAATTTATAATGAAGTATGTAATGAAAATATAAAAATAAAATAGGAGTGATTTATATGGTAGAAATAACTAATAAAATATTACAAGAAGCATTACAGTCTAATAAAGATTTCACAAATGAATCACAATTAATAATTACTACAATAACAATAAATGATGACAAAAATGAAAAATTCATAATAGATTCGATACAAATGATTTTAATGAAAGAATCAGCAAGATTTATGTTATATTCAGAATGTTTAGAAATATTTAATAAAGTAACAGAGCAATTAGGAATATATGCAAAATAATTTATTGGAGGTAATGAGTTATGAGTATAGGAACAGAAGTGTTATTAGTTGGATGTGTTGATAGAAAAAGAGAAGGATTTGATGATATTATTAAACAACATAAACTTGAAACTTTTAAAGTAATAGACATTGATATATATGATATGGAATTACCTGTAGCAATACAACTTAATGGACGTAAGGTCTGGTTGTTTGTATCTGAATTTATAACACTAGACTCAATATAAATATAATTAAAAAAGGGAGTTGATATTAATGACTGCAATAGCAATTATAACTTCATTAGTAGGATACACATTAGCAATAAAAATATATGCATGGTTTAAAGCAATGCATATAAATGTTGATAGTATGAATGAAGAAGAAATAAGAAACAAATTAGATGAAATATTAAAGGACCCTAAGTTTAAAAAATATATGAGATAAAAATATTAAATAAAGAAAGGGGTAATATTAAATGAATGTTAGTATAAATTGTGTAGTAAAAATATACAATGATAAGAGAGTTAAACTAGGTATCGTAAAAGAAATTACGGATCATCATGTAGTAGTACAAGGTATATTTAGTAAAGTAATAAATGTAACTTATAGAGTAAGAAAAGAGAATATAGAAGTAATAGATTTATTAACAGAATTAGGTTTAAATGAAACACCTAGAAGATGATTAAAATAATAGTATAAAAATATACGGAGGTACTATATTATGTTAAAATATATCGTATTATTCGTATTATTAAGTACGATATTAATTTTAGTACTAGAATCATGAGATTCAAAAAGAAAATAATGAGGTATATAATATGTTAGGTGTTTATGGTGTATTAGGAATTGCATGTTATATCGGATTACTAAAAGCAATGGATTATTTAAATAATAAATAAAAAAGGAGATTGATAATATGGAAATGTTTTGGGTTGTATTTTGGGCACTAGTTTGTTATTTATATAGTAAAAATGTTGTAGATGATTATCCAGATATTGATATATGTCCAGAATTATATATAGTTGGTGGGGCGTTGTTTGGGATATTTAGTTTACTATGGTGTTGGAGAAAAAGAAGATTATATTTAAAATATAGAAGATAAAAGTTCTGGGAGGCATCTTTAAAAGCCTCCTTCCAATAAGGATTTACTATGATCCTTGAATATAAAAATTTGGAGGTAATATAATGTCAATGACGTTAGTTAAAAAAATAATAAAAACTTATTTGATAGCACAAGGTGTAATAATATCAGAAACAGTATTAGAATCTATATGTTATAAATTAATAGAAGAAGGTTCATTAAAAAGTTTTATGATAAATCATATGAATGATGATTTATATAGAAAACTCGAAGAAATAAAATTATCAGTATCATTGTTTGGTTTTAAAGATAGTAAGCATATATTTAGAAAAAATAAAAAGGAGGAAAATGAAAATGTTCAAAATTAGTTTATTATTATTAGGAATAGTTGCATTAGGTTTTGTAGTTTGGGTAAACTATGATATGTGTAAACAATCAAAAATATATGAAGAAGATAAAAGTAAAAATGAATAAAAGTTTTAGGAGGTATCTTTAAAACCTCCTTTCAATAGAGTTTATATTTAACTATTAATTAATTTAAATGTTTAAAAAATAAAAAAAATGTTGGAGGGATGAATTATGGATAAAATAGTTATATTTTTAAACGGGGCATATAATGCATTCATAATAGGTATGGGTATAATGATGTTCATATTTATAGGTGTAATTATGGTTTTATTAGAACAATCAATTGCAGAAACGTTACAAGAAAATCATAGTAATGTTAAACATCCTCATATTATGAGTATATGTATAATATTATTAACAGGAATTATATTAAGTTTATTAGTAAAATTATTATTAATAATATTACCAGTTTTATGGTCTATAATTAAATTAGTTTTAATATGTGGAGTTATAATATTTGTAATATTAGTGTTAATAGATTTAGTTGGTAATTTATTTACTAAAAAATAAAATAGTTATAAAGAAGATAGATAATTCTATCTTCTTTATTTTTTTTGATAAAAAATAATTCTATACAACAATTTAGTAAATAGATTATGAATATCTATTTCTTGTATAATAATTTTTCATATAAATTACCCCTTATTTTTATAAAGGTGTAGACTACGAGCGGATGTAGTCTACACCGTTTTTATTTTTTAAATATTATTATTAACTTAACAAAATATTAATAAAATAAAAAAGGAGGATAATTTTATGGATAATAAGTATAATATAGATTTTGATGAAGCTATAAAATATGGTAGAAAATATGTAGGAATATTAAAAGAAAGAGTTAATACATTACATTATGATCATTTTATTTTGAAGGACATACAAGAATCAATGTTACTGTATCTAGAAAATGGGGATTATCAAAATTATTTTATAAAATTATTATACTTGAACATTTATGTTTTAGTAAAAAATAATGTTGTAGAAACTAGATCAACTGAAGTGCTTGATAATTACTTAGATAAATTAGTAGAAGAAAAAGAACAAATGTTAAAAACTGTAGAAGATTATATCGACTTTTATTTAAAAGTGTAAAATGTATATATTTTGAAACTATATTATATAAATGGAATCATAAGATAAATATATCGAAGTAGATAAATAATTATGATTACTAGGGGCTGATGGTGTGAGTACAAAAAAGGTAAATGGAAAATTATTATATTCATTAGAAGAAGTTAGTTATCAATTTATTTCACATGATAGAAATAAAGAAACAATGTATAAATTTGTAGATGCAATGACATTTCTAGATGTTATGGATAGAGTAACTATAAGATATAATAAAAATATTAAATACCATTATGTATTAAGTGATTGGTTTAAAGACTTATTTAAAGGTCATTACTATACAGAAGAAGTTGTTAGAAAAGGTAAAAACGTAAATGGACCATTATATTTTGATGATTATGCAGCAACTGTATTAGAAAGATTGTATTTATATTATGAAGCAGGTAAAGTTAAACCTGGTCAAACATTAAGTACAATTTATAAGGTAGTAGCATTTACTGCATCTGAATTTATAGAACCTATATTCCCAACTGATGAACCTGAATTTATAGAAAATATAAATTACCCAGAAGAATTAATTAAAAAATTACAGGAAGATATGAAGAAACAAAGAGAAATGTATAAGTATTTTAAAGATAAGGAGAATGGTGATGGAAAATAAATATAATCTGGATTTTAATTTAGCAATGGATAGTGTAAATGATTATTATGATGTTATCGAAGATAATATGTATACAATTAAAAAAGAATTTAAAGATAATCCAGAACATTTAGAAGTTATATTAAATCAAATGAAGAATGATTCAGAAACTATGGATGATTTAGAGAAAAAAGCACTAGTATATTTAATCGAAGGTGACCACCAATCATTTTTAGAACAATTGTTATTAAATGATATTTATATGGTGTTTATAGAAGAAGTCTTACCAGGAGATGATCTATCAATATTAGAATTTTATATAGAAAGTTTTAATGAAGAAGAAATTATTAACGAAGTTAATATGATTATAGATTCATATTTAAATTAATTTTAATTGGATATACTTTATAAGTATATCCAATTTTATTTTTATTTAAAAACTAACAACTTAATATTATGAATATAATATTTGAAATAAGGAGGAATTGTATATGGATGATATGATGAAAGATAATTATTTTATTAAAGACTGGATGGATACTGTAAGGAGTTCAGTAAAATTAGTGTATCCAGATATACCTGATAAAGAATTAGATGAATTCTTATATAAAGTATTAGATAATAATATTAAAGTTCCAATAGCAACTTTAGATAATAACTATGTAAAAACAACTAAGGAAGTTGATGTATTAACATTAATGCAATGGGTTAAAGATAATAAGTTTATTATTGCAGGAAACGGGACTATATTTAAAAATCATGATCAAGAATATAATCCGTCCATACATTTCTTAATAGACCTTAAGAAATCAAGAGATAGTATAAAGTCAGCAATGAAAAAATTAGACCCAAAGACATATGAATATGCAATGAAAGATATGGGACAACTAAACGAAAAACTTTTAATGAACAGTGACTACGGTGCAGGTGGTTCTAATATAACATATTTTTATAATTTATATTGTGCAGTATCAACAACTGCAACAGGACAATCAATGATATCTACAGCAATGTGCTGTTTTGAAGATTTCTTTTCAGATAATGTTAAATTTATAGATTTCGATGATTGTTCAAGATACATTACTAATATTATAAAAGAACCATTTAATGGAGATTTAAGTTTAGTAGAAGATAAAAAAGCACATGAAGTATTTGAGAGATTAAAAGATAAATTCATTGATTATAAAGATAACTATAATCATCCGTTATTTTCAATGTTATTAAATTTGGACCAAGATAATTTAAATAGAGTTTATTATAAGAATAATTTATATGGCTTTGCAAGATTGCCTAAAGTTAAAAAGTTATTATTTAAAATTATAGATGAAACAGAATTATTCTTAGATCCAAATAAACCACCAAAAGAAAATAAAGAGAGTTTAGAATTATTATGGAGTTGGATAGAAGAATGGGTTGTATATAATTATTTCGCATTTAATAGAATAGGAAGATTAACATGTGACCCTAGAGATACAGTGTGCACAATAGACACTGATAGTAACATGCTTTGTCTTGCTCCATGGTTTGATTTTATGTTAGATGAAGTTATTAAAGGTGACAGAAAGATATTAGAAGCAGCACAAAGGAATTATAATTATATAATAAATGATGAAGAAATGGTAATTGAAGGAGAAAAGATGTTAGTTTATAAAATATGTAATTTAATAACATATATAGCTTCTCAAGTTATAGCTAAACATCTTAAAAAGTTTGCAATTAACTCAGGAATACCAGAAGATTATCATAATAGACTTCATATGAAATCAGAATTCTTATTTAGAAGAATGATATTAACTGGAACTAAGAAAAGATATATGTCAAAAGTTATGTTAAGAGAAGGTACAGTATATGAAAAGACAGACAATAAAGGATTAGATCATCTTAAAAGTGAATGTAACGAATTTACTAGAAAATTTATAACACAATTAATGACTGATGAAGTTTTAGAAGCCGGAGATGAAATATCAGTTAAAAATGTAATTAATGGTACTAGAGAATTAGCAGAAACTGTACGATTATCTCTAGAAAAAGGAGAGAAAACATTCTTAACACCTAAGAAATGTAAAGAGGCAGCAGCATATAAAATGCCATTCCAAGAGCAATCATTTAGAGGAGCATATGCATGGAATGTTATATTCCCAGATATGCAAATTGAATTTCCAGATACAGTAGATATAGTTCCTCTTAATATATATAAATTAGAAGATATTGAGGATTTAGAAAAAACTGAACCTAATATTTATAATAATATTAAAAGATTTATATTCGAAAGTAAATTAGAGGAAGTTAGAAAGAAAGCTTTAACAGTTTTAGCTTTACCAAAAAATACACCTGAGATACCTGTATGGGTTAGACCATATATAAATTACGATAAAATAGTAAATGATAATACAAGTAAAATGAGGGCATTATTAGAATCTTTAGGAGTACAAACTATACAAACTGATTCTACAACTAATAGATATTCAAATATAATTCAATTTTAATTGGAGGTAATTACATGAAAGAAATATACGAAAAATGGTGGGATAATGGAAATAAAGTATTTCAAATAACAAATTATAAAAAAGTGTGGAAGGGGGTTGGCAATCCTCCTTTGTTTAGATTTAGAACCAATGGTGCAAAAAAGAAAAATGGAGACAAGTGTTTAGATGTGTTTTTAGAAATAGGTTACACTGTATTTAACTATACTAATTTTAATTTACAAAATAAATAGGAGGTAAATAGTATGATAACAGAAAAAGAAAAAATTGTAACACAATATATAACAGATGATGGAGAAATATTTTATGATGAAATGGAAGCAAAACATCACGAAGAGTATTTAATAAAAAATAAAATAAATGAAAGAGTAATAAAAATAGAACCTTATAAAATATACAAAATAAACAATAAATTTGAATTTGAAATATTTAAAAATATAAATACTGGTTCAGCATCCGTATTATATTTTTCAGAAAATGATATAAAATCATTTCCTGTATATATTACAGAAGAAACTTGTGATTATTATTTCTATGAATATAGATTATTAACAGATGTAATAGATTATCATAAAGTTATATTAGAAAAAATAAGTAAATTAATATAGGGAAATAATATTATGAGGAATCTAAAATATATTATGGAGGGTTCCACATATGAAAAAGAATGTAGAAAGAGCTATACGAGAATTATGTATAAGAACTAAAGATATAAGAAATGGATCATATAAAAAGAAAGAAAATAGAGAGAAGAAGAGATAAATATCTCTTCTTCATTTTGTATAAAAATTAAGAGAAATACAATTTTATATAGTTAATAAATATTATTGGAGGTAATATTATGAAAGATAATAAAATAGTTGAGATTGTATCAGAAGTATTAGCAGAGTTTGATTTAGAAGATTTAATATCATCAGGAGCACCTTTAGATGAATATTTTCCAGAAGCAGCTTATATTGTAAATAATATCTATAGCGAAGAGGATTTAGAAGAATTAGTATTAGCAGATATTATTCAACAAGCATTTTTAACACAATTTAATCAATTACTAAGTATACCAAAATGTGTAACAGTAGCAGAAGGTATACTAAATAAGTTAGATATGTAAAAAGGTAATATTTCAACACTATATTATATAAGTGAAATAAAATAAATAATTTTGGAGGTAATTGTATATGAGTAAAAGAAATAGAACTACTAATTATATGGAAAGTATTTATGATGTGTTAAATACACCTGAAGAAGTATATGATGACGGTATAACATATTTAGATGAACCTGAAGATGAATATATGGGATTTTATGAAGATGATTTAGCATGGGCAGATGATATAACATATTTAGATGAACCTGAAGATGAATCAATAATTGATGATTTAGGTGAAGGGTATATTCCATTACCAAAAGGAAATTATGTTGATGAGAAAATAGTAGTAATAGATGAAAACTATATGTTAGATGAATATGAATTAGACTTAGTTGATCATATAACAGTAGTATTTGAAGATAATGAAGAAGAATTAAAAGAATCACAATATGAAGAAATAGATAATGAAGTAAAAGAATTTATAAGTATATTATCAGATGATGATTTAAAAGAAGACGTAACAGTTGATGAAGTTAAAGAGAATAATACTATCGATATGGATAAAGTGGAAAGTATAATAAAATTACCAAAAGATAAATCATTAGAAGAAGATTTAAAAGTAGTACCAATAGATTCAGAAGATGATAAAATAGCAAAAGCAATAGCAAAAGAACATTTAGACAATGTAAAAGCAAATAGTAATTTAGCAGAATTCTTAGATGATGATTATAAAAATCCAGATGACGATACATCATGGGTAGATGGACCAGACTTATTTGGAAATGATATAGATGTAATAATAGCAGATGATCCAAATAAAGAATTTGAAGATACTGATTTCGTTGAAGGTTCATTTAGTCAATGGTTAGCAGATAACCAATAAAAATATGAGGATAAGTGAAATCCACTTATCCTTTATTTATTTTTGAAAGGGGGTAATAATAATGAAATATCTTTCTGACATTAAATCTACATTCGATTCAATAATATTTGAATGGGACGAAACGAAATCTAATATACAAAATGTATATGAATTTGTAGATATATTTTTAAAAATAACTGATCCATACGATAAAATTTCTACAAGAATAACAGAACATACTATGAGAACTATAAAGTTAGCAGAGAGAATACTTAATAAAGAAATTGCAGACAAAGAAATTGTAATAGTATCGTTATTATTACATGATATAAGTAAAACAGTTTGTGATAATTCTCATAATTTAGTAAGTTATAGATTAGCAGAATTATTTCTAAATAAATATCATTATTTAGATAAGAAAAAGAAAAAAATATTAGATTGTATTTTATACCATAGTGCAAAAGATATTGATTCATTAGATTTAACACCAGAATTAAAAGTTATTATGGATGCAGATATATTAGACGAAATAGGTATATTATTAATAAGTAGAGTATGTTTAAGAACACATAATAAAAATCTTTCAATACAAGATTTAATAAAATTACTAGATAATAAATATGCAAAAATAGAAAGAGAGTTAGTATGTGTGAAAACTAAAACTGGAAAAGAAATGTATATACAAAGAAAAAAGAAATTAAAAGAATATATAGATGCACTTAAAATAGAATCTGCAGAATATAAAATTTAAGGGGATGATTATATGATTAAATGTTTTATAGCATATAAAGTAATTGATCCACCATTCGGTAATTTTGAAAAAAGTAATAATTTTTATATAGCGAAAAAAACTAATAATAGTCCAAATACTTTAGCAATTTTAGATGCAGATAATAATTGGGTTCCATTTAGTTATATAGAAAAAGGTATATTAGATTTTACAAATTATGAATATTATTTTGGTTTAGGTGAGCCATTTTATGTACAAAATAAAAAAGAATTAAACGATTATATACCAACTACGAAATTTTATGTATAAATTATATAAGGGGTGATTTATATGAAAAAAGATATAATGAATTTATTAAATGAAAAAATTATAGAAGAATTACAAGATGAGAATATGTTTTTAAAAGATTTAGTGTCAGATTTATTTAAAGAAATAAGTATATTAGAAGAACAATTAAAACATGAAATGTTAATAAATGATATAACAGCAAAAATGCAAGAAGAAGAGTTAGAAGTAAGAGATGAAATGATTTTTGAATTAAAGAAAGAGTTGAATAAAGTAGATTTGTTAATGATGTTACAGAATAAAAAATAATAAACTTATTAACAATCCTTTAGAATACTTGAGTATTAAAAAGGAGGATTTATATGTATAGACCATTAGATTTTGAAAAATGTAAGGAATTATATTTACATCCATTAGAAATTGCGATAAGAGAAGAATATCTTGAAATTGTTAGAAAACATGGGAATGGACGTTGGGCATTCGATGAATTAGAATGGAAGATATATGTAGACAGAGCAGAAGAATATGAATCAATGAGTGAAGATGAAAAGTTCATAGTAAACTTCTATATGATGGCATTTAGAAGTTTATACAAATAATAAAAAAATAGGAGGTAATATTATGAGTTTTGAAACATATAATAAAGGAAATAATCAAAAAAATGATTCAGTAAATACAAGAGGAATTCAAATGAAAAATAAATTTGGTGTAGATGCGTCAACATTAGTAGTTCAATATTGGGATGATAAATTAAATTTAATGTTACATCCTCAATTAAAAAATCCAACTGAAAAACAAGTTTATGATTATGAACAAAAAATAATGGTAACTTTAAGAGTAGATAAAGCACAAAGTTTATTAAAAGCATTAGATAAAATAATAGATAAAGCAATAGAAGAAGATAAAGAAGCATCTGTAGGAATATTATTAGGAGGTACTACAACTACAAATATGGTGGTGGTATCAACTGTAAAGAGAGAAGGTAATTTAGATGTCGTGTTATATGTATGTAGAGAATTAAATCCAACTACTAAATTACCAGCACAAAGATTTAGTTATACATTTATAAAAGATGAAGAAGTGATTGAAGGATATAATGTTGAAACAGGAAATTTTGAAAACATACAGGCAATTCAATCAGAATATTTAGTATTTAAAGAAGCATTAAGAGAATATGTAAGAATAATGTTACAAGGAGAAGTTCATTCTGATAGATATAATGATAAATTCTATAGAACTAGTTTAATAGATAAAGTAACTAAAATTGGTGATAAAGTAGGAGCATTAGATTCAGGTCACTATACTGGAAGTTATAATAAAAATACTTTTGCAACAACTAATTTCAATCAACAACCTAGTGCTCAAACAACTAGTTTAGATGATTTAAAAGATATATTTAATTAATAAACTAAAAAGAATAACGAGCATAACTCGTTATTCTTTTTTTATTTAAAGAGGTGATTAAAAATGTTAGATCCAAATCATTTTTCTATGAGGGATCAATATATTTTTGTTTGTTATAATGAGGTTATTAAATTAACTTATCCTGTAATGCTAAAAGAAATAATTAATGATTATTATGATGAGTTAGAACCGTTTTTTGAATTAGATCTTATTAAAGACTTCGACATTTATAATTTAGAAAGATTGTGTGTAGAAAGAATAACTAAAAATCCTTTAGAATATATTAAAAAGCCTGAAACTACAAAAGAAACATGTGATATACTATTAGAAGCATTTGAAGAAGAAATGATAGAAATGTATACTAAATCAAAGTTATCTGTATTTGGTGCTAAGTTATATAATATTTTTGTACAACCGTTTATCAAAAAAGTTTATATTTATTCAGAGAAACCTTTAACACAAGTTCAGTATGATTGCGATGTTTATTTTAATGAATTTAGTAATAAAATACAATATGTAGCAGGTGATTTTATTGATATAATAAAAGAGTTACCTAATAAACCAACATCATATATTCTTAATAATACTGATTATATACAGAGATTGATAGATAATGATCTTATTGCATATACTGAAGTAATGATTGGTGAAGCAGGATATAATTTTGAATTGGATAAAGATAATGAATTACGAATAAAAGGCGGATATGAAGATTTAATGGAAGAGAAAATATTTAAATTAGGTATAGTTCCTCTTGTTAATTTTGATGAAAAACACATTTCTAATACAGTTAAAAATGATGATAATGACTGATTTATCAATAACAAAACAAATTTATATAAATATATTTTATTACATTAGGAGGTAATTAAATTATGGAAAAATCAAATTTAAATATGACTAATAATGTTATAGATGAAGAAGAATATAGAATGCGCATAAATCTATTATTTGAAGATGTTTCAAGTAAACTAAGTAAAACACTTGGACCTTTTGGTGCTACTACTGTATTAGATAAAGTAGGAGATGTTATGTTATCAAAAGATGGTTGGCAAGTGTTGAAAAAAATTGCATATATGGATGAAGTTCAAAATACATTATTAGGATTATTAGTTAAAATAGCTCATCAAGTAGTTATGAGAGTTGGAGATGGCTCAACTACTTCTATAGTTGGAGCAAATCAATTATTGAAAAAAATGGACCTTATATCAAGAGAAACTAATTTAAGACCTAAACAACTTTTAGATACACTTGAAGAAGTTGTTGAAGATGTATGCAAAACTATACAAAAGAATGCAGTTCCTATAAATAAAGAGGGAGACTTAAATGAAATATATAAATTAGCATTAGTATCAACTAATGGTGATAAAGAAATAGCTGAGATGATTAGAACTATTTATTTAGAAACTGGAAACCCAGCAATAGAATTTAATAAGTCCAAATCATCATTTACTACATTTGAAATATTAAAAGGTTATAAATTACAATTTATGACTTATATAGATAGAATATTTATAAATAATGATAATGGTACATGTAATGTTAAAAATCCAAAGGTATTAATGGTTAATCATAAATTAGAAGCAGATTATTTTGAAAAAATATTACAACCTACAATAGGAGCAGCTTGTAGAGAGGGACATAGATTAATTGTAATTGCACCTTATTATGATTCATTTTTATTACAAAAATTCAGTAGAGATTTAGCATTAGAATTTAAAGCAACTGGAACTTCTAATGTAGTCTATACTAGAGCATCATTAATGGATGATCATAGAACTGATTTATTTAACGATTTCGCTGCACTTTGTGGATGTACTATAATAAATGAAAATACTGCATATGAAATATTAAAAGGTGAATTAGAGTATAATCCTAGCGAGTTCTTAGGCGAAGTAGAAGAAATGGATATAGGAGAACAATCTACTTTTGCTAAAGGATTTATGCACAAAGATGAAAATATGCTAAGTATACTAGAAAAAGATGCTTTATCTAAATATGAAGAATTACGTGAAGCAGGTGAAGCTTCTAGTGTAATAACAGAAGCTTTAGTAAACGCTAAGCAAAGAATGTCTAAATTAAAATGTAATATGGGTATAATTAACGTTGGAGGTAGTACCGAATTAGCTAAAATAGCAAATTATGATTTAGTAGAAGATGCTGTTAAAGCTTGCGAATCTGCATATTTATTTGGTGTAACTCCAGGTCAAACTATAGGTATTCAAACAGCTATAAGAGACTTAAGAAAAACTGAAGCTTATAAAAATAAAAAAGTAAAATTAATGTTCTTAGATGCTATAAGTGATGCTTATAGAGATGTAACAAAAATATTATTAGAAAATAAATTCAAAAAAGAAATTCCTGAAAATATAATGAATCATTTAATAAAAAGATCAATAGAAGCTCAAGCTGTAATTGATTTAGAAAATACGGAATTAAGCTTTTTTGAAGATGTTGAAATCAAAGATGTAGAAATTCCTAATAATAAATTTTTATATTGGTTATATAAATTATTAGGATATTATGAAAAAGTGGAGACTTGTAAAATTCCTAAAGTTGCAATAGAAGAACTTGTATTAGATGCCTCTATTATAAATAGTTGTAAAACAGACATAGAGGTATTAAGAGCAACTTCAGGAATAATAGGATTATTATTAAGTAGTAATCAATATGTAGCAGTAAGATTTTAATGTTTTAAGAGATAACCAAATGGTTATCTCTTAAATTAATTTTTATTATATAATAAACATATTGTTAAGATTTGTTGAAAAATCTTAAATGAGAGGAGGAGATGATTTGAAAATACAAGAATTTATGAATAATCCTGCTGGAAAGGGAGCTTTTATTCCAGGTAAGGATATGGTAATAAGTAATTACAATTATAGATTAGGAGTCTTGTTAAAGAACAAAAAAATTGTAATGAAAATTTATACGAGTAATGAAGATGTTTATTATCATTTACTCATTCCAACAGAAAGTGAAGAAAAAGAAAATACTTATGATGTGATTGTTAAGTTTAAAGCAACTGAACAATCTAATTTATTAGATAAATCTTATAAGCAATATGATATAGAGTTCTTTTCAAATTGCCCAAGTTTTACTTATACTTATGCATATGTAGCTAAATTAAATGGAATATTAATCCCTGAGTTTTCAGATAAATATGATGAAATTACATTATCAATGCCACCTGTAAGTAGAAATCCAGGATTAACATTTGGATATGAAAAATCTGTTTACTTTGCATGTAAGTTTTTATTAAGTAACAATCAATTTTTACTTAAATCATATGTAAAAGCTCATGGTAAACCATTAACTAAAAATGTAATAAAAAGTATAAGAAAGATATCAACAATTGAAGAAGAGATTAAAAAGGAATCGAATAAACGTAAAGAAAATAAAAAAATTGAAAAGAAAACTAATAAACCAAAAGAAACTAATAAAATAAATAGTACAAATAAAAAACAAAATGCAAGCGGTGTTAATACAATTAAGAAAAAATCACCTAACAATAATAAGATTAATAAAATCCAACCGATAAAAAAGAAAAAATGAAAACGTAAAAAGGTAGAATTTCAATTATATATTATATAAGTGAAATAATAAAAAAATAAGGGGTGATTGATCGATTATGGTTAATAATAACAAAATACTTTATGAGAATTGGGTTAAAAATCAAAAAGAAGAAGATAAAGTTTTCGTATTTGATAATGGTATTCTTATAGTATTCTTTGAAAGATTGTTAAATTTTGAATTAGATGATAATATGATTAACATGTTTACATTTAAAAGCAAATATAGAAAACAAACTGACTTAATTTGCAACCATCTTAATTACTTTATTAAGTTTTACGATCCAGATAAATTATATGTAACAGCGTTATTTAAAATAAAAACGTTATTAGATACAAGAGAAGGACATTTAAGTGAGGAATCGTTTATAAAATTATTATATGATACAATTATAACTGAACCAATATTAGCACAAGTTAATGATTTAGTGGAATTAAATAATACTAGAAGCATTGAATGTGAAGTTAAAACTGTAAAATATGGTAGAGAAACATCATTTACAGATGAACATAATGCAATATTATATAGAATGTCAATGTGTACTAATTTAATGATTCCATTAATATTACATTATTCTCATAGATTTATGCATACAAATAAAATGTTTATAATAAATAATTATTATGATCCATTATTTGAAATTTGTGGAAAAGGTATAAATCTTAAAGAAAAATTATTTGCGTTTATATTAAAAGAAACTAGAGATAGTGAAAAGAGAGATGGTCAAATATGGCATCAAAGAGAACTTATAGGTGACTTTGATCCAATATCATTCGCAGAGACTAGATTACAAAATATAGTAAGTAATATAATTCCAAAATTAGATTATAATGAAAATTCTCACAATATAGCATTAATAAGATCAACAGTTTCTAGAGATTTCAGAAACTTTACTAAGGAGAAGTATAAATTATTTCCTACTGAAATATCTGATGAAAGAGATAATGATGATTCACTATCTCAACAAGATAAAATGGAAATGTCTATGTTAAGAACAGATTTATCTAACATAGTTATAAGTACAGTTAATAAAGAAACTGTATTAAATAATTTACAGAAAAGTTTAAAAGTTGATATATCTGAAGAAGAAATAAAATATTATAAGAAATATTATAAACCTACAGATTTTCAATTAGAATTAATTAAACTATATTTTGCAAAATATTTTAATGGATTTAATGAAATGGAAGCATTATCATCAGAACAATTTGCAAGATTAGTTATTTTAATGAAATATAAAATGCAATCTCAAGGATATAAATATTTACAACATATGATAGTTGGTAAAATGTTAGATAGAACAACTAATAAAACTATGAGAAGTTTAAAATTTGTAGATAAAATAGAGCAATCTGATAGATATAAAAGATTAGTTGAAAAGAAATATTCAAAATTATTAAAACTAAAAGGACCTAGAGTTATATTAGATGTATTAGCAACATTACTAAAAACTAAATTCGAATTTATAGATTATAATAATCAAGACCTACAAGGTAAACCAATAGAAATTGATGAAGATTTAGTAAGTGATGAATTTCTAATGTTCTGGGGAAATATTTAATATAAATAGGATATAGCTAATGTTATATCCTATTTATATTTTTTATGAGGTGATTTGAATGAATAGTAGAGAATTTAAACTTGAATTAATTCAAGAAATAATGGAAAATATTAAACCTAGTTATTATAAAAATAAAGAACTTAATGTCAGATGTGTATTTTGTGGTGATAGTATTAAAAATGCAAATAGTGCACATTTATCAATTAGGATAAATCCAGATGATGATCAACCTATAGTATTTAGATGTCTTAGATGTAATAGCACAGGTATATTTAATGGTACTACAATGACAATGATAGGTTTATATTCAAATACTAATAGTACAAATTTAGAAAGATATAATAGACTATCATGTAAAAAACATGGCTTAAGTATAAGTAAAAAAGGATTGAACCTAAAAATACCTAAATTAAAAATCAATGATAATGTATTATTAAAACATAAATATATTGAAGATAGACTAGGAATAAAAATAGATATAGAGGAATTGCATAATAATAAAATAATATATAATTTCGTAGATTTATTAAAATATAACAATATACAAAAAATATATGGAACTGAACAACATATAAAAGATTTACAATACGACCACGTTGGATTTTTATCTGCAAGAAATGATTTTATAAACTTTAGAGATATTACTGGAAAGCATAAAAGATATTATATTTATAAAATAATGAGGTCTATGGATACTACAGGAAAATTTTATATAATGCCAAATAACATAGATCCGTTTAATGATGATATAAAGACTATTAATATAGCTGAAGGAGTATTTGATATATTAGGTATATATTATAATATTTTAAATAAATACAAATATAATACAGTGTATGCAGCTATAAATGGATCAGGATATTTAAATGTAATAAAATATATTTTAGAACAGGGATTACTTTGTGATGTTAACATAAACATATTTTCAGATAATGATAGACCACCAGATTATTATAAAAATATGGTTAAAACGTTAACGCCATTTGTAAATGATATTAGATTATTTTATAATAGTATAGGAAAAGATTACGGTGTTCCAATTAATGAAATTAAATTAAAAGAAGTCCCAATAAGATTTTAAAAAGATGTTATCTATAGATAACATCTTTTTTTATTAAATTTTATATTTGATATAACAAGTAATTAATGGAGAAGGGATTGCAACCGGATCCATAACGAAATATCTGTGAAGACCGTTCTGGTGATATAAGGAAACTTATACATTGCAGAGAGTGTACACTCGGATATATTACCGATGCCTGGAGATAAGATGAACCGCACCTTCATCTATTGAGATAGGGGTAATATATTTATCGGCACAGATATTTCGGTGCGTATTTTTAAAAGTGTAAAAATATAAAATTTCAATTATATATTATATAATTGAACACAAAAGATAAAATTAAACTTTCGTATAAAAGGTAAAGTAGATGTGTCATGGAGTTCATGATACTATCTAGGTTGTTCGTGTCATGGAGTTCATGATACTGAGCAATCACCGAGTGTCATGGAGTTCATGATACTATTACGACACTGTGTCATGGGGTTCATGATACTAGTGACTATAGATTGTAAGTGGGCTGCGTCAAAAGTAAGGAAACTGAAAGACGTATGCGAGGGTCTTACCTTAGCCTAAGTACTTTATGTATATGGCGACGGTTCTAGGGTTACGTCCTGGAGTAAATGGATATCCACCTCTCGGTTCTGGTAGGTTTAATAATAAATATTTTGAGTCTATACATCATATGATGTATAGACTTTTAATTTTTAAATTTATAGGAGGTAATGATATATGAGTAAAGAAATGAATATAAATAATAGTACGGTTAATGGAGTTGTAAATGGTAATATTAAAAAATCTATTAATAAAATTAATGCTGGTAATACTGTTAATAAATCAAAAATTATTATAAAAGAATCTAAACCAGATAAATATAAAGAAGAAGTTCAAGTCTCATGGGCAAATATTTATAATCCGTCAGCAATTTTATATAAGAGAACACCTTATATAAATGATAGACCTATTTTAGAAATATATTATAATGCATTAAAAATTCCAGGAGAAAATAAAACAAAACCTGTATTAATGTGTGGATATGTAGCATCTAAATACAAAAATAGAAATGACAATAGTAATTATATATTAACAAATACAGTGTCTGAATTTGGTAAATATTTAGCAGCACATACTGTAGTTCATGGAATGAATTTAGATGAATATTTACATGAACTGATTATGTTTGACGGTGAAATTTATACTTATCCAAGTGAAGATAATTCATGTTTAAAATACGGTATAAGAATAATCGAAAATACTATTGATATAATTGAATCTAAAGAGCATGATTATATAGATTCACCTTGGAATTTCTTATATCAAGAAAATAGAGATAATATAAATACTGAATCAGAATGTATAAATTATAATTCATTATCTAAAGAAGCTCATATAAAATCCATAAATGAAATAAAACAAGTTTTAGATACGATATCACAATCGATGTTTGGTATACCAGGATTAATATATCCAACTATAGTTTCATCGTTTCTTATGAGAGATGATGTTGATAGTGGTGATGTTATATTCCTAAACGACAACCATAGACATATTAATATAATATCTACATTAATTGTAGATTATATAATAAAATTATCACCTAAAACATATGAAGAATTATATAAAATAGTGGTGTATGTTGTATTTAATTATTTAGGTTATGAAGTAGATAACCCATCGGTAGGTAGAGTCATGTTATATGAATTTACAAATTATATGGGTATAAGTAAAGTACAAGTAGATTATTATATGGAAAATGTTAAAAGAAATGTTGGAGGTATACCTGAATTACAAAATTCAATCCCTGATAATTACAAAACAAAACCTGGTAGAATACATGAATTAGGAGTAATTCAATTTGCAAAAAGATTATATTATAACTGTTAAGAAAGATGGATATAGATAGAATAAACTATCTATATCCATTATTTTTTTTGGAGACCTGATTCCGAGAAATTAATATTTTTATCTTATTTATTTGTATTCTGCTTAAATTATCAATAAAAACAATTCTCTAAGGAGAATAAAATTAGAAAGGAGTGTAACTATGGGATTTAAATTTGATGAAAAATTGCTAGTAAATAATAATATTTTTAAATATGAAGAAAAATTAAATAGCCAATATACTAGATTCTTAGAAAGCACACCAACTTATGTAACTTATTATAATATTAACACTATTGAAACTACAGTTGACTTAGGATTTTCTAATGTGGAAAAAATATTAGGAAATGGATCTCCTATGAAATATTCTGAAATTAAAAATTTACCTGTATATGGAATGGAAGCTATACAGCTAAATATAGATGAAGCAGATGAAGGGTTAACTGGTTCATATGATAATGGAGAATTAATAATATTGCCTGATACAATAACACCTTATCCTGATGATTTTTTTATATTGGAACATAAAGGTTACGAATTTCTTTTTAGAGTAACAAGTGTAGACAATGATACTATAAAATCAAATAACTTTTATAAAATAACATTTACCATAAAATATGTTACTGCAGAAGAATCTGAAAAAATATTAAAACAAGTTACTGATAAATATACATGTGTGGTAGAAAATATAGGTACACAAGATAGATGTATAATAGAAGATGATTATTTAGAATTATTGAATAGAATGCAGGAACTATATAATCTAATATCTGAAAGATATAAAATGTTCTTTTATAGACAAAAGTACAATGCCTTTGTATTTATAGATCCATTATGTACAAGTATAGGGTTATATGATAGATATGTAAATATGTTTATACAAAAACATGGATTATTATATGATAAAACTACACATAGAACTATATATTTAAATAACGAAGATCAGTCTTGTTGTTTCGCTCTAGAGTATGATAATTCTATATATAGGGCATATGAATTAAGAAGAACTAAAAGAATCCCTGTGACTAAGTTTAAAGCTGTTGATATAACATATATGTATTCTGTATTTAAATACTATAGAGCAAATGTTAAATCTGTTAGATTTACTGGTGGTACAAAAGAGTATCTACCACCATCATTAATAAAAGCTATGGCTACTGGGGAAATTCCTAATGTAACTGATAATGGAGGAAAAGTTATGACAAATATAACAGATCCAACATATCTAATAGATGACTATACATTTGATGAAGCAGATAATATAATAGTTAACTATATGCATGATAAAATAGATTCTATTTATAATATTAATTTTGATTCATTAGATGATTTTACTTATTTTTTACCTACATGGACCAACTATGTGAAGATTCCAATGTTATTATATGCTATGAAAGGGTATTATAAATTATTTATCCAAAAACAAACTAATAATTAACTTTTAAACAAATATATTATATTAAGGAGTGATAACATATGCTTAGTGATTTAAGAAAAATGATAGACACAGAATTAGAAAATGATAACATGATAGATATGATGTTAGAAGCATCAAATTCTATAGCTGATATGTTTATAGAAGATGATGGTGAAGCAGAAATTGATGAAAGTGAAATAGTAAGTATATTAAACAAAATACCAGAATATGATGAAGAAAAAGAATTGAATAAAAAACTTGATAGAATAGCTGAAAGTTGTATACCTGAAGAAATTGAAGGTGTAGAAAAAGGAATATTTAGTAAAAAAACGTTCAGTTGATATAGAAGTAGATTGGGGTGGGTTCTGAAGAAATAATTTGTGCATTATTAGATCCAAATGATTATAATGATACTGGATTATTAGGAAGAATAAAGATTAAAACACCTCAAATTTTTTTAGATTGTGAAGAAGAAAATACGAGTGATAAAAATTTATTAAATTACGTTGAAAAAAATATTAAAAAAGAAGTTAGTAAGAAGGGATTTAAAATAAATAGATTATTCTTACATTAAAAAAATCAAGGAGGTAAATTTATTATGGTAGTTTTATTTAAAAAATATAATACTTTATATGTAAAATGTTTATTAAATCTTAAGAAGCCTATAATACATCAGAATAAAGTTTTTAATTCGGGATCGTCTACATTATATTTATTACCGGAAGAAGTTAATACTATATTAGCAGCTAATGGTAATATTAAATTTTGGAATGGTAAAAAATATATTAAATTGAATTTAGGTCAATTTAATGATATGATGAAAAATAAAAAACTTAAAGTTGAAATTATGAAAGAAGAAAAACAACCTGAAGTTAAAAAACCTGAACAAAATAAAAAAGTATTTGTTAAACCTGAACCAAAAAAAGAAGAAGTTAAGAAACCTGAAGTAGAAGAAGAGAAAGTAATAGAAATACCTGTAATAGTAGAACCTAAAGAAGAAGTAAAAGTACAAGAAGAAGATAAAAAACATGAACAAAATAAAAAACAACGTCATAAAAATAATAATCCACAACAAGAACAAGGTGGTGATAAATAATGAAATTTGTAGTTTTAGATAATAGAGAATTACCAATGTATAATGGAGTTAAAGGACCTATATTGACTCCAACTGCATTTGACATACAACTTGTATTAAAATTGTTAGCTTTTGGAATTGATGTTCGAGAAGTTATGGAAGATGGTTCTTTTAGAAAATTAGAATTTAACGACGAAAGAGTAATGAGAGAGCTTGATGAGAAATTTGAAATGAAGAGAATCGAAAAAGAACAAAAAATAAAACTTGTAGAACAAAAACCTGTTACAAAAAAAGTTACTAATAAAAAAGTAGTTGTTAGACCTCAACCTAAAAAAGAAGAAGAAGAAGTTAAAGAACCAGAGGTTAAAAAAGAACCTGAACTTTTTGTTGATGATTTAAAGAAACCTGAATAAATAAAATAGATATACTCCTAGGAGTATATCTATTTTTGTTTTGGTTTTTTAGTTAATGTGTATAATGTTTGTATACATTCATTTGTTGATTTTCTTACATTTGAAGCATTTATATCAAGAATATTAGCTTTACCTCTAACTATTCTATCACATTCAGCATTTGCTTCTTGACTAAATACACCTTTTATAGATAACTGGTCACCATCCATAAAGTTATCCATTATTTGTACACGCTACTGTACTAGTAAAGTTTCCCTTACCCTGGACTATATCATACAGACTAATCATAAGCCTGCCTACCCACTTCCATACTCGCTTGAGTATGTACGACATAAAGTCTAGTCTCTGAACCTTCTACCAATTATAATTTTTAGATACATGTTTCCATCTTTTACGATCATGAATAAATCTAACTATATCATATGATACATAAAAGTCACATTTTTCAACTACTTCTTTTCTACTATATCCTTTACTTAATAAATTACATATAAAATGACATTGTTCCTCATTAATTTTAGACATACCATTTTCAGAACCTCTTGAAACTTTACCCCAACTTTCTTTTTTATTAGCAAGTATAGGCTTATTAGTATTTTTAAATTGGTGTTCTAAATTTTCTAATTGAGTACACCATTCTAGATTGCTAATATGATTATTACTTCGATTTTTATCAATATGATTAACTTGTTCTGAATTTTCTGGTTTATATAAAAACATCTCTGCAACTAATATATGGATATAGTATATTTTTCTAGTATTGTCTTTTTGCTGTAAACCAACTGTATAATAACCTGCAGTTGTTACTGCATATTTTAAATATTTATTAGTATTAATATTTTTAATATTTCCATATTCATCTATAGAATATATCGGTTTAATGTCATCATATTCTATTATTTTTTCTATCATACTTACAACTCCTTTAATATTGGTAGCTTGGCTGCGGATTATCCAATCTTAAACCTTTTTACTATACCTAGAATAATTACTTCTAGCCATTATATTATTACTAATATAATTTAGTAGTTTAAGCTCTAAGGACTTTCCCGAACAATTCAAGTAGTTTAAGGACTACAATAGTGACAGTTTATAGTCCCCACCAAATGCCTTTAATAAAACATTTGATAGTTTTAAAACATCAAAGAAAAATGTAGAAACTTCTGTAGGTGTCATATTTAAATCTACTATAGGATAGAATTTAAATAATTCACCTTTATAATACATTTTTTCAGTTCTTACTGTAGATGATACGTTTAATTTTGAAGGTATAGATCCTAAATGATTTGTTATAGGATATCTTGTTAAGAATACATGTTTATCAGATGCAGCTCTACAAGCAGCAATAAATAAAGCATCTGTATATGTCATGTCTCTTACAATTTCAGTACCATCTTCTTTTTGTAATCTTATTTTATAATATATTTCATAATCTTGTGGTTGTTTTAAAGGTATTTCTATTCTTTTAAATCTATCTTCATACGATCTAGTAAACACATCCATCATTTTTTTGAAATAATCTTCGCTGTAATAGAAATTAAAATCCATTAAATCAACAGATCCCGATAAATTAGGATTATATTCAGATAGATCTCTTATTTTATAATTTAAATTTTCGTATTGCTCTTTAAAGAAATTTCTTAATTCATGTAACATAAATGGAAAGAATAATGTACATATAAGAGATACTGGAATAGAACAATGAGTAAAATCTACGATATTATCATCATATCTATTACATCTAAATTCTGGTGCAGCTATAACTGCACGAACACCGTAGTCTATAGATTTACCTAATAGTGATCTTCTTATTAAACCATTTTTCTTTTCTAATTTATGTTTAAAGTAATTATATAATTCTACTAATGTATCTTGAACCTTACCTTTATTTGAATTTACTATAAAATCAAAATCGCTTGTAGATTCTAGCATATTGGCATATCTTAATAATTTACAATATAAATCTGTTAAATCGTTATGTGATAATTTACCAGTAGCATTTTGAAAATTTACATCTCTATAAAATGCTGGGATTACTAACCATTGTCTTATAAATATTGTATCTCTATCATAAGCTTCTATAAAATTAATTCTTTCATTTCTTACATTTGATGCATTTCTTTTAAATTTAATTTTATTCCAATTTTTATATAACCATTCACATCCATTACTACCTTTTTCTTCATCTTCTACTAATTGTCCTTCTGCATTTATAATAAAATTTCTAGTTCCTTTTACAACTGATTCTATTCTCCTATCTAGTCTCAAAAGCATTTTATATGCATAAGGATGTATAAAATAATCATGTAGTTCTATGAATGCGAAATTTTCTTTTCTTTCTCTAGATGTCATACCAAATATTTCTAATGATAATAATCCATCTGGAGTTGGAACCTTTCCTGATTCAAAAAGAATTGGATTTGTAACAGGTTTAAGACCATTTGTGATTATAACTTTTTTTACGTCCATTAAGTCTAATTTCATACAGTTCTTCCTCGCTTTCATAATTATTAGTAACTGTTATCTCAACAGTATTTCCATTGTTATTTGTTTGTACTGTGAAATCATTTATATCACCAACAATTATATCGTCTATAGGGTTATACAAGCATAGGATTAATGTCATTGAATCAGAATTTTCTCCTAGATATCCGTCAATACTCTTTACATTATTAGTATCTATGCTTGATATTATATTATATATTTCAGTAACCTTTAAATAGTGCTTTGTAATAATTTCTAAAAAAGATTCAGCTAATCCTAACTGAATTAGCTGATCTATAAATAAATCTATTGGTAACATAAGAATCCTTTCTCCTTTAGCAAATTTATTTATTAGGATTCTCGGAATCTAAAAATCATCTCTTTAATATTTGACTTCTTGCAGCTATTTTCTGTTGCTCTTTCATTTCTTCTTCTCTAATTTTTTGTTCTTCCTCGAATTCTTTATTTTTTCTTTTTACACGAGCGTCACGTCTAGCTACAAGTTCTTTATATGATAAATTACTTATTAAATAATCTCCATTAGCACCACCAAACAATTCCATTATTTCATCTATAAACATTGATAATCTTTCTAGTCTATAGTTGTACTCATTGCTTGTTGGTACTTGTGAAAAAGGATAGTATCTAATTCCACTTCTATTGAATTTACATGATGCTTACATTTAGCATTAGTACAATTTATATCCATTAATCCAAATGTAAATTGTAAACCATCAGTTAATTCACCTATTTTATTACTTAATATACTTATATCTTTAGCATTTAAGCTATATACTAATTTTATTTTATCTTCAGTATCATCTATTTCTAGATATGATTCACCATCATCATCTGGGTTCGGTACATAAATTCTAGGCATAGCTGATGTTAATATTGTAGCTTGATTATATTTTTGATCTAATTGATCTATAGCATTAACTGAATCATATATAAATGAATAAGCATTTTGAACACCTAAAGTACATATAAATTCAGAATCTGGTAGTTTAATAGTTTTTTCACTATTTAATATTGAATTATTGAAACATTCTTTTGCCATATTTTCTGTAAAAGAAGCATCTGCTACTTCTTTAACTTTCTCTTTAAGATTTTCAGACATTTCCTCTGCTCTTAATAAAGATCTCATTTCATATTTATGTTCTATTTCAGTTTTACACATTGGGCAAGTTAATGGGAATACATCTTCATCTGGGAATGTTGCACATAATATACCATAAACTAATATATCATATTCCATAGACGCAACATTATTTAAGAAAGTATTAAAATCCATTTTTCCTATAGATGTGCTTTCTATTTTAGAATGTATTAAAGTCCATTTAGAAATTAATGTCATAACATTTACATTATCACCAGTTATTAATCCCATTAATTCAAATGTAGAACATCCTTTCATAACCATAGTTAAACCAGATATAGGTAATACTACAGTTGTATTTCTAACACTATTTCTTTTTTGAAGTATTTTATCAGCTACTCCAACTTTAGCTTTTTTAGTTTTTATTGACTGTAGTTCTATAGTTTCAACTTCTTTAAGTTTTATTGATTTAACCTTTTGAAGTTTAGCTCTTTCTTCATCAGTAAAGTTTATTACTTGACCCATACCAGTTTTATCTATAACAACAATTGCTTCCTCATATCTTTTTCTAAATTCTTCTCTCTCTTCTGTTTCATCAACCATATTTTCTTCTTCAGGTTCATCTTCTTCACTTAAACTTTCATTATCATCTAATTCTCTTCTTGGTTTATTAAGTTTTTGAGTATCTCTTTCAGCTTTTTGTTTTAAATTCCAATCATCAAATTCTGCTTTAGCTTTTTCTGTAGAATCTTCAATTTCTTTAATAGTTTCTTCTATAGAAGCCATTTGTTCTGCTGATATTATATTACCAGGAACACCTCCACCTCTAACTCCACCTTTAGATAAAACTTCTTCTTTTTCAACTTCAAATCCATTATCTTTATTTGAACCTTCTATTTTAGAAGGATCAAAACCTTCTGGTTTTTTACCTAAGATATTTTCTGAAGATTCTTCTTGTTGATTATTGTTAATTTTGATATTATTTTTTTCTAATAAAGATTTTATATCTACTTTGTTATTGTTATTATCCATTATAAATTCCTCCTAATTTAATAAAATATTTATTTGTTTTATTACTAATCATTATCCATTAAAAATGAAAACTCTAATTCATTTAATTCATTTCTATAAAATGCATAATATATATCTTTCTGTTCTTGTGAATCATAATCAACAACTAATGGTATTTTTATTAATAAAACATCTTTACCATATTCATCTTGTGCTATACCTACAAATAAATCATCAGAAGTTAAATAAGGTAATAAATCTTCACAATTACTAGTTATTAACCCTTTAAGTAATTCTGTATCTAATTTAGATTGCATACTAGACTGGACATATTGTCCTATATTAACTCCTAATTCTGGCATACTAGGCATGTTTCCAGGACGCATTAATAAAATATTTAATATATAATTTATTAATGAATCAGTCTCATTAAATATTTTACTTTTTTGAAAGTTATCTTTATCTAATCCTACATCTCTCGGTAAAGCCAAAATTTATCATCTCCTTTATTCTTTCCTATAATAAACTTATTATATTGTAAATTAGTTGAATTTCAATACAAATATACTTAGAAAACAATCTCTTAAGGTTTAGAACTAAATGAATAAGAAAGGTGGTATAATATGTATAAATGTAAAATATGCGGGAAAAAATATACTGATCTATCTGGTCTTTATAATCATATAGAAAATAAACACTCAGATATGATTCCTAAAGATATGAATGTTCAACAATATTATTACTATATGAAAACTGGACGTACACATGGTAATTGTGTAATGTGTAAACAACCTACATCATGGAATAAAAATACTAATAAATATAATAGATTCTGTGGAAATCCTAAATGTAAAGATGAATATGTGCGAATCATGAAAAGTAGAATGATTGCAAAATATGGAAAAGTTCATCTATTAAATGATCCAGAAAAACAAAGAGAAATGCTATCTAAAAGAAAGATATCTGGTACGTATAAATGGTCAGAAAGCAATTTTGAAACTACTTACACTGGTAGTTATGAATTAGACTTCTTAAAAACATTAGATTTATTTTTTGATTGGGATCCACAAGATGTATCAATGCCTTCTCCACATACTTATACTTATAAATATGAAGGAGAAGATAAATTTTATATACCAGATGCATTTATACATTCATTAGATCTTGAAATAGAAATAAAAGATGGGGGAGATAATCCTAATAACCATTATAAAATACAAGCAGTAGATAAAGAAAAAGAAAGATTGAAAGATGAAGTTTTAAAATCTCAAAAGAATTTTCATTATGTTAAAATTACTAATAAGAACTATACAAATTTCTTTGATTTCTTAAAAGAAATAAAAGAATCATTTGAAAAATATGGTGAAGATAAGAAAATACCTAGAATATTTAAAACGGAAGATATTAAATTAGGAAAAATAGCTAAACCTATACAAGAATCTTGCGAAGAAGAAATTTTAGAAGAAGGATTTATAAATAAATTGGCAAGCAGTTTAGATAAAAAAGTTCCTTTAAGAAATAATGAGGTATTTTTCTCTTTACAATTTGATCTTAGAAAAGATGAACCTTTAAAATTAAAAGGGTATTTAAACACTTTAATTAAATCTGCAAAATGTGAAGATGACATTAGATTTGTAAAGGAATTAGTAGGAAAATCTGATACTTATTATCATAATTTATTAAAGAAAAGACCTGAAATACAAGATGACTATATGGAATACTATAAATGGGTTACATCAGACGATGGGTTACCAAAAGAAATAAAAGATAAAATGAAGAAAGTAAAAGAATCTACAGAAATATTAGAAGAAAACTATAAAGGTATAAAAGAATCAAATGAAAATATGTTATATGAATCTTCTATCAGTTTCTATTATATTAACAAATGTCTTCAAAATGGATATGAAGAAGAACTTAAGCATTATTTAGATACTTATAAGCAATATTATAATAAAATGCTAGAAGAAAAGCCTCATTCTATACCTCATATAAATGAAGATATTAAAAAAGCTATAATATTTATAGATGGATTATCAAACAAGGGTGTTGAAAATAATTTACTTCAATTTGCTAAATCTGAATTAGGTGATATTGTAAACTTAGCTAAAAATTCTAAACCATGTAGAGTTTTTGAATCCGAAGAAATTGAAATTAATAATAATGAATTAGTTTTAAATGAAGTTACTATGAAATTAGTATTTGATCAAAATAAAACTAGAAACTTATTTGGTATGAATGATTTACAAAGTCAAGTTCAATTAGAAAACTATATTATACAAAGAGATCGTATGGGTAATCATTGTAGTGTAAAACCAGGTATAGTTAATGAACATGATAAGAAAATAATTGAGTGTAAACTAACATTTGAAGAATCAGTAAACGTAAATGTTAATTTAAAAGAAAAAATGGAAGAAGGTATAACTTTAAATAGCTTATTTAATGCTAATGATAAAGAATATAAATTTATAAAAGAAGCTAGTTTAAGATTATTTGGAGTATATCCTGATTCGATAGAAATTAAAGAATAGGAGGTATGAATATGGAAGAATTTAAATTTGATAGTTTAGAAGATGTTCAAAATGTAGTAATTAATTTTTATAAACTACCTATCAGATCTAGAATGTTATATGCACACAAAGTAAATTTACGTTTAAAAGAGTTAAATGGATATGTTAAAGTAAATTCTGAAAATCCAATATTAAATTATCCTTCTGAAAGATTCATTGTAAATTCAGATAAAACTGAAAATGAATATAGCAAATTTGAAAACCTATTAAATGAAGACGTAGAAATGTTTAATTATGAAATATATGACGATATTAGTTTATCTTTAGATAATATAACAGGTATTTATGATATAGTTAGACTATGTAGAGAACAAAATAACAAGGCTGATGACTTATATCTTAAAAAATTTCCTAGTCATAAAGATTTAATAGCTGTATTTAAACAAGCTGCATCTAAAATAGAAATGTGTATTTTATATGATTTCGTAGAGGATATCGCAGTTAATTCAATGAATGATATTGAATTTATAATTAGTACAAATATGCTATCTAATAGTCATGTTAGAAGATTATTGTTGGCTCCTATGAGATTATTTGAAATGCAAATATTCCAAAGAACTCTTAGTAATTATGCTCACATAAAACAAAGAATAGTTGCTTTATTTAACAGTCAAATTACTTTAGTAAAACAACGTAGAGATGAATTTATGATGTTAAGACCGTTTAATGATAACGCTTTAAGAGCATATTTAAAAATACAAAAAATAGGCTATGAAGAAACTTTATTAGATAAAGAATTTAATGGAGATTATGACCCTTCAGATAATTTCTTTATTACTAATATGAACATCATAAAACAAATTGATGTTTTAGTTAAGAAAGAATATCCAGTTCAACCGATTAATATGATAGATAAATTTAAATTAGAGCAACATGGTATAAAACCTATTATGAATAAAGTTTCTGATGGAAAAGAATATTATGTCCATTCTAAAAAAGGAATACAATATGTATTATATAAATCAAAAAGAACTGATTCTATTTATTATATGATAACAAAATTAAACGGGGATTTAAAATCGTATAAAATAACAATAACTGATAAAAAACCAGTATTGGATGAAGTTACTGCTAATACTATATTGGAATCTACATTTATTACTAATTATAAAAAGATGAATAGATAATTCTATTCATCTTTTATTTTTCTAACAATATAACAAATATTTATATATTTAAATTGGAGGTAATTTATATGAAATTAAATTTTAAATCTAAATTAAAATTATTTTCGATATTATTTGTTGTATGCTTATTAGGAATAATAGTATCAACAGTTTTAATAGATAGACAAATTGATAGTTATATAAGTGAATTAAAAACTAATGTAGATATAAACATAGATGTAATAGATAATAATGATAGTGATGTTGAAATCGTACAAGAAGACGAAAATATAACATTATACATAAATCCTAGTGAATCAGAAGAAGCGAATGTAAATGAAGATATTTATGTAAGAATTACTGCTAAATCAGGTTTGAATATACGACAAGAACCTATGATTAATTCTGATAAAGTTGGAGCTTATGACTACGGTGAAGAAGTTAAAATAATTGAAGACTGTGGTGATTGGTATAAGACTGAACAAGGATTTATATATAGGCTATATACGGATAAAAAATAATATCATTTATAACAATATCGTAATCGTTGTACGACACTACTATAAAGTGTAAAAAGGTAATATTTCAATGCTATATTATAGTAATGGTAATATATAAAAATATATTATTTAAGGAGGTAATATAATTTGTAATATTACTGATATAAAAGTGTAAAACATAAGATTTCGATACTATATTATAGTAGTGAATAGAAATAATAATATCATTATTTCTATGTTCCAAATAAAAAATATATTAAAATTATAGGAGGTTTCATTATGAGTGAAATGAATAATAAAGTTGAAAGAAATACAATTCAAGGTGTAAATGAAAATAGTTATATGCATAAATGTTATTTAGGATCATTAGCAAAAGTAACAGGTTATGATATAATAGAATTCCTTCAAGGTTTCATAAAAGGATTAAATGGTGAAGTAGGTATGATATATAGTCAAGATCCTGAAACTAAAGAAGTACAAGGAATGTTAGCAATACCTTATAAAATAAATAGTCAAAATAGACAACAAACTAATACAAATGGAATGATACCAATACCAGGTATAAATAGTGGTAGACGTGGAAACATAAATGAACAAGTATTAAAATCAATAGAAAGAATAAAACTTCCAGGATATGGACCAAGTTTATTATATAAAGAAGATGCAATATTATTTAGAGTTGATATTGCAGCAATAATAGCAGAAATGATGAATCCTGCAAAAGGATATGTAGTTTCAATAGATGATATAAAAATGAATGGTCAAAGTGATATAACAATATTAGCATCAGTATTTAAATCTAAAAATGCAAATAATGTTAATAGAATGACAAGAGTACTTCAAGGACAAAAATTTGATACTAGACAACAAAATCATCAACAAGTTCAAAGATATAATGGTAATAGAAGATAATTAAATAAGAGTATAACCAATTGGTTATACTCTTATATTTTTAATAAATTAATAAGGAGAGATTGTATGTCAGAAAATAATGATTTGTATGTTGAATGGACAGGAAGTTATCCTTGTTTATGTTCTGGAGAATGGATTATAAAATATAAAGATGTAGAATTAAATGTACCAGAAAATCTAAAACATAGAGAAATGGGTACATTAATTGAGTATTCAACTTGGCAATTCGATGAAAATTGGATGGAAGAATGGGAATCACATACAGATGGACTTGATAAAGATACATGGATAAAAAGAAATGAAGAATGGATAACTAAAATGTTTGAAGAAAAAGATATAAAAGTTACTGAAGAATTATTATCTGAACTATATGATAAAATACAAGAAGAAGATTGGCGTCATGGTTCTTGTGGTGGTTGTATATAAATTATAATATTTGGAGGGAATTATCTATGAAAAAATTTGATGACTTATATAATGAATTAAAACAATTAGAGGCAAAATTAGAAGTAGAAAGAACTCCAGAGGAAAAAGAACTAATAGAAAGTAAGATAAAAGAATTAGGATATAAATTAGCAGCATTAGAAGCTGCTTGGTTATATGAAGATTTAGATTAATAATATAAAAAATTAGGGGGTAATTATATGAAGTTAGAATTTAGTAATGGAATATATAATTCAGTTAAAGTTGGAGATTTAGTAATATGTTGTGATAATATACAATTTATAGTTGTAGAAATGCCAGATAAAGAATTTGGATTATTGAATATTAAAACTAGTAAAATTAATCACAAATTTGAATCTATAGTTGACATTATAAATTATATTAATGAATACCATATGGGTATTCATAGAGTAATTAACAATGATGATGTAATAATAAAAGAACCATGGTAGTTTAAATTATATTTGATAATAAACATTTAATTAAATGGAATCGGTTTGTAGAATGATGTATAGGAATAGAGGGCGGTCTCTATACTATATGCTAATAGAGGGCGGTCTCTATAGCTAACTCCATATCTTAGCCAAGAATATAATAAGTGAGATATGCTTATAAGCATATCTCACGATTTATTTTTTAAAAGGAGTTGAATAATTATGTATAATAATAGTAGTACTAGTAATGCTACATTTAATGGTAATTACAATACAAATAATATAGACAACTCAGATAAATCAATCAATATAACAAATCATTTTAATCAAAGAATAAATCTTAAAGAACGATTTGAAAAAGGTAACATCGAGCATGAATATTCAGCATATTGTGTAGGTAAATTTGGAAACAAAGCATACAAAGGATGTATACCAGTAACATTTATAAATATACATTCATACAATGAATTCATGTATGATCATATGCATGTAGATGTCCCTAAAGATTGGTATAGTAGTTTATATTTTGATGATAATATAATGAAATTTAAAGGAATTGTTAATCAATATAATAGAGGTAATGGTACACTAGATTATTCAATAAAAATAACTGAAATATGTACAGATCAAACATCTAATTATACCCATGTAAATTATTCGAATTCATTAAAATTTAGAAATATGATTTTAAAAGATGATTATATAAATGAACTTAAAGAATATATAATAAATGATATGCTTCAAGAAACATTAGCAGAATTTACAATAAGAATATTTACTTTATTAGACAGTGCATTAGCCTCTATAGACAATTCATTTTATTCAGGATTTATAACTAATTTTATATTAACACAATATTTCCTCAATACAAGTTTAAATGAGCAATGTAATCAGATTTATATATTACGTCAATTAGATAAAGAAGTGTTATTAGATTTAACATTAATTGTTTCTAACATTATAATGACATACAATATATATTTTGATAAAATACGTAAATATAAAGACTTATTTAGTTATATATGTAATATTTGCAATGTATTACAAAATATTAATAAGAATTGTGGAGAATATAGCAAAGGTAAGAATAGTGAATATATAGAAGTAAATAATAATCTTAATCTATTTAGCAATAAGATAAATCACGATAATACAAATAAGATGTTCGATAAAATAAAAAGAAGACATAAAGATTTTGGATTTAGTTTTCCAGAAGATAAAGAAAATTTTAAAAATGAACTTTATATTAATTTGATTAAATTACTATGTAATTTAGGATATATAAATGTAAAGAATCTATAATGATTCTTTACATTTTTTATAATCGTATAATAATTATTGTTTATAATTATAAATATCTATAAAAACATGGTAAATTAAATTTCAACATACCAACAACTTATTAAGCGGAAGCTTAATTTGAGTCAAATACGAGCTTAATAAAAGCGAGTTAAAATAATAAGTTGTTAGAATAAGGAAAGGAAGATATATGTTTTAACAACTCTGAGTCTTTCTTATCAACTAAAAAATAATTAAGTATAACAAATAATTAATTAATTTTTGATAATTGTCATCTCCTATAATATAAATATTTAAATACCTATACCATATTGGTATAGGTATTTATTTTTAATTAAATCTTAACAAAATAATATATACTAAAAATATAAGGAGAGAATATATATGAATAAAGAAAAATTAGAATTATTAATGGAAATATTAGAAACTAATGATATAGATAAATTAAAAGCAAAAAGTCCTATAAATATAGAGACTGATAAATTTAATAATATGGATAATAATGATTTTGTATTTATGATCAATTATTTTATTTATCTAGATAATTTAGATATAGAAAAAATATTAAAAGAAAGAAGGGATATATAATGTCTAATAAAAAAGAATTTAAACATGAAGTTATAGAAAGAATAGATACTTTAAAAGAATCTAATAATTATTCAAAAGAAGTATTAAGAATGATATGGGGCGATAACCCTGTTACAATTGATATACGAATGGTTAATAAAACAAATGATTTTATAGGAAAAGGTATATCTTTATCAGATGAAGAATGTGATAAATTAGTAGATACATTATTAGATAGAGGTTATGGAAGTATAGAAAAAATAAAAGAAGTGTTAGTTAAAAATATGAGAAGAACTAATACAGAAATTAAGTCTATAGAAGATTGTGAAGAATTAATAGATGCAGTATACGAAGACGATGACGGATATACTGTTATAGATATTTGTAGATATAATTAAAGGAGAGGTTAAATATAAATGGATGATGGTAGGTTTAGTAGGTTTATCAAATATACAGTTGGTAATATAATAATTAGTTATGTTAAATTATTACTTTTACTATGTTCCAATTTTAATATTACATGTATATATTTATTTAGTAATAAACATTTTAATATGATAATTGAAAAAAGATTATTTAAAGAAGGGTATTATATGAGTAGAATTTATAAAGGAGTTTATTTAGTTCATCCAGTATTATATAATAAAAATGATTAGAAGATATCGTAATTTGTTCTTTAAAGAGGTGGTGAGTGATATTTTGGATCTTTACTTTAATATGTTCAAAATAAAATATTCTAAACTAGATGAACTATTAGAAAATGTAAGGTTAGAAAAAGGAGAAGAAATAATAATTTATATAAATTTAGAATCAATACTAAAGAAATTAACTTCTACTATAACAGATAGAGAAAATGTTTTAATAACATCTAAAAGAAATATAATATTAACTTCATGTGTATTTAATTTAATTGCACATTATAGATATTATTTTCATAAAAAATCTGTTTGTAGTAGAATTTATGTTTATGGTCCTGAATCAGTAGATACTAATTATTTAAATAGAGAATATAATAAAGATTATAGAACACATACGTCAATATTAAATACTGAAGAAACCACTTCAATAGGAAAAACATATGAAGATAGTATAAAAATGATAAAAACTATATTAAATTATGTAGAAGGTGTTAATTTTATAACTGGTGGTATAATAGAACCCAGTGTAATCCCTCTTATAATAAATAAACAATTTAAATTAGAAAATAAAAAGAATTTTATAATAACTGATGACAGATACGATTACCAATATATTAAAGATTACTTTATAATTCTTAAACCAAGAATGGAAAAATCTATATTAATAGATTTTGAGAATGTAATGGAAGTTTTAAAAGAAAAAACTAAATGTAATAATATACCTAATCCTGAAATAAATTTTCTATCTTTTATAATTTCTATATTAGGAGATAAGTATAGAAATATAGACAAAATAAAAGGTATGGGAATAGCAAAAATATTTAAAGAAATAAATAAAGGATTAGAAAAAAATATAATAACTAATGATATTGAAAATATAAATAGTTTAAGTTGTTTAATAAATAAAGATTATCATAATGACTTTTTAATAAATTATATGACTACTAGCATATATGAACAATATAAAAAATTATCTGATGTAGAAATAAAATATATAACTAATCAAATAATTGATAAATATGACGGTGGTTATATGAAAACAGTTAATAATGAATATTTTATAGATAATCCGTTAAATATAATAGAAATAAATTCAGGAATTAAGAAAAGACCTTACAAAATAAATTGGAGAGAATAAAGTGTAAAAAGGCAATATTTTAAAACTATATTATATAAGTGAAATAGAGAAGGAGGTGATTAATTATGAAGTCATATAGTAATATTGTAGATATGTTTACAGAAAGATTTAATGTAGAAAAATATGTAGATGAACAAAATGTTACTTGGTATTGTTTAGAAGATATTAATAGAGTAATAGATTTAAATATGGATTGGTATAAACATTTATTCACAGTAAAAGTAGTTACGTTTGATGATAAAGATTTAATGTTTATTACAAAAGCAGCATTTGTAATATTGTTACAGAATACTAAAACGCCATATGGAGAATATTTAAAACTGTTAGGAGAATATGATGCAATTAGATTAAAATTAGATGCAATAGAACAACAATTAAAAAAATAGATTAATAAAAAATAATAATTTAGGAGGTAATTGCTTATGTTAAATAAAGTTACTGAATGGAATAAATATAAAAAAGGTGAAGCAAATTGTTATAGTTGGAAATTAGATAGGGTTCAAGTTAAAATAACTGATAGTCATTATATTAATAATTTTGTAGATCATGTTATAAATGATGGTAAAGAAATATTAAGATGTATTGATAAAATAATATTATTAGGAAATGGAAATCCTATAGCAATATTCCCAAAAGATTCTACAGATTTAGTAGATGTAACAACATATTTAGATTCAATAAAAAATACAGATATTCATACAGTAGTACTTTCATTAGGAGAATGTTCAGGAGTATTTGTAAATAGTGATTTAATAGAAGATGTGTTAGCAGAATTAAATGCAAATACAAAAATAGAAGTTAGATATGTTTTAGATATTAGATAAATGCGACTTAGGTCGCATTTATTTTTTTGTATAAAATACAATTTTATATAGGAGAGTGATGAAATGATTACTGATGAAATGAGATCGTATAGAAATTTAATAAAATATAAAGTTGATAATATGGATATATTATTTAAAAACGGAGATATAGTAACTATAGGATCAAGTTGGGTTACACATTTATATATTGAAAAAGATTTTGATAATTTATATTTCCCAATATTTAATATATCAGTGGTAATAAAAGATGAATTGTATGACAGAATTAATAGAGAGAACGAAACAGTTCAATTTAGGCTTAGAATAGTAAAAAATATTTATGATTCAGATAATAAATTGCTTCAATACGAATTATATTGTAATAAACTATTTAGATGCTTTATGGATAAAGAAACTATTATAAAAGATAACGAGCAAGCTAAAGATAAAAAAGAGACTGAAGAGACGGAATCTGCTAACTATAGATCAAATCCTAGAAATTTTTATTTATTTACTGATGATGTTTTAAATTGTAAAAATATGTTTAATCTATCTATTAGAGATGCAGATTTAACTGATTTGGTAATTTATCTATTAGGTGAGAGCAAAATAACTAATGTATTAATGAGTAAGTTAGATAATAAAGAACATATAAAAGATTTAATTTTACCTAATGGTAATTTAATAGATACGTTAAATTATTTAAATGAATTAAAAGGATTTTATAAAAAAGGAATGTTGTTATTTTTTGATATTGATTGTGCTTATTTAATTGATAAAAATGCTTTATGTACTAGTTGGAGAAGAAATGAAGTTAGGGTAACACATATACATGTAGCAAACCAAAAAAATAGTGACAGTCAATTAAACGGTCAATTTATAAATAAAGATAGAAAACAAACACACGTGTTTGCACATACAGAAAGAGTTCAAATGTCAAATAAAAATATTCTTAATGATCAAATAGTTGGTAATGCAGTTACTGTAATTGATGCTAAAACTAATACTGTTACTAATATAAAAACGAATTCTACTCAAATTGGAAACGCTAATACTAATTTACTTTCTACTAAAAGTTCAAATATGTATACTTTGTCAAGTATTGAAACAAGAATGTTAGAAAATGAATATATATGTAATATGGCATTTATAGGATTAGACATAGATGTTTTTTCACCAAATAAAGAATTGCTTATAACATATGAAGATCCTGAGCTTAATAAAAAATATAGTGGTAATTATAGATTATCTAAAGTTACTGCTACACTTAAAAAAGATGCAGATGAATTAGTCGGTGAAATACAAGTAACTCTTAAAAAACAAAAATAAATATTGTAGATATAGGCTTATTCCTATATCTACAATATTTTTATTCAACTAATTCTTTTAAAATATTTATATAATCAAAATATCTTTCTTCAGCTACAGTCATTAACACTGTAACACCTATTTGTCTATCTCTGATACCTCTAGTTGGTTTTTTATTTTCAGGTTTATCTTCAACTTCTTCGTTATTATCTTTAGTATCATTATTTTCAATATCATCAATAGATAAATCTAAATCATCATTTTCGTCTAATGCTTCTTGTAAAGTATATGATCTATAAGGATTATCGTATTTAAATTTAAAAGACTCTTCAACTTCATCTGAATCATTAACTGCTATTATAATATTATTTATTTTTTCTTCTAAATATGATTTTCCAGCTAAAAAACTTTCACAATATGCAATCATATTCTCTACAGCAACTTTTGCTTCTGGTCCAGAAACCTTTCTTAAGCCTATTTCTCTTCTTGAAGTTCCGGTTCTAAAATAATTGTCTAACCCATTTTTTAAATCACCATGTTTATCTTCAAATCTAGCTAATTTAGAAGATAAATCACCAACGTTTTCTGAATTAACAAATATTTTATCAAATATATTATGTCTATTAAGTAAACCTTCAAATGTTACTTTATTATCAGATAATACTTCTAATTCAATTTCATCAAAATTACTAGATAATATTGTTTTTTTATTTGATTTAATCCACTTTTTATCTCTTTCAACTAGTTTATTATGCTTATTACTAAAACTATTTTTTATATTAGATAAAGTTTTTCCAAGTCCTTCTAAAATTATATATTCATTTAATTCTTTAGAATCATTGATATAATTTTCATATATTTTATCGATGTTTATTGTATCTATATTAACAATTATATTTTTTATATCATTAAATAAAACATCTAAAGATTCAAGCAATTCATCTTTATTATTATTTTTAATATTTGAGTATATTGAATAATTTAAATTGTAGATACAATCATGATCTAATTTGTTTAAATTATTTTTTAAGGAATCTACAGATTTAAGTAAATCATACTTTAAATCAATCATCATTTCGCTAATTATATTTTCATTAGATTCTAATGTTATCATATTTTTGTAATCAACTATTATATTATTAATATATAACATACTATCTAGAATATGATCATATGAATTTATTTTAGTGATGTTCATTTTATCACTCCTTTTAGATTTAATGTTAAATATTATTCATTTTGACGCTTACTATTTTCACTTAATGCCTTTCTTATTATATAAGTATATTCAGTTGATGCTTGTTTAATACATGAAACTTCAGTTCTTATTATACTTAATTTTAAACATATAACAAAATCAAGTATTGACATATTTTCAGATATTTTTACGTCTTTATCATTAGCAGATTGTATTAACGTTAAATTTTGCTTATAACTAGCATCTATTATAGCTTGTTCTTTTTTTAGTGAATCTATAACTTTTTTCATATTTGTAGCATAACTCATAGCTTGATTAGGATTTATATTGCTTATTTTAGTTTCAACGTTTTCTTTTCTTATAAAAGCCTTTCTAGTTATTGTTCGAACGTCAAATCTATCTTTTGCACCTATAGAATTTAAAATAGCTTCTTTATCAAATTTCGCATCTTTTTCAGTAGTAATTAAATTGTTTAGATTATTTCTTAAATTAGCACATTTGTTTAACCCTGTTAAAAGATCCTCCCACTCATTCATTTTAACTGCAATGTCGCTATTTCTCATTGCAGTAGGTATAACTGTTTTATTATCTTTAATTAGTTTTTCACTAGATGTATAAAGATTATAGAATGTTTTTATAGTAGTAGAAAACCAATTTGATATTGTTTCATATTGTGCTTTTAATTTTTTAATAATATTATCACGTTGATTTTTACTCATTGCTTCTAGTGCAATAACAATATTATTTTCATTAAAATCAGTATATATCATATTTTCTATTATTAATTCGTCTAAATATTGATTGTGTTGAAGTTCAATAAAATCGTTTCTACATTCTTTAATTATAGCATCCAATGTTTCAACTGCTACGTCTAAATTATCAAAAGCTTCTATATTATTTAGTTTTTCTTCTTCAATATTAATTCCTTCGATTAATATATCAAACCCATTTTTATTAAATAAATTATCCATATTTTATCCTCCTTCTTAGTATTTTTTATATATCTTACAAAATTGTTTTAATAACAAAAAATATAGAATTACGAATATATTCGTAATTCTATATTATAGATTAATTAATCTTCAAAATCTATTCCATCAACTTCATCTATGAATTCTAATTCAGTAACAGATTCTAATCTAGATATATAAGATTCACCTACTGCTTTTGGTTCTTCTTTTTCTTGACCTTCAGCTTTTACAGGTTTATAAGCTGAAACAGCTTTTCTTATTACAGCAGCATAATCATTAGCTGCTTTTTTAACACAAGATATTTCTGCATTTATTATAGCAGTTACTATACCTACTGCAAAGTTTAATGATTTTAAATCATTCATTTGTTGTTCAGGTAATACACTTGCTACAGCATCTCCTTGTCTACATCTATTTATTAATTCAGTAAATAGTTTATATAATTTAGCATGAACTTCTTTTAAAGCACCTACCATTTGTTTTTTATCATTGATATATTTTGTAGCTCTTGCTAAATCTATACCTGAAACTAATTGTTCAGATGCTTCTCCATTAGCATATTCTTTTTTAACCATTGCTGCTATTCCAGCTCTATCTTTTACTCCTAAATCTTCTAACATTGATTTTTTATTTTCTTCATAACTACGATCAGAAAATGCAACTTTAGTTAAAGCCATTATTTTAGCTAAACATTTTTGATGAGCTGTATCTGGATCGTTCCAATTATTCATTTTAACTTTTGCTTTACAGTTTTTAATTGCATCTGGTATTATAGTTTTGTATTTTTTCAATAATTGTTCTCCACTATTAAAGAAGTTTTCTACAGCTCTTATAACTGATGTGAACCATTCTTTTAATTTATCCCATTGTGCTTGAACTTGAGCTCCTATTTTTTTAAGTCTTTCATTATTAACAGCTTCCATTAATCCAGAGATTCTTTCTTCATCAAAATCATCATACATCATATTTTCTAATACTAGATCTTCTAAATAAGCAGCTGCTTGGAATTCTATAAGTTCAGTATTATTTTCCATTACTATATTTTCTAACGCTTCTATTGCAACATCAAGATTTTCAAATTCTTCAATTTCTGCAGATTCTTTAACATCTTCTGCTTTAGCTGCTTTGTTCTTTTTATATAACATGTACATTAATACACTTGCTGATCCACCTAATCCAAATGCTGCTGTTAATGCAATAAATGCAGCTTTTCTTTTCTTAGATTCACCAAGCCATTGAGTAAATTCTTTTACTAATCCTTTTGAAACTTTTTTTTGTTCTTCTTCAGTTTTTGCAGCTTTTATTTCTTCTAATTTTTCAGGTTTTTCTTTTTTAAGGAAAGCTAAGAATCCTTTTTTCATTTTATTAACATCTGCATCAGCTTTTTCTGTATCTACAGCTTCTAATAACACATCATCTGATTCTAGTATATAATAGTTATCATCATATTCCATTGATTCATCTATTAAATCTATCTCTTCTGCTATGTCATATTCTACGCCTTCACAAGCTTTTTTCTTTTTACATCCTCCTTCTTCTACAGGAGCTTTATCTGATTTTACTTCACCATCATATTCTTCACATGCTTTCTTTTTACATCCAGCTTCTTCAATTTGAGTAGCTTCTTCAAGAGCTTCTATTTCTTTTTTTCTGTCATTAAATAAATCATATATATTAGCCATTTTTTAAGTCCTCCTTAAATTCAAGTTTTGTATTATACATTACCGTATTGTTTATTTTATAAAAACATAAATCCATCTTCATTACCAGAAACATTAGCTAAGTTCCAACCTTTATTTTCTTCTTTAACTTGTTTTTCAGCATTTTTAGCAGCTAATTGATTATTAACTAATACTTTATCTGCTATTTTTTCCATATAATCTATTACTGATCTTTGTTTATCTAATACTTTGTTTCTTTTTTGAGCTTCCATTGATGAAGCTTCAACGCTAAATTTATGCATTTCAAGCATTTTAGCTTGTTGTTGTAAAAATTCTCCAGCTTTCATTCTACCACTATACATATAATATATTAATTCTCTTACAAGAGGAACTATCATTGTAGCTATAGCAATAACTCCTATTTTATTTGCAGCTATTCCAGCTACAGCAGCAGAACCTAAAAAGTTTTCTCTATCTTTACCCATTAGTCCATTTGCAAATTTAACAAATTTTCCGTTTTTAACAGATTCGTTAAATTTATTTAGATTGTCTAAACAAATATTTCCGTATATTCCTCTACCTTTTTTAAGTCTAAATTCTACATTGTTTACCGTTCTAGTATATTCAACATATGAAGAGATTAATAAAGAAGTAGATTCTATACAAGCATATACTAAAGTATTATAATACATTTTTAAGAAATCAACATTTAAACTGAACGCTCTTTCAAATATTCCTCTTTGAACTCTTAAGTTTACTAATGCATCTTCAACTGTCATTATTTCAGGTATTTTAATACCAAATTTTTTACTCAATCCTTTTAATACATCTAAACAAGCTAACATGTTTTGATATCCGTCTACTTTTTGAACATCACCTTTACTATAAGGTATATCATCAAAATCTATATTACCTTTCTTTAAAGCAGCTTGATATAAGTTACTTATCATTCTATCATTTACAACAGCTTGTTCAGCTTCAGTTAACATTTGTATTTTTGATTTTTCCGTATAACTTGCTGCATTTTCTAATAAGATATTTATACAATAATTTCTTTGTAACATTACATCATTACCTCCTTTACTATAGTCTACCACTATTTATCATTTTATATATTTCTTTAAAATCATTTTTGTTATTATTTTCTCTTTCTAATCCTTTAAATGTTAATACTTGATAATTACTTTCTCCATCAAATATAAAATGGCATAGTTCTTGAGATTCATCAACTATCACAAATCCTAATAAGAAATATCTATCCATTATTTTTTTAACATTTGCTGGAGCCATTAAATCAAGTCCATACACTTCATTGATTTCAACTATTTCTTCCATAGAACATACTATAGAAGCATTTGGTAATAATTTACTATTTCCTCTACTAAAAGCATTTTTAGCTTTAGCTAAAGTTTTTCTTCTTTTTAATGTAGTCCACCAATGAGAATTTGATTTACTATGAGCATTTATAGCATCTTCTTTTAATTCGTTTATATTAAGTAAGAAATCTTTAATAAAAGAAATTTCTCCAGTAGTAAATCTTATAAAATTAAAGAACTTATTACCTGATTTATATCCATCTAGTAAGTTGTTAATAACTTCATTAGAATTAACTGGATGCATTAATCCTTTAACTCCTATAACAAAGTTTTGAACCCCACCAAAACTTTGACCATCTTTTACATGCATAGTAACAGATAATGTTGTAGGTACTAATTCATTAGATTTTTTAACATCATTATCAGATAATTTAACCATTGCTTTAGATCTAAACTCAGCTTCAGCTCTATCTAAATCCGCTTTTAATTTAGCTTGTTGCATTGCTATATCTTCAGCATGTTTTTTATCTCTAAACTCTACATCATTATTATATTTTTTATTTCTAAACTCTACATCATCATTATATTTTTTATCTCTAAACTCTACATCATCATTATTATTAGCTTCAGTGATTACTTCTATTCCATTTTTTTTACAGAAATAGTTTAAAGAACTTTCAGCTACAGGTAAAGTTATATTTGCTGGTTTATATAGATCATTTATTTTATTTTTATTTAAATAATCTTCTACACAAAACATCTGTTCTTTGTTAGATTTCAATACTGGTCCATTACAACCCTCATTTATTGACATTAATAAATGAACATTATAAGCTTCATCACTATATACATTTGTGCAGCTTTCTAATAAGTCTAATGGTGATGGATTATTTTGATGTATTTTATTTAAATATCCTGCCATATCTTTATCTTTTTTAAGATCTAAGAAAGGATTTAGTGAAAGTACTATTTGCACAAATATAGCATATTGTCTTTCTAATGCTTTAGATACAGCTTGTGCAGTATCCATATTTACAGATCTTGATATTATAATTGGAAATTGTAAAGTAGCAGCAGAGCTTTTTCTAGCTAAAGATTCACTTTTAAATTTATTTATTTCCATTTTAGCATCTTTAGCTAAAGCTATTGCTTTATTTACATCTTTTAAGATACCCATTATCAGCAACTCCTTTTTTATTTAAATTTTCATTTTCAATTTACATAATTGTTTTATCCATAGATAGTTAGCAGAAAAACAACTAAGTAAGGCTAATGCTTAGGAAATATTAATAGAAAGGAGTACTTTTTATGAGATGGGAAGTTAAAGTTACGAATATAATAACTCGACTTAGACGACGTACTGGTCCAAGTACTTCATATAGAATAGTAGACTGGAAATATCCAGGTAGTAAAGGTATAGTTGTTGATATGAAAACAGTTGGTGGTGCAACATGGTATAAATGGGAAGGTTCTAGTACTTTATGGTCTTGTGCTAAGACTGCTAATGGTAAAATATATTTAGAAAAAGTTAAAGATTTAGAACCAGCAGCACCTGTAACACCACCCAATAAACCTAAAGAACCAGAAGAGACTATAGATATTACTAAAACTACGTATGTCCCAGAAAATGGATCAAGTAAAACACTTACTGATAATTTAAGTTATACTGCTTATAATAGTTCATGGTATTTACCATCAAGATATACTTATAAAAAAACGTATGCTCAATCTACAATAGATCCAGCATTTACTTATGATAAAGTAAGTGATTTAACAATAGAAAAAGAAATTAGTCGTATAAAGTATAACATGGATATTAGTTATGCTAATTCAGATGAAGTTTATAATAGTGGTAATGCAGGTTACTATTCAAATTTACAGAAAAAATTGCATAATTCATTTAATAGAAATAAAACTGCTTATCCTGATAAAGAATTAAGCAAAACGTTTGCTTATGTATTTTTTACTAGACCAGATTTATATTTAACTGAGCCTAGTAGTCAAGCAGGTAAACCTACATTAAGTATTCAGGCACAATCTGATCCTAAATACATTTATATGTGGAGAAATAATGAATGGTGTATTAAATCTTTAACAAAAAATGGAAATAACCATCATAAATTTTTAGTATTATTATCAAATGAAGCTAAGTCATTCGAAGTATCTGACTTAGCATTAAAAACTGTAGAACATGGTGAGACTTATAATGGTAATAAAATAATATATGGTAGAACGGATCATGAGTCAAATGCAGCGGGAGAGATGAGTATAAGATATACTGATACCGTAAATTTAGATATATTTAAGATGCATTTAATTTGGACTGATTATATAAATAAAGTTTCTAGAGGTATTTTCTCACCTAAAAGAGAATATATTACTAGTAGAATATTAGATTATGCTTCCTCATGTTATTATTTTTTATGTGGACCTGATGGAAGTACTATTTTGTATTGGCAAAAATTAACAGGTGTTTTCCCGGTAAATACTGGTGAAAATGCTTTTTCATGGGATTCTGGTACATTATTAGCAAAACCAGAAATAAATATAAGATATATGTATTCAATGAAAACGCCAATGGATATAGCTCATTTAGAAGAGTTTAACTCATTGACTGATGTAGGAAAGAAATCTTTTAAGAGTATATACAGTAGAGAAAATTGTCAGTCAGGTTCAACTCTAACACATGCACCATATATATGGGAAACAAAAGTAAATGGGAAATTAGTATACAGATTAATGTGGTTAGAAAATAAGTAAGAAAGGAGATTGTGATATAGATGTCCGATGATGTTAAAAAATATACGTCATTTTATGACATAAAAGATTATGCATTAAATGTGCTGGGACCTAAATATTTTCCTGAGGATGTAATAGAAGGGTATAATGTTGGATTTTTAGGATATAGTTTAGATTTCATGGCTAATACAACTGAAGATATATTTAATACAGTTCCTATAGTAACTAATGAAATGTATCCTAATTTAGCACAAATGCCAACTTCAATATATAATTATGCATCATTATTTCAAGAAGGTAATTTGATGGCAACACCTGCTGTTATGGAATGTGTCTTATTATTACCAATGGATTCTTTATTAGAACATTCAGAAGTGGGTTCAGATGGTGTATTTAGAAAATTTATTTTAGATCAAAGAACAGAAGTATGTGTTGAAGAACATAGATTTATATTAGATTACGATATATTAATCACTATGAAACCATATAGAGGTGAATATATAATAACTGCAAGTTATATTAGGGATTATAATAATAGTTTAAGTAATGTAAATAATCCATATATAAAATATCAAAAATATAATTATAAAGGAACTAAATATTTAGCTTTATTGGTTAATATGAGAAGATGTCAAAAACATAGTATGACTACTAGGGTTATTGATAATGATAGGATAAATGCTACTACAATACAGGTTCCTTTTATAGATCAGTTAGCAGGGTTTGAAATATTTTATAGAGACTCTTCAGATAATAAATACACTCAATTACAAAAAAGACTTATAAACTCTAAAGCTATAAAAGAACCATTTTGCTATTATAGATTAAGAACAAATGATGTTTTAGAAATTACATTTACAACTAGAGAGAATTATTTTAAACCTAAATTTAACTCAGAAATAATTATAGAATATTATACTACAAATGGATCTGAAGGTAATTTTGACATGTATCAAGGTTATAATGTTACTGTATATAGAAATTCTGAGAAGTATGAGTCAAACTCAAGAGTACCTGTAATAGCTATTCCTCAATCAGCTTCTACAACTGGTAAAGATAGACCTGAGTTAATGGATTTAAGAGATAAAACTGCAGATTGTTTTGCAACAGTCGATTCATATACTACTGAAGCTGATTTACAAAGACATTTTAATTCTTTTGATTTAATAAATAACACTAAAGTTACATTTGTTAAAAAAAGAGATGATATATTTGATAGACTTTATACTGCATTTTCTATAAGTAAAGATAGTTTAGGTTCTTATTATAAAACTAATACGTTGCAATTAAAAATTTATAAAGATCAATTCGATTATCAATTTGAACAATCAAAACGTTTATTACTTAAACCAAGTAATGTTTTTGTATATGATGGAGATTCAACTAAACGAATGATTAAAGTTGATTCAGATAATATTGAAGATATAGGATTTAATAATAAATTTATTTATCAAAATCCATTTTTAATGACTGTTTCAGATAGTGGTGTTGTAGGTTATTATTTAAATAATATCAATGATAAAATCCCATTAGATTACGAATATGTTAATGATAGCTCAATGATGCAATTTATATGTAATAATATTTATGTATACAGATCTTCTCTAAATAATGAAGATAATTATAAATTTAAATTATATTTAACTGCAACTGATAATGATATAGAAAATCCGATAATAGATGAAGAAGGTAATGAAACAGGTAGATTAAAAGTAGTTTTATCATTTTTACAAAAAAATGGTAATGAGATAGCATATATAGAATGTAAGAAAACATATTTTAATAAAGAGACTAACCAATATATTTATGAAGGTGAAATACGTACAGATGACTATATATCTACTTCAGAAGCTATAAGAATTTATGATTTGAAAAGTACTTTAGATGGTAGAGATGTTGTACAAATGATACCAATGACAAATTTAAAAATGAATATATATACATTCTTTGAATATGATAATGGAAATACACCACATGCATTTACACACTTACCAGGATTTGAAAATACTACAATGACTAATAAATATACAACAGAAGAAACACGTGTAGAATTAGTTACTCCATTAAATATGTTAAAATCACATATGTCATGGGATAAAGAAGAAGATGGAAGAACGTTTTTATTGATAAAAGATGTTCCAGTTATGAAACATAATGAAAAGATTACTCAAAAAGATATGGATGAATTCGATAGATTTATGACTTTATTATCTTCTCAATACGATTATATGCGTGAAATTATGAATAAGAAAGTAAATAATTATTCAGTAGACATGAAATTTTATAATACGTATGGTAGATCAACTAATTTTGTTGTCGGTGAAGATCAAGAAAAACTTAATTATGTCAATTGTATACTTCATCTTAAAGTTTATCCATATATTAGAGCTGAAGGAGCACAATTAGTAACTGATATGAAGATGTTTATTAAGGAGTATTTTGAAACTGTAAATGTAGAAACTAATGATGGTATATTTATTTCTAATTTAATACAACAATTGGAAAACACTTTCCCACAAATAAGATATTTAAAATTTGAATCAATAAATGAATATCCAAGTGAAATACAAAGTATAGAGAATATTACAGTTGATGTTACAACTTTATCTAAAGAAGATAGAATAGATTATGTTCCAGAGTATTTAAATATAGAACTAGACGGTATAATTATTGAACTACTCAACTAAAAATATTGAGGTAAAAACAATATCTTAATGATGATCAAAAATTTAGAAATTGAAAGGAGAATGAAAAAATGTCTTATTTTGATAATGCGAATACAAATGTAACTCGTAAAAGTTTTGGATCTAAAGTGGACAAAACATTCCAAAGAGAAGGTGTAGTCCCTATTAAAGATAGAAAAAAAGACGAAAAAGATATAATAGCTGAATCTGCTGAATATAATAAGTTAAATAAAAAAGTAGAAGTATCTAAATTAGAAGCTTTAAAAGAAATGAGAGTTTATGAAACACAATTAAAAGAAGGTTATAAAAAAGTAAAAGATGACTTAATAAAAGATTTTTTATCTGAAATATGCGTTGAATCTTTATTAGTTGATAGAGATATAGTTGATAGTAATTTAAAAAACGTTGTTTTTATGGTAGAAAATCAAATTGATGATTTAGGTGGATTTGAAGGAATAAAAAGAATAGCAGAATCTAATCAAAATCCTGTTTTATTAAACATAGTTAATATGTGCGAAGAAATGAGTCAAGAAATAGGAGAAAGAGTTATAACTGAAGCTAAAGGTTGTGCTAAAAATATAAATTTCAATTTAACTAAACAAGAAATGAATGAATATGACTATAAGAAAAAAGAACTAGGATCAGATGCTATTATAAATGCTATTAAAGATAAAGTGTTCCAAGTGGTTCAAGATGAACAACAACAAAATGCTGATAGACAAGAAATAATGTCTGAAATAGAAGATAAAATACAAGAATTAAACGGACCAGTTCAAGAAGCTATGGAATTTATATTTAATAAAACTGGTGTTGAAGAAACTACATTATTTGATTCTTTAATGAGATCTCATTATTCTCAATTACTAGAATCTAATTCTTCTGTAATATTTGAATCATTAGATGTTCAAATAGAAGAAGGAAAAGAACCTTTATTTGAAGAACAAGAATTTGTTATGAAGGATATTGAATTAGTAGACGATGAAGATATTAAAGAAAAGTTAACGGATGAAGAAGATGAACCAGCAGCTTCTGAAGATGAAAATATAGAAAACGATCCTAACGTTAATTTAATAGAATCATTACATTCTAATTCTATAGAAGAATTAGAAGAAAAAATAGAACAAGGATTATCTAGAATAACTGAAGCTGTTAATGGAATAAAAGTTAAAAGTGAAGCTAAAGCTAGAAAATCAGAAATAAGAAGTTTACAAGATGCAATAGATAACTATATATTAGAACATTTAGAAGTAAATGAAGAAGAAAACGATAATGAAGAAATGATAAACGAATCATCAGATTCAAGTGATATTGATCAATTATTTGCTGCAATGGAAGCTAAATGTGGTAAGAAGGTTAAAGAAGAAGTAATTCTATGCCCAGATTGTGGTAAAGAAGTTTGTGTATGTAAAGAAAAACCTGCTAAAGAACCTACAGAAGCAATAGAAGAAGGATTAAAAGGTGCTATTATAAATAAAATGGGGTCTTTAGTAAAAAAATCAGTTATGAAAAAAATATCTAATAAGGATTTTGAGTCAGTGAGACAAGATTTAACTAAAATGGTTAGTGGAGAATCAGACATTAATAACATAAAGATGCTTAAACAAGATGTTGAGATTGGTATAAAAGAACTTCAAGATACAATGGATAAATACCCAGAAAAAAAAGAATATATTGCAAATCATATTAAATGGTTAGAAACAGACTATCAAAAAATGTTAGATGATAGAGAAAAATATTTACGTGGGGAAAAATTACAACTTGAATCATTTGTAGAAAAATTAGAAGACGTTTGTGAATCATTAAATATCGTAATAGATACTCATGATGTTGCGTATAATAATGTATTAGAATCAATGTTATTTGATGTAAATGATAGCTGTACAATGGTTCCTTATTTACAAACTAAAGATTGTAGTTTATCTAATCTAGAATTTGCATACAAAACTAAATTAGTTTGTGAATCATTAAAAGCTGGATTAAAATCTGTTAAAGATAACAATGAAGCTTTAGTTATAGTAAAAGCTATAGAAATGAATATAGATTCTATAAATGAAACATTAGAAGCTGTAAAAGAAAATACTGAAATGTCATATAAAGCAAAAACATTACAAACTGGTAAAAAATATTTAGAAAAATTACAAGAAGTTGCAACTAAAAATACTTTTGAAGAAAAAGAAATTGCTACTGAAAGTACTTCATTATTTAGTACTCCAGAAGAAGTAGAAAAAATATTTAATAGTGTTAAAGAATACTATGTAATCGAATCCACTAATAACGATACTATGGAATTAGTATTGGCTGAAGCTATAGTAGAATATACTATATTAGAAGCATTTAACACTTTAAATTTAATGAAATTTGATAAAGACTCTGTAAGACAAATGGCTAGAAAGAATCTTTCTAAATAATTAACAATCAGGAGGTAATTTTATGATTAAAATAAAAGAAGTAGAAAAAGGCGATAATTACTATACAGTAACTTTTGTTGATGGTATGGATGCGTATGGCGTGATTGTAACATTAGTACCTCAAAGACCAGTTTATATAGAATTTATGGAATTTGCAAAAAATAAACAAGATTTATTAATAATTACAGAAGAAGAAAATAAAGAAGAATTTGATAGATTAAAAGGAAAGTATTTTGATCAAATTATGAAACATATACACGATCAAGCAAACTAAATAATAAATAGAGATATAACCTTTAAAAGGTTATATCTCTATTTATTTTATCTATATTATCAACATACTGTTTTCTTTTCATAATATGATTCATATTATATTTAGAATCATATCTATCTGCATATTCAATAGTTAATTCTATTCTTGGTTTACTGGAATAGAATTTTCTTACAGTTCCCTCTATAATTAAACTATCATCCATAATAATTGTATTTTGGATCATATCAGAATAAGTTTTACCCAGATTATCCCAGTCTGGTTTTGTTAAATTATTTATTAATTTCATTTCTGCTCTTATCTTTTCAGTTTTATTCATTCCTTTTGGTATAGGAAAATAACAATCACAATGTAATTTGCAAGCAGTTGTTATTAATTCAAAATCACTAAGTTCATCTTTAACGAATTTTTCCATTAATTTTCTATTATTTAAAGCGTCACTTACATAGAAATGCTTTCCATAACCACTTAATCTTGCTCTTGGAGTAGCTTTAGGAATAAAATAGAATATGAATGAAATAGATTTCCACTTAGTTTCTAAATTATTTTCAATATCTTTTCTAAGTGTTTCCAATTGCCTATCTTTTATACCGTCAAGAAAGTTATAAATTCTTTCCATATGATCGTTAGATATATTTCCATATTCTTCTTTATATTTTTTTAATTCTTTTTTATTTGGCATATTTATCACCCCTTATTTATATTACCATTTTGCTAAGTGACCTAATTTATTACGTAGATTTTCAGTTAAATTTCTATAAGAATTATCTACAATATCTCCAACTGAGTTCAATAATAAAGCTTTTACTAAATTAATTTTTAATGTAATATTTGGTACGGTCATATCAACACCGCACATACATCCTAAATAATCTATTAAACCTTGATTAGACATAAATAAAAATGGTTTATTAGATGGTGACATCATTAATTGAGAATATAAGTCTTTAATATTTAAAGTAACTTTACATTGTGTAGGTAACCCTCTTACATTCCAAGATTGTTCAGGTCCTTTTTCAATAGTTATAGATTCTACCATTCCCATATCAATAGAAAACCATCCTTTAGAATACCCTCTTATAATAAATGGTGAACTGAAACTATTGGCTGAAGATTGTCTTGGTAATGCTAAGCATAATGCATGTAACATTGGCACTAATACATTTAGATACACTGCTTCATCATCTCCATATGGGCTTATAAAATTCATAACAACGGAATATGATTTAGAATATTCACTATCCATCCATATTTCTGGATAAATTAAATTAGCACCATGTAAAACTTCTTTTTCAGCTAATCCTAGCATATTTTTAAACAATCCTAAAGTAACAGTATCTGCTAATCCTAAAATTGCTTCACCTGCATTAGTTACAAAATCACCTATAGCACTTCCTGCAGATGACATTGAATTTAAAATCATGTTTGCTTCCTTTACTATTCCTTCAACAGAATCAAACGCTCCTTCTAATTGTGATTTTTGTGTACTGTTCCCAATATTTTCTGATACAGTTGTACTAGGATCCATATAAAAATTAACATAACATCTTTGACCACTGGTAAAGTCATCTACTAAGTTTTCTACATAATCAACAGCAGCTTTAAATATATTACCACCATCTGATACTGGAGACTTATAATTTACAAAAGAATGATAATTAGCCCAATCATAATTACAATATTTAGTTTTACCATCTGGACCGAGTTTATTACCAATACCTATACATTGTGCACAAATTCTACACATTAAATTTACATACATAATATATTTGCTATAAGTACTTTTAAAATCATAATATCTCATTTCATCATGACCACTAATTAAAGCTTCTAATGCAGATTTATCTTCACCATCAGCTTTACTTAAATATGCACCAAAGTATTTCTTTTCATCATCAGTAAAATCTGGAAGATAATTAGTAGTTCCAGGTAATAATGTAACTATAGGTCTTTCCATATAAATATCTTTTGCGAAACAATAACCAAAGTTATTATTTTCATCTATTCTCATATCTGTCGTTTCTAAAAACTGATGTGGCATCCCAAGAATTTTTGTATTTTGTGCATCAAAATACTTTTTATCCTCTTTTTGTGCTGTCATATTATTAAGATATACAATTGGATCGTAACTGTATTTAAGTTGGGATGACCCTTCAGTTGAACCTGAAGTTGTACCTTCTTCATCTGGTTTATCCAATGGCATTATATTATTAGTTCTGGATTTATTATTGTTTAGAACACTAATTATTCTACTTTTTAAACTATTATTCATATATACCTCCTCCTTTAATATAATTTATTGTTAGGTGTATTATAACAATACACCTAACTTATTTTATTTAAAAGATGCTATTCTTCTAGCAATATCATAACCAGTATTTTGATTTGCATGTCTTAAATCGTTATTGTTGTTAGTTGTATTCATTTTTCCTGTAGTAGTATTATTTATAGGTTCATTAGCTGAAACTATTTTTATATCATTAACCCCTTTAGCAGTATCTGCAGTATTATTATTTATATCTTGTAATTGTTCTATTATAACGTTTAACATGTCTATACATGCTTTATTTATTGCAGAACTATCATATGCTTTAACTACAGAATTATTTGCTAATCTTGACATTCTCTCTACTTCTCGTTGGGAAGCTTTAAGTAATTTAGTCGCTTCTCCTCCTTTATCAGTATTTATTCTATTATATTTAGCTTTTTCACCTTCACCCATTCCTGCATTATCAGTATTACTACTTGTACCATTAGTAGATGCTACTGGTGAATTTAATAATGATTTAATATCGTTACGTTCATTAGCAAATCTTTTCTTCAATGACGCTTTAACTGAACCTTTAGTACTATTTAATTCCCCTCTATTATCATAGAATTTATCAACTACAGATTCATCACTCATAGAAGATGAAATACCTTGAGCGTATTTTTTAGCTGTTCCTGGACCATGTTGTATACCTGCAGAATAAAGCATTTCTTGGAATCCTCTATTTTTCATAGATAAACCAGTTGCTTGAAGCCATTTATTACCAAAAGGTTCACCTAATAATTGATAAGCATATTGTCCTTGTAGTTGTTCAAATTTATCCATTCCTATTCTACCAGGTATAGCTTTCCATTCTGCATTAAATGCAGAAGTATTAGGTTTTAAAGTACCTAATTTAGTATCCACTTTACCAGATAACCATTGTGCAAATGATTTAGCAGAACCAGTGTTAGTTGCAAATTGTGGTAAACCGTAAGAAGTACCACCTGGATCACCCCAAGATGCCCCATTTGATATAAAATCTCCTCTATTAGTAGGATAGCTTACTTCATATTTAGATGATACTTTACCAATAAAATCTCCTCCTGATAAAGCTACCCCACCAGGATTTGTCGTTCCATTAGAAGAATCTGAACTAAATAAGTCAACTTGTTTACCGTTAAATATAGATGCCATCATATTTTGAGCTATATTACCCATTTTACCAAATGCACCCATTTGATCAACTGCAGAAGATCCTCCTGTAGTTCCATCAGTAGTTCCAGAATAGCTTCCAGCACTAAAATCACTACCTGTTTTCCATCCATCAGGAATTTTTGAGTTACTGTTAGTATCAAATGACCATGCACCTCTTAATCCAGTACCTATATCCATAATTTCACTATCTTCATAAGCTCTAGTGTATTGTGGACCTCTAGGGTCATTTATTATAAGTCTATTATTTCCATCTACACCTACAGCAAGAACTATATGTCCTCCAGTTGTAAACGGAGATTTACTTTTTGAAACACCTTTACCTGATAATACAACAGGTCTACCATTTTTTATAACCGCTTTAACAGCATCTAGATCTCCATTTGATGCACCATTTGGTTTTTCTACTACAGGACTCATATCTAAGTTGAATTCTCTAGCTACAGCTGCTGGGAATGACCAAGACATACCATTACTCCATAATCCTTTTGCACGACCAAATTTACCAACTGTTACAGGGTTTATTTCTTTTCCGAACATACTAGTTAACATCATAGCATGTGAAGCCATACCACAACCACTAGGTCCTATTTTTTTACCGTTTATATCTTCTTGCCATTTAGGATCACCTTGTTTATAATATGCCCATCCATTCATAGAAGTTGGAATTGATCCATCACCTGGTGCTGATTGTGCATTAGTTGCAGTTGGAACTGGTCCATTATCACCATTAAGTGATCCTCCACCATTTGCAAATTTATCATAATATCCTTTTGCTGCAGAATATCTTCTTGGCATATTAGGTTTACCGGCTCTCTCGAATGCTTTTTCAAACACTTCAGTAGCTTTATTGACATCTTTGATAGATTTAAATCCTTCATAACCACCAACTAAAGATTTTAATTTAGATAAAGTAGTTGGATCTTTACCTTGTAATTCTAAATCTAACCATTCTAGTTGAGATTGTAAATCTGTCCAATCTTTTCCTTTAGATGAAGCATAATCTGACATTGCTTTCCATCTAGAAGATTTTGTTCTCCAGTTTTCCCATTGACATATACCTGCAGCTGGACCTTTACCTCCACCTTGAATTACTGTAGGATCGACACCAGATTCTTGAGTCATATTACCTAATATACCAGCAGCAGCTTGTGGACTATAACCTCTTCCTGTAAGGAATTTCCAAACTCCTGTAGCATAATCGGATTCTCCAGAAATGTCTACTGTTCCCCCTGTAGTACCAGGTGTTGTACTATCAGTATTTCCAGCAAATAAGTCAACTTGTTTACCGTTAAATATAGATGCCATCATATTTTGTGCAAAATTACCCATTTTACCAAATACACCTAATTGATCAACTCCTGAAGATGCTCCTCCACTAGTAGTTCCATCAGTAGCTGTAGATCCTCCGTTAACAGGATTACCACTTTCAGTTGCTACTACAGTTCCTAATAAAGAGTTACCACCAGTTATAGTTGGATCAACTAACGCATTTGGATTTTTTAATACTCTTTTATATCCTCTATGTTTATTATTTCCTCTTTGGATTGCTTTTGATTCTTTTATACCGTCTTTACGACCACTCATATGAATATATTTTCCATCACCACTATATAAACCAACATGACCTTCTTGACATACAACGTCACCTATTTGAGGATCATTAACTTTTGTACCGATATCAGTCCAGAATGAACTAGATAATCCTTGTACTTTTCCAGCATCTCCTGCTACACTCAATACATGACTTACAAATGATGAACAGTCTGCACCAATATTATTATTATCGATACCGTATCTACCTGTAGTATTATTTTGAGCTTGTGAATATTTAAATTTAGAAGTATTTGCTAAGAATGCTCTAGCATAAGATAAAACTTTATCAGCTACTCTTACCTTTCCACCTTCTGAACCTAAATTTTCCATCATATCAGTATATTCAGAATCACCGTATAATAACGGTTGTTTAAATAAATTGTTATTAGCCTTTACACCATACATTTTACCTGAACTATATCTTCCAAGTTTTGTTTGATCACTTGGTGAAAGTACCATACCTCTATTTAAACCGTTCATTAATTCAGATAATTTATAAGTTCTACTGTATTTTTGTCCTCTAGGGTCAGATATAAATACATTATCACCATCTATTTTATTAGCTACAACTATATGTCCTTCTTTTGTATATGGGCTTTCTCCATCACCATTATATCTACCAGATAGAACAACAGGAGTTCCGTTTCTTAATGAATCTGTTATTTCTGATGCACTATTAGTATCATAATAATTCATATTAAATTTTTTAGCTATCTCTGGGAATAACCCATAACTAGAATATCCAGGAAGATAATCTTTACCGTATTTAGCTATTGTATCTGGTGTTATTTTTTCTCCAGTAACTTGTGATATAGCCATTGCTAAAGATGCAGGACCACAACCAGCAGATGCCATTGTTTTGTCACCTATTGATGTTTTACCCCATCTATCATCACTTTGACTATAAAATACATAATTGTCATTATCTCTTGTTTGAATAAATCCAGATTCTTTATTATCCTTAGTTACACTATTAGAACCAGCAGAACCTAAGTTAAACCAACTTTTAACTTTATCTATACCTTTACTGATTATATTACCATTAGATTTTTTAGTTGAAGAATCCTTAGACTTAGACTTATCTTTAGTTTCTTCTTTATCAATACCCATAAATTCTAAGAATTTATCAAATATATTTCCAAAGAAACCTGATAAAGTATCTACTGATATTGGACTTACATTTATATTTTTAATATTACTTATAACATCTTTAACTTTAGTTGTTACATTACCAATAGTATTTTTAACACCATCTAATAATCCATTAGTTCCTTTCTTTAAATCTTTAAATGCTCTTTTATTATCTGCTTCCATATCATCAGTTGTTTTTTTAGTTAACTTATTCATTGTAGAAGTAACAAAAGAGAAAGTTTTAGCTACTCTACCTATATTAGAATTCAATCCTTTGCTTATTATACTTCCTGATGTTTTTATAGATTTTATAAATTTATCGTAAGTTGTACTTACAGATGAACTTACTTTATTAGTACTATCTTCAATTTTTTTGTCTGCATCTGTTTTAGCTTTAGATTTTGCAGTTTTAGTTACTTTTTTAGTAGTTTCATTTTCAGTTAATCCGTATGATTCATCTATACTAACACCGTCTGCTAATAGTTGTGCTTCAGCCATTGCATTTCTTTGAGCTCTTTCACTATTTTTTTCTTTTTGAGATGTAGAATTATAATCTGTATTAGTACCAGTAGTTGCAGTTGTACTCTTAGTTTCTTTTTTAACTTCTTTTTCTGCAGTACCTAATTTTTTTCTATTAGATTCAGCTCTTTTTTCATAATATTTTATCAATGCATTGTTAAACGATAATTTTAATTTACTGTCAGTTTTTTCATTTTTTTCTTGAAGTTTAGCAATTTTTTCTTCTGCACTATTTAGTTTACTTTCATATTTTTTAGTTCTTCTTTTTGAATAATTACTAAACATTTGCTCAGTTGTCCAATTTTTCATTGAATCTATTCCTAAAAGTTTTCCAACTGCATTAGTAGTATTTACTATTGCAGATCCTCCAGCATATAAATATCTATCTTTAAACGTTAGTTTAGCATCTTTATTTAATCCCATATGTCCTCTGATAGAATCTCCTTGGAACGATCCTTTAAAGTTCTTCATCCATTTACTACCCATGATTTTAGAACCAACAGTTTGTGAATTTTTATCTATCCAAGCATCACTATCAAGTTTAGTTCCATTTTCTTGATTGTATTGATATCTTGCAACTTCCTCTAAATCTCTTGCAGATAATTCATCGTTTTCATCAAGTTCTAATTTACTAAAATCAACCCAATTACCATTTTTATCTTTATATTTACTAGTATCTGTAACTCCAGCTTTTTGTAAAACTTCATCTATGGAACCCATTTGATCTACTTCTGAACCTTTTAATGTTGAATTTAGATTTATAGTTTTACCTACCTTTGGTAGAGCTTTATATATTGCAGTAGCTATATCACGTATAAAATTCCATCCATACATACTATTTGTCATTTCATTTATTATCCATAAAACAGCCATAAATGAGAATTTACATAATGTTTGTAATAATGAGCATATTCCTCTCATTTCCATATCAACATTATCTGGTGATACCCCAAATAAGTTACCAGTATTACCTGCAGTAAATCCTGTTAAGAAATCATATGCAGTAGCACCTATTTCTGCAACTGTACCTACACCTGTAAAATCTAGCCCAACATCTACAAAGAATGCAGCTATTTTTTTACTAAATCTTTTATAAACATCATCAGCATCTTTTAATAATTTACTAAAAATACCATCAGCAGATTTAGCAAAATTACCAACTTTAGGATATTTTTCACTAACTTTTACTACTAATATTTGCATTGCTTCTTTAGCCATATTTATAAATTTACCTACCATATCAGATGCTTTACCTTTAGCTTCTTTTGTAGCATCTATAACTTTTCCTATTGGTTTTGCTATACCTTTTCTAGCAGATGTATCTACTACATCTCCAGTATATTTATAAGCAGTTCCTAAGAAACTTTCACCTTGAGCTGTTACTTTTGGATTTATAAAATCATCAATGTTTTTACCAACTTTTGACACAACATTTTTAGTACCATTGATTACTTTACCACCAATTTCTTTAGTAGTATTATAAACAGTTTTACCATCATTTATAATCGGTTTAATAATTTTATCATTTATTAGGCTTATTGGTTTCATAAATGCTTTTCTAGTACCTTTATGAAGGAATTTACCACCCATACTAATATCAGCGTTATCGTATACCATTAAACCATCTTTATCAGTTCTTGATTCTCTATATTCTTCACTATTTTTATATTCTCTCCATTGTGGGTATAATACAGCAGCTCCAGCAGCTAATGCTCCAGTTATACCTAAGCTACTTAGTACATTACCGATACCGTTTGGTATTTTACTTAATAAGCCTCCTAAAGCACTCATTAAGTCAAATGATTCAGAATTACCTGCAGTTATTTTATCTCCTACCCCATATATAGCAGATAATATATCAGTTTTCCATTGTTTCTCTTCTTTTTCTTTTTTCTCTTGTTTTCTTAAATTCATTATATAATCAATAGATTTTCTTGATACTTGTTTATATCTATTTCTATCTTCTATTTCACTCATTTGATCTGTTTCTTCATCAGTTAAACCTAGAGCATTATCAGCTCTATCTTTTTTGTCATCGGATATTAATTTAGATAATAAAGATCCGCCTTTACTAAACATATTTCTTAATAATCCAGCAGGTTTCTTAGGAACAACCATTTCACCTTTATGCAATTCTGCTATATATCCATCTTTTGGCACAGAATCCAATCCGTCTTCATGAGATTGACCTTTCTTTTTAAGCTCATCACCAATTTTATTTAAAGATGTTCCTCTACCAACTGCTCTTGCAATTTCTTTTAAAGAATCTTTTATATCAGATAATAAACTAACACCTTTATTACTATCTTTAGATATATCTTCTACAGTACTACTAACTTTAGATACTTTTTTACCAGTATCTTCAGTTTCTGTTGCTATTTTTTCTTGTAACCAAGATTGTTTATCTTCAGATTTATTTTTTCTAGATTGTGTCCAACCAGTTTCTTTACCAAATTTTTTATCTTCTTCATATTGTCTTTGCATTTCAGCACGTCTATCAGCACGTCTTTTCATTTCATCTTTTAAATCTTTTTTAGCTGCTTTTTTTCTTTGTCTTCTAGTCATTCCGTTTCTATATTCAAGAGCTTGATTTAATAACTCTTGTTTTTCTTCTTTAGACATTCCTCTAGTATCAATGCCTTTTAACACATGTTTTTCATTATATCTTTCAGCCATTGCACCTACACCGGAAAGTAGTTTAAGAGGAGATGTAACGATACTTCCTACAAATTTTCCTAATAAAGAAAAAGTTCCTTTCATTAATCTAGCTATAGGATTAACTATAAGAGTTTTCATCATTTTTCCTAAAGGTTTTGTAACATGTTCTCTAAATGAATCTACAACTGGTTCTGTTACCTTAGTAAATGAATTTATTATAGCATCTCTAGCATCTTCTATTAAAAATTTTCCAGCTTGTTTAATAGGTTCAAATGCTAATACAATAGGGTCAAATACTTTTTTTCTTAAGAATCCATATACATTATCATTTATTTCAGTTGCTTTTATTTTTAATGGAGTTACTACACTAGTATCAAACCAGTTAGTAAATTTAGTTAATAATCCTCCAGAACGTTTTCCGTCTTCATCTTTTTCTCCAAATAAGAACTTTTGGAATTTATTTGATGAAGCAGTTATACCAGCAGCTAAACCTAATAATGAACCTAATATAGGACCACCAGGTAATAACATAGATGGTAATAATCCTACACCTTGTGCCACACCAACAGCTAATCCTGACCCACCTAAGAATGTAGCCAACTTAGTATTTGTACTATTATCATTGTCACCATTCTTAATATTTTTACCTTTGTTTTTAAATAGTTTACCAAATGCTCCATTCATTATTGATTTTTTATCTTGATTTTTATAGTCTTTACCAAATAAAAATTCTTGGAATGCTTCATTTTTACTTGCTATGGAAGCCCCTATACCTAATAAACTACCAGCTACAGGTCCTCCTGGTAATAAGAATGATGCTAAGAATCCAGCGGTTGCACCTTTCTTAATAGACACTCCATATTTATCATAAAGATTTATCACATCTTTAGGTATAAATCCACCTTTTCGTTTTCCATCTTCACCTAGATCCCCAAACATCCATTTTTTAAAAGTTTCAGATTGTTTTAAGAATCCTGCTGTAGTTCCTATTAAAGCAGCACCCAATGGTCCTCCAGGGAGTATAATACTACCTAATATACCTAAATTAGAAGCTACTACAGTTTTAAGCATAGCTGTTTTAAAACCCGATTTCAATGCTGTTGGAACTTTTGATTTTATATTAGTCATAAGATCAGTCATAGTTTCTTTTTGTTCTTTTTCAGTCATTGCCTTTTCACCAAATAAAGAAACCTTAAACTGTTTAAATCCATCCATGAAATCTTTTGATATTTTTCCAACTAATCCACTAAGACCGCTACCAAATTTAGAATCTTTTGTTTTTTGTACTTTTTCTGTAAAGAATGATTTCATTTTACCTAAAATATTATTACTTGTATCAGCAGCTGCTCCAGCCATTTTACTAGTATTACCTTTACCTTTTAATACTTCTTCAGCATCTTTACCAAATAATATTTTATAAACTTGAGCATCTATTAATGTAGAAACATTATTCATTCCTTCGTTAAATTTATTAATTTTCTCACCAATTTTTCCTGAATATTGTTTCCCTGGTTTATTTCCTAATGCTTCAGCATAAGCAGCATTTAATTCTTCATCAGACATTGAGAAAATTTCTTTGTAATTATAGTCAGTTTTTTCTTTTTTCTTAGTTTCTTTAAATTTTCTATTTTTATCAAATCTTTTTTGTTCTTCTCTTTCTTTTTTAAGTAAATCACTATTTGGTTCCCATTGAGAATATCTTTTTCTAGTATCAGGAAATACTTTTATACCATGTATAAGAGCAGATCTAATATCTCTTAGATAATCTAATTGAGTTCTTTCAAATTTATCGTACATTCCTGGTTTTTTATTAGGATCATATTTTGCTTTGTTTTTACTATCGTCATTATATAAAGAAGAATAACCATATTTATTAGGATCTCTTCTTATTTCATCCATAAATCCTTGAGTTCTATTTCTACTATCATATATATTAGCAGTTACCATTTTAGTAAGATCAGTAGTGCTTAATCCTTGCATTACTTTTCTTAACATTTCCATTCTTTTTGGATCATTATTGAATAACCCAGCACTCATTAGTTCATCTACTGTAAATCCATCTTTATCTTTATATTTAAATGGATTTATCATAGATCCTTTTTTAGTTAATGCTGAGAAATATTCTTCCATGTCTTTTTCAAATTGATCCATTACATTTGAATTAGCTTTCATTTGAGAAGCTATATTTCTCATTTTAGTTTTTACATCTGTAAATCCATAATTTTCTACATTACGTAATTCTTGTTTATATTCTTTTTCAATAGTTTTTCTATCACTAAATCTTCCTGAGTTATAATTGTATATTCTTTCTTCTTGCCCAGTCAATGCACTTTCTATACGTCTTAAATAAGTAGGTATTACTTCAACAAGAGCTTTTTTAGATTCTCCATCCCATGCTATAGCCCCTTTATCATAATCGCCTAATTTAACGTCATAAGAAAGTTTATTTTTAGATCCAAATACTTTATATATAAGATTATATAACGGATTTTCGTTACCATCTAAAGAATTAATTTTAGCTAAAACAGCAGGTAAAACTGAAGCTAAAGATTCATCCACTTTTTTCATAGCTGCTTTAGTAACAGTAGGAATTGCTAATTTTATTGATGTATTCATTAAAGTTCCTATAGGATTTTTAGCAAATTGCTTAATCAATCCTGGATCTTTTAATGTATCCCAAGCTGAAGCAGCTGCAGCATTTTCGTCTTTCATATCTTTTATATTTTTTTCAATAAGTTTTTTATATTCACTAAGTTTTACTCCTCCAGTAAAGGTATAAAGACCTCCACTAAAACTATTAGCTAACATTTCTTGAGCTTTTTCTTTTTCTTGTTTTTTTAATATATCATTTGCTCTATTTATATAATCTGCAGTTTCTTCATAAAACTTTAAAGAAGCTGCATGAAATTTAGCAGTTGATTCAGCATTAAATTTAACTAATGTTGCTAAGTTATCATTTATTGCACTTAATCCACCTAATACTGCTTTAGTAGATTTATGATTAAACATAAGCTTTTCAGATTCAATAGCCATTTGTTGATCTGCTACAGCAACCATAGTGGAAACAGTTGCTTCTGTTCCAGCATTTATCATTTTAGCTAAAGGTAATGTATTAATAACAGTTACCGGTTGCTTTTGTTTATTATCATCATTATCATCTATAAATTCAAGTTGATCGTTTTCATCAAAAACGCCAAAATTAAAATCCATGTCATCAAAGTCAAATTCATTTTGTCTTGCTTTATTATTTAAATTACCACTTTTTAAGTCAGCTTTAATATTTTTTAAAGCATCATTAGCTGCTTTTACTTGTGGTATATTTTTAAATTGTCTATTTACCATTTGACGAGATCCTGTATTACTTCGTAATTCTCTCATCATATCCATAGCATCTGATTTATTATATTCTACAAAATCGCTAGTATTGGGCATTAAATCTTTTACAATATCGATTGCCGTAAATCCCATACTTTTAGCAGCATTTTGAAACCATTTATTATTAGCAGCGTTCTTTTTAATTCTATCATCAACTTTTAATGATTTCTTTTTAGCCATATATTTCCCTTCCTTTCTTAAATATATTTCTTATAGTCCTTAGAATATTGTTTTTTCATAGGAATTCCAGCTAAACAATAAGGTGTAAAATAGTAAAAAAATAATTATATATTATATTATTGAATGACAATATTGATTATGTCTTCAAAAGAAAATAAAAAATAGGAGAATAATATAAAGATGAATAAAAGAATAACTAAAACTGATATTATTGGATTGATATTGAGTAATAAAAGTGAAGAAGCACTTTCGATGTATAAAAAAGAAGTTGCTCCAATATTAGAAAAGATATATTTATTATCTAATGATTCTGAGGAACTTGCTGTACATTATGATGAACTGATGGAATTATATAATAGTAAAAACAATAAAGTGTAAAAAGGTAATATTTCAATGCTATATTATAGTAATGAATAGAAATATAAAAATAATTATGTTTCTATGATCCAAAAAAATAAATAAGGAGATGTAGATATGACAACAATAGTAGCAATAACAATATTATCATTAATAGGAATATTCGTAATAGGTGTAACAGATGCAATAGAAAATTATGAACCAAAAGAAAAAGATGAATTCAAATCTAAATATTATAAGTAAAAAATAATAGGAGGTAATAGAGATATGAAGAATTATCATGAAGTAGTAGATGATTTTGTAAAAAGAAATCGTATACGAACATTATTTGATAAAAAATCAGAAAGTGTGGTATACTATTTCCTAGATGTAAGAATTGCATTAAATATGAATTTAGATAAATTTATAGATGACATTAATATTAAAAAATTTATAGTAAATGGAATAGAAGAAGAATATATTACAAAAGGTTCATTAACGTTATTATTATTGAATTCAAAAACTAAATATGCACAAGAAATGATGAATATAATAGAAAAGTTCACTAATCCAAATAATAGATGGGGTTAAATAAAAATATAAAATCCCCTATTACACATAATAAATAAAAAATAATTAAAATAAAAATATAAAATATTTGGAGGTATGTATATGAAAACTTATATGGAATTAGTAGAAGAAGTAAAAGCAGAGATAGCAAATGGTGGAAAAAGATCATTTAGTAGAGAGTTATTTAATGATTTAACTGCAGCATATTTAAATGATGTAGATAATACAGTAACAGTAGCAAAAACTAGAAATGGAGAATTAGTAGAAGAAGAAATAAATGTACCAAAAGATTTTAGAAAAATGATAATGAAAATATTATTAGACTTTGGTGTAGATAAACAAGAAGCAGAAAAAATAATGACTAATGATTATCAATTTAAAGATGTTAGTGCATTATATGAAGTTGCAAGTGAAATTATATTAAACTATGCAAGTACTGGTAAGAAATTTAACTTCATAGCAAAACCAGATTTACAATGTAGTTTACTAATAGATGATTTTGATGAAGAAGTTAAATTAAATAAAAGACCTGGAGCACCAGATGAAGAAGCAAAAGAAGTATTATACAAAAAACACAGAAAAGTGAAAGTAGAATCTACTTGTCCTTCATGGTTAAAATCAATTGTTAAATAAATATTGTAAAGAGGTATAGGAAATTCCTATACCTCTTTAATTTTTATGTTCCAAATAACAAATACATAGATTATTACTAGATCTAAGAATATAATTAAATTAATAGAACATGAAGTGGTATATCAGATGTAGGTCAAAAGCCTATATCCAGTTCGCAGGGAATTCTAAGGTGCCGATGTAAACATTGGTTGAAAGGTAAGTGTTATACTTATCTGCCGTGGTCTATGCTGGAACTTGTCAAATGTTCATAGAACATGAAGTGGTATATCAGATGTAGGTCAAAAGCCTATATCCAGTTCGCAGGGAATTCTAAGGTGCCGATGTAAACATTGGTTGAAAGGTAAGTGTTATACTTATCTGCCGTGGTCTATGCTGGAACTTGTCAAATGTTCATACTATAATTAAATTTATATTCTTAGATCTAGTAATAATCTAAAAAATAAATTTAAGGGGTTGATTTTTATGTTATATATAAATACAGATATCTGTTCAAAAAATTTTAACCAAGGAGTATATGATATAAGATGGAGATACCATATAGATGAAATAGGTATGTATTGGTATAATTATGATGATGTTACAACTATGTTAGCAATAAAAAGAAAAGTTGCATGTAAATTATATGATGAATTTTTAATTGATACTGAAAAAGTAATATTTTACGATTCTAATAATGATAGTCCAAATTATTGTAGTATACCAACTAAATTTATTTCATCATTTGGATTTGATAGATTATTAGAACATGAAGATGAAAGAACATATAGACTAAAGGATGCCAAAATGAGTTTAGAACTTAGAGAATGGAATACTGAACTAATAGAAGATGCAAAAAATTTATATAATTTAGCACAAGATCCAATGAGAAATCATTCTAAAATATTAAAAGCAATAGATAAATTATATTACTCAGATTACAGACATTATGCAATAAATAATCATAGTGACAATATTGTTAATAAAACTGATGAATTAAAAGAAAAAATAATTAAAGCATATGATGAAGATAGGCTTATAGATTTTACAATAGAAGAAGAGATTCCTACATTAAATAAAAGAAAAAATATAGCATATAAAAGATACACAGGTCCATCCACTTGTCCTAGTTGGATTAGAAATGTAGTAATATAATATTTAAGAGTATGAAAATTTTCATACTCTTTTTCTTTTGAAATTTTATTTAAATAATAACATATTAATATAGGAGGTAATGAATGTGAAATTATTTGCATATATTAAAGTTAGAAAAAGGAGGTATACCTTATGACTTTAAATGAAATATTGTCTGAAACACAAGATTTGTTAGAAAATTTTGATAAAATACCAAGAGATAAATCATATAGAATAGTACAAGAAAATTTGAGAAAATGTAAAATAGTAGTAGATCATATTATGGAAGAAAAATGTGATGATAATATGTATTTAGTAGATGTTTCAGAATATTTTAATTGGATAATAGTTAGAGTAAATTCTACTAGATTTGATATTGAAGATGAAATATTATATACAGACATATGTAAAAAGTTTAAAGAATTATTTATAGAAAATAATTTGGATATAAATATTACAATAATTTTAGGAAGTCTTAAAAGAGATAGATACTTTTATTCTATAACTTATTAAGTTAGACAATATAAAATATAAGGGGTAATTGAGTATGAAATTTTTAAAAATATGTAAAAATAAAAAGATTGTTACAATAGTTTTAACATTTTTAATAAGTTTGACAACAACTATGTTAGGTCATGCATCAGAAACTAATATTCATGATTTAAATAAAGATAAAACTGTAGTAGTACAACAAACAGGAACTAATAAAATAATAAATATAAAAACTAAAAGAGAAACTAAAAATGTTAGCAGAAAACAAATAAAAGGTGTGCCTATGAGAGTAGGTGCAACTGCATATTGTGGAGATACAATAACTTCAACAGGCGTAACACCTGTTGAAGGAACTACTATAGCAGTAGATCCAAATATAATACCATATGGAACAAGAGTTTATATACCAGAATTTAATAAGGTTTTTATAGCACAAGACTGTGGTAGTGCGATAAAAGGAAATAGAATAGACATATTTATGAATAGTTATTCCCAAGCAATGGAATGGGGGTATAAAGATATAACAATTTATATATTAGACTAGACAACTTTGGGGGATTGATACATTATGTGGAAAAGATTATTGACATTATTATTAGGTAATACAATAGCATCGTTTGCAATAACTTGTGTTATAAAATCAGGATTAGGTTGTTTTGCAATAACTGCATGTAATATGACATTAGCAAACTGGTTTGGACTAACAGTTGGTGTATCAGGAATGATAGTTGAGTTATTAATGTTAGTATATGTAACTTATAAAGGTGAAGGTATAGGTATAACATCAATAATAAATGCAACTTATGGTTCACTTATGATAGATGTATTTAATTCATTCTTACCATCAGGTCCATTTATGGTTATAGGATTATTATTATTACCTATAGGATGGAGTCTTATGGGTCGCTCTCAATTAGGGGATACTGGTAGTAATATGTTAATGAATATTATTATAAAACAAACAGGAAAAAGTATAAGCCTTATAAGAGGTTTAGAAGAATGTATGTTTATGATGATAGGATTACTAGGTTCAAGAAATAATATAACTTGGTTTACAATATCATTATCAGTAGGATTAGGTTATTTATTAAATGTTGTATATAAAGTAATTGGTTATGAACCAGAAAAAGTAAAACATAATTTTATAATAAAAAGAAAAACTGTAGAAAAAATAAATTAATCAAAATATGAGGTATATCTTTTATGATATACCTCATGAATTTTTAAATTTTTCATAACAATTTTATACGATTAATATTTTAATTAAATAAAATCTATATTGAAAAGGAGAGGTTGATTATATGATGAATGTAGAACAATGGTTAGGTAAAGATAATACATTAGGAATGGATATATGGAAAAAGAAATATCAAAATAATAATGAAACATTCGAAGAATGGTTAGATAGAGTTAGTAACGGGAACGAAGATGTAAAACAACTTATAATAAATAAAAGATTCTTATTTGGTGGACGTATACTAGCAAATAGAGGACTAGATAAATTAGGTAAGAAAGTAACATATTCAAACTGTTATGTACTTTCAGTAGATGATTCTATAGAATCAATATACAAAGCATGTTCGGATCTAGCAAGAACTTTTTCATATGGTGGAGGTGTAGGTATTGACATATCTAAATTAAGACCTGTTGATTCTTATGTAAATAATACTGCAAGAAAAACAAGTGGAGCTTGTAGTTTTATGGATACGTTTAGTCAAGTTACTGAAACTATAGGTCAAAATGGTAGACGTGGAGCATTGATGTTAAGTATGGATTGCACACATCCGGAAATACTTGATTTTATAAATATTAAAACGGATCTAGATAAAGTGACTAAAGCAAATATATCAGTTAGAATCTCAGATGACTTTATGAACGCAGTTGAAGATGATGAAGATTGGGAATTATATTTTAAAACAGAGCATGAAGAAATTAAGAAAATAGTTAAAGCAAAAGAAGTATTTAAACTTTTATGTAAAAATAACTGGGATTATGCTGAACCTAAACAAAATTGGGCTATATAATAGGGATATTATATAGAATGTTCTTTAATTGCAAGAAGGCTAAGTCTTTATAAAGATATGCTAACTTGCAGGGAAGCCGTTATTGCCTTTTCAATAAAGGAGATGGTTTATATGGAAGAATGGAGAGATATAGTAGGTTATGAAGGATATTATCAAGTAAGTTCTATAGGAAATATTCGTAACGTTCAAACCGGAAAAATTAGAAAATTAAAACCGCGTAGTAATGGATATGTTATAGTCGATTTGTATAAAAATAATGAATGTAAATGGTTTAGAGTTCACAGATTAGTTGCTGAAGCATTCATTCCAAATCCTCTAAATCTTCCAGTTGTAATGCATTTAGATAATAATAAGAGTAATAACAATTATCTGAATTTACAATGGGGGACTGTATCTGAAAACACAAAACAGGCTTTTGATGATGGTCTGATATCTAAGGCGGATTATTTTCTATTAACGAATGAGATTGATAGTATAATATGTAAAGGTTACGAAGAACTTATAGAATTAACTGGTTATGGTAAGTCACAACTTGGAACCCTTATTAAAAACCAACTTCCACTTAGAAAAGGTGAATATAAAAATTTTATAATTTATAAAATGTCTAAATAAATTATGAAAGGTAATAACGGAACCTTCAACGACTATCCATTTGCCGACAGCATAAAAAATCGGCTATAGGAGTAGGGCGACAAGCTAATGGTCGTGGGTGAGAATCCCTTAAATCGAAATGGGAACACACTAGAACAGTGTAAGACATAGTCTGGACTATATGGAAACATATAGAAGTTCATGAGAATTAATTCTCTGAGAACTGCTTGTTGTTGCGAATCAAGTGAACGTATCGGGTATATTATTCTGGGATAGAATAAATAATTATAATATACTAAGTGAAGATAATGAATTTGAATATGCAGGTGTAAATCCTTGTGCCGAAGAACCTCTTCCTAATGGAGGAAGTTGTTTATTAGGTGCATTAAATTTAAGTGCATATGTAGAAAACGGTGAATTTAATTATAAACTATTTAAAGAAGACGTTCACGTTGCAGTTAAAGGTTTAAATGAAGTATTAGATGAAGGTTTACCACTACATCCATTACAAATACAAAGAGATACTGTAAGAGACTATAGACAAATAGGTTTAGGTGTTATGGGTATAGCAGATATGTTAATTAAAATGGGTGTTAAATATGATTCAGATAGAGCACAAGAACTTTGTGATACGATAGGATATATATTAGCAAATGAAGCATTAAAAGCAAGTGCTTTATTATCTAAAGAATATGGTCCGTATCCAAAATATAATAAAGAAGCAGTTAGTAAATCAGAATTTGTATTAAATAATACAAATGGAGATGTTTATGATTTAATAGAAGAATATGGATTAAGAAACAGTCAAGTTCTTACAATAGCACCAACTGGAAGTATATCTACTATGATAGAAGTAAGTGGAGGTATAGAACCGATATTTAGTTTTAGTTATACAAGAAAAACTGAATCTTTACATGGTGAAGATAAATATTATAAAGTATATACTAAAATAGTTAAAGAATATATGGAAGAAAATGGATTAGAAGAGGAAGAAGAATTACCTGACTTCTTTGTAAATGCACAAACTATAAATCCATTTAAAAGAGTAGAAATGCAAGGTATTTGGCAATCTCATATAGATGCAAGTATTTCATCAACTGTTAATTTACCAAATGAAGCAACAGTTGAAGAAGTTGAAGAATTATATATGGAAGCATGGAGAAATGGATTAAAAGGTATGACTATTTATAGAGATGGTTGTGCAAGAAGTGGTGTATTAACAATAAATGATAAAAAAGAAGAAGAAAAAGTTGAAGATAAAAATGAAATACCTAGAGGATTTATAGTTCCTACAAACGATAATGTAATAGGATTAAAAAGAAAAATAAAAGGTGGTTGTGGGTCACTTCATATACAAGTATATTTCGATACTGAAACTGGTAAAATGACAGAAGTGTTTGTAAATAAAGGAGGAACTGGAGGTTGCAATAGTAACCTTAATGCATTATCAAGAATGATATCACTTGCACTTAGAGGTGGTATAGATATTAAAGATATTGCAGACCAATTAGATTCAACTATAAATTGTCCTTCATTTGCAAGTTCAAGAGCAAAAGGAATTACTTTATCACCAGGTTCATCATGTGCAAGTGCAGTTGGCAAAGCATTAATAGATTTAAACAAAGAATTTCAAAAAATGTTTAAACATATGACACTTGCAGAAGATTCGAATGAATCTGATGATAAAAATACAGAATCAGGAATGAAATGTCCAGAATGTAAAGAAGGAACCTTAATAAGTAGCGGTGGTTGTAATATATGCAGCAACTGCGGATATTCAAAATGTGATTAATATAAAATGAGAATACCTATTAGGTATTCTCATTATTTTTTGATTATAACTTCCATAAATATAACTACATCAAATGTAGCTTCATCACCTAAATCAATATTAATATATTTTTTCCCATTTTTTGATTTTGAAAATAGTCGAGAACCATCATTTTTAAATCCTTTAGCTTCTATAGGTTTTACAATTCTCTTATCAGTATCACCTACTAATTCATCAACATAGTCCCAAGTATTTTCAGCAGATTTTAAATTAGCATCTTTACTTTTACTGATAAATTTTTTAAAATTATCATCGTTCATTTCAAATAATCTAATATAATATTTATGAACTACATGTTGAGAATCTATTACTGATTTAGTATGTTTTAATTCTTGATTTTTGAAACTACAATTAGGAATTTCTTTTTTCAATAAAGACTTCATATAGTTAACTAAGCTATTTATTTCATTCTCATAAGTTGAAAGTTCTTTTTCCGAAATACTAAGATAATTAGCTATCATAGCTTGTTTTCTTTTTTGTTCTTTAGATGCTTTCTTAGCGAGTTTCTTTTGACCATGTTTAATTGCCATTTGCATAATTTTATTTTCAGATAATATAGTTGATTCTAGTATTCTATACATACCATTTATTCTATCATCAAAATAATCATTATATTTCATACACAACTCTCCTTTTAATTATTTTTATCTTAAAGCTATTTCTATTCCTGTGTTATCCCAATCACCATCTTCGACATTACACAAATAAAAATGAGGAAATTTTTCTTTTAGTATTCTTTCTAGTGCTCCTCTAAATTTACTTTCCGCCTCATGTATTAATTTCTTACTATCTTTGTCATCTTTATTTTTATAATTATCTGAATTTACTCTTACTATAGTAAATTCATCATCTGATTTAAAATCTTCTTGTTTCTTGTCATAATTACCAAATATATCTTTTTCTATATTTATAAATAAAACTTTATTAAAATAAGGTTTTATCTTTTCATCTTCTTCCATAATCTTTTTTACTTCAGTCAATATCTTTTTAATGTCATCTTTTATCTCTTTAGCAACATACCTTTTATCTTCTTTTTTATTATTCTTCTTTTTAAATATTCCTTCTTCAACTACATTTTCATTATTAAATAAATCGTATAATATACTAGTTTCAAATATTCTATTCATTCCTTTATTTCTTTCATTTAAGTATTCTTTATAGTTCATTGAATTTCCTCCTTTATATTTTTTTATCTTATTATATACAATGTCTTATAGCTTTGTTTTCTATGTAAAAAGGTTATATTTCAATGCTATATTATATATATGAGAAATAATAAATAAATATTTCTCATATAAATATTCTTAAGGGGGGTTATGAATATATGATAAGAGTAAGTGCGATATCAGATTTTGAAAAATTTGAATTAATTGATAAGAATGGTATTAAACGAAGTTTAAAAATGTTTGTTAAAAATAAGAATATTTATATAGGTCCAATACAATCATTATTTAATAGAACTTATGTTTGTAAAGATAAAAATAGAATGGATTTTATATCAAAATTAGATAAAAACTTCAATGAATTAATGCATGTATCGATTATATTTGAAAAGATAAATGAATTTAATTTATATAGTAATTTTACAGAAAGTATAATAAAAGAATATTTATATTCAAAAGGATTTATAGATGAAGATTTTGAATTAAAAAATAAAACATATACATGTGCAAAAGAAAATTTTATAGAATTCGGTTTTAATAGTATGAACTTTTGTTTAGATAGAAAAGGAGATATATGGGTACATTATAAAGAATATGAAGAACAAAAGCAATATAGAGAAATAGTAAATAAATTACCAGAAAATAAAATAGAAGAGTTCGATAAAGAATTTAGAAGAATGATAAGATTTATAAGATATGCAAATATAGATAATGAAGGTAATGTTAAAGGGTTTGCATTAAAATCAATAAATATATCAAAATTATATAGATGGTTATCAGAAAACCAATTGATTCATAAAGTTAATTATGTTACAGATATATATAACGAAACATTAAGAGAACTTTCATTTACAGATATAGATGAAAGTAACACTTATGTTAAAGTAATTGCAACTAAAGATGGTTTAATATTAAAGGACAATTTATCAATTGCATAGGTCATAAATTGATTATATCAATTTGACATAAATAAATTAAAATATTTAGGAGGTAATTGTATGATAAATTTAAATGATGTTTTAACATGCAGAAGAGTAATGGAATATCAAGGAGTTGGAATTGAATATACAACTGGATTAAATGATGTATTTGTCAATTCAAATGATATATTTGTTTTATCACAATCATTCAATAACTTTGGTTATTTACAATCATTAGAAGATTTTGTATATTTATTAGAGAAACATAATTGTTTAAGTAAATCAATGATGATTTATGACAATGAAACTTTGGCAGATTATTTATATTATAATCATATAAATATAGATCACATTATAAAATTATGCGAAAAGGTTAAATGTGATAAATTAAAAACATTTTTAACTAATGCAAAATCTACTATATTAAAATATGGTATTTATGTTCCAAATCCAAAAATGAAACATTATAACAAAAGATCTAATAATGAAAAGAATTTAGCAGAAACACTAGATATGGGAGCATTAGAAGATGGTGCATATAGAATGAACCAGTATACTGATAATGTATATGTAGATTTAGCAAATGCAGTATCAATGGTAGTATTTAATAGAAATATAGATTCAGTAAGAGCATATTATAATTTAACTTATGACGATTATTTAAGTGACTTTATAACTGAATATGATTATGATATAGTTGCATATTGTTGTATGGTTGCATCATATCTATTAAAATATTCAGATATAGGAATATATGGGATAGAAGTATTTATGAGAAATGCATTGAATGTGGCATTAGAAGATTTTAGTAAAGGTTCAAGAAATAAAAGAACTGATTTCGATGATAATAGTGCAATAGGAAATATATTTGATAAAGCAATGAATAATGTAGAATATGATTATGAAGAACCACAAAGAAAATTAGGAAAGAAAAAACATTTATCAGATGAAGAAATAGAAGAATTTAAAAGATATTTATAAAATTTAAAATAAAAAATAATAAGGGAGAGGTTGAGTATATGTTTAATAAATTAGAATTAATAAATGCATTTAATGATCATTGTGATTATAAATTTTATACTGTAGGTGTATGTAGTTCAGCAATATTAATATCAGTAACTAGTCAACAAGAAGTATTTAATGTTGAATTCATAGGCGGATGTCCTGGTAATGGTAAAGCAGTAGGGCGTCTAGTAGAAGGAATGAAATTAGAAGAAGTAATAGATAAATTAAAAGGAGTAAAATGTGGTAATAAATTTACAAGTTGTGCAGATCAATTAGCAATAGCATGTGAAATGATATTAGAAACTAGATTTGCATAATATAAAAAAGAGTATAGTCATTTGACTATACTCTTTTATTTTTTTTATCTTTCATATATTTCTTTAAGTTTTCTACTTAGTTCAACTAATAATTTATTACTCATCAACATCTTAGGAGCTGAACTTATACCCCTTGCAATTAATGAGTTACAACTTAATACTGCGTCTATAGATTCTTCAGGTCTAGATAATGTATATGCTTCTTTACCTTCTTCTATAACACCACCAACTATACTTTTTAACGCACTAAAGAATACTATTTTATCTCCTACACCAACTTCATCGTAAACTTTTATATAGAATTCTATTAATACACCATCATTTACTACAGCTCCTCTAAGTTTACCGTTATTAGTTTCAACTTTTCCAGTAGGTTCATTAAATAGCATATTACATTTAACTACTGAACCTTTATCATCATATTTCTCTAACATTGCTCTTTTAGCATTTACTTTATCATAATAATCAGTTACTATTCTTCTTAATGAAGGTGATAATTCTTCTATATCTACAGTACAGTAAACTTTTATATCATCTACTACACCAGAGAATTTAGCTTTTATTTTATCTTTACTGCTCATTATTATATCTTCTTTCATTTCTTCCCCAACGTTAAATAATAAAGCATTTAAACTATCTTCATTAAAAGATCTTTCGAATCTTATTAATTCATCTCCTGACTGTATTTTATCTCCTATTTTAACCATAAAATCAACGTTTGTGTTAGGACCTAATACTGCTTGTTTTTGCATAGTTACTTCAGTAGCCATTTCTCTTGATAATTTTTTACTTACATAAGAACTATCTTCATATGTTAATGAAGAAGATAATAAAGCAACTTTTTGGAAAGAACCTATATTATATCTATTACCAAATGCAGAGTTTTCACTAAAGAATTTGCTATCATAAGCAAGTACAGCATTTTTATCAAATCTTTCACCTTTTTTAAAATTCACTAACATTTCTTTAGATACGTTGAATCCACCTGCACCATTCTTAGCGATACGTTTTAATTCTACTGCTTCACATTCTCCATTATCATATTGAACTATTAATAGTCCTACATTATAATCTAATTCTTTTACTACACCAGCATCTTTAGCTGTAAACACCCAGTCTTTAGATACATGATATTGTAATACTCTATCTGCACCATTAGATACTAAAACTGGTGAAGATTTAGTTGTAGCAACACAGTGACCTGATTGTCTACATGTCATTGTTGTTCTTGGACTATCATCCCCAACTGCACAACCAGTAGTTAATGCTTCAGCTATACCAAATAAATTAGCATCATTGTATTCATCTAATTTACCTTCTAATGCTTTATTATCTATAAATCCACGAGGATCTGTTATAGGAGGTTCCATTGTAAGGAATCTATTAACCCCAACATTAGCATCTGGAGAAGAAGATAAAGTAAATAAACCTGTCATTGCAGGATGATAAGAACGTTGTACTTCTGTATAAGCTTGTGCTAAGTTACAACCACTTGGTCCTTTTCTTAAACAACATCTTAATTTTTGTTGTTCGCTTATAGGATTTAATTCCGAATAATCTTCTACAGTTTGTTGCGTTAAAATTTCTTTTAATATAGCATCTCTTTTAATGCTTATTTTTACTGGATTATTATATGTTGAAGTTTCTTTATATTTTTCATACGCTTTAGCAATATTTTTATAAACTATAGCATTTATTACTTCAGCACATCTTATTCTTGAAACAGTTATTTCATGTGTATATTGATTATCTGCTAATAATTCATTACCATATAAAATCATACCTGGTAAATCTGTAGGTAAAGATAATCTTTTTAATACATCCATTGTCATAGGGTCTATAAAGTTATCTAAGAAGTTATTAAATGCATTTGATATATTTCTTCTACCAAACATTGATTCAAATAATGATTGATACATATATTTATCGTTAAAATCTTCATATCTGTAATTTTTAGTAGGAATATCAACAAAACCGTTCATTAGTAAAGATATTGCAGTTGGTTTTTGTGTATATACTAAAAATCCATCTTCAAATTGAATTACTCCTTCATCACTTGAAACTCTAGGTCTAGTATCAGAGAAATAATGTTTGATATTAGCTCTTTTTAAGAAGCCGTCTATACCTTCAAAATATGATAATAAAAGAACTATAGGAACTTGTTTAGTCATTATAGTGGCTCTACTATACATATATTTTTTACCAGCATTTTGTTCTCCTACTTTACCTTCTAATTCAGTAGATAACGATAATATAAAGTCTACTAATGTTTTCCCAGTAGTTTGTGTTTTACCTTCTTTATTTATCATTACAACTTCATCAGTTGTTAGATCTATACAATAATAAATTCCTGATTTAATTCCTAAAGGTAATAACTCTTTATCTAGTCTTGCTTCAAGATCTTTTATGTTAGCTTTTATTAATATATTTCTTATTTCTTTTTGATCAAATATAACTCTAGTTCCATTTATATTAAGCTCTTTAAATAATTTAGATAAGTCGTCATAATCTATAGTCGTAACATATGATTTATTTTCTGTATCATATTTACCTCTTTGGACCCTAACTCCTTTTATATCTTCTGATAAAGCTTTTTTAAGTTTTTCATTTATTGAAGCAACTTTATCTCCATATCTACGAATAAATATTTTATTATAATTACTTACTAATTGAACTGTATCAGGCTCAACCTTTACTATAGGTAATAGTAGTTGTTGATTGTTTATATATTTTCTATTACCACCTAAATATAAAAATCTACCATCTATAACTTTTGGAACATCGAATACTAATCTATGTCTAACTCTCAATTCATCTTCTAATTCAACTGTATAAGTTTCTTTATAATTAGATATATCACTTGTATCTTCAGTTGTTATAGAACGAACAAATACTTTTAAAGATTTATTATTCATATCAGTAAACATTGATACTAAATCTTTTTGCATTAATTCATCTACATAAGTTTTATTTATATTAGGAAATCTTACATCAGTCATATTAGTATTTATAGTTTCAACTTTTTCTTCTACTTTATTAACAGGAATTTCTATATCTTCAGATTTAACTGCTAATATTTCTTCTAATGATTTTCCTTTTATAGAAATTTCTAATTGTTTTTCTCTTAATAGTTCGTCTCTTCTACTTGAAGCAGTTGGTTTATTCATTGCTTTATTAGTAGTTGATTTTACTATTTCTTTTAACAATTCCTCATTTTTATCTAATTCTTGGGTTACTATTTCTTCAGTTATTTCTCCTTTATCATTAGCAATTTTATCTATAGTTTTTTCAACTTCTTTTTCTATTTTATTTTTTACTTCTTCTGGTATTACAGATGTATCTCCTGTAGCACCATATACAAATTTACTTATTAAATTATCAGATATGTTTCTAGTTAATTCATCTCTATTTTTTCTAAGAACTTCGTCAACTCCAGGAACAACACTAGTTTCTTCTGGATCTTGTTTATTAATTAATTTAAATAATTCTTTTCTAAACATTGCAGCAATATTGTTATTTCTATTATCTCCTAGAACTCTTTTACATTCTTCTGGATTTACTCTTATAACACTGCCATTAGATGAAGTTATTATAATATCAATATTTCCTATATTATAAAATTTATCTAAGTCTCTTTTCATTAAGAAATACATATAAGCAATAGGATCAGTTGTATCGGTTCTATTAGTTAAGTCTGATACCATATTACTCATATAATCATCAATGTTTATAATCATAGTTTTTATAGGATATAAATTTAAAGGTAAATCTTTTAAATAAGTCATTATAAAATCCCAGTACGTTGCAGGTTTTTTAATTCTAGCAAGCATTCCTGTATTTTCTTGGAATAATTTATTTGCATATGATAATTCAAATATTAAATTAAATCCTAATGAAAGTCTTCCCTCATTTATTCCATTTACAAAAGGAAGTTCTTTTTCAATTTCATTATAATAACTATCCCTATCACTTAATCTATTTCGAATTATATTTCTATTCCCAATTTTTAATTGTTCTCTTCTTTTCATATACACTGTTGTAAATAAATTATTATAATCTATATTTATTGGTCCGAATTTATTTTTAAAATTCTTTGTACTATTTGTATTTACTATTAATAATGATCCATGTTTTTTATTTTTAACATCATAATTTACAACTGCTTTTAATCTTGATCTTTTCATTAAAGGCAGTTTATTAGTAGTTATCATATATAAGTACACACCCTTTCATTTATTATTCAATATTAGTCATTACAAAATTGTTTTAACGACTAATTTACAAGCATATTTATAAAAACCGGTAGGTAAGTCCTATACCTAATCATAAGGTATAGGACACAATGTCAAAAAACAATAATATAAGAGGTAAGATGTTAAATACATCCTTTTATTCATGTATTTACTTAATTGTTATATGTATAAAATTTTATAATATAATCTCTATACCTAATCATAAGGTATAGAGATAAATAGTTTATATATAAAATAAAAGGGGTACTTTTTAATCTACGATGGATGTAGATATATAAAAAGCTTTGATCTATTTAATTATCATTTGTCTATTAAATTGTTTTATATGATTAAGATTTAATTATATTTTAATTAACAGGTAATTAAAATTGTATAATATATATTGTTGGTAATGTAAAAATTTCTATAAAATTTCAGCTATAAAATTTTATAACTACCAACAACTTATTAAGCGAAAGCTTAATCATTGAATCAAATACGAGCTAATAAAAGCGAGTTAAATATAACAATAAGTTGTTATATAAGGAAAGATAGATACGTTCAATTACATTGAACGCTTATTTATAAATTTAAACATAAAACCAACTCCCTAATATTTTTTTGTGATTACTACATTAGTAGTAATCACTTTTTGTTTAGTGTAAAAAGGTATGTTTTCAATTATATATTATAATAGTGAAATATATAAAATTAGGAGGTAAGATATATGGATAATAAATTAATGTATTTAGATTCTACAGGACAAATAATTTGTTGGGGTGATTCAATTACTTGTAAAAAATATATAAATCAAATGTATAGTTTAACATTAGATGATTTATATGTACAAGATTATTCAACTTCAGAAAGGTATAGTAGTTTTTATGAAGATTATGAAGTATTTAATGTAAGAGGAACTAATGTATATTTAACATTAGGAGAAATTAAAATGTTAAAAGGTGGATGTCAAGAAGAAACTAAAAGTATAAAATTTATAGAAAAAGAATTAGAACATTTAATAGAATTAACTGAAGTATTTGATAAAGATATAATTTCAGAATTAAATTATATGAAAGATTTTATGGGAAGACTATTTAATATTTATACTAAATATAATGTAAATAACTTATTTGACAATTTAGATATTGATGCATTACATTCAGCATATCAAATGGAAAGGGAAAATAAAGGAGAACCAACTGTATTTATAAAATAAAATTAATAATTAAATTATAAGGGGATGTTTCTATGTTAAGTATGTTAATAAATTATGGTAAAAAAATATTATTAATGTTAATAATGACAACTATGATATTAGTAGCATATCCAACAAGAGACAAATATGTTTATGCAGATTATAGTGAAAATTCAAATAGACAAGTAGATATAGTAATCAGAGCAGGTGAATGGGGTAATGAAAATCAAGCAAAACCAGGTAAAAGATATAATTGGGGTGGAGATATAAATATAAGTCAACATGGTATATCTGCAAAAGATATACCAACAGATATACCATTAAGATGTGAAAATAATCAATGGTTCATATCCGAATTTGATATAAATCTAAAATTAGCTAAAGCAATAGCTAAGAAACTAGATAGTAAATATGGTGTAGATGTTAACCTACAATATGCAACTACTAAAAATCAAGATTTAAATGCTGCAGGTAGAATAGCAGCAAATTGTAAACCAAAAATATATCTATCGGTTCATCATAATGCATATAAAGAAGATACAACTGGTTACTTCTTTATGTGTAATGAAAATGATTATGACTCAGCAGTTGTAGCAAAGAAATTATCAAATTCAATATCAAATAATGGTATGGTACCTCAAAGAGATAATAGACATAATACTGGTTATATAGGTGAATTAAATGAAGTGGGAAAATCTGATACTAAAATATGTGTACTTGGAGAATTTGGTTATTTTAATAAAGCAGAAATAAAAACTATAGTAAGTGATGAATATGTTGATTATGTATCAGATAAAATAGCAGAATCTTTATATAATCAATTAAAAGAAATAAAAGAAAAAGAAGTTCAACAAGCAAAAACTAAAACTACTAAAGATGTCATAAACATAGCGAGAGATAATTATAGAAAAACAGAAAAACAAAAAGAAGTTGTAATTAGAATAACAGAAGATTCATCTGTAATAGAAAATGTAAAAAATGATGATAATGTTATAGTTAGTTTTAAATAATCGAATGAAAAATAATTCTCCCCAATACAATTTATTATTGGGGAGAATTAAATATATGAGGGGTGAAATGTAAAATGAAATATAATTGGAGAGTATATGTGAAAATACTAAAGACTAAAACAACTAATATGTTAAATAAAGAAAGAAAAAATTTAAAGAAAATGGGAGCAGTTGTATTAGCAGTACTAACATTTACAGGCGGAACATTAATATTTTACAAAATCAAAGGAGAACCCCAAATCAATAATAAACCAGCAAAAGTTATAGAATTAAAAAATAAAGAATTAGACAGAACTAAATTATTTTTAGAAAACGTAGAACAACTTAAATCAGGGATTTATAGTGTTTCAACATTAGTATTTGGTGAAGAAAATATGAGAATGAATGAAACATTTGGAGAGAGTGCAAAAGATTATGTCGTAGTACAAGGAGACTTTAGAATAAAATATTCGGTAGATATAACTAGAATAAAAATGGACTATGATTTTGATAAAGAAGAAGTTATTATAAAAGTTCCTAAAGATTCTATGGGAGTTGATTCCGTAGAAATAATAGGAACTGTTAAAGAAATAGAAAAATATAAATCATTTGGAAATGTATTATTAGATCTATTACCAGGATTTAATAATGATGAGGAATTAAAAGAAAATGCGATAAATCAATTATTATCTAATTCAAAAAAAGAAGCACAAAATTATAATAAAAATGAATTACAAACTAAAGCAGAAAAAGCATTAAACGAATTAATAGATTCTATAAATTTAAATAATTTAAAGTATAGAATAGAATTTGTAGATAATACTTCATTAAATATTAAAAATAAATAAAAGGGTGGATGATATATTATGATGAAAGCGATAGCAGTATTATCAGTATTAGTTGGGTACAATATGGCGGTTAAAGTTTGTTCAATTATGAAAATGTGTGGATTTAAAGTAGAAGATATGAGTGAAGAAGAACTTATTGAAGCATATAATAAATTAATGGAAGATAAAAGATTCCAAAAATACATGAGATAAATAGGAGAATGACATGAATGATAAAAAGACACTAAAATATAAAGAATGGTTTATTTGTGCAATAATGATAATATTTGGAGTCATAGGATCCTGTTTTGGTATCCTATGGACTCCAATTTTAATGTTATTAGGATTTATAGTAGGAATAACCATTTGTATATTTATATAAAGGAGTGAAAAGTTATGGATAAGGGAATATCAATTGCAATAGAAGGAATTGATGGTAGTGGTAAAAGGACATTAGCAGAAAATATTAAAAAGAAGTTCAATGAAATAGAAGTTGATAGTGAAATAATTAGTTTCCCAAGACATAAAGAAGAATTCTCAAGTGAACTTGTAGATAAATTTTTATATGAAGGTTTACGTTTTAGTGAGGATGACTATAAAGCATTAAGAGAAGGTATGCTTTATGCAGTAGATAGAATGGTTTCATTAGGAAGAATTAGAGAAAATGGAAAGTCGAAAATAGATGAATATAAGGAAGGAAAAATATTAATATTCGATAGATATTTATCAAGTAATTTTATTCATAGATCTAAAAATATGAGTGAAGAAGAATTAGATGTATATATGGTAAAAATGAAATATTTAGAATATTATTTAATGGGAATACCTAAACCAGATATTACTTTTGTATTATCTGTTAAACCTGAGATTTCATATGAAAACATTTTAAAACGTGGTAGAGAAATGGATGAAAATGAATCAATAGAAAATTTAACAGAATCATATAAGAAATTAGAATATTTATGTAAAAAAGAAGGTTATGAACTTATAGATTGTTGTAAATTGAATAATGAAGGTAAATATGAAATGTTAAGTAAAGAAGAAATAACAGATAAAGTTTGGGAAATAATAATTAAAAATTTTAGTTAATGAAAAAGATATAAATTTTAATTATATATTATGATTATGTAAGATATAAAAATATCTTACATAATCTTTTTAATTTTTATTTTATAGGAGGTAAGATTATGGATTATATGAATATATTATTAAAAAGTACAAAAAATTTACTAGGTAAAAAATCAACTCAAGACATATTAAAATATTTAGCAGGAGTTTTAATTAATTATGCATGTAATAAATTTAATATTTATCCATATAAGTATGATCCAATGGATATAAGGAATATGGTTTATCATTATAATGTGAAAAATAGAGGAGAAGAAATAGATGTAAAAGAATTAGATAAATCAATAAGTTTATTTTCAATAGATAGAATAATAAATGAGATTTGTCAACAAGAAAAAGATGATAATAAAGATAAAATGAAGAATTTTATATATGATTTTGCAAAATTATCAAATGATGGAAAAATAATTGAAACATATAATAATATGAACGATAAAAATCATATTTTAAAATGTTTTGACAATGATACCTTAGAAACTTCATCAATAGCAGATAGTTGTGAAATAAATTCAGGAAATATTTATATTCCAGATAGAACAATAATATTATGTACACCTGAAGGTAAATTCTTAGCAGATGCAAAAAATGAATATTTGGAGAAAAGATTAGATTTAGGAAATGATGTAAAATATGAAGAAATTGAAAAATTAATAAAAGATTTCTATGAAAAGATAGAACAAAATAAAGTAAAAGATTATTTTAATATATGATGTTGGGGAGGTAATATATTATGTTAAGAGAACAAAGAATAATGAAAGAAATTGCAGATACTTTAGGTAATGAATTAAATGATTATATATCTTCGTTCCATAAATGTGATTTATGGGCGTATAAGGAAAATGAATTAGTTGTAAATAAAACCTTTAAAGAAATTGCAGAAATAGTTGCAAACTATAATCTAACAACTACTAAAGAATTATTTAATCACGCATATGATTTACATTTTCATAATAGTAATAAAGAAATATTATTAAATATATTGGAATTTATGGTAAAAGACTATTTAAAAATGGGAAGCGATTGTTTATTAAATAGAATAATGTTGTTCTGTTATTTATTAGCAATATTTAGTAGTAGAGAAAACAAAACTGCAACTGAATTTATTTATGAAATTTGTGATTCTGATTTAATAATTACAAAAAATAGTTTAAAAGCAAAACTAAAATATAAATTAAATAGAACTAAGTTTCCGTTTACATTAGTAGTAGATAGTGAAGCAGCGGCATTAATATCGATATTATCAGGAAAAAGTTTAGATGATTATGTTGATTATGTAATAAGCATGTCTAATGTAATATAAATTTAATTATAATAAAACATTTGTATAACTTAAAAAATAATTAGGAGGTAGATTTAATATGGAGACTAATATAAACTTCTGTGAAAAATGTCAAAAAAATACCGAAAATGAAATAATAAATATACAAGAAGGCGACGATTGTTGGAAAGTAATTACTGTAAAATGTACTAAATGTGGACAGATTAAAGAAGTAAAAATTTATAATTAAAAATATTAAAAAAATAAAAGGGAGACGACTGATTATGATAAATTTAGAATTAATAAATATTGACATTGATAAAAATGTGTTAAATAATAGAATATATGATATAAACATTATAAATGATTTATTAAAAGATGAAAAAGATCAAAATAAAATAATAAGAGATATATTAGATAATATGGACATGTATAATATCACAATTAGGTTATATGATATTAATATGTTACAATATACCTTAATAACAACTATAAAGAATAATAATGTAAGAGTAATAAATCCTAATGAAATAACGTTTGATACAGTTGATCTATATGATGAAACTCTTGAGAAAGAATATTATAGATTAATATCTCAATATATGGAATTAAGAAATGAATTGTCATTCTTATCAAATAAAATGTTAGAAAATTTAGAACCAAACACAAGATTAGTTAATATTGAATTATGTATGTCAATAAAAGAGTTTATTGAATTTTTAATTTTATGTTCTAAATATGACGAATTAATGGATATTGTATTAGCAGTTAGTAATAATGAAGTTTTAGAAGGATTAGTGACAATATTATGGTCTTTGAAATTAAGTACAGAAGATTTGTATATGAGAATGAAAATAGATAATGAAATAAGAAATGAATTATCAACTAATACTAAACTTATGATATTATCTAATTCAGATTTTATTAAAAAGAACATTAATGAAGGAAATCCGAATGTTAAATTATCATTATTAAGTTATGGTAATTTCCTAACAATTAGAGATGTATCAAGTAAAACAAGCAATATTGATATAAAATTAGAAAATCCTAAGTTTATTAATAGAGAAGAAAACCCAATAGACGTAATATTACCAAATGAATTTGGACTATTATTAAATGAAGATCAATTTAATAAAGTTGACAAATATATTTATGATTGGGTTGTATTTATAAATAAACTTGAAGCAGATGAAAAACATTATTATTACAATGATATTTTAGCGTGTTATTTAGGATGTTTTGGAAATGTATTTAGAATGAATAATACTATTGAAGATTATTTTAAATTGTCATATACAGATATAGGAAGCGAAGTTATAGAAATATTATATAATTTAAAACAAGAGTTATAAGAATATTAAAGGGGTTGATGATAAGTGGATATTAGTATTTATAAAAATAGACTATGGAATTTATTAGATGATAGTTCACAACTTTATATATTGACTAATATAATTAAAAATGATTTTAAAGGAGAATGTAGATTAATAGCCAAAGTTGTAGGCGAAGGAACTATTATGACAATAAGTGATGAATATGGTAAATCATTGGATATTCCTATAGATATACTAGATATATTAAATAATTAAAATATGATATACCAACTTATAGTTGGTATATCATATTTTTTTTCTTAAAACAAACAATTTCGTAAGTACTATAGTAAATATTGAATAAAAGGAGTTGAAACTAATTTATGGCTAAAACCACAATAATAACTGATAGGTTAAATTCTTTTTTTACGAATAATAAAATAGAAATTAGAACTGGAAAACCATCTTCAGGTTCATATAAAAAAGGAGATATTATTGTTAATATAGGAACTAATAATACAACCGAACCTATGTGGGTTTGTGTAGAAGATGGATCTCCTGGTGTTTGGGCAGTAGTTGGTGCAGGAGTAATTGGAAATGGATCGATTACTATGGATAAATTAGCTGATGATATAAAGCAAGCAATCGAGAAGGCTAAAGACTTAGACACAACACAATTTGCTTTAAAAACAGACTTAAATAAAACTAATGCCAATGTAAATACTAATAAAACCGACATTAGTAATTTAAGATCAGACTTAAATACAACTAATGATAATGTTACAACAGTTACTAATATGGCTAATACTAATAAAACCGACATTAGTAATTTAACTAATAGAGTTAGTACTAATGAAACTAATATAACAACAGTTACTAATACTGCTAATACTAATAAAACCGACATTAGTAATTTAAGATCAGATTTAAATAAAACTAATAGTAATGTAACATCAGTTACTAATATGGCTAATACTAATAAAACTAATATAGGTACAATAAGTAATTTGAATACTAATATTAAAGACAATTTAGTAAATGCAATTAATGAATTAAATAATAAAATCGGTAATAATGCAGAACTAATGATTGATATATATAATAATACATTAGATTATTTATAAAGGAGGAATAAAATATGAGTATAAATTATGGTGATAAGATACCAACAGGCTCAAATTTTGAAACTATTGTTGCATATCTTCAAGTATTAAATAATAAAGTCAAAGAGTTAAGAAATGAATTAAAAACAACACTAAACTCTAATAACGTTGATACTTCTAAAGCAACAAGATTAGAACAATTAATAGATTTGGTTGATTTGGAATTTAAACGCATTAAACAAAAATTGATTGATCTCTTAAATAATAAAGGAGTTGATATTTCAGGTGATGTAACTTTAGACGATTTAATATCATCAATTAATAAAAAATGCTATACTTTACCTGAATGGTGTATATGGGTAGATGTGGAAAAACCATTATATGCTAGAGACGACCCAACTATAGAAGCTGTTGGTGATTGTATTTATATGTTTGGTGGTAGTTATTCGTACGATGGTTATGTAAGAAATATTGACGTTTATAATACTAAAACAAATGAATGGGACAACGTGGCTTATTTTAATAGTATGATGTCAGCTATGGGTTGTACTACTTCAGGTACTAATATATATTTAATAGGAGGAGCAGACGCAAATAGTGATTCAACAACTTACAACAGAATATTTGATACTACTACAAATACGCTTTCAGATAAAAGAGATTTACCTTATTCTGCATGTAGCTTAACTGCAAATAATATAGATAATAAGATATATTGTGTTGGAGGTTGGGATAATAAGGGTACCACAAAAAGATTAAATAATAATTACTGTTATGATATTAAACTTAACACATGGACAGCAAAAGCACCAATACCAACAATTGTCGAAAAACATTCTGCTGAAGTCGTAGACGGAAAATTATATTGCATAGGAGGATTTGTTGGTAATAATTATTTGTCAACCAATTATTGTTATGATCCTATTACTAATACTTGGACTACGAAAGCCGCATATCCATCGAAAGTAGCGAACTTTGCAAGTTTTGTATTTAATAAAAAAATTTATTGTACTGGTGGATTTGTTTCTACTGATGGAGCTGTTTCTACTGGTTATACAAATAAAACTTATTGTTACGATCCTGCTACCAATACTTGGAATCCAAAAACTAGTCTACCTGTAGATGGAGGAGTTGATGGTATACAAGGTGTAGTAGTAAACGGTATAGGATACGTAATAGGCGGATATCCTTTAATAGATGCATGGTATTACACATACAATTTTATGTATCTAATAGAAGACTAGAAATGTAAAACATTAAAATTTCAATTATATATTATAATACTGAATACAATAGACTATTCAGTATTATAATATTTTATTTATGGAGGTAAAATATGAAAAGATCTACTTTATTGACTATAAAAGACATAGTATACAATTTAGATAAATCATGTTGTGATTTACATGAATTACTTGATTTATTAAATTTAACTCCCGATGAAAGAGTTAAAATAGAAGATGCGTTATTAGTGACTTTAGATAAAGTTGATAAAATTAAAAATTCACAAATTAGTAATTTAGGAGATCATATTGAAATAGATTATATAGAAAAATATACTAAATAAAAATTTATATAAGGGGTTGATTTTATGAATAAATTATTAAATGAACTTAAATATAACTGGTTAAGATTAAAAATGGAAATGCAAGGTGGATATGAAGAAGTTAAGAAAATATTTAATATTGAGAATTTAAAAGAAATGTTTGAAAGAACAATAAAAAATATTGAAGAGAAAAATAGATATGAAAAACGACAAAAAGAATATAGAAAGAAAAAAATATTGCAACCAAATGATATCATTGAATTTAGAGATCCATGTTGTTTAGGAAATATATTGAAATGTAAGGTTATAGAAGTTTATTATGATTATATGAAAAGCGAGGTTATTATAAAATTTGAAATATTAGAAACAGGATTGAAAAAGAAATATAATTATTGTAAGTGTAAGCAACTATATATCTTAAATAATTTAGTTTCAATAAATCGATCTAAATAAGGAGGTAAAATATATGGAACAAGAATATTGTGTAATATATGGAGGTACTGATAGTAATCCAGGACCATTTATAATCGCAGTATCTAAAGATCAAAATATGATAAATGGGTTTAGAGAAGAACATTATCAATTCTGTAAAGGAGGTGAAATATTAATAGATAAATTTTATAATAACTTATCAGATGATTTTGAAATAAGATATGTATCAGGACATTATGTAACACCTGTAATGATGACTAAATTTATGGAATATCTAACTTCCATATTTAATCAAGTGTGTATGTTAATAGATAATATTGATACTAATATAGATGATTTGAAATTTGATGATGAAGAACTTTATATTATATCGGAAGGATTTGATTTATTAAGAGAACAAACGTATGGAATTGCATACACAATGAACGTTTCAGATCCATATGGTTCTGATAATCTTTTAGATGATTCAATTTATGCATCAATACTAAATGTTGAAGAATGTTTAGAAAGATTTATGTCTGTATATGAACCAGAAGACTATATTATTTATTAAATAAATGGAGTAAAATTGGAGATAAAGACCTAGTGTCTTTATTTTTTCTTCCAAAATACAATATTATAAGGAAGGAGATGGTATTTATGAGATTGGTACCTAAACAAATAGAGAGTTATAAAAATGATAGATTAATAGAAGAAGTTTCAATTAATGAACTTCCTGAAGTTACTATGACATATAATATAGTTTCTGAAAAAGATAAAGCTAAAGCAGTTAAAACTTGTGAAAGAATGATAAGATCAAGTTTAGAATATAAAGAATATATAAGATTTTTAAGAGACTATATAGATATGTCTAAATGTAGTTTTTTTGGCAATGTAAAGATGGATAGATATTCTAAAGTAAAAATAGAACAGCATCATTCACCATTTACATTATATGATATAACTATGACTATATTGCTTAAACATCTTGACTTATATGGAGAAATTAATTTATTTGAAATATCTGAAGAAGTAATGAAATTACACTACCAATGTAGAGTTGGTTTAATAAGTTTATCTACTACTGTACATAAACTTGTACATGATGGATTATTATTTATACCAGTTCAAAATGTAAGAGGGGATTGGTTATCTTTTTATAAAGAATACGAACCATATATGCCTCAAGATATGAAAGATAAATTAAAAGCTATAATAAAATTCTCTAAAGAATGTCAAGACTATTCTTTACTTGAAACTAAATATACTTATGTAGATGTAGAAGGATTTAGACCAATAGCTCTTATAGGACAAGAAGAATTTATGAAAAAAATTGTTACTGATCCAAAATAATAAACTAATCGAAAATATACAATATTATAAAAACTAAATATCAAAAGAAGGGAGAGTAGAATTCTATTATGGATATGGATGAAAAAATTAAATATTACCCTTATAAGAAAATAGGGGAACTTGCAAGAGCTGATACTAAAGCAATTACTAGTATGCTTATGTGTATGATGATACTAGAGATTAATGATAACCCAGATACAATTTCTATGTACAGAAAGTTATCTGTTACTACAAGATTCCGTGCAACTGAAAGAGAAAACTATAAAAAATTCTTTCGTGAACGATTTTATTTTGAAAATGGTAGAGAACAATATGCATTAGAAATAACAGATGAGTTTGTTAAATTTGTAGTAGATAGAATTGAAAAGGTGGGTGAGATTTATAATGTTCGATTCAAATAAATATACAAGTCTAGAAACATTACTTAACCATTTATATCAATTATTCGAATATGACTCACCTATCTATATAGACGAGTTAGGATATAAATGGTATAAGTTAGACACTGTGTTAAGTATATTAGATATAGATGTAGAAGAATATATTAATGGTATTTACCTTATGAATATAGAAGAAACAACATTTATATCTGAAGAAGGAGTTAATTTATTAATTTTAGATTACGATAATGAATATCAAGAAAATGTAAGAGAACTATTAGCATCTGAAGTAATGCCTGATATTAAATCAGATTCATTATATATAGGTAATAGTTTAATAGATAATATAAGAATAGCTTCTATTAGATATCAAGTATTTAATAGTGATAGTGCTATAGAGGAATTGAATACAATGAATAAAATGCAAAAGTATACTGAAAGAAAAATTAATAGAAAAGAAAAAGTACAAAAGAAACAACAATATCATACAAGAAAATCAAATTAAATTTTAATATAATACAACAATTAATTAGGGAGTAAGGAGGACAGAGAAACGTCAAGTTTAGTATATCTGCATATATACTATTCAAGGATAGATGATTCCGCCACACGGAGCCGTGTAATTCTACCTTACAACTAATTACAAAGGAGATTGTTATATTATTAAAATAAATGATATTGTGAAAGTTGTAATAAATATCACGTGTAAGTTTATTAAAACAATCATAAATTTTATTTATTGGAATTTTATAATAAACTTTGATGTAGTGTGTTACATCTCGTGCAGGAGTTAGTAACATTAGTTTTTTACGTGTTAGTAGATCAATGTGGATAAGGTTTATTAGCATATAATTAACGAATAAATGAAGATGAATGTATATATATGAAGTCATATCCTATATATACATTCATCTTCTTTACGTTGTCCGTACGTTAAAATTAAATAAAAAATATATTTTATCAAATTTTTTTGGAGGTAAAATTCTAATATCTCATAGAGATCTTAGAGTAGCCCTATGACTACTTATTGTAATGTTTGTAAAAATTTGCTGTAATTTGTAAATTTTTCAACACTATATTATATATATGAAATAAATAAAACATAAATATTGGAGGTAAATAATATGAGAGAATTTTCAAGAACATCTATACCAACAAAAGGTAATTATGAAACTGGAGATATAGTATTTAATATTTCAGAATCTGATACTCCTGGTTGGGTATGTGTAGAAGGAGGAGAACCTGGTAAATGGGAACCTCTAAGTATAATTGGAGATAAAATAATTGTTAGCAAGAAAACATCAAATGGGATTACAGTAGAATTATTACAAAATCAAAAAAGTGGAATGTACACTATTAAAGCAAGTACTGAATTATATTATCATACATTTACAAATGAAATAGAAAATTTTTATACATTAGATGAAAATGAAGCAATTTGTAAATTAATTGATATAGTTGTAGAATTTGAAAAGGAGGATAAATAATATGAAAAGAATATTTATTATGACAGATGGATCTGCAGTTGCAGGTAAACATAGTGCATATGATGCAGCAGCATCTTATGTAATAGTAAAAGATAATAAACCAATTCAACAAGAAACTATTGTGTTACCAGATCATACTAATAATTATGCAGAAATGTATGCAATATACAAAGGAACTAAATGGTGTATAGAAAATATAAAGGACTTAAATAGGTATGACCAGATTTTAATTATAACTGATTCCGATTTATGTCATAAATCGTTAACTATTTGGATGAAAGGATGGTTAAAGAAAGCAAGTGATGAAAAATTATATGGTTCTACAGGAACTGAAGTTAAAAATCAAGAATTGATAAAATCTGCATATATAAATACATTACTTTTAAGTTTACAAATAAAGGTATTTGTTTGTCATATCAATTCACATAAATCTGAAAGTGAAATTCCTAAAATGTATGAAAAAATGAATAAACAATTTGAAGATTTGACATATGATGAATTTGTAATGATATATGATGGAAATAATTATTGTGATAAATCTGCAAGAGAAGCATTAAATAATATTTAATTTAATATATAACAAATAAATATTTTGAAAAAGTAGGAGGTTTATTATGAAAAATGATTTAGATAAAATAGATCCAATAGTTGAGGAGATATATAAATATAAACATGGAACTAAAGAATTTGAACATAATAGATGTAAAGTATTTATAGAGAGAAATTTATTTGATAGATATGATGAATTAATATATTATACAGAACTTCATTTAGATAATGAAATTGTAGATTTAGATGATGATATGTTGGATGACATAAAAATAGAAATCGCAAATAGAAACACGTTAGAATATAATGGTGATAAAAAGAAGCAACTTGTAGTTGCTGCCATTGTATATGATAGAAAAACTAAAGAATATATATTATTAAAAAATAAAGGAGAAAGATTAAATGGTAAATTAACAATGGTACAAGGACACATGGCAGTTGAATATGATGAATCTGTTGATGTAGAGTATGCAATTCATGATACTGTATCCATATTAACTGATAATTATAAAATTGCCAGATGTAATCTTTTAAAAGAATTGGAAGAAGAAATAAACTTATCAGAAGAATCTATAGATTTTATAGATTTTATGTACTTACTATCAGCAAATGATAATAAAATAAGTTCAGAACATATGGGTATAATATCAATAGTTGAAATAAACGGAGTAGAAGTTACTTCAGGAGAACCTGATAAAAATGATGTTGTTAGAATGAATGAAGAAGAACTACTTAAAGAAGAAAACATATATAAAATGGATTCATGGTTACAAAAAATTGTGATGAAATTAAAAGAAGAAAAAGAAGAACACTTATCTAAAATAGATTCATGGTTACAAAAAGATAATTCACTTTAAAAACTGAATATAGATAAAAGGGTTTATATGATCCTTTTATCTATATTTTTTATTTGGTGTAAAAAGCTTACATTTCAATTATATATTATATTAACGAGTATGAAAATAAATAATATCGGAGGTAATTTATTATGGCAAAGAAAATTAATGGAAATGAAAAAAGAAATAATTATCAAATTGAAAAAATTAGAACTCCTATGAGTAGAGAAAAATTAAATGAACTATATGAAGAGTTTTCATCTGACGATGATTATGTGAATTATCATTTAGAATTAATTGAAGATACACATAGAAGATATTTAATAACTATATTAAACGATGAAAGAAAATCACCAATAAAAAATTCAGAAGAATCAAGATCGTATGGATTTATGAAACCAAATGATGCATTAGAATTTATAACTACTTATATAGATGAAGGTAGAACTAATAGTAAACCTAAAGCAGTTATGCAAAATGGATATAGTAAAAGATCACTTGATAAATATAATGATTTAGTTAGAAAAGAAAGTGAAGAAGGAGAAAAAGTAACCGAATTTACAAAACCAACATTTGATGAAGTTATGAATAATATATATGTAAACGTATATAATGGTTCAACATATCATGAAAAAGATGAAGATCTACCAGACGATTTAAGAGAAGACGTTGGAGTAATAATTCCAGGATTAATAGAATCAAAAGAAGAATACTTTGAATTTGTTAAGAAATTAAAAGATAGAGGTAGAAATGGTTTAGGTAGATCAATATACGAAAAATATGAAGATTATGTAGATGCACTAGAAATTATTGAGCAATATAAGCAAGCATTGTATGATAAATATGGAGGTAAAGAAGAGTTCTTTTATGCAAAAGAAATGGGTGGTATATTTGGTGCATATGAATATTATCCAACAGTAAAACCAAGATTTAAGAAAACTGCAAGAAATATAAAATTAGATAGAGGTATAAATCTAAATGAATTAGCATTAGTTAAAGATATGGGTAGGAGAATAAGAGAAGAATATGAAGATGAGATTGATCAACTAGAAGTTAATAATGATATTACAATTTATGAAAACACTCCACCTAAATTCAAAGATTTACCAGAAGATCTACAAATATTTTATAAAACTGATAAAAATAATATTAATGGATTTACACATACTGATAAATTTACTTCACTTGAAAAATATGCAAATGATTTAATAAAAAGTAGTGATCCAGATAAGCAAATAGAAGGGTATAGAATATTAGAAGATATGAAGAATGAAGTACTGATGAATATACCAATGTATACATCAGAATTTGTAGATATAGCAGATGAAGATTCATTATCATTAAACGCATTATTAAGTCAATATGAATATGATAAGATGTGTCAAGAAAGTAATTTCAATATGGAATATGTAGATAGTAATGCAGATTCATTAGAAATAGAGAAAGCATTTAGAAAATATATGGAAATACAATTGTGCGAGTTAAACGGATTAGATATTGAATCAGCAGATGATAGAAAGAAAGTAAAAGAAATGGTAGAATATTCAACTAAATATGTATTCGATGAAGGATTTAGACGTAAAGAAGATGAAATTAATAAAGTTAACTCTGCAGGAGATGTATTATATAGAAATAACACTGAAATAGTTGCAAGTTTTGGTAGAGAAGAAAAAGCAACTATTAAGAATGGTGAAAGTAAATTACAAAAATATGTTAGAGAATTATCACGTAATGCAAAAGAAAGTTTGGAAAGAATGTATTCAAATGCAGATAACGTAAATAAAACTCGTAATAGTTATGATGAATCATCAGTTAGTATTAATGAAATAACTGGAGATAGTACTGTTAACATGGCAGTAGATGGATTTGAATTAACACCTAATCCATCAGAATTATTAAAATATATGAAAAATAATGAAACACTTGCAAAGAAAATATTTGAAATAAGTTCCGATAGAACTGTAAATGATATGTTTAGTGAAAGAACTAATATAGATGATTTTATAGAAGAAGCGAAAGTTGCAAGTAAACCTATGATAACTAAATATATGATAGATAAGAGTTTAAAATCAAATAGAAAGGGTGAGTAATTTATATGAAAACAAAAATAGTTAAAGTTGATGAAGTTGAAATAAATAGTTTAATTAAAAAGAATTTCACTGAAGAATTTATGAAAAAAATTTATGATATATATTCAGATGATTGTATGAGTATAGTAGAGAAAACAATAATATTTGATAAATTATTTACTGAAGAATTTGGAAATAGAAAAGACTATAGAAGAATAGGAGAGGGGACAAACAGATTTGTTTGTCTTCTTGATAATCATATTATTAAAGTAGCATATAACTATTTAGCATATATAGATAACATGAATGAATTAGCACAAGCAAAATATAAAGAAAAATATTTAGCCCAAGCATATGAAACTAATGGAATTATATTGATAAGTGAATATGTTACAGTTATGGATAAAGAAGAATTCTTAGAAAACCAATTACCTATATCAAGAATATTAGATATATTAAAACTTGATGGTGATGTATATGAAAAAGAAAAAATGAAACATTATATATTAGGCGATATGGGTATGAGTAATAAGAACTATGGTAACTGGGGTAGAAGAATGAATGGTGATATAGTTGTATTAGATTATGGATATTTATATCAACTATCAAAAGCAGATTGGAAAGATGTAGCAAAATGTCCAGTATGTGGAAGTTCATTATCATACACAACAGATTATTCAGAATTAGAATGTGATAAAACAGATTGTCCGACTAAAGTTAAATATACAACTTTAAGAAATAATTTTGGATATGCAAATATAATAGAAAATATAAAAGAACTTATAAATAAAGATAAATATGTTAAATTTGATAAAGATGGAAAAATAAAAGTAGATGTAATGGAAAGAGTAGAAATAGAAGAAGAAAAGGTAGAAGAATTTAAAATGCCTGAAGATGTAGAAATGAAAATAAATAATTCAAAAGATAAATATTTTGAAATTGTAGAATTTGTAAGAAATCATGATAGACTAGATATAGATGATATATTTACAATAAAAGAAGAAATATATAATAATAAAGAAGAATATGATGAAATATTGTTACCATATATAACATCAGCACTAGAATTAAATTATAACAATGTAGATAAATATTTTAAAGATTTTAATAAAGTAGTGGAAGCAAGATATAAAACATTATATAATGAACTTAAGAAAGATTTTGATGATAAAGTAGAAGAAGAAAAAGAAATAGAAGACGATGAACCTGATTGTTATGATGTAAACGATGACCTTAATAGAAGAGGGTATGAATCAGATATTAAAGTGGTTGATTTATATGGAGAAGAAGATAGAAAATTAACATCATTAGATGATATATTAGGTTCTACAATAGATGATACATTTAAAAATCTTTACGTAGTTGAAGATGATAAGAAATTAGATGAAATAGAAGATGATAGTTTTACTTTAGAGCATATAATGAATTTATTAAATGTAAATGAAGAATTAAATAAAGATGTTGTAGTTGAAGAAGAAATAGATGAAGAAAATGAAAAACTAATCGCAGAAGAAGAATTAGAAGAAGCATATAATAAATTAGAAGATGCATTAACAGAACTTATAGAAAATAGATATAGAACATTAGGAAGATTAGAAGAATCAGAAGACGATTACACAACAGGAGATGTTTATAGAACATATTTAAATGGAGATTATATTGATTTAGACTATAGTCCAAGAGTAAATGCAAGAAATATATTAGGTGGTTGGAAACCTAATGAATTTGCATTACCATTATATAGACATTTATTAATTAAATTTGATTATGATATGGATATGGTAGATTCAGAATATGAAGCAATATATAGAATTGATGAACAAGTTGAAGTTCCTGAAGACATATATTCAAAAATAGAAAATAGAGGTATAGTTGTAGGACAAATATTAAATAGATTTGAAGATGAAATGAAACCTCCAAGATATGTTACAATCAATACTATAGGAAAAGAACTAAATGATTATTATGAAGCATTGGATAATTATTATGATAAGTTTAATGAAACAAAATCTGAAGTTGGAATAGATGATCCTTCATATTATTTAAGATTGATAGAAAATAATGAAAGTGTTGCAAAAGAACTAAGAGAAGCAAAGAATGATTTAAAAGATGAGTTGTTAGATAGAAATATAAGACTAGAAGACATGTTAAATGATTATAAATTAGCATATTATTATGATATAGAAGTAATAATGACAAATACTGAATTAAATATATTAGATATAATAAAATCAAATAAATTTGTAAATAGAAAAGGAGAAATGTATAATAATATAAAAGATTTAATAATAAATAAATATTATATGGAATATGGTAGTGTACTATCAGATGATGTATTTGATGTATTTAAATATAATGGATCAACTGAAAAAGAAGTTGGTTGTACAACACATCCAAGATTAGTTAAACCAAGAATTAAAGCAAAATTAATAGATAAAGATTCTAAAGAAGATTTATTCAGTCCTAATATATTTAATAGATTAAGATATAAAAGAATAGTAGTTGAACAAAGATTTGAAATGTTAATAAATTTAAATAATCCTGAAGAAGTAACTAAAATGAATGATATAAAATCAAACTTAAATAGAAAAGGATTATATTATACAGAATCAAATATTTATAAATACAGTATCAAAAAATCTAAAGATAATTTAAGATACGGTTTAACAGAAAAAGAAATAGAATTAGTAAGTGAATATGAAGAGTTATTAGGAATAGCAGAAGTCAATGATTGTGATAGATTATTCAAAAAATCTATAGTTGAATTATTAAATAGAAAATATGAATTATCAAATGAAACAAAAGAATTTATGAATGACTTATATAAATCAGATTTATCTGAAGCATATGCAAATAGATTATTTAAAATTCATGTATTAGAATTAAGCAATTCAATGACTAGATTAGATTATTTAAAACAAGTAGAAGCTTAGTCTTCTACTTGATGTAATTTATAGATATTTCGATTATATATAATATAATTGAATATAGGAGTTATAGGAGGTAAATATATGAGTGTTTGTATAGGAATTTTAGAAGATCAATTAAGAGAAGTTGTAACTGAATTAGATAATAATAAATTCGTTTATAAGTTCTTATTTAATACTGATAAATATGAAGAATTTATAGAAGAATTAGGAATAAAAACACTTACTGATTGTAGATTATTCTCAGGATCAGTGTATGATATTAGAGCAGCAAGATATAAAAAAGGTGGTAGAGAATCAGAAATAGCATGGCAAGAAATTATAGATAAATTATTTTATGAAGAAAGACAAATAGCAATTGTTAATGATTATTGGGATAACCCAAACATGGTTTTAGTATTTCCAAAAACATTTGATGATTTTAGTGCACAAAGAAAAAATATAACAATATCATTCTCAGATGATATATGTGAAATGATAATGTATTTAATGTTAAAGAAATTAGCAGATACAGAAGGAATGAATACCACAACATTTAATTTATATAAAACTAGTGGTAAAAAAGAAGAAGATGAAAATGATTTTAGATTCTTTAAGATGAAACAAGCAAAAATAAAAAGAGAAAGTATTGATAAATATAAAAGTCAAATAGTAACTAACTTTGAAGAAGCATTTAAATTTAGATTAATAACATATTATACAAAACTAAGAGAATATGATTTAGAGGATATAATGAGAAAACTAAACGATTTAGGATATTTAGATGAAAGATTTAATAATGAAATATATGTATATGAAGAAGAAGCGAGAAGGTTATTAGCAAAAAGATTATGTACCTTATCATTTAAAAATGATATAGATTTATTAATAGAGGAAGGTATTATAGATAAAGATAAAATAAGTTATAGTTTGAATTAAAATATAAGAGTTTCATACTCTTATATTTTTTCATTATTTATTTAACAATTATTAAATGTATTGGAGGTGATAATATGTCTAAAGAAATATGGGAGCGTCATAACTATACTAATCATGATATAGGAATGATTATTAACGGTGAAATAATTGAATATGATATAAAAGCAGCGGGATTAAATTTAGCAAAAGAATTTGGATATATAGATAAAAAGATTTTAGAAAAATTAGAAAGTCTAGATAAAAAAACACGTAATGTTCGATTAGGGTTAATTAAGAAAAAAGATGAACAAATAAGTAAGAAAGAAAATGAAGCATTTATCAAAGCTCGTAAATTATTTATTGTTTCGAACAAATTAAATGTAGAGGATATTGTGGCTATTAAAAAAGATGCAATATTTGTTTCTCGTAGATGTAATGAACGAAAATTTGGTAATATTGAATTTGTACCAAAAAATAAATATACGAGTTATATAGAATTAAATAAGTTGGAGTTTTATTATAACTCCAATCAATTAGATATCAAAGGAATCGGTGATGTAGTTTATGAACAACATGAAAAATATATGATAGATTTCTTTAAAACATATTTTTCATTGATGGAGTCAAATAATAAATCCAAACTAATAGATTATATAACCAATTTTGTATACCAATATAAGTCAAGGTTATTAGATTTGAGATACTACAGAGAACTTAATGTGCAATCTACGTATAGGCTGAACATTATCGTTGAAAAGGATGTGTATGGTCTCGATAACATAAATGATTCGAGCTTTGAAGCAATAGATATTTCTTATAATTATTTTAAATACTTAGTACCTTTGTGTACACTTTTAATATGAATATGTTAAATTGCCAATATAGATATAGTATACTAGTTGTATATCTTATATTGTTAACATAAATTAAATGAAAGATAAGATGATAACATTTAGGTGTTATCATCTTATCTTTTTATATTATTGCTTTCCATATAATTAAACAGATAAATTTGAACTAATTCAGACACTGCTTTAATTACAGTTTCTTCATCTTTATAATAATATTTTAATTCTTCTAATACATCTGGAGAAAGTGAGTTTATAGTTTCATTTAATAAATAATTCCATTCAAATTCAAATTTAGGTATTCTGATTTCTTTTAATTTAAAATGAAATTCGACTCTATATGCCCACTTTCTATCTAATACGTTATAAACTATTTGCATAAGTTCTTCTTCTGAACGTATTTCTTTTTTATTTTTTTCAACCTCTATTTTCTTTTCATTAATATCATAGAATACAAATATTCCTATTCCAGATAGTATTCCTAATATTGATATTAATATAATAATTGAAAGTAAGAAAACCATAATTTTACCTCCTAGATATATTATATATCGTCATCTTCATCGTAATGTTCAGTTTTCCATCTAGTTACAATAACGTCAAGATTACCAAAATCATTACTATCATACTTCTTACATTTCTCAATATAATCATTTATTTTATATATTTGTGTATCATCTAAACCTTCATAATAGGTTTCTAAGAAACTGTATAAATCTCCAAATCCTTGTCTATAATTTAAAAAAATTTTATTATCATGAACTAATTGGTGAACTGTTTCACATAACATTACAGTTTGTACTCTATGTTTAAAATGTTCTTCCAACACTTTATTTGCTACACTAAATGTTGTTATTTTCATTCCTTTTACTAACATATAGTTTAATATAATAGAAACTACATCGAATAATGTAAATATAGGTCCATGATGCATCTCGATTAAATCAGTAATACTACTATCTTCATCCTCAGATATATTTCCTTTAACTTGACAAAAGTTCATTCCTAAATCAACTTTTAAATGAGCTATGTATCTAGAATAGTATTTAGACGTTCTTACCATTCTTTCAACAGCTTTTATAAAAGCAACTTCATTTTCTAAACTAAACATATAGTCTGCATCTTTATAAAATGGTATTTCATAATAACTTTCATCTGAATCTATTGTTGGGTTTGTTTGTGGTTTATTTACTTCAATTCCAGGTATTTTATTAGCCATGGTATCACTTCCTTTCTAAAAACCAGCTTTTATACAATTACTTAATGAATTGTCCACGATTATTAAAAATAAAAGGAGTTGAGAATTATGGATGATAAATCACAAGTTGAGTATATGCTGAATGATATAAAGGCTATTACTGAAAATGTTATTATTAAAATGACTAAAGATGCAGCTTTATATGAAACAGTTGACTCTAAACGTGAAGGTGATAGATATGTGGCAGCTATGATGGAAAGAGATATATTTTCTTCTTATAAAAGTTACCCACCTAGTGTTTTAGTTAAAGCAGGTATAACAGATCCTGATGTTATAGAAGAATACCGTTATGATAAATATAAAATACCATATAACAAAAGACAACTTGTTCTTAAATATATGAGACAATCAGTTATTGACGAATATGTTGAATTAAATGATTATTATAGAGTACTTATAGGTAAACCACCTATAAATACTCCTGAAGAAGAATTTATTTATCTTACACCTGCACAGATGGACTACTATAAGATAGATGAATATAGACCTATACATGATTACCCTCAAGAAATTCAAATAAAATTAGAAAGGGATGCTATTCCAGAATTAATTGAAAAATATCCTAATAGGGAATATTTAAAACATATGGGTAGTAAAGCCGTTAATTTAGTTAGGGCTAGAGAGGCAAAAAATTTCGAGATTATATTCTCAGATATAATATTAGATAATGTATTTTTAAGAGCATTTTTTGAAACATATAATTTTTGTAGAGAATACTTTATGTCAGTAATATATAATAAAAACTTTACTGGTATTTATAATTTATACGATAACTTTATTGGTATGCATATCATGATAATGACAGTGCAAAGAATGATAGTAGATACAATTAAGATTGCTATAGATAGAGATTTTTATGATTTAACATCTATAAAGAAAATGTTTGATTCTTACGGTGTTCCATTTTTTGAAGATTTACCATTAGATTATCAAAGAACTATAATTAAAAATCTTAATATGTTGATTAGAAGTAAAGCTACTGATAGAGCATTATATGATATTACAAATGCATTAATGTATGAAAGAGTTCAGATATATAAATATTATTTAGTTAGAGAAAGAATTATGGACGAAAATGGTGAGCCTGTAATAATATATAAAGAGGTAACAGATGATGAAGGAAATACAACTAGAGAGTTAGATTATGAAAAAATGTACGATTTTTATTTTCAATCAACCGATATATTAGAACCAAATGTTATATTAGCTATAGAAAATAAACCTAATAGATACAACTATCATGAAGTTACAGATGAAGATGTATATTGGTGGGAAACAGAAGAATTAAAAAAAGAACTATATGAAAGAGAATATAATTTTATAGAAACTAAATATTTGGGAATAACTTTATTGCAAAACTTGACTAATTTATTATATGATACAGTGTATTATTTAAATTTATTAGTTGATAATAAAGATACAACTACACCAATGGAAACAAGAATACTTAATACCGATGCAATGAAAACGGGTACAGATTATTTATTTATAACTTTAGATAGATTTTCTCAAATACCAGTTTCTATATTTGATGCAGTTGTTATACTTTGTGTATTAGTATCTAAGAAAAACGGTATGAAAGGAAATATAATAACAAGCACACCAGCTAAAGTCTTATCTGTATTAGGATTTAATTTTGAAGCAAATTTTGATTTAATTAGACAAAGTATAAATAAATATAAAAGAATATTTAAAGATCAAGAAATAGTTAAATATCTTGATTTATTAGACGTAAAAACTGTAGAGGATATAGATACAATTTATCATAATTTTAGAAATTTTGCAGAATTTTGTGAAGATAGGGTTGCTAATACTACAGATATAAATGAATACAAAGCTTATAAAGAATTATATAAAGTATTTACTGTAAGAGAAGAAACGGGAAAAGCTTTTACTAAATCAGATGGTAATATTGCTAAAACATATATGGAATACTTATATGATAAACTACCTCATATAGCTGAAACTATAGAAGGTCTTCATAAAGATAAAATGGGTGTTTATATAGAACACGTTTTAGGTAAATTAAATGAGTTGGTTCCTGATATAGAATATTTATCATCTATAAATGGTACGAATAATAATATAGTTCAAGCAATAGTAAGTTTGGTCAATTTCTTTAAATCTTATACTACTGATTTACGTAATTTAAATGTGTTATATATGTTTGATAATAAAAGAATGAATAAAATTTATATGATAGATGACCCAAGATTATTTATAAAATTATTTCCTGAAGAAAAATCATTAAAATATAATGATAACTTACGTCTATGTGTTAGATTTGATAAAGAAGATAATATTATAATATATACAAGAAAGTCATTAAGTAATAAATTATTAGTTCCTGATGAAATTGAACATTATGATAAATTGAAATTAAAATCTTTAATGGAATATCATGATAATACAAATACAATATACAGTGATGAAATTGATATATTAAATAATCTATATATTGGAAGTGTAATAGACGACCATGATAAAGGGATTTTATTTACAAAACATTATTTATATGATAAAGATGATATAGTATACGATAATGGAATGTTAAGTTCTAATAGTGATTTAGAAGATCATAGCATAAATTATAATGATAACTTAAAATTAAATACTGATATTAACAATAATGATAATCTGACTATAAAAGAATTTATTAAAATAATTCGTGAAGATTAAATGAGGAAACATTATTATAAGATTAAAAATGTAAATAATATAATGAAAGGTGGTATTATTAAATGGCTAAAGATATTTTAAATTTAAACGATAGATTAAATTCAGAAGATAAAATAGCAGATGCCCCAGCTAAAAAAATAGAACCTTTAAGAATGGAAAGTCCTCAAGGTAAAGTTTTAAAAACTAAAATAATCGGATTAGATACAATAACAGGTGAAAAATTATTTGAAACTGAAAATCAAATTGTTTTAGGTGGAGCATTATTTATATTAGAAAAATGTTTTAATGTAGAAGCACCAATAAAAGTTGATTATTTAAATAATATAATGGGTATAAATACAGGAGAACCTATTGAAGAAATATATCCAAAAGAAACAGGAGTTTGTTTATTTGGTGTAGGTGTTGGAGGATGTGGAGATGCTTCTAGATCTGTAGTTGATGTTAAATATTATGATAGAGAAATATTTGACATGATACCTTTTAGAATTACAGATGAAGAATTTACTGGAGCAGATATAAATAAATATTGGTTTAAAAGATATGAAGAAAATGGTAAGATTTCTTACTTCTTAAAATCATTTGAAGCTAAACCAGAAATAAAAGTTTTATGGAAAGATGGAGAAGAAGGAGAAGATGGTTCTGAAGTTGAATCAGGAGTTCATAATACTCAAAGAACTGAGCCAATTGAAACATTTGTTGAAATGATATTAAAAATAAATAAAAAAGATTGTAGAGAATATTTTGAAATAAATGGTGATATAGATGCAGCGAGAGTTAACTCTATAGGACTATTTACTGGTATAATGTCTACTAATGAATATGGAGAACCAGAATATAAACAAGTTAAATTATTCTCTAAATTAAATATACCAAATGAAATGTTAGTTTTATCTAAAGATATAACTATAGTTTATAGAATTTATACATCTTAATATATTAGGGATATCTTTGAGATATCCCTTTAATTTTTTAGTGAAAGGAATGATTATATGAGACGAATAAGTGAAGAAGATAAAAAATATCTTTTATCATTAACTCCTGAAGATATAACATATGAATTAGGGATGCAATTATTTGCAGATCATGTTAAAAAAGTAGATGGAAAAATAGTTGAAGAAAAATCTAGATTTGAACCAACTGATTATTTTAATTTAAAAGCAGGAGAATATTTTAATCAAACTGATATAGAAACTACAGTGGGTTCTTTTATATTTAATAAGTTTATAATAGAACCTAGATTTTCTAAATTTATGGACTATGCTAATTATGAAATAACTGATGGTGGATTGGGAAAACTTGAAGGTGATTTATCTCAATTATTATTAACGGATACAATAACTACAGATGACTTTGCAGATTATTTAAATAGAATACAATGGTTAGGAATGGAATTTCATGAGCCATTAGCTGCTTCATTTACTATGAGAGGTTTAAAACCATTAGATTCTGTTGTTAAAAGAAGAGAAGAACTAATTAAAGAAAATCAAGAAGCTTTAGATAAAGGTGATATTACAGTAATGTCAAAAATAGAAAAAGAATTAGTTCAAATGGCTGAAAAAGAAATTGGTGACGACCCTTCTATGGATTTATACTATTCTGGTGCCAGAGGTTCAATATCAAATAACTATAAGCAATTAAGTATCGTAAAAGGACCAGTATTTAATAAAACTATAGGTAAATATCAATTTATACAAAATAGTTTCTTTGAAGGTTTAAGAAAAGAAGATATAGCTGCAGCAGCTACAAATGTTATAAATGGTCAATATCCAAAATCTTGCGGTACTGCTGTATCAGGATATAAAGCAAAACAAGTTTCAAGTTTAGGTCAAGCAGTTGTGTTAAGAAAAGATGTGCCTGATTGTCATACTAAAGGTTATATTGAAATAGTAATTCCATCATCAATGAAGTCTAAATTCTTATATAGATACATTATAGATGGAGATAAATTAGTAATGCTTGATAATGATAATATAGATAGATACGTTGGTAAAAAAGTTAAATTAAGATCAATAATGTATTGTGCTTGTGATTCAGGAGTTTGTTTAACATGTGCAGGTAGACTGTATGAAAAACTACAAATAGATGGTATAGGTTTAACAACTTCTACATTAACTGGTGCTTTACTTAACTTAAAAATGAAATCGTTAAATTATGTGGCGATTTAAAACCTCTTTAATTGCTGGGAGTTCCCTCTGGGATAATCAGCAGCCAAGACTCTATTATAGAGTAAGGTTCAACGACTATCGAAAACGACTCTATTCGAGAAATACGGTAGAGTGAAGTGAGTAGAGTACACTCAAGCGAGTGGAAACGGGAGGCAACTTATATTTGGTAATAGAATATGAGTTGAAGATATAGTCTGTTCTATATGGTAACATATAGAAGTTCATAAGAGAACTGTATAGGAAGTAGCGATCCTATATGAACACCAAGTCATGATACTAGTGTTAAAATGCAGACGATAGATTTAGATGATATGACATTCTAATAGTATTGGATTTTCCAATACTATTTTTTACTGTAAAAAGGTAAAAATTCATCACTATATTATATACATGAATCATAAGATAAATATATCATAAGTTGATAAATTAAATTTATTAGGGGCTGATTTATAATATGAAAAAATCAAATGTATTATGTTTAAATAATAAAATAAAAGAATATATGTCAAATAATCAACGTAATGTAGAAAGATTAGATAGTATTGGAATTAAATCAATGTTATATGAATTAAATAATGAGGAATTATGTTTATTAACATTTTCAGCATTAGCTGATGTTTATATCGCACCATATAAATTTACAATTAAAGTAAATGATAAAAAGAAAGTAATAGAAAAAATAATTACATCAGAGGATGATTGTATACTTTGGTACGAAATAGATAAAATATATAAAGAATTTACAGGAAAAATCTTGTATAGTTCAACAATGACGTTTAGAGAATTAGAAGAAGCATTTGATAAAATAAACGGAGAAATTTTATTTGAATAATAACAATAATTTGGAGGTTGAGTAGTAATGACAGTTAAAGATATTATTCGCATTTTTGGATATGTTGTTTTAGATAAACCAGAACATGTAAGTTTAGGAAGTGTTATATTCGTAACTGACAAAGAAGAAACTTATACTTTAATAGTAGATAAAATATTAAATAATGATAAAATAATATGTAAATTATATGGAGGTATAAATAATGGATCCTTATTTTAAATTATGTAAAGACGGGTTTATAAAATTTAATGTAAACTTTAAACCTTTAATAAATGTACCCATACTATGTGTAAATAATGGAACTTGGTATAAATTTAATATAGATAAAATAGAAAAATTAGACGATGGTACTTATAATGTAATTTCAAATACATTATTAAGCATAGATGATAAAAGATTATAAAAATGAAAAAGATATAAAAAATAATTATATATTATAATTATGATAACAAATGATTAAATTTAATTGTTACGGTATACTCCAGGCTATTGGACTGGATATACTGAGCACCGCTGTATAACCTAGGCTATTGTACTAGGTATACTGAGCACGACTGTATACTCCAGGCTATTGTACTGGATATACTGAGCATATTTATATACTCCAGGCTATTGTACTGGATATATATTATGAAATGTGAATGGTGAAATGTGAATGGTGAATTACAATTAAAGTGATTTTTAGGTGTATAGTCATATGACTATACACTTTATTTTTATTGTTATATAGGAGGATTTGGTTATGTCAGTTAAATCAAATAAATCTATTAAAAGTACAAATAATAAAAGTTTTAATGATCAAAAATATAATAATCAAAGTTATAATGAAAATAGTTTTAATACAATTAATAATTATTTTAATTCACAAGACTTTTATAAAGAACATGTTACAAAATATAATAGTATAGATAGAATAGGAATTTATGATAGAGTTGATGAAATTATAACATGTGAGGTTATATTTACATGGCAAGAAAAAATTGTAGGAAAAGAAAAGAAACCAGTTCATGTCGTAATAAATGCAATAGAAAAAGGTATTCTTATATCTGATCATATACATGTGGATGTATCTGATTATAAAGAAAACGTTGAACAATCTAGAAGTCGTAGAGCACAAATAACAGGAATTGTATATGCATATGGTAAAGATAAAGAAAAACGAGGTATACGTCTTATAGAACCACCATTATGGTTATCAGATTCATTAAAAACTAACAATGAACCTGAACTATATTCATTATATTCTATGGATAAATGTAATATTAAACTTAATTCATATGATAAAAAAGAGTTGGTTAATTTAATTAATTACTATAAAATAAAATTGAACGATCTAACAGAATCTAGTTTAGGTAAAGACACAGTTTTTAATTACGCGTTAACACAAATTACATTAAATCGAAATAATACGTATATTTATGAGAATAAATTAGAAAAATATAATAAACCTATATTATATTACATTGTACTTTTATTATCTGCCATAATATACGACTTAACAACATTGATGGATAACAAATGGTATCTTATAAAAGTAGACGATAACTTCAAATATGCAGAAATATCAATATACTATTTGTTTAGAGATATATGTTTATACTGTAATTATTTACAAGGTATAAATGGATATAAAAATAACACATATAATAGTAAAGGGTATTTATTTATATGTAAACAATTAGAAATAAATCCAGGTAAAGCATATTCACATACAGTAAAACATAGATATACAAATTTTGATCTGGGTGATTTGGAGATAAATATGTTTGAAGAATCAAAACCGTTTAAAGTAATAGGTAAATCTATATTTTAGCAAAAAAGTGTAAAACGTGAGATTTCAATACCATATTATTACTATGTAATAATATGTGTGTAGATGTGTGATTGGATGAATTTTTATATTAATTTAAACATTAAAATATATATTGAAAATATAGGAGGTAGTAATGAATGATGTTATCTTACTTTGTTCAAAAGATGATAGTAAATTAAAAGATATTAAATTAGATGAATGTTTTGATTTTAAATTTAAAATTTATCCTACAATAATTGATAAAGATAATGAAGTAAAAAGTGTTATAGAATATGTACATGAAAACCAAAATAAAGGTAATGGATTTACAATCATAAAAGAAAAATATGAACATAAAGACATATTATATATTGCTGATGTACTATATAATTACAATGACAGATCAGATACATGGGCAATAGGAGAAATAAATAATATTAATTATAAAATATTATTTAAACAAATTTTAAATTATTTAAATAGAGTAGAATAAAGGGAGGTGATACGATGAAAAAGAATAATTTATTTGTAGTATTTGGTGGTAAATGTGATGAAGATGATGATTATAATGTAACTTATACAGATTATTTTGGAAAATATACAACATTTAAAAATAAAGAAAAAGCAAATAAATACGTGGATAAACTTATAGATGATTTTATGAAAATGAAATCATATAGTTTAAATTATGAAATAACTGATTCATATAAATTAGAAGATACGCCTATAGAGACGTATTTTACTGATATACGAGATAAAAATGATTATACTGTATTTAGAATAGAAATGATGGTTATTGATTTAAATAATGTCATAATGTAAAAGTATACGGGGTAATTAATATGAAAATTATAGAATTATTTAGAAGTACAAATACTGTAGAAGGAAATAAAATGTTGAAAGGTAATTTTAATGAATTGACTTGGTGGTCTGATAATTATGAAACTATTGAACATTATTATGATGGTTCTATTATTAAAATACAGGTTACTTTAGATAAATTAAAAAAACAGGACTATATTGTAGAATATGACGATTTTTATGATCCGTCAAATTATACCTATGGATATGCAATAATGGAATATCCAAAAGATGCAATTTGGTATTCATTTAGTAAAAAATATTTAGAAGAAAATATTAGATCGATAGAGGAAATTGATCTTAAAGATTTAAAATCAATATTTAATTAGGAGGTAAGGTGTATATGTTAATAGAAAGAGATAATGGTATTGAGAAAAATGGATTTATGTTAATGATAAATGATATAGATAAAGAAGCAGAACAAGATTTAAAAGCAGGTAAAGCATTTATAGTATATGAACCAATTAAAGATAAAAAATCAACTGATGGTAGTTATAATAAAGGAGGTATTAGATCAGACTTCTTTTATAGTGAACTATCAAGTGATAATGCATTTAAAGAAAGATATAGTTGTGAATGTGGATATTTATTAGGTAAATCACACGAATCTACTTTATGTCCATATTGTAGAACTAGTGTTAGACTAGTTGATATAGATTTAGAAAAATTTGCATATATTAAAATAAAAGACTATTATATAATTCATCCAGCACTATATTTATATTTAGATAATATAATGGGTGAGAAAAATAAACAATCAATATTAGAAAATATATTAAAACCACCTAAATTTGTAGATACTGATGAATTTGGTAATCCATTATTTGAAGAAGAAATTGAAGTTGATAAAGATCAACCATTTAAAAATATAGGAATGATTGAATTCAAAAGAAGATTTGATGAAATATTAGAATTCTATGCAAATAAAAATAAACGTAATGCAAATATGGAAGGTAATGTCGCATTTGTAAAAGCAAATAAAGATAAATTATTCTTTCAATATATTCCAGTATTTAGTTCAGCATTAAGATTTTCAATGATACAAAACGAAATAAACTTTGTAAATGGTGCAGATAAAATATATAATATGATATTTAGTTCAGTATCAAGAATGAATAATTCAAAAGATGTTTTATCAGTAGATAAAAAATTACCATATATACAAAAGAAAGTTAATGAACTTTATACAAAAATGTTTAATTTAATTAATAAGAAAGAAGGATTTATCAAATCAGGTGTGTTGGCAGGAAGAATGAATTATACGTCAAGAAACGTTATAATATCAAATCCTGGATTAGCAGCAGACGAAATAATATTATCATATATTTCATTCTTAGAAATGTATAAATTTGAAATAATACAAAAATTAGCAAGTACTCAAAATATAACAGAAAGTCAAGCATATACAGAATGGTATATGGGAACAATTAAATTTAGTGAAAAAATATATAAAATAATTAAACTTATGATAGCACAAGATATGACATATTGTCTAATAAATCGTGCACCTACTATAGATTATGGTTCTATATTACAAGTTAAAATAATGGATGTAACTAAAGATGTTGATGACTATACTATGGCAATAAGTTTAATGATACTATCAGGTTTAAATGCGGATGAATATTTGTCCCTTATATCAGTAATGATATAAGAAAACCTCTCTAATTGCTGGGAAGTCCTTATAGGATAATCAGCAGCCAAGGCTCTAAAATATATAATCTTCTTAACGGGAGGTTGATATATGAAAAATGAAATATTTAAAGAAATAATTATTCATGACAAAGAAAGTGGATATTTAATATCCAATAGAGGTCGTGTTTATATATTTGGATTGATTATTTCGAAGAATAATATATTTTAGAGTAAAGTTCAACGACTATCGAAAACGACTCTATTCGAGAAATACGGTAGAGTGAAGTGAGTAGAGTACACTCAAGCGAGTGGAAATGGGAGGGGTCCTATATTTGGTGATAGAGTATAGGATCATGATATAGTCTCGCCTGCATGGTAACATGCAGAAGTTCATAAGAGAACTGCATAGGATTAGCGACCCTATGTGAAGGCAAGCGTTTGATGGTGATAACTTGACAATAACTAAATTATCAGCAAAAGAACAAATTAAAGCAACTAGAAAATATAATGCAAAGGCATATTTTATGATATCTCATGATCATGGATTATTACATGAGAATATGTTACCAATAAAAGATTTAGCAATAGGATTAAGTCATTTTTGTAGAGTATAGGGGGTATGATATATGAGAGAAATTAAGATAAAAAAATATGATACAATAGAAGATATGAATTTTAATTATAACGTATTAATATATTATAAAAATAAAATTAGCATATCTAGTGATTTATATAAATCACTAGATAGTTTTAAAGCGTATGTAGATTTAATATTAGATATGGAACCGATATTAGATTCTAAAGAAATACCGATAGTAGGTTATAAAGAAATAAGAAGAAGTTATTGGGCACTTCTTAAATTAATAAATGATAGATATAAAGATAATACAGAAGATTATATAACTAAATCATTAAAAATGAATGTTATAAATGAATATATTAAAATAGCCTTTTAGGCTATTTTATTTTTTTGTTAAAATTTTATTTCTGTATATACAATCGGATAAACTTATGATAAATTTATTAAAATAGTTTTATATTATTTTTTGGGAGATGGTTTAATGATAACAAGTATATTAATGAAAACAAATCCGAGTATTAATTTTACAAAAGTAGAATTGGATCTACAAAGTGGAAAAATGCTAATGAAAGTAGCAAAATATGATTTAACATCTGAAGAGTTATTATTACAAGTAGAAAAAACTCATAGAGTATGTTTACCTTGTAGAATTACTGATGAAGCTGCTTCATTCTATGTACCATTAGCATGGGATAGTGAATGTATTGAAAACTATACACAAGCCTTATTAGACGAACTATATTTATTAAATAATAACATAGAAGGACATAAAACAGTAAAACAAATAGAAGCAAGTTTTATGTTAGAAATGGTATTAGTATAATATAGTTATAAGGGGGTTATTTGTATGGTAAAAGAAATTAAAATAAATAACAAATCTACAATATATTGGAATATTAACGAAGAGATCGAAGAATATTATGTACGTGTAACATATTTCAATGTAGATATTTATCGTAAGAAACTAGATAAAAAACACTTTAACATTTATTATCATTTTATAAATGAAAGAGTGAAATATTTAATAGATGAAGATATTTTAAATAAAGAATATGTCATGATATTACTAGATGGAACTATGTATAAAGTTATGGATTATAATGTGAACTTTAGAGAATTAATGAGAATATTAGTTCCTGTTGATGCAGTATTTTATGATGTAATGGGGACTGAGGCTATATATGATCTAGTATTAAACACTACAATAAGAACTGGCGAAGTATTTGATAAAACTGATTTAGTATATCATAACGGTGTATTTTATAATAACGGTAATATAATAAAAACAATTCATGATTTTGATAGAGATGGAATAGAATATAACAAATATGACTTAATGAACGGGATTACTAAAGAGCAATTAGAATATTTAGTAACTGATTATTATAGTATAGATTTTACTAATTATATAACTAGCGACGTAAACTTAAAAATAGATAAATGGTATTAGTACCATTTATCTATTTTTTTCTATCAAAAACAATGCTTTAATGAGAATATAACAAAGATTGGAGGAAATAACTATGAGATATTCAATGGCTGCTGCCAGTATGGCTCATACGTATGGTAATGTCACAACATTTATAAATAATTGGTTATTAAGTTTATTTCCTAATGAATATTTTAAAACTAATTATGTAAATTCAACTATTGCATATAGAGATTTTACTACGTATAATAATGACAGAAGACAATTCTTAAAAAAACAAAAACCTATGTTAATATTAAGACCAAGAATAGAAATTGATGTTCAAGATGAATTACCTATAAATCAAACTTACCTAGCAAATAGAATATATGATGTTATGGATGAAGATATTGAAACTGGTAATTTACAAAATTTCTTTTGGGATAAAGATAATAATAGACAAATACAATTTTTAATGAATGCATTGAGAATTAATTTTGATGTTACTATTATGGTAGAAACCATGATGGAACAAATAAATTTAGTTCATTATTTTAAAAATAGAGTTAGACAAGGATATGATATGAGAATTTTAGCATGTTTAGAAAGTTTTATATCTAGAGATATTATGTATACTTTAGCAAAAGATGCTGGATATGAAGAAGTGTTTACTAAAGAAGGTTCTCATAAAATGGGAGAATTTTTATCATATGTAAACAATAATTCACTTTATCCTGTCACTGTTAAATATAAAAATAGTTCAGGTAGACATGAATTCTTTAGATTCCATCATGCTTATTTGGATATAGCAATAAATAACTTATCCATCGACGAACCTGTTAAAAAGAATCATGTTGTGGATGAATGTTATATAAATTTCTCAGTAAGATGTGATTTTAATACAGCAGGAATGTATGTGTATTTATCAGATAATGATAAAGTGTTTGAAGATAATACGATTAATCTTTCTGAAGATTTAATAACTGATGAACTGATACCAATAATGACTCCACAGCAAATTTTTAGTAAAAGAACATTACCTAATGGATGGCAAATGTTTACAGCTCCTGCTTTTGATATAGATACTAATGAAGTACCTTATCCATTAGATTTTTCAGTATTATTAAATACAAGTTTAATGGAAGCTGTTAAATATCATAGGAAAAACGGAATCCCGTTAATTACATTTATGAACATAGACGTGTTAAAAAATAATAGAACTATGGAAATAGAAAGAAATGAATATTCGATTGATTGGGATAATCTAACGGTATATATAAATAACTGTAATGTAAACCAAGAATATAGATTATTATTATCAGTTAATACACAATACTTAAACGATTTATTAGCAGATATAGTAAAATTTAAAGAAGAAAGGTAAATCGAACAATTTCTTAATAGATAAAACATGAAATAATTTAAAAGGAGGAGGTGCTTTTCTTTGGATATACAATATATCAAATCGAATATTTCTAATATTTCACAAGATAATTTAATCAAATTCTTATATGATATTATAATGCAAAATATTCAGAATGTAGAAAATTATCAATTAAATAAACGATATGTTAAAGGTGATAGAGTATATTTAGAAGAAAATAATAAGCATCAAATTTTTCAATGTATAGTCGATCATTCTTCTTTATCTTTTAGGAAAGATGAATGGACGCATATAATGGAAGTTTTTGAAGATGACTTAGATGAAGTCTACACATTAAAAGTTCATGAAGAAATTCATATTATAGATGCTAATACTACTAATAGTATAACTACCAATTTAGAGTTTAACGAAGATAAATCTTCCGTTGCTATATTTAAAGGTAAAAATAGATATACTTCTAAATATGATTTCACAGTAGAAAATAAAGTTATTACATTTAATGAACCTTTTAATATTGGTGATAGATTAATAGTTGAAGTTAGAGAAGTATTAGGTGCAACAGATATCATAGGTATAGTCTTATATGACTTAGCTGGTATACCATATAGAGTTACTGTAACTAATACAGGTAATATAAATATAACTAAGATAGATACAACTAGTGATAAAGATGCTAAATATGCTGAACTTGTTACAGGTGAACATACTTATACATTATTAGTCAATAGTAGTACTAGTCATATGGAATTAGGACTTTATAAAGACATAAATATGTTTATAACAGGAACAGACGACATAATATATAAATTACAAGTAACTGGATCTAATTTAACAATGATACCACAAAATGATCGTGCTGCTTATAGTGATATTAAAGTTATTATGGGTTCAGATAGAAAATTCTATACTTTAGCTTTAGTAAATGATGAAATAATTGCTACCGAAGTTATAGATGATAATTTAAGACCGATTGATTTTGATCTAGGTGTTAGAATGATATCTACAGAATTTAAAAATGTAATGATAGATATTAATAACAACATTGTGTCAGTTAAGCCTTATATAACTAATGGTGGATATCATAATATAAGATTTAGTGATATTGCTACGGGAGATATAATAAGATTTTCTGTAACAGATGATTTAATCTTAGAATTAGACGATAATAACGATCCTTTAGGCTTATCTAGTACAATTTTATCAGATTATTTCTATTTCTATGATGAAGAATGGAATTATAATAGATTATTTGTAGAAAATGGAGAATTGTGTTTTGAACCTACAAGTAATGAAGTATTAACACCTGATTCTAGAGGAATTAAATTATTATCTCCTAATGGAGAAATAGTTAGAATAATTCTTCCAAATAATAATGAAAATATGACTGTCAATAAAGTAATTAATCTTTCTAAAACTGGATCTTTTGAATCTCCTATAGAAGGATTTGTTATGATGGTAGGTAATACTAAGAAAATAATAACTATTAATAAAGATACTGATAAATTTGAAATATTAGATACTAATGAACCATTTAGAACTAACCATCATTATATAATGTCTAAAGATGGAAGAATTTATAAATTGACTATTGATAATGATCAAGTTGAGTTTATAGAACAGGATGTAAATGAATATGAAGTAGAATGTGTTAATATAGGTGCTTTTATTAAGTCTAAAGAAATGATAAATAGAGTTGACATAGAAGATGGAAATGTAATAATTAAACCAATATCAACATTTGTGCATAGACTTAAAGCGGATGATGGTACTTGTTATGTATTAGATATTGAAGGAGATCCTTATGAAGAAGTATTGTCATTTAGAAAAATTGAAGATGATGAATTCAGTACTAGTGTGGCTATCGGTTATCTAAGACTGGAAGATGAATCTGGAATATACTATGATGTTAATATAGGTAATACGGGTAACTTACATTTTGCTGAAGCTGAAGTTATAGAAGGAGTTAACTATGAAATCACTTCACTAATTTATTCAACTAATGGATGGTATAGAATGTATGTAAAAGATTATCAAATAAGACTTGTTAAAATATTTGATAATATGTATGATGATAGAATGTCTTATGGTAACTTAATTAAGAAAGATTTAGTTCTTACATCTGAAGATAGAACTGCTTATTCATTACATGCTAATGGTAATAGAGAACTAGAAATATCTAAAGTTAAACCTATTAACGTTGATGGTATAGTATTACGAAGTGATAATGGATATGTATATGGATTAGGAATAATGGACGACCGATTAGTCACTTATAATTCTTATATTACAAACCCAACAGTTCCTACTCGTTTATACTTGAAGGATACAGGAACTGGAGTAGTTCAAGCTTTATTTATGAAAGGAGATCAATTATCATCTGAATCGGTTTCATCATCAATAGTAGCTGAGGATAGATTAGTGATATATGATGTTTATCGTAATGGAAAATCATTATATATTAAAAACAATCAAATTGTTATAGGTGATTTAGACGAAGAAGACGTAAAAGAAGAAATAGTTGTAGAAAATACAAATAATTTAAATCAAGTTTTATTAAATGCTCTAAATAACGTTAAGAAAGGAGTGTAAAATATGAGTATAAAATATATTAAAGAAAATTTAAAGAAATTTGACCATGATAATCTAATAAGTTTTCTTTTTGATATAGTTACTTGTGGAGGTCTTGATACTATAGAAGATTTTGATAAAAATAAATCATATAAAGAAAATGAAAAAGTTTATTTTCAGGATGTAGCTGGATTGCATCATATATATAAATGTAAAGTAAAAAATTCAACTACTGGACAAATAGTTAGAGATGAATGGTTTGACTTATTACAAAGTTTTAGAAAACCTTTAGTAAATTATGATAATATAATTGCAACTGCAGAGGTACAAGAAGAAGTTATATTATCAGTAATAAGTAATCAATCTGAATTTACCTTAACTACTCCAGGTGTAGAAGACGGTGTTTTTGATGTAATAGTTTATCATCCAGAAATAGGAAGAATAGCAAAAACTGACTTTACATTATCTGGTAATAAGATATTACTTAATCCAGGGTTTGAAGTTGTTACAACAGGTGGAAAACTTATAGTGGATTTATATAGAATGATTTAATAAATATTAGTAGGATTAATTTCCTACTAATATTTTATTTACTATCTAACAATTCTATACAAAAGAAGAAATATAAAATACAATAATAAAAAATTTAAGGGGGTGTTTTTTTGATTAAATTAGGAGATAGAGTAAAAATAAAGAAACTATGGGAAGGAGATATACGTCCATACTATAAAGATATAGGAATAGAATTAAATGAAGGAATGGAAGGAACTGTAGTATATATAGGAGGAGATAATTATCCATATAAAATTGAATTTGATAATATAAAGATACCTTTATGGATGTCCTCAAAAAGTGAATTAGAAAAAATAGGAGAAAAAGTATACCAAGAGACTTTTCTTAATAAACTATTTAAAAAGTTAAGTCCTTGGTGTTAATAATAAATTCGGAGGCAATATTATGAATAATAAAATAATGAAAAAAATTACAGCTTTATTAACAATTATGGGATTACTTGTAATTCCACTTACAGGTTGTAGTTCCAATATTAAAATATTTGGAAAAGAAGTGATTACAATAGAAGAACCAGATGGTATAGAATTTAATAATACAACATCAAACGATAATCAAGAAGAATCTTATACTGAAGAAAATGCTATAGAAGCTATAGTTCAAGGGGAATATAATGTAAATTACAAAGGACAACAATTTAGTTTTAATGCAGCAGAAATATTAAATTTAATATTCCCTAATAGTGCAATACATGTAAAAACAATATCCGATAATATTTATCAAGTAAAATTAGATAATGGAACAGAATATGTAATATTCGAAGTTAACTTTATAGATGAAAATGTAAATGAAATAGAAATACTTTATGATGGAGATTTATATAAAGATGAAGAAGCACATCAGATGATGATAAAAATAATAACAATGATAATTGAAGATGAATTGATCAAGTAGTAGAACAATGGAATCTTTATAAAAATATAAGGAGTTATAAAGGATGAAGGAGTTTGAGATATGTTTGATAATTCTTAGTTTAATAGCTGTTTTAATTGGAAAAATTAAAAACAACATATATATGATAGAAGACGGTTTGATAATTTTGTTCATAATTTTATTTATAAACTTTTTTTGTATAAGGAGGATATAATAAATGAGTAAAATGCTTTTAATTACAATAATATTTACTGTATTAGTAGTTATAATGAGTCTTCAATTTTGTTATAAAGGAATCAAAAGTAAAAATTTAGATTTATTTGTAGAAGGTCTAATGACACTTTTAATTTCTCTTTGTTTTGGTGCGTTTATATTTTTATGCTAAGGAGAACGATTTATGGAATTTTTAGAATTATTTGTAGGATTAATTATTCTATATGCTATTTTAATTTATATGCTAAATTTATTTAATTAAAGGAGGAAACCTAAAATGTTTAATTCTGTTATAGAACTATGTGGGTTATTAATTGTAGGTGGAGTTTTTCTTATGATTTTTAGATTATGGAAATCAGATAAAAAGGAAGATTCTATGAATGATATAAAAGAAAAAACTTCAGATGAAAAAGATAAACTTAAAAAATCAGTAGAAAAAGCACAAGAATCTATGAAAGAAGTAGGAAAATCTTTAAGTGAATTAGTAGATGCAACACAAGAAGCTGTAGAAGAAGAAATAAACGAATGTATGGATGAAGTAAAAGAGAAAGTTTCAGATAAAAAAGAAGATGTTAAAAAACTATTAGATAAAGCACATGAAACTTTAGATTCATTAGAACAAAAAATTGATAAGATTGATAATAAACAAGAAGAAAATGAATGTTGTGGTAATTGTGAACATTGTAATTGTAAAAAAGATGAAGAAAATAAAGATCAAGAATAAGGAGTGTTGATTATATGAATAAAGCAGATATTCAATTTAAAGAAGCAATGGAAACTGTTTTAGAAGAAGGTATTCTAGATGTTGATCCAAGACCATATTGGTTAGAAGAAGATGGATCTCATACCCCAGCACATTCATTATTTACAACACAGTATATTGAGACATTTGATATATCTAAAGGAGACTTTCCAATAACAACAATCAAACCAACAGCATGGAAAACAGGAATAAGAGAAATATTTTGGATTTATCAAGAAGCGTCAAATGATTTAAAAGTTGCTAGAGAAAAATTTGGAATAAAATGGTGGGATAGTTGGGATATAGGAGATGGAACTATAGGTTCAACTTATGGAGCCATAGTTAAAAAATACGATTTAATGAATACTTTATTAAACGATATAAAAAATAATCCTTATGGTAGAAGACATATAATAAGTTTATGGCAAGAAGAAGATTTAAGAGGTGTAATAGGTCTACCACCGTGTGCATTTCAAACATTATGGACTGTACGAGGAGAATATTTAGATTGTACATTAGTACAACGTAGTCAGGATATACTTGGAGCAAACAACATTAACAATATTCAATATGTAGCACTACAAATGATGGTTGCTAAACATTGTGGTTTAAAACCAGGTAGATATACACATTTTATACAGAATTTGCATATTTATGATAGACATATACCAATAGCAAAAGAAATGTTAAATAGACCTTGTAGTGAAAAACAACCTAAATTAATATTTGAACCAAAATCAGATAACTTTTATGATTTTACAATAGACGATTTTAAAGTAATTGATTATGAACCTCAAGAGAAAATATTTATACCAATAGCAATATAATTTTATCATAAATAATATAATATAAGGAGGTAAATAATATGGCAGTTGTTATTAATTTATTTGGTGGTCCTGGTTGTGGTAAATCCACAACTATGGCTAGATTATTTTCAGATTTAAAACAAATGGGATATAATTGTGAAATGGTAACTGAATTTGCAAAAGATTTAGTTTATGAAAATAGAATGGATACTATGAAAGATGAACTTTATATATTTGCAAAACAAAATCATAGATTATTCAGAGTAAAAGATAAAGTAGATGTAATAATTACTGATAGACCGTTATTATTAACATCTATATATGATAGTTTATATGGATTTAATGATAAAGATCTACATCAATTAGTTAGAACTACTTTTAATAGATATAATAATATCAATATTATGTTAGTTCCAACTGGTGTTGATTATAAAACTGAAGGTAGATTGCAAGATAAAAAAGAATCAGATGAAATATCTAAGTTAATATATGATGAATTAGTAACAAACTGTAAAAATACAAATACTGAATATAAAGTTATTGATACTAAAGATTATGAAACTATAAAAGAATATATATTCAGTAATATAAAATTATTTAATTTATAGGAGGTAAAAATATATGTGGATATTTGATCCTAGACTTAAATATGTAAGTAAATTATTTTTATTAAAATTATATTATTAGGAGATATTAAATATATGATTAAAATGATATTATGTGCCGATTTAGATGGAGGTATAGGCTGTGATAATAAATTAATATATCACATAAAAGAAGATATGGAATTCTTTACGAAAAAAACTATTAACCATAAAATAGTAATGGGATATAATACTTGGTTATCATTACCTAAAAAACCATTACCTAAAAGAGATAATTATATACTATATGAAGGAAACGATATTAAAGAAACTGACGATATTCATGTATTAAGAAGTATTGATGAAATAGTAGAATTAGCTAAAGATGATGATGTTTATATTATAGGTGGTGCTATGTTATATAATAGTATGTTAGAATTAGATTTAGTGGATGAAGTATATTTGACATTAGTATCATTTAAGTATAATGCAGATGTATTTGTAAATTTACAGAATATATTTACAAAATTTAAGAACTCAGATCTTATTAAAAGAATAGAATGTAATTCAGGATCAGCTACTATTATTAAATTTTATAATTAATTTATATAGGTATGTAATCATTTAAGATTATATACCTAATTTTATATTTAAGGGGATGACTATATGGAATTTATTTTACTAATAATAGGATTTATATGTTTAATTAAAGGAGCAGATTATTTTGTAGAAGGATCATCATCAATTGCAAAGAAATTTAATATACCATCAATGATAATAGGGCTTACTATAGTAGCTATGGGTACAAGTGCACCTGAAGCATCTGTAAGCATTACTTCATCATTAATAGGACAAAATGATATGAGTGTTGCAAATGTTGTTGGTTCTAATATATTTAATATACTATTAATCATTGGTGTATCATCTATGATTAATAAATTACCTGTTAGTAAAGATACTATTGAAAGAGATACTCCTATATTATTAGGGTCTTGTATAATGACATTATTATTTACTTTAAATGTATTTATATCTAGATTTGAAGGAATAATATTTCTATTATTAGCTACAGGATTTTTAATATTAATGATAAAAGGTTCAAGAAATAATAATGAATCTAATGAAGTTATAAATGAATTATCTTTAAAGAAAACCTTATTTTATATAGTAATAGGATTAGTAGGAATTATATTAGGTGGTAGATTAACAGTACTATCAGCATCTTCTATAGCAACACAATTTGGTTTAAGTCAAAATTTAATAGGGCTTACTATAGTAGCTATGGGTACATCATTACCTGAATTTATGACATCTGTAATAGCCACTAAGAAAGGTGAATTAGATATAGCAATTGGTAATGTAATAGGATCTAATATATTAAATATATTATTAATATTAGGTATTGCAGCAACATTAAGTCCTATAACAATTAGTATAGAAGCCGTTATAGATGTACTGTTTATGACAGCATCAACATTATTAATATTTATAAATATGAAAAGAAATAAATGTATAACAAAGAAAGATGGAATATTTTATATACTAATTTATATTAGTTATTTAATATATACTATATTAAGATAAGGAAGTGCTTCCTTATCTTTTTTACATAATGTAAAAAAGTACTATTTCGATACTATATAAGTGAATATAAATTAAATTTAATTTATATTCTAACAAATAATTAGTAGTCTAGTATTGGAATTATGTATGCTCATGGAATTATTAAATCCATAGTATATGCTCATAGGATTATTAAGCCTATAGCTAAATCCAATCGTTAATACTAATTATTATTTTATACCTTATATCCAAATCGGATATAAGGTGCATTATTTTTTAAAAAGGGAGTGATTGAAATGGAGAATAATATAAATTAAACAATTAATAAAAATTGAGTATATAGTCATTTGACTATATACTCTTTTTTTATTATTCTTCATCTTTAGGTTGTAGTTCTTCTTTTTTTGGTACTTCATGTTCATCACAATCACTAAATAAACATTTTAAGCATAAAACGTGTTTACTATCACTTATACCAGGACTAGTACTATCAACTATTGCGTTAAATACTGATACTGCAGCAATGCTTAAGCAGTAAGGATTACTTAGAGCAGAATAAATTACAGTAAAGAAACTTTCCCAAGTAGTAATTTCAGACCAATTTAATCCAAGATAGCCTAATACAGGTATAAAAAATGATAATATAATTTGTAAATAAAACATTGGGTTTTGTAATCTAATTTTCCAGTTTAATTTTACGTTCATTTCTTACCACCTCTTTTCAAATATATTTTTTATTTTTTCTTATTTAATTGTTTTCTATCTAATATTTATTGAACTAATTTCAGAAGTTACTGCTTCTAAATATACAACTCCTTCATATATTTTAAAATTATATAATTTATTAGGATTATTTTAACACACTAAATATTTAGCTTCAGTATCACTATTTTATATTCACTTATATTATTGTTAAATTTGAAAAAATAAGGATAACCTTTTGGTTATCCTTAGATATTATAAGTAGTTTATAGTATCATTATATAAAGTTGTTATTTTTGATAGTCCATTTCCTAATTTAGTATTTATTTCATTAATTGCACTTACAATATTTGTTTTATTGGATGTATTTAATGAAGATAACGATCCAACGGTGTTAGTAGGTACTGCACCTATATTTGCAGGGTTTACGATATTACTATAATTGCTTGAATCTACAATAGTTCTCCATGTACCAGACCATCCTTCTGCATTCCCTCCTCTATGATATAAATCACCAGATGCTTGTGTAAACCATAATTGATGTACTTCACTAGATTGACCTATATTAAGAAGATACCCCCATTGAGATGGTTGATTATTCAATTGACCTGCTGTAGTATACCAATGAAGACTTGTATTTTGAGATCCCCAATTTGCAGTAGTATCTTTAGCTGTAGAATTTATTGTGTTATTTCCTTTTACAGGTAAATTATTATGATTATGTGAACCTATAGTTCCAGTTAACTTAGCTTCTATTTCTCCTTTAGTGATATCACTATTTTTTTGAGCTCCTGTAGATATACCATCTAATTTAGATTTATCACCTTTGCTCATTAATCCGTTAGCTGATGTTGTAACAACATTCGTACCTGCTTTAGCATTCCAAGTAGATTTTTCAGTATCTGATACAAATCTATGTGTAGCATCTTGAGTTATCATAGAAGCACTGTGAGTACTTGGATGGCTATAATTATTAGCGTTTGTTGCTATACCATCTAATTTAGATTTATCGCTTTTACTCATTAATCCGTTAGTTGTTTTTGTTGCTACTGCATGGTCATGAATAATATTAGCTTTTGTACTAAGCCCATTTTCTAATTCTTTTTTTGATGCAAACAATAATTCAATTTTAGCGTATAAAGTAGTTATAGCTTTTGATAGCTTATTTAATGTTATAAATTTCATAAAAGTATCTCCTTTCTTATTTTTATTTACTTATATCATTGTTGATTTTACTGAAAAAATGAGGATAACCATAGTGGTTATCCTCGGATATAACATATATATTAAGCGTCTAGCCCTGCTATTATTTCATCTATATCATCATCAGTAGCCATATCTAATGAAGTTTCATGTATAGTTATACCTTCTACTCCACCTAATTTTAATTTTAATTTGTTACCGTCCATAGATAATGCTAAAGAGTTAACAACATTACCTAACATTGATTTTAACGCATCAGTATCAGTATAATCAGTTAATGCATCTGCTATTTTTTTAGCAACTGAACCTTCTACGTCTACACCACCGTTTAATTTTCCTATAGCAGCTTTATTTGCAGCTACATCTTTTTTGATTGCTTCATCTGCATTTTTTAAACCAGATATTTCAGCTTGCATTTCTACATCTGCAGCTTCTAATGCAGTAGCTCTAGTAGCAACATTAGCAGCGTCAGCTACACCTTTATCAGCTTGAGCTTTAGCAGCAGCTATAGCAGTATCTTGTTCTTTATTTTTAGCTTGTATATCAGCTATATTTTGTACTATAGAACCAATACCACCATCTTCAGCATTTACAACTTTTTCTAAAGCAGTTAATCTTCCGTCTTGTTCTCCATTTTTAGCATTTATAGGAGCAACAGCATCTGCTATTTTTTTAGCAACTGAACCTTCTACGCTTGCAGCACCATTTAATTTTTCTATAGCAGCTTTATTAGCAGCTATTGTAGTATCTTGAGCAGCATCTGCTTCTTCTAATGCAGTAGCTCTAGCAGCAACAGCAGCAGCGTCAGATACACCTTTATCAGCTTGAGCTTTAGCAGCAGCTATAGCCTTATCTTGTTCTCCATTTTTAGCAACAACTTTACCTACTTCAGTATCAGTGTATCCTTTAGCTTCGTTTAATGCTTCTGTAACAGCTGATACTTCTGCTTTAGCAGCAAATGCAGTAGCTTCAGCTTCAGTTATTAATCTAGAACCTGCAACTTTATCTACTTTTTTAGCTAATTCAGCAGAAACAGTTTCAACGTATGCATCATATACACCTTGATGATTAGCTATAGCATCAGCTAATTCTTTTAAAGTATTTAATGCTTCTGGAGCACCGTTAACTAATCCAGCTATTTTTTCATCAGCATATTTTTTAGCAGCAGCTAACTCTTTAGCATCTGCATCATCTATATATTTATATAATCCAGTTGCAGCTTGTTCATCTGCAGCAGCTTTACCAACAACGCCTTCTAATGCGTCTATTTCTCCTTGAACAGGAGTAATAGCATCTGATATTTTTTTAGCAACTGAACCTTCTACATCGTCTCCACTGTTTAATTTTTCTATAGCAGCTTTATTTGCAGCTACACCAGATTTATTAGCTTCAACACCTTTTTTGATATCTGTATCAGCTTGTTTTAAAGCAGCTATTTCACCTTCCATAGCTTCATCTGCTTCTTCTAAAGCAGTAACTTTAGCTTCAACATTAGTTATTTTTCCGTCTTGTTCATTATTTTTAGCATTTATAGGAGCAACAACATCTGCTATTTTTTTAGCAACTGAACCTTCTACTTCTACACCACCGTTTAATGTTCCTATAGCAGCTTTATTAGCATCTATTGCAGCTTGTAGTTCAACATCTGCTTCTTCTAAAGCGTCTACTCTTCCACCAAGAGCTGCGTTTGCACCATTTACTTTTCCTATTTCTTGAGCAACATGTTCTTTAGCTTTTGCTAAAATACCAGTTGATTCATTATTTATGGCATCAATACTAGCTTGTAAACCAGCTTCTACCCCTTCTGCTCTTTCTTTTTCAGCAGTAACAGCAGCTTTAGCTCTAGCATCAAGAGCTTGAGCTAATTTAGCAAGTCTTTCTTTATCTACTAATTTAGACATTTAAAATTCACTCCTTTTTTATTATTTTATTAAATTTATTTTTGATGGTATAAGAATATCCATTCTTATAATACTGTTCTATAAGAATGGAGTTAAGAAAAATTATTTTAACTTATCTATAATGTTGTTCATATCAGCATCTGATGCTAACGGTACTGAAGACATTTCTTCTAGATCATTTTTTAATATTAATGCTTCATTAGTTAGCTCCAATGCATTTGGTATTGCAGGAGGATTAATTATTTTATCCCAAGTTATTGAATCTATTGTTCCACTAGAACTTCCTTGATTTGTAAATAAATGATCTAATGCATCTTTAACGTTAGTTATTTCTGGGTGTTCAGAGTTAGTGTATCCAATCTCAATAGCAGTAGGTATTTCACCGCTACCTCCACCTGCAGCTATTTCTATAGCTTTAACTATAACATTACCGTCCTCATCTTTAGCTACAGATAAAATTTTACCTATATCATCAACTGATAATCCTAATAATTGTTGTTGGTTTCCACCTTCTAATATGTTCTTTAAACCTTCTATGATAGTTGGTTTGCCCATTAAAGCTTGTAATTCTTCCCATATTACTTTATTGACATCACCGCTAGTATCTAATAAAATATTATTGACTTTGTTATTTATATCTATAACCTTAGTATCAGTATCAAATATTTTACTTGCTAATGAGTTGATAGCATTAACTATCTTAGTATTATTACTTGTAAAATAAGCAGGATCTAAAGCTTTATTTAACATTCCTGAAGTTTTAAATACCATATTAGGGTTAGTTTTTGAATCAGTTTTACTAGCTAAAATATTCATCTGCAACAGTAATTCTTCATCAGTCATAGCCATTTTCAATCACCTCTTTTTTTGTATTTTTTTACTCCTTATTTTAATGTTTAACTTTCATTAATAAAAATACCATTGGTGATGTTGCAGTAGCATTTAATTTGAATGTTTCACCATCAAAGTTCCAGCACCATGGTTTAGCACTTGGTCTAGGTGCCCAACCTTGTAACCCTTCACCTTCAACTTGCACAGTACTATCTTCAACAGGTATTAGCGAATCATATCTATTATATAATTTATGATCACTAGCAACTCTTAGGGCATATAATCTATATTTATCAGTTTCATACATTTCCATTATTGCAGCTTCCCATGCTTCTGGATCTGTACTTTCAAGTTTCGCTATTTCATCAAAGTCTTCATATAATTTTGGTGCTTGTTCACGAGTAAATAATGTACTACCTACTCCTGTTTGTTTAAGTTCGTAGCACCATTCATATTCAACACCAAATGTTAAATCTAATAATCTTTGTTTAGTATTAGCTAATTCGTTTTTTAAAGAAGTTACTTGAGCTTCTAATGCTGAAGTATCTCCTCCGCCACCTTCACCAGAACTTGGTAATAATCCAGCGTCAAGAACTCTATCGTCTGATAATGTTACCATTAAATGTTTATTGTCATTTATAGCAACTGCAACTATACTTACACCATCTTGTCCGTCAGCACCAGCAGCACCATCTTGTCCTGCAGGTCCTTGTTCACCTTGAGCACCATCTTGACCATTAGCACCAGCAGGTCCTTGTTCACCTTTTTCTCCAGCAGGTCCTTGTGGTCCAGCAGGTCCTTTTAATGCAGCTAATTGATCTTCAGTGAAATCATCATAAGTAAATGCGTCACCTTTGTCTCCTTTTTCACCAGCAGGTCCTTGTGGTCCTACTTCACCTTGAACACCTTGTGGTCCTTGAGGTCCTACATCACCTTGATCCCCTTTATCACCTTTTTCTCCAGCAGGTCCTTGTGGTCCAGCAGGTCCTACTTCACCTTGATCTCCTTTATCACCTTTTTCTCCTTGTGGTCCTTGTTCACCTTTTAATGCAGCTAATTGATCTTCAGTGAAATCATCATAAGTAAATGCGTCTCCTTTTTCTCCAGCAGGTCCTTGTTCACCAGCAGGTCCTTGAGGTCCTTGTGGTCCTACTTCACCTTGATCCCCTTTATCACCTTTTTCTCCTTGAGGTCCAGCTTCACCTTGTGGTCCTTGTTCTCCAGCAGGTCCTTGTTCACCTTTTTCTCCTTTAAGAGATTTTAACCAAGTAGCTTCGTCCCCAACAAATCCTTGTTCAACCGCTACTTCATAAGCAGATTTACCATCTTGTCCGTTTTGACCATCTGCACCAGCAGGTCCTTGTTCACCAGCAGGTCCTTGTGGTCCTTGTGGTCCTCTTATTTTACCAACATTAATAAATTGAGTGCCATTGAATACATGTAATTCTCCAGTTTCTTCAACTAGATAACCGTCACCTTTAACTTCTCCTTCTATAGTATCTAAATCAGATTCTGTTGGAACTGATCCTACTATATTAACAGAAGTACCATCT